CCAAAGATTAAGGAAGCATACAGGACGGCCATGATGGGCCGTCTTGGCGTTTCTCACTTTAGTTCGGAAGTCACTCGCAAGGCATTCCGCCGCATAACTAAGCTGGTGGAAGTCAAGAGCGAAATAATTGAATGGGAAGACTTGCTGGAAGACCCTAACCTGAGCGAGGAGTTCAGGGATAGTCTGCGTGGAGCGGAAGAGACACCAGCAAAGACCATGAAAGGGTTCGATAAGATTTATGACAGTCTGGAGAAGTATCGCCAGCGTCGTGATATCATGAACCTGGGTAAGATGATTGCCAAAGACTTTGGTGAAGCTGACCCGGAAGAGTTTGACGAGCAGACGTACATGCAAGAGCTGGCAGATAAGCTCGGGCAGGCGCAGCGTGGCACACGAACGACCGAGAAGGTTTGGACGTTTGGTGGCAAGAAGTCGAACGCAACCAAGTTAGCCAAGCAGGTAATCACTAACCCGAAAGAAGTGATGTACAAAACTGGCTTCAACTCCTACGACAAGAAGAACGGCGGCTGGCCGACTACTGGCGTTGTGTTGTTAGCTGGTTCAACTTCTGGTGGTAAGTCTGTGTTGTCAATGAACATCGCAGACCGCATGGCAAAGATCAATGGCATTCACTGTCTCAAGGTCACACTCGAAATGACCGCCGAGCAGGAAATGAAGCGTATGCTGTCCATGATCAGTGGCATCGACTTCTGGAAGATCAAGCAGGGTAAACTCTCGAAGCGTGAGCAGAAAGAACTGCTGAAAGCCGCGAAGAAGTACGACAAGCTCATGAGCAAGTCGAAGGGTCGTAACTCGTTTACCAGCCCTGAGCGCGGCATGTCGATTGATGACGTTTTGTATATGTCGATTCCATATGGCGTACACGTAACGTTCATCGACTACGTTGGTCTGCTTGAAGGTATTGATAACGACAACCAGTGGCGTGAACTGTCTACCGTTGTGCGTAAAGCGAAAGTACACGCATCGGCGACAGGCCAGCTCGTTGTTATCCTGTGTCAGTTGGATGACCAGTCTGGTCGTATTCGTTATTCTGGCGGTATGCGTGAACACGCCGACGTTGTATGGGCGTGGAACTACTCTGACCCTGAAATCCGTGAAGGCAAAATCATTCCTGTTCAGGTAATGAAAGCGCGTGACGGTGAACTGTTCGAGATGCCACTCAAAGACCTCTTTGAGAAAATGCGCGTCGAAGATGCAGACGAGGGCACAGAGGTACCGAAGTCGAAAGCGATATCTGCTGACGATATGGAAGGCGGAGATTCCAAGAAGAAATTCGGAAAAGGTAATTTCAAGAAGAAAGGTGATAAGATTGAGATTAAGAAGTCTCGTCGTGGTGCTGCTGCGTTCCTCAATTCAGGCAACGATAGCGATGACGACGATGACGACGACCTGCCGAAGAAAAAGAAAAAGCGTAAGTCTTATGACGTAGCTTAGGAGTCTTCATGGACAATATCGAGTGGCTAGTCTTTGATGACGAAGCCCGCAACAACATAGACAAGGATTATGTCTATTACGTTCGCACCAAGGAGGGTGCAGAACTCTCTGGTATGTACCCGAACGGTAATGGGTTCCACTGCCAGAATCCAGGTGAACCTAATCGTACTGACATGAGTGACGTTTCTCACTATGCAGTGCAGATGACGTTCGATGATCATGCCGACAAGTACGTGTTTGCCCGTGAGTAACTTCGAAGGCCCATACGGACTTGTTGAGTCTGATTCAATGGTACCACGCTGGACGTACCCTGTTAAGCATGGGCAGGTGCGTCGTGTAGAAGCGTGGGAACTCGATAGATTATCAAACGCCACAGCGCCTGTGCGTATGGTGAATGATATCCATGCTATTCATAGTACCCCTGTAGAGGACCACGACGATGTACTCGACCTCGACGAAGAAGCCGCAGCGCTCTCGAAAACTGAGTCCCGACTTCTTATCAAGCCTCGACTCAATGAAGTCCGAGCCCGTAAAAACAAAGACCACGTTGGTCCAGAAAACGTCTTCTCAGTCGAAAGTGAAGTAATCGACGGTGCGCTTGACAGCATAGACGAACACTCGAAAACCTTCCGTGACTATTTGCTGCATCAGGTATTCAGCCCGATACTTGGGTTTGATATCGCAGCGGGTGAAGTCGAAGCAATCTCTAAGGACTGCCTCAAAACAGATCTGGAGATTGATAGTGAACTCGTGCCTTACATTGAACGTGTTGGCTTGGCAAACATCATTGGTGTGATGTTGTCTAAGTCTGATTCGGTTCCAGAGTCTGTGCGTACTGACGTGCTGAAAGACTGGCTGATCAAATCGTTCGATGATGTGCGAGCGGAGTATAAGTTGAAACACGGAACGAATACCTTACGTGATAAACTGCGCCGCTTGATGCACGGTAACGATGACCTTGTTGCTAAAGGCGTTGGGATAGGAACAACGCGTGGTTATACTGAACACAGGAAAAAGCTGACCGAAAATGGCCAAGCCTAAAAAGGGCCCAGCATTCACGATACGTCCGAAACGAATCGCTGCGTTTGATGCGCTGCTTGGTGACGACGTAGGTGTGTCTGCCGCTTCCGACATGGACTTTTTGTCGGAGAATAGTTCGAGTGCGATTAACTTTCTCGAAAAGGGTGAGGTCAACATTGTTGATCTCGTCGAGGGTGCTTTGGAGCAACGCACACTTGTGCCGCGCGATTTGAAGTTTGATGACAGTTCAATGCCAAAGGCGAAACACTTCCTTGAGTGGTGTACTAGTCCTGACTTCTTAAAAGCAGAACCGTATCTCGAACAGGCCCTTATTGGCCTTCGTCTATTCGGTGAGATCTGTGTACGCTGTAGTCCTAACTTGCAATGGATGTACACAGAGAACCACGAGCCGCAAGAAACCACAGCCGCGATTGAGAAGCATCTGCACCTGTTACACAATGGTGTATGCCCTCATTGCGGCGCTCGTCGTTCTGAGATGATTAAAAAGGGCGAGATGAACTTCTACAACGAACTGGCGGTGAACGCCGGACAGCGTTGTGTGATTGCATCTACGCCTGTTGTGACTTCTCGTGGTATTATGCCTATCGGTCATATGATGATTGGCCACGACAGCCCTGGGTTCCACAAGCCGCAGCGTAACTTCAATGCGCATAACGGCCGTGAGATTCGAAGCGTCAGTCAAGTCTATGTGTCCGATGTTGCGCCAACCAAAGTCGTCATGCTTGCAAACGGCATGTGGATTGAAGCTACCCATGAGCACCCTGTGCGCACTGAGGAAGGCTTTAAGAAAGTGTCTAAGCTGCGGGGTGGTGAGCGTATCGAAATCAAACTCGGTACGAACGCATGGGGCAAGATTCAACGGCCTGTCAGTATCTACGATGCTGGCCTGTCTACGCGAGAAGAAGCGCTGCGTTACATTGCCGAGAGAAGTGTGCCTCTTGGTGATAAGATGCAGTACGTTACTGACGACACCGACGCACTTCAAATGGTGTGGTCGATTCTGATCAACGCTGGTCATATGCCGCAAATCGTTCACGGTACGCGCATGTGGAGCTTGGTCTACGATTTGACTGAGCAGCCTGAGTGCCGTTCCGTTCACGTCGAAGTGATATCCGTTGATGATGGTACTCCGCAGGTTACGTATGACTTGCAGATGGAAGGCCTACCGCAGTTCGTTGCGTCAGGCATCCTACACCACAACAGCGGTAAGTCGGTCGTAGTAGCAATGATCTCGACCTATCTGACGCACAGGCTGCTTATGTCGCAGTCGCCTACTGGCATCTTGAGCATCGACAACACAACCGTATTGCACGGCACGTTCGTCGCGCTGACTCAGAAGCAAGCGTCCGATACACTCTGGACTCCGTACTTCAACTACATCATGGGTAGCCCTTGGTTCCAAGCCTATCATGATCTGATTCGCAAACACGAACGCCGTTACGGCATCGAGGTGATGAAGATTCGTGATACGTTCGTGCTATACGGACACAGGAACTTTGTTATCTACCCAGCAGGTCCAGATGGTCGTATTCTTCGTGGTCGAACCCGTGTACTGGCGGTAATCGACGAAGTGGCGTACTTCGACAACGACGCCCAATCGAAGAAGATTAAAGTTAGTGCTGGTGCGGTATACGGAGCACTTGACCGTTCACTCGCAACCGTTCGTGCTAAAGAAAAACGCCAGGTCGAAGCTGGCTATGATGAAGCGTTCACAGGTTACTTCTGCAACATTAGTAGTCCTGTACACGCCCGTGATAAGATCAACGAACTGCTTCGTATGTCAGTTGGCTCGAAGACGCTGCTTGGGATTCACGCTCCTACATGGAAGATGAACCCAGACATGCCGCGCAACTCCGAGTTCCTGTTAGAAGCATTTCGTCGTGACCCTGTAGGTGCCGCTCGTGACTATGGAGCAGAAGCACCGTTGTCGGCTAACCCTTTCATCACGCAGCCTACGTTTATCGCAGATGCTATTCGTGAGAAAGGTCGTTCGATGTGTACCTATACCCACCACATCATTCGACATAAGGACGGCGAGCGCCAGCGTTATGGTAGTCTCGTCAAAGCGGCCTCAACGACAAAAGCGTCGATACTTGCAATTGACGCAGGCTTCTCGAACAACAGTTTTGCTCTGGTCACAGGCTCACGCGATGATGCCGGGATTATCAGTGTCGATTGTCTGGTAGAGATCGTACCGAAGCCTGGCATACCATTGAACTACACCCTCATATTCGATGAACTCCTAATTCCGTTGTGCAAATCGCGTAACGTGCGCGTGATGCTCGCTGACCAGTGGCAGTCACTCAAGCTGCTGCAAGATGCGAAACTGAAAGTGGATTCGATTGAGGAGTCTGCCCAGTACAGCCTGAAATATCAGGATATGTGGACTGTTAAGACGATGTTCGAATCGCAGCCAAGCCGCATCAGTCTGCCTCGCATGACTCACGCGAAAACTATTGCGGACACGTTGAAGTATGATGGCGACGAATATCCTCAGTGCTTCGAAAACAAACCAACAGAGCACTTGATTATGCAGCTCCAGACTGTGCAAGACACAGGCCGCAGCGTAATCAAGAACACAGGGGCAACCGATGACCTGTGGCGTGCTATGGCACTCATGGTCTATGGCTTCGAGTGTGGTGAGTATGACGAGTATCTGACGAAAGCTCCTGAGATAGCTATGAACCGTGACCCGAATCGCTTGGGACGCGTGGCACACAGACTCAACTCAGGTACTGCTGGTAGCTCGCGTGTTGCGCTTACTGGCGGTCGTGTTCTCGGTTCTGCGCGTACTCGAATGATTGGCCGTAAATAAGCTAATTTAGTAGAGTCAGTTATCACAAGGAACAAGATCATGAGCAAGCATTACAATCCGTTGCTGGACAATAACTCTGTAAAGTCAGAGTCAGGTACCAAAGGTGCAGTAGAGAGCACAAGCGCGTTCGTTGTTGATAGCGCTAACTACTGCCCTAAATGTGGTTCCTCAACAGTGCCGACTAAACTGCTTTCTGGTGAGGACGTCATGTTCTGCACTGGTTGCCGCGTAAGTCTCGCCATTCCGTTACAGTGAGGTTCAGATGGGTATTCAGGTCGGGCGTCGTCAATTGGGCGCTGCACCCTCGGAGCCTGCAAAGAAGAAAACAAACAATTCTCTCGGCGCAGCCTCTTTACCGCGCGAGATAGGCAAAGCAATCCGCAGTGAGAGTTCGCGTCGTCACACTGACTTCGTATCTCAATCTGCGGGTGGCGCAGGGATGGCTGCCGGTAATATGCAAATTGGTACCGTGCCTCTTGATATCGACTTAGAGCCGATGATGGAAGGTATGGACTATGATGCTGACGACCGACAGCTATTCAACGTCTACCGCGATATGTATCACTTCGATCCAATCTGCGGCTCTTATGTGGACTTGTTCTCAACGCTACCATTCTCCGATGTGAGTTTCAGTGGCGCGAAAGACAGTGTGCTTGAGCCGTATTACGAAGTGAACGAACGTCTGTCACTGACCACCAGTATGCCGAACATCACAACCGATATTCAGGTTACTGGCGCGTTCGTTGGCAGTATGATCTACAACAAAGACCGTAAGAAGTTCATCGACCTGATGACGCACCGTTACGACAATATCGACGTGACAGCTCTGCCGTTTATCAGTCAAGACCCGATGTTCGAACTGCGCATTCCTCAGTACGTGAAGTCTGCTTTCGCCAAAGAAGGTAAACGTATTGACGCGCTGAAAAAAGAACTGGGCCCTGCGTTCGTTGATAAGTTGATGAACGACACGACGATGGAACTCGACCCCATCGGCACAATCTACATTCCACGTAAGACGTTCAGCTTTGGCGAAGGTATCTCGGTGTTACGCCGTGTGCTGCCAATCTGGCTGATCGAAAAGAACCTGTATCGTGGTACGCTGATTGAGTCGGGCCGTCGTCAACGCGGTATCTTACACGCCCAGCTGGGTGATGGTGATCAGTGGGAACCGTCGCAAGAAGAAATGGACTTTATGACCGACCTTCTTCTGTCTGCGGATAGTGACCCGATTGGATCTATCATTACCACACGCTTGGGTGTGAACATCAGCGAGTTCCGTCAAGGCGGTGACTTCTGGAAGATTACGGATATCTGGGACCAGACTGCTCAATTCAAAATGCGAGCTATGGGTATCAGTGAAGCGTTCCTCAGCGGTGAAGCGAACTATGACTCTGGCGCTGCTGGCCTGACGATTTTCGTTGAAGCGATGCGAGCGTTCCGTGATCATCTGACGCGTAAAGTCTACTACGAGAAAGTCTTCCCTCTTATCAGTATGATGAACGGCCTTGCTGTTCAGCGTAACGGTAAGATCATCAAGAAGAACAATCTCATGGACGGCGGCTTGACCGAAGTAATGTACAAACTGAATGACGGTAGCAAACTGTTTATTCCGAACGTGCATTGGTCTAAGCAACTGCGTCCTGACGTTGACCAAGCGATGATGGAAAACTTACGTGCGATGACTGAGCTGGGCGTTCCAGTTCCGTTACGTGCTATCGCTGCGGCTGGCGGGTACAACTTCGACCAGATTCTTATGGATCAGGATGAAGACCTCGCTATGCGTCGTAAGCTGATGGCCTATCGCAAACGTATGTCTGAAATCGACGCTGAGTTCGCACCTCCTGAGCCGGGTGCTGGTGGTGACGGTGACAGCTTTAGTTCTGTCAGTAGCATGTCTGGTGACCGTGACCTGCAACGTCGCCGTCGTCATATCGCTGGTATCGGCCTGTCATCTGCTGTTCTTGGTGGTGAGAAGCGTAAGCTGCTTAACCGCGACTTCGGTGAACGTTCTGAAATCTTTGAACTGTCCAAGACAGGTAAGAAGAAACACGTCTTCCGTCAGTCTGTGGCGAACAGCCGTGCTAACGACCAAATCTGGAAAGCTGCTAAGAACTATGAAGCCAACAAAACGATGCCTCTCGATAACGGCAAGGTTTCATTCCAGCCTACACCGGGTGAGCTTCGTGCAATGTCGAGACTCCGTTAATGTACAACGTTTCAACGTGTCCAATTGACGGTACTGAGGGGGTGGTTGTTTATCGCCACCCAATCTTTACCGATTATGGCTTGGGGTTGAAGATTGATCGTAGTGGCGAAATGACTGTCGTTGAGTGCAACATCGTTAATGGTGTTATTGACGGCCAGTCAAAGCTGGAAGTAATCACGGACCACACCGCACCGTTGGATGTTCAACTGTGGTGTTTTACGTGTATGATCAATCTGAGAGAATCTGTAAATAGACAGAGCCTTTCACTAGATGCCTTATTCCCTAATAATGGGGGCATCGTTTATTACAATCAAAATCAGGAGAGTACATCGTGAGTGGATTATTCCCGCATCGCGTTATCGATCAAAAAGAAGGTTTCGTGTTCATCGTTCAGCCCGCTGACGACAACGATCCTGACGCGGTAGAAGCTGCGCGTGAAGTCGAAGAAGTGTTGGCAGAAGCCTGGCCGACTGCGCCTTCTGAATTGACCGTCGATGACGTGCGCGATCCAGAAGAAGCCGAACTGATTTACGCCGACGTAGCGCAACTGCTGGAAGAAGCAGAGCGCGAAGAAGCGAAACAGATCGTGATCACCAGCGTTGTAGTTGCTGGTAACATGGCCATCGTCAACTGTATGCTGACTGGCGAAGACATGGAAGAAGACGACGAAGACGAAGATGATGATTCCGTTGAAGCTGACGAAGAAGACTTCGATTAACGTCTGTCGTGAGGACCTTCGGGTCCTCATGAATCTTGCTGATACTAACGTGGCTTATGCAGCAAAGTTCCTTACTAACAAGACAGACGACGAAGCACGTAGTCTGCTTGCTGCCCTTAACAATGAGGAAGTAGAATCACTCTATAACTTCTTGGTGGCATAATGGAAACAAACTCAGTGGACGGAAGTCCTAATAGCGCAAGGCATCGCATTTTCTTCAAGCAGCCGAAACGAGTACCTCCCTTCGATACAGCTTTCGTTCGTTCCTCAAACAAGGAAGGACTGAAAGTTCTCCTATCGGCTGCTCCTGAACATTGTCAGATTATTTTGTTTACGGACGGCCCCGGCGCCGCTTACGCCTTGAAACGCCTCTTTAAGCGCAACTTCAAACTCTGTTCGCAAGCTCCACAACTTGACCTTAGGACACTTACGTTCACAGGTCAGGTCGTTCTACAGTTCGTTCGCGGTGGTGCAGTCGTCGATCCACTCGCTCGTTACTTCTGTGCTGGTGATAGCTATCTGCATGAGCTTGCCCAGACGTCGAAGATTGCCGAAGTCGATACAGATACGATTGATATGTTCTGTTGCGGCTTGGGGTTTCATCATGCGCTACGCGAACGCGGTCGAGGCCGTTCTCTCGTATTCGCGGAGGAACAATGAGTAGATCGTTCGCCTCTATCGGGAAAACTCCCGTTGCTGGCACGACACCGAAGATGAAAATCAAGTACGGTAAGCTGCCTATGCTGCATATCGTTGATGCCTCGAACTGGATGTGCCGAGCATACTTTGCCACGAACAAGAATCCGACTTACGCCAAAGATGGTACTCCCAACTATGGCTTGCGTCAGTTCATGAACATGGCGAAAGACTTGATTGATATTGCGGCGAAAGACCCTAACGGTGCGTACATTGCGTGGTGCTTCGACCCAAGCAGTTCCGCAACATGGCGCTACCGTGCGATTCAACAATGGGCTGCCGAGAACAAAAAGAAATACGTTAAGGAGGTCTTCAAGAAGTCGAGCGACTATAAGGGCAACCGAGATCGTTCGCTGACTGTCGAACTCCCTGTGCAAATGGAACTGGCGCAGCGTATTCTTGAAATGGCTGGGTACTACGTTGGCATAAAAGCGCCTTACGAATGTGATGACCTTGTAGGCACACTGAGTGATCGCTTCAAGCACAACTATCTGGTCAAGCTATACTCGCGTGATAAAGACTACGTGCAACTTGTGGACCACAAGAACGTTGAGCTTATCATGCAAGCGCAGTCTAATGCAGCCGAGCGTCGCTTCACGCTTAAAACTGCTCAAGGATTCTTTGGCGTACCTCCGGATCGCGTTATTGATATGCTGGCACTTTCCGGCGATAGCGTTGATAACGTTCCAGGGATTCCGGGCATTGGCGAAAAGACTGCGGCCGAGTTCATTCACCGTTATGGCGGCGCGCTCGAACTTCGAGATGCGTTGTTGAGCGGCAAGTTGAAGTCGAATGCTCGTTGGGCGCAAGCACTGACAGGCAAGGTACCTTCAATGGATATTGAATTGCAAATGGAGCTTGTAACTATCGACCGTAACGTTCCGACTTTGCCTCGCAAGATCGAAGCGTTCGCGCCAGGCAGACCTGATATAAAAGCGTTGAAAGCAACTATGAAACGCTTGGGTCTACCGCATCTATTACACGTCTAATGAGGATATCATGACGGATAAGATTACGCAGTTGGAGAAATGGTACGGAGCGGCGAAAGTCGCGTTTAAGATGGGCACTGTCAATCCTGATGGTGATGCAGCACTGCTTCTGGCTATTTATAAGCGATTGGCGAAAGCTGCCGAAGATTCGGGTGACAAAGACACTGTGACCGCAGATCGATTGAATCTGCAAGAGTTCCTTGAGGATTTGCGCAAAGAACTCCGCATGTACGACCTGATCTGCCGCCGTTTCAATACTGACTTGTACCCACACATCAAAGTCAGTGAAGACGTTAAAATCTATATCGCACTCATGGCCACAACTCCAGGCAGTGCGGTAATGGCAATGACATATCTGTACCTTGCTCGCTGCTATTCGCTGCAAGACATGGTGCTGAATTTCCTGCCGAGTGGTTACCCTGGTGAAGATGCTCTTGGCCTTACGTGGAGCATTCAGAAAGGGAACAGCGATGCCTTCACCGGAAACCTGGTGGACGATATCGAAACTGTAAATAGCCTGTACAATAAGATGTATAACTCGGGAGAGAAGTAATGGATTTGTCTGCTATCGGTTACGCTCCGAAGCAGTTTCGAGTAATCCCCGTTGAGAAGGGCAATCTCGTTACTGACTTCATTCAAGGTAAGTTCCGCGTTATCGGCGTTGAGTGCAACGCTCGTGGTGCTTACGGTAGTCCCATTCAAAAGAGCATTGCACGTCGATTCCCGGAGGTTGTGCGCAAGGTCGAATCAATCGACTACGAACACGAACTCACTATCGGTAAGACGCACATGGTTCGTGTGGGTACTCAGCACCGCCGCAATCTGTTTGTGGCCAACATGCACATCGCTCGCGGTTTCGGTCTCGGCCAGAACGGTTCTTCGGAAGGTTATCACAAACCTATCAATCGTTTCAGTGAGAAGTTCCTGACGCGAGCGTTCGAAGACCTGCTGGAACAGGCAGACAAACTGAACATTGCATTGGACCGACAGATCGCTATTCAGCGTTTCTATGGCGGACTCGGCGGGGTTTCGTGGGAAGAAGTATGTGTCGTCCTTGATGCTATCTGTGAGAAGCACCAGTTCAACATGTACGCATACTTACCACGCAACTACAACACTAACTTTGTGCGGGGCGTTGCGCAATAACTCTGGGGTGTATTGATGAATACAATACGCGGATTTGATTGGCTCTTTTACGGAGATGGAACCGATAGTGGCCAACACTCTATTTTAAGCGTCGTTGTTGAAGAAGCAACGAAATCAGTGCAGGTGGAAGTTAAGCCAGGAGTGGCGGTGCCTGTAATTCAAGCGATTCAGGAAAATGAAGTCCTGTACGCTCAGACGGAAGAAGGCCTGTATCGCATTCGCTATGGCTGTTCTTTCCGTACTCTGGATGCTAACGCATTCCCGAAAGACAAAACTGTTTTCCGCTTGAAGCTGATTGCATGTGACTTCCTTGCGGGTGTAACAACGCACGATAAGCTGTCGGAGTACGTGCCATGATAACTGTGCAGAAAATTGAAGCCCGTTTAAACAGACTGGATTATACTCGGCCCTCACCTGATCGTGAGATGCTTGAGGGACTTATGAAAGACGGACGCACTCGCATCCTCAGCAAGTCTGCTGAAAGTGATTTGTGCGCTGACTCAGATCGCTACTTTGAGTTCTGTCTTTCGCAGGTCGGCTCTTTCTGTACTGCCTCGTATAACGCTGTGGAGATTGGTCTGTCTCTCAACATCCAACCGATCTATATCGCTGCCGCTATTCATCTGTATGGCAGCGACTGGCAGTTCCGCTTCCTCGAACTTAAACGCTTCGGTCAACTGGCTAGGGGTGATTACTCGGTATGGAAGTCTGCTGACGCGTGGTTCGGTTTAGGTGAATGTCGCCGTCGTCTAGTGAGTGTTGGCACTACGTCTGAGATCTCAACTGGGCAATCTATTCTTCGCATGGCTGTACGCAAAGGCGAGATGGATAAGATTCGTGAGATTGCTGAGGCGCACCCACATCGCATGATGTCCATTCTCGGCATGAAGCGTGAGCCACTCTATACTGATCCACGCATCGTCGCTTCAAAGAAGGCGCGTGAGAAAGCAAAAGCAGACGCGGCCGCTGCTGGTAAGAAACTGGCCGAGCCTCGCTCCTATGCAGACCTTACTCCTGCGTTCAACGGCTCTATCGCTCCACGTGACGTTACTCGTGGGTTCAGTGATCCCTCTGAAACTCGTAGTACGGTTAACGGTCGTCGTTTTCGCGTTTAAGGAAAAATAATGGATAAGAAAATAATCAGTTTTCTTGTGGACAGTCTAAGCAGTGATGAAAGGGAACCTGCGGAGAAGTATGTGGGTAAAACTGCGGGACAAATAGCCAAGGAAGAGACAGGCATTGCGTTTATCGTCAACAACGCATTCGCCATGAATCATCTTCTTTGGTTGCCTGATATGGAGCATGATTGGTTCACACCAGTCGAAGCCCTGATTCATTTATCAAGCGGTCTTATTGGTCATGTCGGCGATGTGCCTGTTTACAGCGATTGGTATTACGGTAGCCCGAGTGACCGTCAGCGGCCGTGTGATAAAATAGCTCGCGTGGGCGTCGTCGATATTGCGGCCAATCAAATTTCTTTGCTGACTGTCGAACAATTTGCTCGCTAACGGTAATTTCGAGCGTCAAAACAAATAACGGAAATCCAATCATGAGCAACGTTGATAAAACAATGCCGGAAGGTCGCTGGGAGTTCAATGAGCCAGTAGCTTCTGTGTTCGATAACATGCTGCAAAACTCAATCCCATCGTATGACCGTATGCGTGACCTGACGTACCGTCTTGGTCGCCAGTTCGTAACACCTGGCTCGGCCATTGTCGATCTTGGCGCATCACTCGGTCGTGCTGTCGAACCGTTCTGTGCAGAGTTCGGCGAGTACCTGTATCTTCACGCTGCTGATCGTCCTGAGCCAGACCGTGAAGTAGGTAACCTGTACTGCTGCTACGAAGTCGCGCCTGCGATGCTTGAGCGTCTGCGTGAAAACCCTGTGCTGAAAACGGCTAAAGCGAAGATCAGTAGTGAGTCGCTGGTGGAAGTAGACACGTTCCGCTTCGACGAGCAGGTTGAGTGCTCACTGATTCTGTCTGTGCTTACTCTACAGTTCACGCCGATTGAACACCGTCAGCACATCCTGGAGAAAGTGTACGACTCGTTGCAGAAAGGCGGCGCGTTTATTCTGGTTGAGAAAGTGTTGGGTGATGACAACTTCCTCGACCGTCTGCTGGTAGACACCTACTACGGCATGAAAGGCGATAACGGCTACTCGCAAGAATCTATTGCGGCTAAGCGTAAGTCCCTCGAAGGCGTACTGGTGCCTGTGAAAGCTGCATGGAACGAAGAACTGCTGCGTAAAGCTGGCTTCGACCGTGTAGAGTGTTTCTACCGCGACCTGAACTTTGCTGGATGGATCGCAGTCAAATAAGGTAAAACGAAATGAGCGTAAGTGGTGATATTTATAACATCCCTCAACCGTTCGCCATGTATTGTGGCAACTGTGAAACTCGTGCTCAGGCAAAAGTTGCCTCAGGCACAATCGAATGGGCGGCAGAGAAAGTCTGCTGCGTTGTTGCCGACGATAACGGCCTGTTCCCTGATGTGCCTCACGTCAACATCGCAAGCGTCCATGCCACAGATGCACGTACTCTGGTAATCGGCTGTGCACCGTTCGGCGGTAAGATTGACGAGCACATGGACCGCACTATTCGCAGTGCTATCTATCGTGGCATGAACGTCGCTGCCGCTATGCACAATCGTCTGGCTGATAATGCCGAGTACGTTGCGTTGGCCGAACAGTATAACGTCAAGCTGTATGACTTCCGCCACCGTCCTGATGCGTACCCTCTAGGTACTGGCGAGAAGCGCAAAGGCATTCGTCTGCTAACTGTTGGCACCGATAGCTCCTGCGGTAAGAAGTTCACGACGTTGACTCTGTTTAACGCGCTTAAGGCTCGTCATCCAGATACCGTATTCTGCTCTACTGGCCAGACTGGTTTTCTGATCAGTAACTGCGGCATCAACAACGATACGCTGGTGGCTGACTTCCTTGCAGGTGCTGCTGAGTCTTTATCTCCAGATGGTCCTGCTGATCGTGTGTATCTGATCGAAGGTCAGGGTGCTATTACTCACCCAGCGTATACTGGCGGCAGCATGAGCCTGATTGCTGGCTCGCAGCCTGACTACTTCATCATGTGTCATGCGTGGGGCCGTAAGAACCAGCTCGGTGTTAAACGTGCGCCTGACCTGACATTCGAATTGACTGCTAACCTGGACGCAGCGGCCATTCACGGTCTTACTCCTGAGTATCTCGGTATCAGTGTCAATTTCTCTGAAAGCGACCTGACTATCGAAGAACAAGACGATGCTATGCGCGAGATGGAGGACCTGTACTCGATGCCTGTGTTCGACCCATCGCGCGATCTGTCTTACGTTGCTGACATTGCTGATCGACTTGAACGAGAGGCTATGTGCAGGAGCGAGTCCAATGGCTAAACATCCTCTTCGCAAGCTGTTTGAACAGCACGTAAAGAAAGAGGTCAAAGCCAAAGAAGTGGCCGTTCTGCTTTCGAGCGGCCTCGACGGTTTGGTTAGCGCACTCGCCGCGCACGATCTCGGCATGAAGGTCCATGCCTTTACTTTCCAGATGGGCGACAACCAGAGCTTCGATAGCAAACACGCCGCAATCGTCGCACAGAAGATGGGCTGGGAGTTCACGCTCGTCAAAGTGCCTACGTCTGACAGTGCTATCGCTCAGGGTTGGAAGACGCTACATAAAAAGTTCCGCTGCATTAAGAAGCGTGACTATGAGTGTGCGTACCCTATGGTGTATTGCTACAAGGCGATCAAAGAAGCTGGGTTTAAGTATGTGCTCAGTGGTCTGGTGGCCGACGGTTACTTCCTGTATAACCGCAATACGCACATTCAGAAAGTAAGTGGCCCGCACTCAGTCGCTGAAAAGTATCACGCGTACCGCACCGAATACTTCCGCCCGTGGATCAAAGACGGTAAGAAGTCTCTCGGTGTTGATGGGTATAACCCAAGCGGTATGCTGCAACACGAAATGCTGTGTGACCACTTCGGCCTCGTTCACGTTAACCCGTGGATGCAGCCGAAAGTATTTGATTACTTCATCAAGTACACATGGCAGGAACTCAATCAGCCTAAGCAGAAACAACCTATTACAGAAGCATGGGCTGACCACATCGCTATTGTAGGGCATCGCCCACATCGCGGATATCAAACAGAAGCTGGAGTACCTGCGTACTTCGAACGCTTACTGGATAATCCTGAGATCAACTTCAACGGGCGCAAGCGTATCATGGATGTTGCCCGTGATTGGTCAACGAGGACGTAACATGTTAGTACACATCATTGACGGTGGCGTAGGCTGCAATTATGTAGCTGAGAAATTGCGTGAGTCGAATATCAACTGTCGCACTCATGCTCCAAACAATCCGCGCATTCGCGCTCAGTATGCTCCTTATCCTTCACTGTCTATGGGCTTTGAGGCACAGGAGATCGAGAAACATATCGGTAACGTGCTGGGCACCTATCGCGGACTGTTCCTGATCAGTAGTTACGTCGGCTCTCTTGTTGCACGTAGCATGATTGATCAATGCGGCCAGAGCCATAACATCATCTATTGTGATGACTTGCAGTGTGGCTCAACGCCTGTTGTTGCTTCCTCAATTTCTGTAAACATCTACAAGAAGCAACGGCAACTCGGACGCATCGCTGGGCGCATCAAACACTTCGACCTTGACCACGAATTTATTATCGCTGATAAGTCAGTGCGGTTCGCGTCAGGCTTGGAGTTTGATGAACGCGGCGCGCGTGAAGAACTGGACGATACGCCTAAGTTCTTATCGAGTCCGTCAATGATTGTTGCAGCACACAAACTCGGTGTGAAGCGCAGCATGTATCACAACTATGCAGGGTTGGTGCGAGAGTTCCTTGAAAAGCGCCAGCAGCAATAACGCGAGGGCACGATGATTAATCGCTTTCAGTTAAAACGAGTTCCAGTGATTGAAGCCTGTCAGTGGAACGGTGAGAACGTTGAGGAGATGAATAACTTTCTCAACGGCAGCGGTTACGTTGTAGGGCGTTACGTTCAAATCGGTGTGACTGACCAGTACGGCAAGCCCACTCTTGCGAACGTGGCAGTTGGCAACTATGCAATAAAACGCGAAGATGGTAAGTTCGATGCACTCACAGCATCCGAGCTGCACACCAACTACGTGTTGGCAGATTGAGGGCATGATGAACCTGTTTTCTATTTTAAAACAGCAAGTGAAAAAAGCGCTATCGACCGAAGCGAATCACGAGCCTGAGATTCGTTCGTTGTTCGACTGGCGTTACTCTGTGGAAATCAAAGGCCAGATGTATATCGTCGGCAAGACTGGCGCTAACACCTGCTTCTATATTGAGCCAGGTACTTCTGAGCCTATCGCTTGTTACCCTGATGCGTTACTCGAAAAGATCGACGAGTGGGGAGCGAGCAAGTACGTGTCGTATTCGATCTTCTTTAAACGCTTCGATAGCCCTGTCGCCGAGAACATCAAAACTCTCGAAAAGGCAATGAGCGGTAAGCCTAAGTCATTTAAGAAAGGCTACTTCATCTGTGGCGTGACGCCTAAAGGTAAGCGTGAGAAACTCTATCGCTTGCAGCAAGGTCTGTCAGGTATGCAGTGGGTAGCTGTGGAGAAACAAGCATGAGTAAGCGCATTCAATTCCTTTTGTCCTGTAGCGCGTTTGTCTCAGGCTTGTTCCTGACTCTGGTGATCTTCGCTCTGATCGTGTTCAACGCGGTTATGGACATATCGAAGGAAGTAACCACGCCGCTGTTGATCGTTCTCGTTGTCTGTTTTATTAACAACATGTCAACGGTGTTCTTGATGCGGACCAACAACTCTAAATCGTAACGCACGGTCTGTCCGTGTGAGGAGCAAGTATGATTAGTGACATTACAGTCGGCCATATCTACAAGTCGCATAGCGACAAGCCATTTATTGTTGACTGCATTGCTGCACACGGACAGGATTGCTCACTACCTATGGTTGTCTATCGTAATCTCGAACCTACGTCAGACAGACCTGCTGATAGCGTGTGGGTAATCCCAGAATCGTTGTTTGTGATGCAGTTCTCTGAGTACGAATCAGGAGAGCACCATGAACACAACGAGCTTGTATCGTCATCTGGAATCAAGGGGATTTGCTCCTTCTTCCTATCACTGTTGGCTAAGTGAAACGCAAATGACCGTGCCTCTGTTTGGCTTTGATCGAGCCATGCGCGGTCTACAGGTCTACACACCAGATGCACCAAAGCACGATAAGAACCCAAAAGAGTGTCGCTACTTCACGCGGGCATTCGGTGGCAAGCAGTTGGTGTGGGGATCGGAAATTAAACCTGAACGGGTCGACCGTATTCTTAACTGAGTCTGTGTTCAAGGCATGTGCTCTGCATCGCGTTGGACTTAACGCTTGGTCCGTTCTAGGCTCGGATGTTAGTCTGCACCTTTACCATCAGTTGCGTCTTCTCGGTCTACGCTTCGTCTGTCTTGGTGACAACGATGCAGCAGGTGAAAAGTTTAGTCAGACGTTTGGACTAGGCACCACCAGCAAAGACCTTGATGAAATGACTGACAGTGAACTTCTCGATCTAACTCTCCCATTCGTGAGGAAGTAGCTCTGAAAACTTTCTGCGTGATAATGTATGTCATCTGCATCATCTTTATTGTGCTTGCAGTTGGCACTCTTGTACTGAATCTTTGGTTGAAGTGGGACCCTTCCTGCAATCTATCAATTGTTGGACTTATCGCTGTGGGTTTCTGTAACTTCATGGTCTTTCGTTATCTCCTTAAAGGATGTTCGTAATGGAAAATAAACACAAAATCATCGTGCGTATTCTCGGCGATGTTGGTAGCGGTAAGTCTGCTGCCTACTGTCGCATTGCTGCGATGCTGAAAGACAGTGGCGCGACCGTTGTTCATGCTGACGAGAAGGCGTGGAACATGTTGCAGAATGCTGGCGAAGCGGCTTCGGCTCAGGCTGACCTGTATCAGTTTGCTCCAGAAGTTGTTCTGGAAGAAGCCTGCATCCGCACCGACTCCGCCATGTCGAAAAATCAGATCATGCAGTATTTCGCATACGCCCATCTGCCGCCTCATTTGCAGCGTGTCAGTAAACCTTTCGCGCTGCTGGCGCAAGAGATGGACCTGTATCTGCCTGACGGTGCTGAGAAGTCTGCGGGTCTGCGTAAACTTCTCGAAGCCAAAGACTGCGCTGTTCGTGCAGTAGTCGCTAAGTAATCTGGAGCACAAACATGCCTCGTTTTATTCGACCGCCTGTGATCGTTAAGTCTGTACCTACAGTATCAACTACGTCAGCTACTGACTTTTTCGGCCAGCTAGCTCCTGTTAACCACGTCATTAATCTGGACGCTGTGCAGGCGCTGCATCGTGAGATGATTGGTGCGGGTCACATCGAACAGTTCACTGCTGATATCGGTCTGCATCCAGACGACGTTCTGCCTGATAACGAGAGTCACGTAAGCGTACCAGCTCTCGCTTTCTTCCTTGAAGGTGGCGAGAGTGAAATCTGGTACTTCTGCGGACCTGAGCGTACTTTGGCCGAATGGGCAGTAGTGCGTGATAAGGTTGAACAGGCTGTGTTCGATAACTCGTACTATCATGAGATCGAAGCCTGATGCAGTTGAACCTAATCTGCCCTCCGATTGACCTGCGTGAAGCTGTGTACATGCGGCACGATTATGCCAACGTTGCGATCAACATTCAGAACATCATCTACGTCAGGGCCACGACATTTAAAGTCAGTCCTGACGAAGAAGGTACGCCTGCAATATCTTTCGTAGTTGTGGGCAAAGACCCTGTTCTGTGGTTGTTCCCCAAACATCGTTTTGGTTTTGATCGAGCTGTTGCTTTGCGCGATGCTGTACTCGAACAGATAGAGCGTGGTACGTATTCGCAGGACTTCACGACCACGCAGTATCTTGAGGCGTTAAAAATAACCAGCTAAAGGAGGCGATCATGAGCGATTGGTTCTACGACTGGTAATACTCAAAGGGTGGCCATTTGGCTGCCCTTTTCTGATCTTAGACAACTAAAACAAGCCCATAAGGACCATGTAGAACCGTGCGTAAACAGTATAAAACCATGTGTAGGCAGCGTAGAAACACCACCTTTTTCTTGAGCAATGGTAAGCGCTTAAAAACTGTAAATACTGATAAAGGAGAGAAAAATGACCGTAATCAGTCCAATCCGTTATCAGGGCAATAAGCGAAGCCTTATCCCTCTTATTCTTGAGCACACACCAAGCGTACAGGACTGTCCTCGTATGGTCGATGTGTTTGGTGGTAGTGCTACCGTCTGCGCTAACATGCCACAGAAGTTTCGCGTGTACAACGAGCTTAGTCCTCAGGTGTTTGAGATCGTTAAGATGCTGGTGGAACAAGACCCGAAGAAAACTCTCGGTCAAGTCAAGCGTCTGGTCAAACACTGGTGTCTGACAAACAGCAACGAAGCGAACTATGATGCGTTTCGAACTGTCGTCCAGAAGAAGCGTACACCGATACTACATTACGTTGCACACAGACACGCGCACTCGAACATGCTGCGCTTCAACCAGCAAGGTGTGTATAACGTCGGCTTCGGTGATCGTGGCCTGATTGGAAAGTTCGACGAGCTGGAGCATGAACTCACTACCTTCCACAGTCACATGCAGGGTGTCCACCTGACGAACATGAAGTATGGTAAGTTGCTGAGTCGCTTAGGCCATCAACTGAACTGTAACACGTTCTGCTACTTCGACCCTCCATATCTGGCGAGCGGTGCAATGCAGTACGGCAAGTGGACGGAAACTAACGAGCGTAACCTGCTGGCCACTCTGGAGCAACTCAATCGTTTAGGCGTACCGTGGATGTTGAGCAACGTGACCGAGCACCGACACTTCTCAAACGATTTGTTGAAGCGTTGGTTAAAGAAACATGCAACAACCGTGCTGTACCCAAACAAAAGCTATGCGATGAACAACGGCCAGAGTGGCTCGCATGGTACTGTTGAAATTCTGGCAATGAACTATTGAGGCTAATATGACTATGCGTACAAACCAAAAACTTATCTTCGTCTTAAAGGCTCTGACGCGCAAGCTGGAAGAGGTTAACGCTCTAGCCTGGTCAATATCGAAAGATCCCAAAGATACTTGCGGAGCTATTGATATGTCTGCCATATCTGACTACTCAGATGAAGGTCTGATCAAAGAAATTGAAATACGCGCCAATCAAATCGAAGAACGTAAGCGCTACATTGCGGGTCTTCATGGCGGCGCTGATGGTCATTGCCGCGCTGCAAATAGCCAGGCCGACGAGCTTTACCAGAAATACTGCCCCAAGAAGTAATCTGTAAAACAATAACGTACCAACCATTTGACTACACATTAAGGATATAAAAATGAAAGAGTTCCTGTCTAAGTATTTCGACCTGCGTGAGTACGATAGCTGGCCACTGGGTCTGATGTTCCTCGGCATTCTCTGGGGAATGGCCAGTGACTTCCTGTTCGACTACAACGCCATCTGGCCGTCAATCGTTGTTGTCGCAATCTACTCGGTTGCGGTGGTTCTCGATGTTCGTAAGATTATGGACAGCGGCAACACTTCGCCATCGTGGGGCTGGTTGCTGTTCATTCCTATCTACTTGTGGAAGCGCGATACACTGACGAAGAAAAAGAATCGCAATATCTTCTGGGCGTGGATGTTGTTGTGTGTAATCTCTTTCGGCACCAGCTTCCTTGCTATGTCAAAAGACAACAACGTGCAAGTTGAACAAGACGTGTGCCGCATTCTCAATACGCTGGATAGTCTGAAAGAGAACGACGTTACCTGCGTTCGTGCGTACAACATGGAAGAGCAATACGACGGCTACTGGAAAGGTAGTGCGCATCTGTCCAACAACCGCGACGTAAACGTAAGTGCCGACTACAATAAACAACAAGGCATGGTGTACGTTCAAATCCACAGTCTGCTTGGAGAGTAACATGGAACAGGAACAAGACCTGCGCGATCTGCCTCAGCACATCGTTAACGGCTTTTCATTCCGCGACGGTTCGGCGCAACTCATGTCCTTTGCTTTAGACGTCGTTCGTCTTGGTGGTAGAATTGACGAGTCTTTCTGGGAAGACCGCATCGTCGAAGACCCCAACAAGATTGATCTCATGTCCGTTATCCATATCACAGGGCCTGTTATTGGTCGCCGTCAGTTTGATTTGTTTGAATCGCTGGAGACCTGCCGCAAAAATGCGCACGTTGTTCTTGGTGCTCTTATCTACGGCCTCGATTTGTTGATGCGAGAATTGAAGACTGCGTTCCTAAGAGAAGAGGGAGCGTTTACTCGTATTCGCCACAACGAAACGAACATGTTCAGCCGTGAACTGATTAGTTATCTGACGCGCCCTGCCGAAGAGAAAGACATTCTGATGCTTCACACGTATCGTCGTCAGTCGGCCAGTCTGTGTGACGCCGAGCCTGTTTTGTTTGGCATTCACTCCAGTGGCGGCAGCCAGTTTGTCTGGAACGGTGATTGGCGGGCGTACCTGAAGCAGCCACTGGAGATGCGTAAGATGCACCTCTCCAGCTGGCATCACAATCACGCGCTTACTGAGCACCGCATGAAAGAAATGCTCAATGCGTACCTATATAATAAATTCCCTGAGCAGTTCGGAGGCAAGAGTGCGTAAGATCGTTGCTGTATTGAAAATGCGTTTTCTGGAGCAGTTGCGTAACGGCTATGAAGACGGTCCTCTGTTTGATATCATCTTCTTTGACGGCGACCCTAAAGCTGCGCCGGACTTTGTTCGCAACCGCGTGTGCGACAAGCTGTTTCCAAACTGCATCGAAGATTCCATCGTAGGCGGTTATGACTACATGGTACTCAACGTTCGTGATATGGACGTTGAAGTCGAACTCAAGCCTGGTGACTTCGTTGTGTTCCGTGATAACGATAGCTTCACGACTATTCGTGGCTTCGATAAAGCAGAGGTAGTCGATGGCACCCTCATCCTTCACTGAGTTACGTGAGCGTCTGGTTAAGGCGCTCGATATGTCCGTAGTAAGCGACGGCCCATCTGCCTGTTACGTCGATGCAACTGGCAACCCAATGGGTCTGGTCAGTCAATGGCGTCCTGAGTCGGCAGAGAACATTCTGCTTGTGATCGAGCGCTATGGTCTGCATGTCGAGCGCACTGTCGATCCACGACACAAACCAAAGCCTGGCGAAGAAGACAGAATTGTGTGGGAGTTTAACGTGTGGTCCCGCAATCCTATCTATCGCAACCTATCTCAGGACTACGGACGTGCGTTGCAGAACGGACCGCGTATCGTTGGTCCTGACCTGACAACTGCCGTGTTTACGTGGGCTGTACTTCGCGCCGAGCGTGTTAAGCAACTGCGCGAGTCTAAAACAGAAGGTAAGCTCTACCACTTCGGTGCACTGCGGGAGAAAGTCTATGTATCGCCAGCTGAGTGATGATGCCTCGTCCGATGAAATCCGCCGTTACTACGAGCAGATTCATCGTGATGCCGAAGCGGTCATGCAGCAGGTGTGGGCGCTTCGTGGTTGGACTGTACGTTGGGCATGGCACAATGGCATTTGCGACGATTGTGAGTTTGTCTTTGACGAGACAGGCAAGTGTCGGGGTACTAAGTCTGACTGCATCCCACAACAAATGGGCATAGCTGATCGCATTGACGAGCTAAAGCTGTTTGTCTCGCATACCAAGAAATCTGTAAAGATCAGCAACAAGGGCGATGAAAATCCAGTTGAAGGTAAAGGCCGTAATCTGCGGCTTGCCTATCTTGATTGGTTGCTCAACGTCGAAAAGAGAAAAGCGGAGGAAAGAACGTGCGCTGCACCTTAAACGAATTACCGATTAACATCACTCAGGCTGAACACATCATGGCGAGCGTGTTTACTCTGGCTGGTGCTTCAAAGTCAAAACGTCGTGCGACTGCTGCGATGTTGATTCATTTCCACAACGGCTTCCCTACCATTGTGAGCAGCGGCGTTAACGGTACTGAGCCTGGCGCAAGCAACGTCATGGAGAACGAAGACCTGACGTTATCGCTCGACACGGTTATCCATGCAGAGGTGAACTGCCTAAACCGCATGGAAGAGTACAGCATGTGGGCAAACGAAGAAGATATTCTGTTCTGCACCGATTCGCCGTGCCCTAACTGTTTGGCTGATCTCGAAGCCGAAGGCGTTAAGACAGTTGTGTATGCGCGTGAATATCGCCTGACTGATCATCTGGACGCATCTCCTATCAAGATGTTCTGTCTGGATATGGACAGCGTTGTCCGGCGTATGCAGCACGGCATCGACCGCATCAAAGAAGTGATCGCAACAACACCAGCGTCTAACTAAGACCAATAACTGAGAGGCTCTCAACATGGAAAAGCATTACAACACTGCGCAACCTACAGAGGCACAGATACGTCAGGTTACTGACGCAGAAGATCGACGGTTCTTAGACGCAATGGCTGAGATTGAAAAAAGTCGTCGCCGTAATCTGGAGCGTTTTGTGCAGATGATTGAATCCAGTCCTGAGTTGAGGGCCAAGTACGGTCTGTGGCTAGACAAGGATCAGAAGAAGTTTGAGAACCTCGACCTGTCTGCGCTTGAGAAAGTCATAGCCTCGCAGGCTGATGTTCATGCTGATCGTATGCAGCAGCCACGCGGACATGTCTCACCTACGTTACGTCGCACGTCAGGCGTAACTCGCGGTGTTGTGCAGCGCTTTCCTATAATGATGGACAATCTGCCTCGTGATGGACGTATTAAAGTTGACGTAGCACCAGGGAAACGTATTATGCAAACTGATATCTATGCAGGCAATGTGAAGACCGAAGATTTGGGCGATGCGCTTGCCGCATTTGCGTATGGTCTTAGTGGCGAACAACTTGGCGTTATTCCTGCTGAGTCTGGTGGCGGCCAATCTACACCAGAACATCTCCCTCTGCATTATCTGCAATCTGAGAGAGGCCTTATCGTCGATTTCAAAACAACCGGCGACCCTAAAGGCCCTCAGGGTTCTGGTCGTGCGCTGCGTGTACGCCGTGGCTCTAATTGGTCTGCCGAACGCCGTGATCGTGCTGCAACATCCGCTTCTGATCGCAAGAAGCTCCGTGCCAAAACACGCGCCCAGAAGAAAGCGCGTCGTAAACAACGCTGAGGTAACAGCAATGATTGATCTTAAAGAAGTTGCGATTCAGCGCTACCGTGCTCTCGGTCTGCCTGATGATTTTATGAATCTCTTCCCAGACGATGACGCTGCGCGTTTTGTGGATAGTCTCTCCGAAGAGAAGCGTCGCAAGATGGTTGTCGGCCTGGCGCTGCTGCAACTCCAAATTCCTGATGAAGTTCGTTTTGAGTTACTGACGAACCATCTGGACGAAACTGAGCGTCTGGTTAATACTGCGTATCAGGACCTGAGTGCCTCGCTTGTGAACAAGCTGACGCAAGCAGGTGACGCGGAAACTAAATCGACACTCGGTAGTGTTCGTCTGGCTATGCTGATGAACATTCTGGGTTTTGATGATGCCACTCTCACTGGCGTCTTGACCGACCCGATTCTCGCTCGTCGCGCCAGCCTTGTTGCTGTGACGTGCATGAACGAGATGGGTCAGAAAATCCAACAATTGTACGACGAGAAAAGCAATGAGCCAACCTGAAAACCCCTTAGCGAAATTCTTCGATGAATCTGCATCTATCCCTGGTCTGGACGAAGCCCAAGAGCGTGTTGAAACAATGCGTGACGGTGGCGGTGAAGTTGTAGAAGCATCCGATGAATGCGAAGGTGGCGGCTGCAAGATCTAATTCATGGGGCCTAGTGCCCCATTTTTGTTTGGAGAACATGATGCAAACAGCATACCGTTGTAAACACTGCAAGTATGTCCACATCGGAAAAGTCAGTAGCTGCGACTGTCAGGGCAGCACAAAATTCGAATACACGTTGGTGCAAATCATTGACGTGCCTGAGAACGAAGACGGTGTACCTCCGTTCAAAGATCTCAAACACTCACGCGCTCAACGTTACGTCAACGTAAAGAACGGAACGTATGGCAACGGCATTTATGAGCTACGTGAAAAGCGAGAAGGCGAGCGCTACTGGTGGACGCATCTGGGTCAGATGCAAAGCGGTCTGGACAGCACTGACGCAGGATATAAGATGTGCGAAGATAACCGCAGAGCCAACTGTGTGCTGGCTGCTGCTGGTCCTGTTATGCTCGAAGCGCTGTACATGACCTATCAGTATTTCCATCGTAAGCGTCTGGTGCAAGGCGATACGCCACAGACTGCTATGCGTCTATCCATCATCGCAGATGCAATTCGTCAGGGCACAGACCTGTCTGTGTTCGACACACCTCAGATACCTAAGGAATGACCATGTTGATTGATACGTTGAAAGCTATACCTGCGGTAATCCTGTGCTACATCCTCTGGCGTTATGTCACGAACAAGGTCGAACGTGACCGCCACTTGATCAAAGCGCAGGAACACTACAACTGCGGTCGTCTTGACAGTGGCAACGTTTGGGTCCATTTGAAAACTGGCCGACCGTACACTGTGCTGTGTCTGACCAATACAGGCACTTCAAAGGCTGGGTGGGAGGTTAACGTCGTCTACACGAATGACTTTGAACAGATCTACAACAGGCCTTTCAGTGAGTTCTGCCATAAGTTCACGCACGTTAGTCGTGGTGGAAATGAAGAACACTTCACTAATATTCTGGCTGGCTTGCAGATGGAGGCTAACACCCGCATCCTTATTCCTCGTGAGGGTGAGATATGGTTTGAAGGCACAGTCCATGCAACACCGCCAGAGTTAGTTGCACGAGGCCACGCGCCTCAGGTTGTATCTCAACGCCGTGCGCATGTTGATATGGTGCTTGGCTTAGGTGAAGCGCATCCAGTCGTTGTATATACTGTAAATGAAAAGCAGACAGCAATGTTGCTCTCGCAATTCATTTTCATCTATCGCAAAGAGGTGTCCTTCGATGGAACAACCAGCTCTTGTGTTTAAGTACGTGATGTTCGTCCGCACTCGTAATAAAGAGCGTACGGACGGCGTACACATGCCAGTGATCTTTCCGTCGCATATCATGCACTCTGATATGGACGAAGCCATGATTGGCTACGCGGTCTATAATGGCCACGTGGAGAATCACTACTACCAGCAGATGAAAGCCGTGTCTGCTGGCTTCATCGATCTGCGTACCCTTCAATGCTTCGGTGAGTCTGAATCTCTGGAACTCAAATCACGCCCAGAAGACAGTCAGATAATTGCCGAGTACATGAAGACTCAGGGCAAAGGTGCAGAAGCGCCTCCAGAGGACGACGCGTAATGGACATGCTTAAAGCAATCTGGAACAGTCCTTTCTGGGACGAGCCTATCAGTGCGTTCGTCGTGCCTGTTATCGTCATCGGCTATTTCATTTTCACCGAATGGCGTGAGCGTCGTACTCTGCGTTTGTCCCGCAAGGCTTTCGCAGACGGCTGGGGTCCTAAGAAGAATGCGCGTTTTCGTCACAAGTGGTTCCCGTTTATGACGTGTCGCGTTGACTTCTACTCGAACAGCCCGAACGATAAGTTCACGCCGTCCGTGTTCGTACAAAGAAATGGTGGGCGTTATGTTGAAATGCCTGCCTGTGTATTACGCTACCGCTACAGCGAGATAAAAGAATGACTCCAGTAATTCGCTTTGATGCTAAGACGCGTGAACTGCTGGCAAAGATCTTCGGCATACACAAGCCGTTCTTTGTCGTGCGTCGAGATACAATCATTGGCGGCCCAGGTCCTGATTCAGATTTAGGTTCAGCGCTGGGCTTTCGTGTGTATCTGTCTAATGGCACGAACACTGTTACCGTTCCTCGCGTCAAAGGTCTTGACCTTGGCGACAAGCTCTATCTGGGCGAAGACGAGGAAGTGTACGAATGGCATCCGCATTTCGACCGTGAGTACATGGCAGTCGGTGATAGCCAACCAGAAGCACTCGCCTTCGAACTCCATCCAATCATCTACCATAAAGACAGACGGAACTCGTAATGAGCAAACAACAAACCCTTGATCTGCGTGACCCTAACCAGTACGAACTCTACTCTCTACATTGCGTAGACGAGCAGTACATCAATCTGGGCAACGCTATCATGATGCACGGTACCGACGAAACGGACCCAGGCCGCACCGAAGATACGTGGCGCACTCTGATTGGTGTTGGATTCCAGTTGTCTAACACGCTGATCGCTTTCCCTGCGCTGGTGTCTGCGCGTAAGAACTGGTACGCTGCTGTAGATGAAATGTGCTGGATGGCTCGCGGTGAAACGAACATCGGCAGCCTCGGCTCCAAAATCTGGAACGAGTGGGCAGACGAAGACGGCGAGTGCGGTCCTATCTACGGTCTGATGTGGCGTATGTGGCCTGATATCAAAACGTTCCCGACTATTGAGTCGATGAAAGAACGTCAGATTAGCGATGCTGAAATCGAGCGTATCTCCAAAGAGATCAATCGCATGAAAGCCGCTGGTTATACCGAAACACAAATGGCAGATGGCCGTGTGTGCTATGAAGGTACTGTTGATCAGTTCGCTGATGCTCTGCGCCAAGTGATGAACCGCAGTCGCTCTCGTCGTATTCGCGTTCAGGCATATAACCCAGCGTATCTCCACATGCAGGGTCTGCCTCCGTGCCACACCGAGTTCGAGTTCAACGTCACTAAGCCGACGCTGTATGAAGTTGCTCAGATGGAAGCGCGTCAAATGGCACCTGCCGAAGATACGCTGCATATCACTGTGACCATGCGTTCCAACGATGTGCTGCTTGGGCGTCCGTTCAATATCATGGGCTACAGTGCGATGCACCAGATGATCGCCAAGTGGGCTGGCCTGAACGTAGGTAGCTTTACGCTGAACACTACCAACACTCACCTGTATACGCATCACTTCGAAGCGTTTGAAAAGCAACGTGAGCAGTGGGCAGTTCTCGCAGACAACATGAAACGCACAGGCGAACCTGTTGTCTATCCTATGCTGGAAATCAGCGACGACATTCTCGGCCTGACGCCAGAAGAGTTGCTGGACAACGCCAACGCAGAGTGGTTCCAGCTCCTCGATTATGCGCCATCACCAGCGGTTAAGGGACGTGTGACCAAATGAACAACGATAACTTCATGTTGATTAAACGCTTGAGTGCGTTCCTGTATGTCGGGTATGCAGAGCATGAGCTGCATATTCCTCGTCGTGGTGTCCAGAGCGTCCACGTTGTCATCCCAGATCCAAAAGGTGATGATGAACCTATTCTGGACATGCAGGCTCAGTGTATCTACCACCTGCCGCACAACTGCTTTATCTTGCAGGCTAGACCTGGTGCAGAAGGTAATGAGACAATGTGTGCTATGAAGTCGCATTGTAAATTCAACGAAGGTTTGTTCCAGAAGTCAGTGCATGGCCGCGAGCAGGCTGCTATCAATCTGATCCTGAACGAACTGCGCGATGCAGAAACAGATCATCCTACGTGGCCAGAAGAATGTATTCACGCTGCGTCTATCGTGGTTGAAGAAGCAGGTGAGTTGCTGCGTGACTGCGCAACGTTTGAAGAAAACGGCGATGCGCGTCTGATCGAAAACATGCGCATTGAGGCGATGCAGACAGGTGCAATGGCTCTGCGCTTCCTCAAGAACCTGCCGTTCAGTCAGAAGCGTACAATCCCTAACAAGGCGATTCGCTCTGTGCTTGAATCGGACATGACACCTGAGCAGCAGGTCGCAGAAATGCGTAAGCTACTCGATTTGGGAGAGATGCAATGAAGCTATTAGGTTATGAGGCTTGCGGTGGCACGCCGTTTCGTATTCTGCGAGTAGAAGACTCAGGCCAACTCACTGACGGTACGCATGAACGTATCGACCTGTTCGACTGCATCTTCACCAACGTTGACGTGTCGCACGACATTGATACGGGCCATGCGATTCTCGCTTTGCCTGCGGCTACTGATTGGCGTGTTGACCTGACCAGTAAGATGTTCACTAAAGAATACATGGACTGGTTCAACGGCTATTCACCGACAATCGAAGTCCTGCTTGATGCGCATAAGCTGAAAGCACTTCTGCCTAACATCACTCAGGAGTTTGATCAGTTCGTTGAGTGGTTGAAAGCAGAAACAGCCAAGATGCCTACGCTCGAAGTCACGTTTAAATACGACACGCTTACGGCAGTTAAGACAGGTAGTAAGTACGATATCTGGATGTTGTACAAACACTACCTGATGGTTGAAGGTAATCTGACTGTGACGCGCAACCCTGAAGGTGACGTTATCTTCCACGATGCGCATATCTCTGAAAAGGGTACGCAGCACTGGCTGCACGAGCACAACAAAGAGATGATGCGCCTTGCAGCGGAAAACGATCTGCTTGCAGCGTACATCACTTTCGGTGTCGACCGTGGTAGACCTCAATACCAGTACACATTTGTTGCGCGTGATGGTGGGTACGCGACTCGTCAAGTTGATGATGCAGAGTTCATGCACATCGCAATTCGTGGACTGATGCCGAAAGTGTTGATGCAGGACGCTGGCGCCAATCTAAACATGACGGTAAGTATCGAACATCACTTCCCGCAAAAGTATCTGGACTTTGAGCGCAGTGCTCGACCTACCATCGGTTATAACCATGCACTGAATCTGATTCGTTTCATCTGACCGGCGTTGGCCTCCTGTCAGTAATTTGATTGTCTAACAGGAGAGCTAACATGAAATATGATCCGAAGAAAGACTTCCATCCGTTTCAATATCTGGGCGCACCTAAAGCTCCGCACACAGGGTTCTTAGGTAACACAGTGAACTTGGTGGAGAACGATGTAAACATCGGCAGCGATGAATGCACGTTCGAGTTCACTGTGGCTCAGATGAATCAGATGGACCGAGGTACTGTTACGTTCAGGGCTAAAGACTCTGGCGGAGGTATCGACATTAAGAAATGCTCTGTCTCAGGTCTGAAAATGGTAATTAAGCTGGACCGACGTGTGATTGAGTTCGGCAAAGTTCAAGTTGAATGGCAGACCACTCCTCGTCACTACTATTACTGAATCTGTAAATAGACAGAGAAAGAGCAACCGATAAGAGATACGACAATGGCAAAAACTGCTATCAAAGCAAAGGACGGGAAAAAGAAAAAGAATGACGGACTAAAGTTTGAGTTGAATAAACTCAGCTCCGTCTCTCAGTTGAAGGGGGCTACGTACAACCCGCGTTTCATTACAGACAGTCGCCTGAAAGCACTCGAAGGTTCTTTGGGTAGCTTCGGCGACTTGTCTGGTATCGTGTTCAACAACAACATCAAATCTGGTGTGTTGATCTCTGGCCACCAGCGCCTGAAATCAATCGAAGGCTGGAAGACTCGTATCGAGATTCAGAAGTCTGTTGATAAGCACGGCACAATCGGCCTGGGTTACATTCACGCGACGCATCCAAAGAAAGCTGATAAAGTGATCAGCATTCCTCTGCGTGTCGTGAACTGGACCGATAAGAAAGCCGAGTACGCTGCGAACATCGCGGCAAACGCCCATGGCGGTGAGTTCGATAACAAGAAACTCGCCAAGCTGGTTGAACAACTCGACCTCAATACAATCAAGCCTCAACTGCTCGGTCTCGACCCGTTAGAAATTCGCGGTCTTCAAGCCAAGCTGAAAGTTCAGGCCGTTGTGCAGGACGAGAAACGTGCTGGCAAGACTACTGGCCAGATGAACGGTAGTACAGGCAAGTTCAACGAGTATAGCCCAGATGATGTGGGTGACGCTCTGAACTGCACCTGCCCGCGTTGTGGATTCAAGTTCGAGGGATAATAATGATCATCAAGCCGCCTACGATGAAGGAAATCAACAAGCTGGATAAACCCTGGCGTGGTATGAGTTTCTTCGCAGGTTGCGGTGGTTCTTCTACCGGTCACAAGATGGCCGGTATCAACATCGTGCTGAGTAACGAGTTTGTTGACTCGGCGCGTGAGTCGTATGAAGCAAACCACCCGACAACCAAAGTGCTGCCGCATGATATTCGTCGCTTAGACCCAGGCAAGCTGATGCGCTATGCTGGTCTGTCTAAAGGCGAATTGGATTTACTTGACGGTAGTCCTCCTTGCTTTACCGAAGACACTATCATTCATACAGCAGACGGCATGAAGTTCATCTCGGACATGAACGTCGGCGATAAAGCGATGACAAGCATCGGTCAGTATCTTCCTGTGTATGACACTATGGTTCGTCCGTATGTCGGTACTATGCACAAGATTGAAACTCTGATCAGTGCAAACAACGCAACGCCCGAGCATCCGTTCTTCATTCGTCGTCCGCTTGAGTCTGGTGGCTTCTCTGACCCGTTCTGGTGTGACGCTAAAGACGTGCAGGAAGGTGACCTGGTCGGTACTCCAAGAACTACTCCTGACATTGGTGCAGATGCAGTACACGCCCAGATGGAACAACTGCCGAAGTTGATTCAGCAGTGGGTGAGCATCCCTGAGTTCTGGTGGATGGTAGGTCACTGGTGTGATCGCGGTTCAATCGAGACTGTTAGTGGTGTAGAAGTTGTTAGCTTCGAATCGCATACCAGTCTGGAAAACGCGATGATTGAGCAGGCGTTTGATGCGCTTAAACTCAGTAGCCTGAACCGTATCGACCGCATGACAGCACAACGTAAAACGTTCCGTACTGTTATCGACGCCGAGCTGGTGCAGTTCCTGCGCCGCTTCGTCAGTGCTGGCAACAACACGTTCTCTCGTCGTCTACCTGCTCTGGTATTCCACCTGAGCACCGAGCTGAAACGTCAATTCATTCTCGGCTGCGCTGGGCATGACTACGTTACAGCGATGGGCACTGGCCTTGCTATCACGTCTTCAAGCAAGCGCTTCCTGTTAGAGATGAACTACCTGTGCTGTTCTGCGTTCAACCGTCCGCTATTCGACGGAATGATTTGGGGCGACGTGTACTTCGGTAGCGCGTTAACTCCAAAAGAGCGTAACAGTGCGCGTGAACATCTCGGCTATTTGTTCCTGCAGGAAGAGCACAACTTCTTCCACGAGTTCGATAAAGAAGACCCGAACCTGTGGGTACAAGTGATTGAGAACCTTGCGTATCAGGCAACTTGTGACGTCTATAACTTCTCGGTTGAAGTTGACGAAACCTACGTGGCTAATGGTACTGTGGTGCACAACTGCAAAGGCTTCTCGACTGCTGGCGTGAAAGAAGAAGGCTGGGGCAAAGAAGTTAAGTACAGCGATAACAAGTATCAGCAGGTTGATGACCTGTTCGATCAGTATTGCCGTATGCTGGAAGGCATGATGCCGAAAGTGTTCACTGCGGAGAACGTTAGTGGTCTTGTTAAGGGCGCTTCGAAAGGTTACTTCATCGAGATCATGAAAGAGTTCGACAGGATTGGGTATTACGTCCGAGCGCCGCTGCTTAACGCTGCCTGGCTCGGTGTGCCTCAGTCCCGTGAGCGTATCATCTTCATGGGTGTACGCAAAGACGTAGCACACGCTCTCGGTCACAAGAGCATTAAGACCGCTGTGCCTGATGTTGTGCCTTGTGACACAATGGCATTCCTTGCCGATGCGCTGCCGCATATTCAACGGTATAAGTCCACGAAGAAAGATATCATTACGTATCTGCCTGCGATGAACGGACCGATGCCGACTATCACTGCGGCCGATGCGATAGCCTATGAAACTGCGCGGTTCTCGTCTGCTGGTTTCATCGAAGATAACAAAGGCCATCGCCGTAAACTGACCATCGACGAACTCAAAGTTATTTCTGGTCTGCCCTCTGACTATAAGCTGGTGGGCAAATTCGAAGAACAATGGGAGCGTCTCGGTCGTATCTGTGTGCCAGCAATGACACACGCTGCATCCAAAGCGCTTATCGAACACGTCTTACTTCCGTACGCGAAGAAGCGTAAGAAGAAGCCTGGCGATATCTTCAAGTAAGGTCACCTATGTTCTGGACAGGCTTAGTGGTAGGTATCGTGGTGGGAGTTGTCATCACGCTATTCAGCTTGTGGTATTTCTTCCTTAAGGACTTCAAGGTGTTCAAGTCTTGATACAACAGGACAAGGACGTCCAGGAGATTTAAAATGTCATACAGTTTAGTTCGTTCAATGATGATTGCGCATGTGCAAGAAGGTCAGCTTGTTTGCTCTAAGTACAAGGTCAAACTCGGTGGTAAAGACTCCACAACGCTGTTCAACTTCATGCACCGCGTCTTCTTTGAGTACAATGGTCGCATTCTACTTGAAGACGAGCAGGACCGTGACCTGATGCCTACGCTTAACTACCGCAAGATGGCCAAAGTGCTGGAAGGTAACGGCAGCGTATTCTCTCGCATTGTTCAGCTTGCTCTGAAACATGGCGTTAACTGTCGTCTGGTGAACTGTTTCAAAGACACAACTGACGTGGCCTCTGTGTTTTATCTGACGCAGCCTTCGGCAGTTGCCTGTCAGGTTCTGGAGACAGACAAAGAAGACCTCTTCGGTAAAACGTTGTTTGTTGGCGCAGACTCAGACGTCGATTACGTCGGTCGCAATGTCGTGCCTGTTGTGTGCGATGATAACTTTGACGTCGATGATAAAGTTCTCGGCGTCAACATGTTCTCACTGTATGATGACAGCAGCAAGCTGATGGTTCTGGTTGGTAAATAAAATGATACGCTACCCGATAATATTCCTCGCTACATGGATTCTGGTAGCGTACTCGTTATCGACAATGGACGTTACATATGAGTGGTGTGAGAAGATAGGCATCGTTTGCGCTGCGCTTGTCACACACTTCGAAATCAAATGGCAACGTTTTATCAAGGGGCAGAGTTAATGAGTAAGCGCCAAGACGCCCTCAACGTTCTGAAAGAGTTCGGCTTCGACCACCAGCGTGGGTTTATTCGTATCGTTCGTGGCGAATATCTTTCAGCATTCCAGTTCCATCTGGACGAAATTCGTGAAGTCACCATAGAACGTGGTGAAGGTGTTAACAGTGTAGATGGAAGCATTGTCATTGTATGCCGTGTCAATATCTGCCTGGTTAGCGGTGGTTCTGCACACTCAGTGGCTATGCACCCCGAGCGCGATAAGAAAGACCTTTCGCGTTTGGCTTCTGCATTTTTGTTGTTGCGTGATTCTTCTTGCGGCCTTCCGTACGCGGACTATCACGTCAGCATCGTCGATACCAAGTTTTACATCAATCCGCCTGTAGTTAAGTGGCCGGTTGAAACTCCCGCCGAGTAATCGGCATTCGGTGTGTAGCACAAACGTGACTACACCCTCTACCTAAAAGGTATGTACTATGTCAAAGCAACATGTGTCTTATAGCAGTGCGTTCGCAATCGGTGAGATGGCGTTACTGTCTCTCGATAACTTTGGTCAGAACAAAGTACCTTACGGCGTTATCGAAGGTGTGATGTTCTACGGACGTCAGCGTCTGTATCGCGTGTCGTTATTCGTTAACGATGGACCAGAGTCGAACCCATCTGCGTTCTTGCACCAGGGTCGTCCTGTTGATGGTTTCATTGCGCAGGACTTGAAGCCGATTCTTGATCGTCAGTATATCGATCACATCGGCCATGTTGGTAAGTTCGAGCGTCCTGACGAAGCGTACTCAGGTAACACGCAGTTCATTCCTGGTCAGCTTGTCGAAGTTGATATCGACCTCGAAGGAACTGGCGAACAGGATAAGTTCAACATTCCTGTTATGGTTACTGGCGTTACCTACGTCGAAGGTAAAGTGCTGTACGAAGTGAGCATTCAACGTGCTTATTATGAAGATGGTCGTGTTAAAAACGGCCGTCTGGTGCGTGATACTCTGAGCAATATCGACAGCATCTATCTGAAACCTGTTGGTGGTTGGCCTGAAACCGTTCTCGATTCTGAGAAAGGTGATGTAGCGCTCACCATTAAAGGTGATGGCACTGTGGCTATCGACTGCGACGCAGAGCTGGTTATTACAGCCAACTCAATCGCATTCGAGCCTACCGCTGTACCAATCTCCAACGATCTGTTCGACGCTGCATATGAAGCGCATCTCAACGGTGTGCTGTGCGGCGATAGTAACAAAGACGCGGCACGTAACTTCTTAGGTCAGTATATCCATGAACAGGAGAAACGCCTCAGCGCATTCCGTTCTAAGGGTACAGTTACAGGTCGTGTTAGCTGTGCGCATGAAAACCTGAGCGAGATTCCTCGTTCTAAGTAAGACCCTGTGGGTGGCTTCGGCCGCCCATTTTTGTATCTGAATACTGTAAATATCTGATACACAAACAAAGAGAGAATCAATATGAATCTTGAGCACGTACAACTGGCCACTGTGGCTGTGGTAAATCTCGTTAATGAGATGAAAAGCGAAGCAGAAAAACAAGGCTTCGAAGTCAAAGATACAACGGACGGCATTCGTATCTTCTACCCAGGCTTTAACGGAAGTCAGGAGTATGACTTCTTGCGTCTATCTCGCATGGCCCTTGTAGGTGTCGTATCGAAGTGTCCGTTTAAAATCAAACTCGACGAGCGCTACGGGCCAGTGATGTTGCCTGAAATCGATCTTGATGCGTATGAGGGTGACTTTCCAACTACAAGGGAGATGTTCGGTACGCTGAACAAAGAGCTGCGCGAGTTCTTGGCTGCACAGGGAGATCTTGCGCCTGCACACATCTTCTGGTCACAAGCCGAAGCACCAGGGGTCAACGCAAGCAAAGAAGAACGCGATTATTTCGCTGTGTTGGGTAACGTGTACGAAGACGGGCGCTTCCGTAATCTTACTATCACCCTTAACCACTTCTCGTACATCTACCTGACGGCTAACGTCAAGTACGCAGTGCTGGAGAATCCAGAACGCGGCCAGTATGTCGATCTGCACGAAGACTCAGACAAGGCATACGGCGAGATTTGCTGGGAAGTATTCAGTCGTGTCAAACGTGAACTCCATACCGTTCAATCATAGAGGTTAACATGGAGCAGGATAAACAGGCAGTCAAACAAATGGCCGACTACATATCGAAGCGTGTTAATGAGAACGCTGTAGAAGGCCTCGATATCAGCGATGAAGCGATTAAAAGCCACGTCCGTGATATCGTTCAGGGCGTGGCGAAATCGCTTGCTGCACACAATTGCGGTATGCGTGTTGTCTGCGATGAATCAAACAATCCGCAGTACAATCTCGAAAACAACATCTTGACTATGCGCCTGGAGATTAACAGGCCAAGCAGGATCCAAGTAATTCTCGAAACGGGGAACGACAATGCTAAAACGTCTGTTGGCTTTATTCAGCAAGAAGAAACCGCAGGTCAAAAAGACCTTTGAAGAAAAGCTGGATGCGATTGCGGACGCTACACAGGAAGAACGTCTGGCTGATCAGATTCGTCGTGACGAGGAACGTCTACGTCGTGCTCTGCATCCTGGGCATCAACCTGTGCGTAAGAAAGAGCGTCATGTGGTAGTCGATGCGCCGCGCAAGCGATATCAGCCTCAACGTTCGGCAGCTCGTCCTGAACCGTTGAATCGTGGCATGACAATCAATCAGACTACTTCTAATCGCGTTGTTTCGGATGATCTGACAATGGCTATGCTGATGCGGGAAACCTATGTTGCACCAGCACCCATTCGTTCGTATGATGATAACTGCCGCGTAGACCATACGCCAAGTCATCGTCATAGTGACCCTGATCCAAGCCCAGCATACGATGGTGGTTCGGACTCTGGGTATAGCGGAGGTAGCGGCTGTGATTAAACGTCTAATGAACTGGATAGGCTTGATGCTTATCTCAGACGCAAACAAGCGCAAGCTGCGCCAGCACGAAGCGATGATGCGCGCCTGTACTGACGTGTACGACTGGTGTGGTGCAGACCTACCACAGACGGCGGAGGCTGTTGAGTATGTTCGTACACGCGCTCTCGGTTATGAAAACCGATTGAACATTCATAACGGTAAAATCATGACGCCGTATGAGTGTCACACAGGCATAAGCGATTGGCGTGATGCCATGCGTCGTAAGTACAGAGACATTCCTGAACTTGACTTCGATGGTAAGGACTTCAAGGTCAAATCAGTTTCTGTAAACTAACAGTACGATCAACATATACCGAGAAAAATATGCTTCTAGTCAACTTCGCTTTTGCATGGGTTACAATAGGTTTGCTCGTTTCTGCCGCTGCGACAATGAGCCTGTTAGGTGAAATCACATTTCGCAGACGTAACAGAACAATGCTGATGCTTGCCGTTCACATGTTTGCGGCGATCATCGCATGGCCAATCATTGTGTTTGCCAACCGTACGTATCAGAAGATACTAAATCGTTTTTAACTATACCGAGAATAAACTATGGAACGTAACACTGATGAAAAGGTTGTGGTGCTGGATAAAGATGTGTACCGCACCCTTGTACAATACGCAGAGTGCGGTGAACGCGACTGCGGGGAAGGCTTCTTCGGGAAATCCATGAACGAACTTCAAAAACATGCGCGACACTTCAATCCGCATCTACGTCCTCCGTTCGAGCGTATGCTTGAAAATGAACGCTTAGGCAAAGCAGAACGTCGTCGTCTGGTTAAGAAAGCGCGCCGCCTGAGTTCGCAACGCGAGCCTGTTCGTTTTCTCGTTGACCACCAGCATAGGGTAATCTATCCGATTGTCATTATTGGTGTGTCGTCTGACAATCAACTACGCTTGAAGTATCGCGCACTGTCTGACGGTTGGGAGTCGTGTGCTATGGCAGATCTGATCTTTGAAAAGCCAGAAGAACTGCCGCAGTCGTATCGTGTGCTCAAAGAAGGAGAGAAAGCAGAATGAAAGCACTTTCCATTCGACAACCCTGGGCGTGGCTGATAACTCAAGGCCACAAGAAGATTGAGAACCGTACGTGGGACACAAAGAAGCGCGGACGTTTTCTCATTCACGCCAGCTCGAAGCGGCCAAGCGACGATGACATGCAAGCAGCCTCAGAGATTTGTGCTGGCCTGAACATCAAGCTGCCTGAGAAGAATGAGTTTGTTCTCGGTTCTATCGTCGGTTACGCAACGTTGTGTGGTACGACAACGAAATCAGACGATCCATTCTTCTTCGGTCCTGTTGGTCTGCAACTGAAAGACTGTCGTGCCGTTGAGCCTGTCCGCTTCAAAGGCGCTCTCAGTTTCTTCAACACACCGTACTGTGTAATAGGCGGTAAGCTGGCTAAAACACAGTGAGGCCGATACTGGTTGTATTCCGTGGCAAGGTATTGCCCGCACAACTGGTTAATGAAGATCGTAATGACGTGTATTTCGTTCGGCACATGCAGGTACGTGGCGCAACAATCTACACTACAGGCATTGCACCAGTTGCTGCCGTTGTCTTTCTCTATGGCTACTCGCCTACTGCTGATGACTATGAAGTTGTTAGGCAGATGCGAGGTATGTAAAACAAGGGTGGCCTCGTGCTACCCTTTTCGCGTTTAAGGAGCACCATGTTACCGTTTGCACCTAAGACCCGCGTAGTCAGTATGCGTAATGGCAATAAGGACTATGACGTTCGTATTGACCGTGAGACTAAGTGGGGTAATAAGTTCTACATGACCCACGAGTCTGTCGCCGAACGTGACCGAGTATGTGATGAACATGAGATAGATTTGTGGCTCAAGATATATGACGGTGAGATACGCATCGGCCATTTGCTCGAACTCTACGGCAAGCGTCTTGGTTGTTGGTGTAGCCCAAAGCGTTGTCATGGTGACGCGTTGGCTAGAGCGGCAGAATGGGCATACAATGCAAACTGTAAATGGGAGCGTATAAAAGCCACTTACAGGAAACGTCGTCGTGCAGCAGCCAAAGCCAATCGTCAAAAAGACGGGAAGAAAGTTTCTCGCAAAAAGCCCATCACTAAAAGCCGTTAATTGGGAAGTGTACGTGAGTCCATTCAGCGGTACTGCTTACGGCCAGTTCGCTGTGGCGTGGGGAGATTCCTACGTTGTGATTCACACACTAGACGCAACTGATGCGATACGCGATAACTGCGATCAGTTATACATCGACAAGCTGACCAAAATCATCGACTGCCTGAATGCGTTCATGGACCTGCTGGGTACGACCAACACTGGTCATTGCCGTGAATGGTTGAACCCTATTGAGACGGGAGCCACAGGCAGTGTTGCTTTCTGCTATTCAGTTACGCCAAAAGAGGCCACCATCTATTTCGAACTGGCCTCATGTACGGAGAAGATTCGATTCTACCCAGCACCCACGGGACGCAATAGACTGCGTACCCTAAAGACCACCCTTGAGCGTCTGCGTGTAGAATTAGCCAACCACAGGCAAGCTATGCTTGATACCATGGGCGTGGTCAACGAAACACGGGCTATGTTGAAATCTGTAAATAAAGCATAGAACCACTATACCAAGAATAAGGACCTATTATGGCTATGACAGAATTGCAGTTTGCTCTTTCCATGTTTGCTCAGAAGTGTACTGAGGCCTCAGCCCTTGCTATTGAGGCACAGCAGTTTGGTCTGGAGCACAAAGATGGTAACGGCAAGTCGGTTGAGGCGCGTCTGTACGGCAGCCTGCGTGATATTGACGCGGCCCGTTATCTGCTTGAAGAAAAGACGCGTGGGTTTGAATACGTTCCTGACCTGATTCGTGCGTTGAACCGTACTGACGAATTGAAGGCTCTCATGGAAGAAGCCAAAGATAATGGTCAAGTGTTACGTGAAGACGAAGCCGACGAAGACGAGGACGAATAATGAGCTATTCATTTGTTGTTGACTGGAACATTCGCTTGAAGCCTGATACACCCAAAGAGGTTATCAGCATGTTGAAGCAGTGGCACAACAATCCACACGGGTTTGATGACTTCCTGCATCTCGGTATTGATGTTGGTGCTGCTTTGGGTTGCCGCGATAGTGAAGGCTTTGCTGGTGTTGTACCTGAACGTAACTTCATTCATGGTTCTGGCGTCGTATCGTATATCCGCACCAGTGCCAACTTCTCTCGTCGCGCTCAAGGCACAGACCGTCTCGTAGGATTTATCAACTGGCTCGAACCATACATCGATCATCGTGATGAAGTAATTGGTGTTATGCGAGGCGAAGACGACCTGTATAATATTCACGATGATCGTGTGAACATCTGGGCAGACGAGCCAAGCACTCCGTCGCACACGTACTTCGAAATCCGTATCGTCAATAACCATGCACAAATCAAATACGTGCGTGGCGATCTCTACAACCTCTACCCGTGGGTACAACATGCTTACTAACATTGCTCGTCTTGTCGCTACACAAGCTCACTCTGGTCAGATTCGTAAGTACACCAACGAGCCGTACATCAATCACCCGCTTCGTGTTAGCCAGTGGTTGTCTCAGTTTCACGTTGGTGAACTGATCGAAGCCGCCGCGATCTGCCATGACGTTATCGAAGACACAGGTGTCGGTCACAGTGCTCTCGAACTGACGGTCGGTACACAGGTTGCCGATCTGGTACTCGAAGTAACCAACAACGAATACCCTGAAGGTACACCGCGTGTTGAGAAGTTCTGGGGCAACATCATCAAGCTGCTGCAAGCGAGCCATCAGGCGCAAACGCTCAAGTGCGGTGATATCTATGACAACTGCAAAGACGTTTACGACCTTGACCCTGCGTATGCTGCACGTTACATCGCAGAGAAGTTCTTCCTGGTTCGCATGTTCACTCGCGCTCAGGGTGACGTTCGTGCCGCAGTGATTCTCCTGCTGTCTGATATCTTCAACAAAATGGCAGACGAGCACCGCATCTACTGTCTGGAGTATATGCAGCGTCTGGAACGCGAATGTCCAGACAGTCTGTTAATCCACTTCCACAATGCGCTGGCCGAAGCACAGAACTACAACGGCTACACGCTGCATATCGGAGATTCATATGGACATGAAGCTGCCTCCGTTTAAAACTCGTAGCGTGTTGGTTGAAAACATGGAAGTTAAAAACAAACACGCTAATGCAGTTCTGTCCGTAAGCGAAACAAGCTGGTGGGGTTTTCGTAAACGTCATCTGCGTGTGGCAATGCGCTGCGATAAGATCACTCGTAAGGAACCTGAGTGGTCTGCGCTTGTAAAATGGGATGATGGCTTTATCGTCACTCCCATCTGCAAGGACAGTGAAGTCTTGACAGTAGCAACCAATACACTACGCGATATGCGCAACATGAACATGACTCATTATGATCAGTTGCTTGCGCATCGCCTTTCTATTCACATGAGGAAGAATCATGGCCGCCTTATCTCTGCATCTGTTTGAGAACGTAGCGAACGAACAGGAGTTCGCTGAACGTCGCTTCCACAAAAGCATTATGTTCATGCACGGCGTATCGTCGAATAGTCCGTACGCCAAAGACAGTCAGCCTGTGACGTTCGCTGTATACGAAGTAGGTGACACCCGCACGTATGCTGCTACTGTTGGCCAGAAGCTGCCTGAGCACCTGCAGGACGCGATGAATCTTGAACCTGTGCGTGTCTGGCAGTTGATTCGTCGCGGCAACGATGTGTTCTTTGTTGGCGAAAGCTCCGAAGCAATCGTCGCAGACAACGTGGTGCCTGTAGAGATCCGCGTGGAAGGAGGGCAAGATGCTGAACGCTGCTGGGCCCGCGCTTGAGCTAACAGCCAAAGACGTTGAAGCGTACTGGCGTGGTCGTGCGTACATTGAAGCTGCTCGTTTGGCTCATGATGCGCACGACGACAAGACCGCCAACACCATGACGTATCAGGCGATTGAGCCTTATCTCGAACAAGGCCATGCTGCTATTGCTGATGAACGAGCGGCTCATACAGGCGATGATTTGCCTGATGCTGTGTTTGAGGAAGGGCAGACGCTTGAAGCACGTTTCGTTGTGCTGCTGGCTCTGATGCTGGACAGTGATCGGCACGAAGTTGGTGGGAAGACGATTCTTTCTATGGCGCATCTGTCTGCTGCTGCGCGTGATAAGAAGATCGTGTTAGTGCTTAATGGTCACGGTACTGCGCTGGCTAAACATCTGGCCCTTGAGTCTGGTTATGAGGTACGTGACTCAGGCCAGATTGCGGCTATTAGCGAAAAGATGGCCCGATGTTCACAGAGCACAGGCTTCTTCGAACTTGATACGCCTCGTGTGCGCAAAGAGCCTGACCCTAATCTGAAAGCAGTTCGTCAGACGCATAATCGTGTAGGCAGACACTTTGGCAATCAGCGTTTCAGCGCGAAGCCTCAGCGTCAGAACTTTAAAGGTCGCGGTCGTTGACAAACAATCCACCATCTCTGCCGCAGCATCCAATTGATGCGGTATCGACACGCACACAGGTTTTTCTTGATGTGCTTAATAATGAACGTACACCAGCAGGTCAGTGTATCAGCCGTGTTGTAGATGCAGAGCTTGCTCAGGGGAATGGCCATGAGTATCAAAGACTGGTTGATAACGACGGAGACAGTCATCCACAAGATGATTGTTGATGCCGAAGAAGGCACAGCGGTTGGTCTAGTAGAGACTGTCTACTACGGACCTAAGCGCACTGGAGGTCGTCGTATTCATGGTTCAAGTCTGTCCTGCATCTGCCACGATATCTATCGACGCCATCTGACGTGGACTGATACTAACGGCATGGCAGACTTGCTGCCTAAAGATAACCGTGCAAAGTCATTGAGCCGTAGACTGCGCACTGAACTTAACAAACTCGTTGCAGAAGGTAAAGTAAATGGCGAGTCCTTTATCCGAAATCAACATCGGGAGCCCGCTGCCTGACAGTGGCGACCTGATTTACAAACAGATTCTCGATGGTAGCATTGAGATTCTGGACAGCACCCTTGACCTGCACAGGCACAGCAGTGTGGTGCTACGCTCTACGAAAGAGCTAGGCGTTGATTTACTCAACGGTACTTGGACCTACACTCCGAAGTACACGTATGAGAACAAACACCCTCTGGCCTATACGTTCGGTCATATGCTGGCTGATCCAAACGCTACGTACACTGACCTGGCTAAAGCAATAACGGCGAAAGCGGAGCAGGACCTGTTCTATGCACCGTTGCGCAAGCTCCGCGCTTTCTTGATCAACCACGATCCGGTAACAGCAAAAACCGAGTTGCGTATGCCAGAAGCGTGGATCGTTAATATCGACGATGCGCTCAATATGCGTGACTTTATGGGTGTAATTGAAGGCTATGTTCACTCAGGTCCTCGCCAGGAAATCTCGTCAGTGGTGTTTGAGAAATATTACGCCACAGGTGAGAGCATGAGAAATTCCAAGGCGCGTCTGCTGTTTAGTGGCGGCAATCTGATCGTGGTTGACCCTGACAGACATACAGCAGGTACAGCGAATCTGTTTGATATGACGCCTGTGTTCAAATTCATTACCCAGCCGTGGGATCACGGTCTGACGCAAGAACATCTGCGCGCCTATCGCAAGTTAGTAAATCTGTAAATACTAACTGCTAAAGTTATCTATCTAAACTAACTCTATCTATCAAATATCAGAAGGAACAAAGTATGGCTTCTAAAGAACGTGGTGGTGCTGTCGATAACTCTGCTAAGTCTGCCCGCTCCGGTGGCTCTGCTGGTAAGCGTGTGACTGCGCCTGTCTATAACGGTGTCCAGGCCTCGGCTGTAGTTGAAGCGGGTGCTGCTACCTCAGCCTGCATCGGTCTGTCTGTAGCCCAGCAGATCTATGGCCGCATTGATAGCCTAAACTCCGCTCGTTCGCAACTGGCGGACACGCTGATGGCTCTCGGCCTGTACGAGCCATCCCCAGCCAAAGCAGAAGATCTGGCAGCGAGTCAGCACCACAACGTGCTGCGCATCCTTAATGAAGATCTGAACGTGGCTCTGCGTCACACCAACCATCTGGTGTATGAAGCTGTTAACGGTGATGGTGAGCGTGATGAAATGGGCGAAGACGAAGACGTAGCCAAAGAGCCTACCGGCCTGATCATGAAAACGCAGTATGGTCGTAGCGTGTATCATGACTCACAGACTGCTATTCTTCGTCTGCTGTCTATTCAGAGCCAGGCCAATCGTCTGAACGCTTCTATGATCGGCGTAGAGGGTCCTGCTGACCGCCGTGAAGCTGAGGTGACCGATAGCGTTCACGCTTGCCTGTGCAATCTGGTTGATCACCTGGACGACACAATCTCTACCCTGCATCGCGTCAATGCAGACCTGTCAAACAATCTGCTGGGAGCCACTTTATAATGATCGACTTTACCGCTGTTAAATTCGATGATGACCGTAACCCGTACATTGTTGTACGCGGCGAGAAAGGCAAGTTCAAGCGTCACTATCTGACAGACGCAGAACAGCAAGCACACAAAGAGTGGGACGCCGACCGTGTTCGTAAACTGAACTCTCAGGCGGTAGCACCTGCTCGCGGTCAGACACAATCTTTCCAACACGCTGACACTATCGGTACTGATCGTGCCGCTGCGCGTAACTCTACTCTGCGTACTGGTTACGGTTTGGCTGATGGTCCTACTGGCGCACTCGGCCCAGGTCCTTGCCCACGCGGCTCTGCATCTAGCCCGGGTCCTGCTGGTGTAATCTCTCACATTCCACCGTCAATCGAAAGTGGCTCAGACACAGAAGTGCCAATCGGCCCGCGCGTTGCTCGCCGCTCTGTGAACCTGATGGACAGCATTGCACATCTGACTGTCGCGCTGTATGACTTCGGTGCGATTGACAATGCCTGCGTTGCTGACCTGCGTTCTCGCATCAACGAAATATTTGAAGGCCAGAACGAAGCGGACGCTGATGGTGATATTCGTGCAGACGGCGAACTGGTTCCTGCATACGATTATGTACGCAGCATGGCATACTACATGCACAATTCGTACTTCGAATCGCGTACTCAATCGCCGCTGAAAGTTGTTGGCTGCCACGCCGCACCGATCATCACTCTGACTCAGTTCCTCATGGGTCAGGTATTCCCTGACGGTGATATGGCCCGTCGTGCGCAAGAAGGCGTGCTGCTGAACCGTGCAGATCAAGACGTTCGTGATCTGGCTATGGACATTCTTGTTGTCTACAATAACATTCAGGCGGATATCAGTGAAGCTGGTTTGCGTCTGTTGGGTGAGGCGCCAGAAGAAATCGGCGGAATCAATGTGGGCTTTAGTGAACTGGCTAAGCTCGAAATTGTTCGCGCTATTGACGAGATGCTGGAGTATCTGGTGATTCGTGTTGATGGTCTGACTCAGATGATCAACGACCAGCTGTAATCTGCTGTAGAAAAGCAAAAAGGGCGGCCCTCGTAATTGAGAGTCGCCCTTTTTCGTTATAGCGCTAAACCTATACCGATAGCTGCCGCAATGCGCGTCAACCACAATTGAAAATCGGCTGACTTCTGATCTTCAATACGTGCCTTGCGCTCTGCTGCTAAGTCATCGGATAGTCCGTTCGCCCTCACCTCTTCGGCTTGAGCCAAACGCAGTAGTTTGTTGCGTTCATCAATCGTCAGATTCAACACATCGAGTAGCTTGTTTCGTTCTTCGGTGCGTGTCTTACCTGACTCATACAAATTGATCAAATCAACCATTCCCTTATTGTCGAGCACTGCAACCTTCTTGTCGTCTACAACTTTGACAACGACTTGAGGCTTGGCAGGAACGGCTTCCTTTTCCCACTCAACACGATTGATCTGCTGAATGTCTTGCATGGTTGTTTTCTTGGTCGGTTCGATGCCAGACAACGAACTACAACCAGTCACTAGCAAGCACAGGAGTAACGTGATTATTTTCATAGCTTATTGTACCTGTCCACCAGCTCGTCCATGCTGTCTTCTTTGGTCGGAGGCTTAACATCAGTCTCAGGCTTCCGCGTGTTCAGTTCTTTCACCGCCTCGTTGACAGTCTTGCTGTCTTGGACTTGGTTCTCGATTGCTGCTTCACGCGTATTGTCAGCGGCTTTCTGTTCACCTGTGGTAGTTGAAGGACTTGTCTTAGGGCGACGGAACAACAACGCCGTAACGACAAGCACAATAACAGATGCGAAAACCTTCCAGTATTTTCTCACGATCTCAATAGCCTTAGACATAATCACGCACTCCACTATTCGGCTTTGTCTTTATCCTGCTCCTGAGCTTTGGTGGTCTGCATGTTGACAAGGTTCTCAACTGTGAACGCCAAAGAGAAGTAGGTAAGATGGTCTGTCTGGCCGTTCATCAGTAAACCAATGAACATACCTGTAGACACAAACACTGCGGCGACGGAAGAGATTGGATTCAGAGTCCAATACTCTTTCCAGTTTAAGCCTTCTCGCTTAGTCTTGACCACATAGTTCATCAAGACGCCGCCAACATATGAAAGGAAGAAGGCTACGATTTGGATCGTTGGCATTTGTGATAACACATCACCCATGTTTAATACTCCCTATTAGACAAAAAGAAAGGGCAGCCGAAGCCGCCCTTATCGATCAAAGTTGCTCAGAGGTAATCTGACCATCTTGATACAGTTCACGCTTACGCGCTTTCCACGAAGAGGAAAGTTCAGAGAAGAACTCCCTCATACGATCATCGTCCAGCTCAAACGGTTGCTGTACGCCATACTTCGCGCACATACCATTGAACGCGTCAGCATACTCCTTCTGGAGCAGTGACTTCTCTGCGCTTACGCTGATATACTGCTTAGCCGACATAGCTACTGAAAGTTGCATAATACCATCCTCTTATCTGTACTCGCTTAAATTATCAAGCGAATTTCAAAACGAGGTCGTTAATGATAACAGCTTTCGACTGATCAGTAGGCGTGGTATTGTTTGCGAATACCTTGCCTCCAAGCAGCTTCAAGTCTGCGCTTGAGTTTTCATCGCCTACACTACAGACTGCGAGGAAAGAAGCTCCTGCATCGTTGCTGCCTGTCTGCAAGTTAACTGTATTCGAATACGCACCGATGACGATACACCATGTAGGGAAAGCGTCTTTCAGGAAGTAGCTTGCACGGTAGTCGTTGTAGGTGTTATTCAGACGCATGTTCATCGCAGAAGACATAGGAACAATGACGTTGTTTGCCATCTGAGTAACAACAGGCTTGTTGCCCGTCACACCGCCAACGTAGTCTGCAACACGCGCAGTAAACAAAGGACCTACTCGCGTATACGCCGCGTTACCACCAGCCAATTGCGTTCCCTCGGCAAGCAGCGACTGCACCTCTGCTTTGGTCGGCATCGTGCCTGTGTAGAACAAAACAGACATGGTAGTGGCAGTAAACGCCGTAGGTGATGCGTTACCGACCAAGTTGATAAGCGCATTTCGCATCATGGCGTTAGCGGTTGCTGGAAGCATCTTCATTATACACTCCCCAAGAAGTTATCAGAGATGCGGATAGTGAAATCAGATACCGCAAGAGTTCCATACTGGCCGATAGACGGAGTACCGAGTACGATATCCGTACCTACATCAAGCACAAGACCATAATAGTCTTCGGCGCTTGCCCCAAGATAGGGCTGAGTTGTTGTAGGGACAGCAGGCGTCAGAGGTACGAGCACAGCGTGTGTAAAAGCGGCTGTAACGAAGTCACTGCCTTTCTCTGCATACGGCGTAAACATGATTTGGGTGACCGATGAGGTACCGTTCGTGTTGATACGCAGTTTACGTGCTGTGATATCGACTTCATTCATACCAAGAGCAACTACGATGCGCGTCCACACCAGAGTCGTCGGGTCTTGATACTCCAGTCGGATATTGCCTGTGTTTATACCCGAGGTTGCGATCATAAATGAACGGAAACGCAGAGTACGTCCGTAGTCGTACTCCATTGTATCGTTCGCATCCCAAGACTGAGCAATAGGCAACGTAATGTCAGAGCAGGAGCAAACGTTGGCCATTATCTGCTGAGGTGTTTTAGACCAACCAATAGATGGTGTATAGCGCGAGTATTCAGGGAACACTGCATACGTTTGCACAGACTGTTTGGTTGTAGTGTCAAATGCGACACGGCCTTGACCGTAGCCACCAATAGGCATCAGGCTTCTAACCTTGCTGTACTGACGACACAGAATGCCATTAGGGTCTGCGGTCTGCGTTTGGTACTTCAACTCAACGGCAGCGCGAGATGAAGCCACGAGATCAGTAAACGCTTTCGGTACGTTGTTGCTACTTCCGTTTCGGAAGAAAGCAGCCCAGCCGTTACTGGCGCTAGTACCAACTGTTTGCAGTAGCTGATACAGCGCCTGTTTTTCAGAGACTAACATAATGCCTCCTTAGAGTTTGATACGCATATCAGGTACGCGCACAGGCTGACCAGCAGTAACAGCACCACCAACGATTTTGAGATCTGCTGCGGAGTTCTCGTCGCCAACAGTACCGACGATGCAGTTGTACAGGTTGGTACCTGATACAAAGTTTGCCCAAGCGTCAGCGTTCGATGCCGCGGAGCACTGACGCAACATAAACCATGTAGGTGTTCCCGACGTTGCGATAGTGAACAGGTTAGTCTGAGCACTTAACGGCAGATTAAACACGTTGTTGTCGAAGTCCATAGTTGGAACGAACGCGCCTAGAGCAACGTTACCCAAGAAATTCGTCTGTGTTGCAAATGCTGAGATAAGTGATGCAGACCACGAGGTCATCGTGTTAGTTGTAGCCAGCAGTGTCTGCAACTGGTCATCTGTAGGAGGAGTGCCTGAGAACAAGGCAACGTGAACAGCTCCAGCCGTGACTGCCTGCCCTGGTGGCATACGGATGCAAAGAGCAATTTGGGCCTGGAGTGTGTTGTATGCTTTTGAGACGCGCATATTAGTATACCTCAGTTGCGACAGGTTTATAGGTTACAGTGAACGAGCTTACAGCTTGTTCCTGCGCAGGGTAAACAGTGGCGTCATTGATAACGAGGTCAAAGTTTGCGGCCTGTTTCAAATCGTCAGTAACAGTCAGGCCATAGTGACCGAAGTAGCGTCCGTATGCCACCGTGCTTAGGCCGTTAGACATAGACACAGAACCCCACGTTGTGGCATACATAACAGGCATGATCACTGCGTGTTGAATCTTTGCCAGAGTACGTGGTGACGTACCTGAAACGTAGTCGCCATAGAAGTGCAAAATAAACGGACCCAACCCTGTAGGGAATGGGTTGGTTGCCGCTTTAGAGACGACACGCCAGCGACGACCTTGAACTGTAGCAGGGAGCTGGAAATACTTCTCGGATTGTGCTGTGGTGACGGATAGGTTCGTGTTGATGTTCGTCACGTCAACCCAGGAGCTACCCTGCTGAACTTGCAGGAAGGTTAAGTTTCCTGCTGTGACACTGAACAAGTTATTCGCTGGTATCATGCATATTGCAGCCAAACTATTTACTACAACCTCAGCGCCAAAATCATATTCAGCAAGAGTCCATGACCCATCTGCGTTGACGTTCTTAACCGGAGGTACAGATGAGTTCGTTGAAATACACGGCCCAATATATGCGGCTGTAGTGGACGCGGTGCGGTGGGCCAGAATAGTGAAGAACAACATATCAAGCTGTGTGCTGTTGAGGGACAGGTTGGCCACAAGATCTTGATAGACAGTGCTGTATGTTGCGAAGGTCACTTTAGGCAGGACGCGCTTTCCACGGTAGCCCTGCACAGTAGTCCAGGCAGGAGCTGGAGATACTTGGTAGTTAGAGACAGCGGTAGGCACCAGTTGCTGCTGGGAGTTACCGATGTTGTTTTGCAGAAAAGCACGACCACTCACCATGTTATTCAACACAGTTTGGAGATCGTAGTTCAGTGTAGTCGGAAGATTCCCTTCCATGAAGGCGCCGAACACAGCAAGTGGTGTGTTCTGATAGATAGGTACAATTTTCATATACATGCCCTTGGTTTAAAGACAGTTCAAATTAATGACGTGGCAGCCGAAGCCACCACGTAGATATCACAGCTGGATTGTCAGATCGAGGAAGCGATATGCTTGACCCGTCACAATCTGACCTCCGATGAACTGGAGTTCGGCATCAGAACCCTGTGTACCCACAGAGCCAATCCAGAAGGGCCCTGTCAGACTAGCGCTGTACGCAAAACCTGCCCAGTTGTTCGATGCGTTTGCAGGTAGAATACGTGCAACGTAGAACGTAGGCGTACCGTCAGCAACACCAGTAAGAGTAGCAGCCTGACCAGCAAGAGGCAGTGTTACTGTACGCGCCTGTGTATTAACAACAGGTGTGATCGCAGCAGAGGCCAGTACACCGAGAAAATCGGCGGACACAAGTCCCAGGTTTGCACACACGGTGTTCCAGTTCAGTAGACTATTGACAGCACCTGGAGGTAACACGTCAAGCGCCTTACTAATCTTAGGAGCTGTGCCTTTGAACAGACCAATATGCAGAGAGTTGGCAACGAGTGGTGTAGCAGGGAATCCCGCATTCATCTGAGCCAAAGAAACAGCTTTATTGCTAATCATACGCCCCTCCCTACGAGTGCGTCTTGCTTCACACGGAACGTAGGCACAGGCGCTTCACCGAATGCTGTGTTATACGTTGTGTCCAGCATTACGATATCGTTACTGGCTGACAGCTTAACGTCGTCGGTGACAGTGAAGTGTGTCATACCGAAGTATCGGCCAGCAACCGTAGCCTCTAAGGCAGGCCAGTTGAAGTGCCACTGGGTGCTGTTTGCATAGCTTGCGCTGGCAATCAGGTTAAGCACCGACATGTGTTTGTACTTACCCAACGTGCGAGGCTTAACACCTGTATAGTTGCCGTAGAACTGCAAGCTAAACGGATAGTGGCCAAGCGTTGTCCACGGCCATGATACTGATTTATTGATCAGCCTAAACTTCTGAGCTTTGACAGATGCAGGCAGCGTATATGCAATAGGAGCCCAGTTAGTTATTGTACGAACGTTAGCGTAGCAGTCTACCGCATCTACCCACTGATCATTAACGTAGGCTTGTAGTACGGTACCTTGTGTACCGAGTACCATAAGTGTGTTCACGGCAGCGCCTACTGAAACACCCACGAGACCTTTGAGTTCCATCTCGGCACCGAAATCATACTCGGCGATCAGCCAATTACCTGCTTCTGTTAGATTGTACTGAGGACTCAAGTACAGACTGGTAGTCGTTGAGAATTGGCTTGCCGCGTTGCCCATCTTGTGCGCAAGGATAGTAGTTGCCACACTCTCGTTATACTTACCGACAGTTGCAGCAAAACGGTTGTCGAGTGCAGGCAGACGCAACTTAGGAATGATGCGAGTCATTGCGTTGATCGCAGCGCCATATCCGAACGTGGCGTTAATCTCCACCCAAGCTGGGTAGAAGTTATTACCGACAAAGGTCGAGGCCGATACTGGCGTGTACTGCCAACGAAACGGCGCTGTGCTCATTGGCGTCTTTTGTAGCAGACGAATCGTAATGGCATCGTTGAACGTGCTGTGAATACCACGCTCACCATTCTCAGGCACGTCTGTATCGTACAACAGGCCGAGCGAGAACAGAGAAGCTACGTTCGCTGCCTGATACGGAAAGAGTTCCATAATGCGTCCTTAGCTGAATGTGATGTTGTTGATATTGACAGTGCCATTCAGGTTGAACGTACCATCACCGTTATCAGTCAGAGGAACACCCATAGAGATCAAATCTTGCGGTGTGAACTCAACCAGAGATGAAACAGAAGCCGTACCTGTCCCAAGAGCAGACACGCTATTGCCCAACAGCAGATACATGCGGTTGAACGCCTTAGCATAGGCGAAGCGACCGAGCGCAGTATACAGATCGAACATGCGCTTACCGTTGCCCAGATTGACGATACGAATCGTACCAGACGAGGCAAAGGTTGATTCCATTACGCAGCCAGGAACGTTCGCTGTCAGGTATGTGCGCAATGAAGTCAGACTGAATGGTGCCTGCGCTTGGTTGTTCCACACTGAATCGGGAATAGTATCGCCAGCAGAGAAAACAAGAGCGGCAGTAACTTCGGCCGAGATCGGAATGCCACCCGCCTGTAGATTACCTGAGTTATATCCCACAAAAGATGCAGGCTGACACGGGTTTTCAACAGTCGGGTTGGCCGTTGACCCAAGCGAATCCCCGCGCATGTTGAGCATTGCTTTAGAGATATACATCAGCTACTCCTTTGCGTGAATCGCAGTTTAGGACAGTACATCAACGTCTTCTGACTTGGGATAACCTGATCCACCAGCTTGAACGGACCCTGATTCCCCACAGCGCCGGCAGTGTACATGATGCTGTCCGAGTAATCGGTATCGCCGTGCGTGAACGTATTGCAGTGTGCGAGCGCCGCCCACGTAGGAGAAGTTACAGCAACAGAAGACGGCACATCAACAGAGCTGAGTAGCACACGCATAGCGCTTGCTGCGGTCAGGCTCGTTGACTTAAAGCGATAGCGCTTCGACGCCTTAGGCGCGGACAGAGACATGGCGGTGGCGTCACCTGTAACTGTGGAAGCTCCACCAAGAGTTGACTCAGTGGTTCCATCGTCAGATAGCGCAACCAACTGGAAGCCATCAGTCACGGCACTATTAAATTTGATATGTGTCACTGTGACAGCCGTATCGAACTCAATGTCAATATCGACACCACCGAAACGAACAGCAGGTTCTGCAACGCTACCAGCTCCCATAACTAACGTGATGTTACGATCAGTAACGCCTGAACGAGTGATACGATGAGGCACAAGTTGAGATACCACAATAGCAGGAGTGCCAATGGTCCCATAGTACGATACCCCTTTAGGGATGTACTGAGATTGAAGGGCAAGTGCAATCACGTTGCCGTTTTCAATACCAGTAATAGGGTTTCGCACAATGCCGATAGCTTGGTTATACATATCAGCAAGTGACTTATTGTTGAAGGCCGCTTCGAAGCCTTCTTTAGACGTAGGCAGTTTGCCACTAAACGCAAAGATGTTCCAGCCAGCACCTACGTTTGGGTCGTTGAGTAGTGCTGCCGTGTTTGCGTTCGTGCCTACAACTGCTTGCGCCATGATACGTGTGTTAATGATCTTCATTAGCTCACCACCGGTGCAACAGATTTGTTATTCGCTTTCGTATCAGACAGGTCAAGCGCAGGAACCGACACACGGAACACGATGTTATCAAACAGCGGTTCAATGGTCTGGTCAGTCACGAAAGCACCAGTAGCCAGAGGTACGTCGATACGGCCTGGCGTGACACTGGAGTTAAACGTGCGGGCCGTGAATTTCGACTGCACCTGAGTGACAAGTGCTGCAACAAACACAAGCGTGTCTGCGCTCGTTATCTGCTGATTGAGAATCTGTGACCAACGATACACAGGAATCGTTTGAGACAGAACATCAGCCACACGTTCCTGAGGAATGTATGTGGCTTTCTCGTTCGTCGTAGGCTTAGACGGCTGTGATGCCGTGCTGATTTCAAGCTGCGACATAACGAACACGAAGTCAGCAAAGAGATCAGGATCATACGCAATGACAGGTACAAACATGTTATGCTCCTTGTCTCACGCTGTAGTTGTTGATGATAGGTGTATACGAGGCATTGCCTCCGCCGTAACCACCAGTTACCTGCTGTATTGTTGCTGTAGCCGGTTTGGTGACTGCGTAGGTGAACTGATCAACCTGAGTACCGTTGATATACACAGTATGTTGGTTGGTCGTAGCATCGTACACATACTTGATATGCACGATAGAGCCTGACCACAAAGCTGAATAGGCAGAAATAGAACGTGACACTTTGGCTGTAGCAGAACCGCCGTTAGTGTTGTTCCATATACACAGACCACGCTCGTTTGAGCGGTCGAATGCGATTGCAAAGCGGTCTGAGGTGCCTGTGCCGATCTTGAGTATTGACCATTCGGCATAATCAGCGTTACCTGATTGGTGGTAGTCACACTCAATCGTGAATGACTTACTCGGATCGAAACCAGGAACAGATGGTGTTGAGATTACACCGGCAGTGCCGAGATCGATACCTTGACCGTCTGTGGCAACTTTGGTTCCTGTCGATGTGTACGCAATACCTACGTAGTCAGTGAATGCTCCAGTGTTGAAGCAACCAAGGTCGAATGCTGTAGACTCAGAACCTGTCAGCCACGTAGCGCCAGTAGTCTCTGACCACATCTGCGTCAGGCTGATAGAGAACGCAAGGATAGTGATCTGCGTCTTATAGCCATTAGGGTCATACTTGATGTTCAGGTCAGGATAGAGCAACGTCACATCCGTGCCCACAGTCAGGCAGATAGGGAGAATGCCACCGAGAATGAGATGGGTAGGCACACCTTCCGCTAAAGCCGTAAGCAAGCAGTCAGAGATAGACAGCTTGTTGCGATCAATAGTACGAACGCAGTTAGTGCCTTTGGCCAACACAGTACAGATACCGCTGGACGCTGCAAGTGCTGCATCGAACACATATCCTGCGCCAGTTTGTGTCTGGTAGTTAAGGCACTTGTTGATATCTGCTTCGGTGTAACCCGCATTCAGCTTTACCAGATAGCAGGACTTATCATCCGCCGTCGCTTGAGCAAACAAACGTGTCAACTGAGGCACAGCAGAGTTAGCAAACAACTTATAGTTCATGTTATACCTCGGTAGACAGACGAAGCTGGGCGACAGAAGCAAACTCACCAGGACCGAGTGCTGTAGAAAGTAACTCGATAGGTTTGCCGCTACCAATGGCGCCTACTTCACAGGCGAAGTAAGTAGGGATGTAGCTGCCATTCGCTAGAGCACCGTAGTTGGTGTCTTGAATAACAACCAGCGCTGTCTTAATCGTTCTGTATGCTGCGTTGCGGCCTACATCTGATGCAGTTACAGGCAGCACACGACGAGTACCAGACGTCTGAATGAAGCGATAGCGGTTGGACTGAGGCACAGCGGTAGCAATCACGTTGCCCTCTTGGTTTGCTGCAATCGACCAAGCGACAGCAGTACCAACAACGCCAGAACCATCAATAGGAGCAATGGTACCTGCTGCGGCAGTGCTCATATCACCAACGTCAGACAGCACCGCATCAATCGTAACAGCGAAGTCAAACGTCAGGTCAGTAGTTGACAGGTGGAGGCCGGGCATGAGTGCGTCGTGAGGAACGCCCGCATAGTCCCAGGCACGATAGCCAGCAGGACCAGCTCCCCACAGAGCTTTGTTACCTGCATCGTTGCTTGTGGTGTACGCAGTTTGAATCTGAACAGAAGCCGCACCGTTATAACCGATAGGACGAGCCTTAGACGGGTAGTGTACGGTAGCGCCGTTCTTGATCTCATACACATGACCAGAACGAGCTTTCCATCCTTCCTGTTGGTCCATAAGAGGCAACAGGCCTTCTGTAGTTGGACGCAGTGTGAGTCGTGTTGCAGCAACAGCGTTGTCGAACAGGTTACGCATGTCCAACAGATGCTGTGAGAAGTTACCTTGATCGGCCATCTCAGTGTCGAAGAAGAATACGTTAACAGGAATGCCGTTAGCCGCGTTCGACGCCCAACCAGAACCTAAGTTGAGCACACTGAAAGGCAGAAGGTTGTGTCCTAAGATGCGCATTAGAACTCCTTAGAATCTTTGACGACGGTAGCAAGGAACTTACCGTTACGCAGGTTAGATGCAGACAGAATCAGGTCAGCACCAGAGCCAGCAGCGCCGATAGTCAGAATCAAGAAGCCACCATAAGGCGTGCTTGCAATATCTTTGTTGAAGACAATCACGTTGTACGCGTTCAACAAATCAGAGATAGTGCCCGCGAATGTGCCTTGCAGCGTAGCGCTCAGACGGAACTTGTATTTGTTATCGGAGCCGTGAATCCAGCGCACAGGGTTAACGGTAACAGAAGTCAGGTCAAGCACCGCAGTAGCCCCGATAGCTGTCTGCACTGTAGTGCCGTCGGCAACAACAATGTTCGCAGGGTCAGGTACCTTAGCGAGGCAGATTGTCTTCTGCATGTTTGAAAGGCCGTACTTCAACGGCGGATCAGTTACAGGACGTTTGCCTGCATCTGGAATCACAATGCCGTTGGCGACCAAAGGGAATGAAACTATTTCCATTGTATGTCTCCAGTTAACTCGCTATAAAATTACTGACAAGTCGAATACGCTAGGCCATCACAGACGTATGGGATCTGTAGAGTATATGTCAGGCTGAGGTTGGATATTGAATGAAGTTGTGTTGCCTACACCCAATGTCTTAACGCCAAAATCTTCTTCGGTATAAAGCACTGTGCGGACGCGCGTACCTTCCCAAATAAACAGCGCGAACTTATCTATGGTCTGCGGTGACTCTGCATAGCCGCTGTTTCCGTATGGGTTTGAGCAGCAAACATACTTGCCTGCATCGTAGGTATTGCGGCGTACTGGAGTTGTTGCTCGCCACCAGCCTCCATTTGAAAAGGATTCCAGATATGCGCCCATACTGAACGCCATCAAGTCTGTTTGGTCAGATGCCCATGAGGAGTAGTTTGTGCCTGTGAAATTATACGACCACGAGTGAACAGACTTAGTGACTGTAGTTGCACTCGTTGACGTAAACAGTCTACGTCTGTGATTGTAAGCATCACCCGTCTGTCTACTAGCAGACGATACAGTGACTTGCGTATCAGGGAATGAAGCCAGGAATGTTGTAGGTAGCGTTGTCCCTTGAATAGCACTCGGTACTAATGAGAAAGGCGTATATGCAAAGTTTGTTGTATTCCCTGTGAATGGTGTGTTCGAGTTGTAGTTATCAATAAAGTCCATCTGGCTAGACTTACGTCCGTAGCCGTCCTTAAGACCTGTAACCAATAACGTTCGAATGACGCCATCATCCGATGTGAAGTCCGGCGGTTCGGCAACCATGGTTAACTTCGAGTAATAGAGTCGTGCTTGTGTGTTGTACGCAGCGACACCCATCATTGGTTGACAGGTTATCGTGTTTCCAGAGATACTTGCAACGGAGCTTCTGCTATTACGAATTAAATCACGTAGCTCGGATATGCTTTTGAATTGTATCTGCTGGTTCGAATCGAAGAAGAATCCGTATTTACGAACATCATCCTGCTTCGGAAGAACAAGCAACATATTGTGTCCTTACACTTTGAACAGTGTTTTGGTCCCAAATGGGTTCTCAAATTCGATGTTCAATACAGCAACATCGCCAGTGGCCGCGGGTGCGGTCTGTATAATGTCCTGGCCAATTTTGGCACGAAGCATATACCCTTGACCATTGCATTTAAACATCATCATGCATGAGGTCAGAAGCACGTCAGGCGTATTGTCTTTTCCAGTGACCGCAGTGCGCATAGGAAAAGCCGCACTATCACGGACATAACCGCCGACGCCATTCGAAACAGTAGGTGCATCCCAAGCAGTAAACTGATTAAGTCCACTATAGCTGTAGCGTTTACCAACAGGCCTAATGAATGTGATATGAGGATTAGAAGCAGGACCACTAAGGACAGAAGGGATGCCTTGTATCGGCGAAGAGGTAGTCTGAATGTAGGAATAAGACTGCGCTCCTGATTCTGCCCGCGTATTCAGATTAAGAGAAGCATTCATAAATCCTGCATCATAACCACTATACGTTCCCCAGAAACCATCAACGTACCTAGAATACTGACTGCCTGCCTTAGAACTGTATGATTCAATTATGGATGATTCACGCATGTTCTCAGGGAAGACGAGCATACAGGATGAAGGCCAATAGTAACCAGTCTCGCCCGTATCTCTACTGACGCCGTTCCAGCCATTGAACACAGGATTGCCGTTAGCCCACTGCTGACCATTTCCTGCAGCTGTATCGTACACACAGAAATAACGTTCGGCCATAGCCTTATAGGTCTGAATTGCCGTGTAGCTATTGTGAGGAGCAGAGTTGCCTGAGATTAGGTTAGCACTACGCGCAGGGTAGAAGTAGTTGTCCTTAACACCGCTCATAGGGCTTAAGGTAACTTGGTCGCCTTGTGTATCAGAGCTATTTCCCCAAGCACGGGCAGAAGCAATCTTAGATATGTAATGCTCCTCGTCAACGTGTGCGTCTGATATGTCTGTCTGATCATCAAAGTAAAGACCTCGATGTACAGCCAGCTTGGCAATCGCATTCGCCTTATTGTTATGGTACGTGGCATACAACATAAAAACTCCTTAATCTAATTCGAATGCGCTAGCAGGAGGTACGAATGTGGTGTCGTAACGAGAGAAGTTACTCACACGAATCTGATCCCAATAACTATTCGAGGACCCTTCGTACCCACCAATGCGCAGAGGTACGGCGGACATGCCGAATCCAGGAGCGGTGTCAGTAGTAGTCATTTTAGCAACACCATCAATCCAGATAGTATATACGTTGCCCTTGCGCGTTAACGCTAGGTGATACCAACGACCAACAGGAATGATCGCAGCAGCAGAAGCCATAGCGTATTGTGTGCGAGTCTGTAGATACACGTTGCCTTGATATGTCTTAAAGCAACTCGACACACCATCACCCTTACTCAACCACCACTGATTGCCTGTGATACTAATCGTATACACCCAGCCCTCAATAGTGAAGTCACCGATCTCGAATGGCAAGTCTGTGGTACCGAAGTCCACATAACCGTTGTTCATCAGAAAGGATTTGTCACCAAACTTGGATTGTGCCGTGCTTACGACAGGGCTTGTCCACAGTGTTAGCTTTCTTCCTGGAACGGCGAGATCGTTGAATCCGTCTGTAGCTCTCAAGAGCACACGCGTCTTGTCGCCAACATCGAAGTCATACGTCAATGCTTGGACGTAAGTCATGGTGAAAATCTCCGATAGAAGGTAAAATGGCCCGTACCATTAAGATACAGGCCATATATGTTACACCAGCAGACGGCCTGCGATAGTGATTGCCACGCCGTTCAGTGTCGTATCAGCAGTATCTGGTGCGACAACGCGGAGCTGGTCACCAGCAACCAGAATGATCTCAGTGTCGAGATATGCAGATAACGGTGCGAATACGCCAGTCTTAGAACCAGCACCGAACGTGATGGTACCAAGCTGAATGACAGCCTGAGTAACTGTGTCGTATGCGCTTACTTTGAACACCGCTTGAGCGGTAGCAGCAACATCAGCATTCGCCATAGAGCCAGCGAAGTTTTTGATGATTGCAGTGGTACGTACTGACAGGTAACGCGCAATCTCTTGGCCACCAGCGTAGCGCTTGAGAATGCTCAGGCCTACGTCATATGGATTTACAGACTGCAACTGGTTAACCCACTTAGCGCGGACAGTCGAGTAGACGTACAGGCCAGGCTGGTTAGCGCCAACAACAGCAGTCAGGTTCCATACACGACCGTTTGTTGGGTTTGAAGGAAAGGTAGGTCCAGATGAATTAGGGTCACCTGGTGCGCGTGTAATCTGAGCTTGTTCGCCTGCGAGTTGCAAACCAAAAGTATACATTGTTTATCTCCTTAGGCGATCCGCACATGCCCCGTAACTGCATACGGGAATGTTACTTTGACCGTATTCATATCCACAACGATAACATCGAGTGGTAGCACTTGATGGAGCTTACCATCAGGCATATTCACGCAAGTTGTCACTGCGACGTAGCGGCCGAAGTTATGTGCGATCGTCCATTCGGTCGCGGGCGTCTCCTGTTCAAAGGTGCGCCCCATCGAATAGTTGATCATGCGAATCTCCCTTAATACAGAATAACAGTACCAGACTGCGCACTGTCAAACGTGATGGTGAGCTGGGTATTGCTATCATGGACGATAGACTTAGGCTGAACTTCTTTCGTACCTTGATAGATACGAACAGCAGGATGGTAGCCGAGGTTATGAGTAACAACCCACACAGCTTCGTCAGTGAATGACGCAGTGAACGCAACTGTAGGTGCAGGCAGACCGCTCTCGATACCAGACAGCAGAACAGCAGTACCAGCAACAGGCTCAGGGAACAGCACGATTGTGGTGTTAGCATCTTGCGCTTTGATCGAGGAAGGCATCAGCACTTCACCATTTCCATCGTAGCACTGTACGATAGGTGTTGCTGTGTTCATGTTGTGGGCGATTTCCCAGCGAGATGAAGCAGATGCCTGTGCATGACGGTACATCGTCATTTGCTGAGTCAGTGGAACCCAGATAGGTAGCTCCAGAAACTCAACACAGAACATCAGTCGCTTGTCCATGAAGATTGCCATGCCCGGCTGAGGGTTAGTTGGCCAATCAGAAACTTCTTCGAACTTGAAGTTCTTGATCGAACCGAACTCTAAATCTAAACTCCCGAGGACTTTCATAAATCTTCTCCTGAAAGGTAAAAAGGGCAGGCAGATGCCCACCCTTTTATTATGCTACTTACGCTTCTGGTTCAACGTAGGCGTTAGTACCAGTTACGAATGCGATTGCGACTTTCTTCGCAGTAGCCAGCTCAACACGCAGACTGTTTGCGTCGATGAACACAACTTCATCAGGGATGATCTGATAGCCAGTGTCGTCAACAACGGTGACAGTACCGTACTTCACGCCAGCATTGTGGGTGAAGGTGTGGGCAGTTGCGGCAGCATCACCAGCAGCAGTTTTGTCGTACTGGTACAGTTTAGCAGCAGCGCCGCCAGAACCAGCAGCGATAGCATCGTCAACGTATTTCTTGCTGACAGCAGAAACGTCGGTCAGAGCACCAGTACCAGTCAGGTTGATGTGGTCAACGTCACCACCGTTTGCGTCGATGAAGCCACCAGCAGTTTTAACCGCAGCAACGTCAACAGCGATTTTGCTGTTAGTGGTGTCCTGTTTCAGGCCATCACCCAGGGCAGCCGCAGCAATCTGAGTATAGCCCACACCGCCGTCAGCAATCGCCAGACCATCGACAGAACGTGCCAGAGTAGCGCCGTCCAGTTTAACGCGAGTGCTACCAGCGTTATCTTCCAGGCCACCAGCAGAGTCCAGCTTCGCAGTCACAGCGTTAGAGGTGATCTGAATACCAGCACCAACAACGACGTTAACAACGTTACCAGATTTGTTCAGACCGTCACCGGCGTTGAACTCAGAAGCACCGCCGAACGTAGTCCACACAGTGCCGTCAAAACGACGATACTCTTTGATGGACTTAATCCAGGTAACAGCGCCACCAGCTTCGCTGCCAGTAGGGTCGAACACGATAACGAACGCAGTGCCGTTATAGCGAACGATCATGTTGTCTACCAGACCAGTGATAGAACCGAAGTTCGGGTTGATCTGGTCAGCGGCCAGAATCAGGTACTGTTTGCCAGCTACCAGCTCTGGGTCGAGAGTACCGTCTTCCTGGATAGCGTCAGAGTCTTGCAGCCAGTCGATGCCTGCGATAGCGTTGTCGATATCGATCTTACGAGCGGCATCGTTCGCGTTAGCAGGTGCAGCCAGGTTAGAAACGGTGTTACCGTTCGCGTCGAGGTCACCAGTCAGTTGACCATTAGCAGCGTTCAGCTTACCAGCCAGAGCAGTTTCGTTCGCGTTAGCTTTGTTGCTAACCGCAGTGATCTGCGACTGAATGTTGGAGCTTGCGCCAGACAGATAGCCCAGCTCGGCAGCAGTTACGTTTGAGGTTTGCAGTTCGTTGTCTGCACCAGCAACCACTACGCCGTTTTCAGTCAGGCCGGTCAGCTTGTCCTGCTTGGTAGCAACAACTGTTTCAACGTGCTTTTTAGACACAGCAGCGTTGTCACCAGAAGCAGACTGGTCAGGGCCAGACAGCAGCAGGTCAGCAGTCATCGGTACAGTACCGTCAGCCAGGATAGCGCCTTCTACAGAACCGCCACCGCCCAGCTCTTTGATTGCAGTACCATCGAAGTATTTGTACTTCCCGTCGGTGCTGTTGTACCACATACGTGCAGTTTGTGCCTGCACCAGATCGCCTACAACTGGGTCAGTAGCAAGAACCTCTGGACGGAAGTTCTTAATCTGAGCACTGAGCATCAGTTCAATATTACCAGTACGCATTGTCATTCTCCTGAGTGCGTGGGATTAGAAGAAGTTACTTTCACAGTCATCGAGGCTACAGCGTAGCTTCTGGTAGGCCGTAATTCTTTCTTCCGTAAGATTGATATATTTATCATCAATATTGTACTTCACTCGGATTGGCACATCGTACCCATCGAGCAGGCCGTGACGTTGATAAACTTCAAGGCGAAGTACCGGGGCGCTGACTCCACCGCGTTCCATAATGGTGAGGTCAATCTTGTCGGCATAAATGAATGGTCGTTCACGCTTACACAAGATGTAGTCAATCTCATGCAAATTAAACAATGTGAAATTCATATAGCCAATAATGAACTCGGCTATGAGTTTAAACGATTCACTCATGTCCTGCCGAAACTGTTGTGTGAGAATCTGATCAACGTAAGGTCGAATTACCATACGCATCTCATACCAACTCTCACAGAACAGCGCGGGAAAGTCTTCTGGGTGGTGGGCCATAAGACCCAACACCTCGTTTTCCGTATCTGCAAAGGAACTTAAAATATCAGTGGCATCGTGTTCCATTTCGACACCACGACCAGTTGAAATGAATCGACGTTCAATGTCTCTCAACCAAGACTCCGACGCAGATAGGTATTGAAGCAATGTTTCTCGTGCGGCAGCCGTGAAGTCATGCCTGTTGGAGTCAAGGACTTCACCAAGCATAAAGGCTTTCGCTTTGTAGAAATCACCATAGCGTTCGGCGGTGAATCGTCTGAACCCTATGTTATTCTTCAAATAGCCCATCATCGCAATGCCCTCAAATCATTCAACTCCGTGTTGCCTTGAGCATTCGGGGTTGTATAAAGAGAACTGGATATGCTCTGCAATCGCAGACCGAGCTTCTCAAGTTCTTGTTGACTCCCACCTAACTTATCAAGCACTTCGCGCATTAGCTCGACTGATACCTGATGGTCATGGGACTGCTGGGATATGATTCGTTCGAAGCGCTGCATCGCACGGAGAACTGAGTTCAATCCCTCTTTCATGTCCAAATTATCGACTGGTGCGGAGTCGGCGATTGACTGAATCAGTCGCATCATCTGCGCCAAGTCGGCTTGCACTATACTGCTATCTGGATTGACAGCAGTAGTCGCGGCTTCCAGCTCTGCATTCCGCTCTTTCAGTTGCTCCAGTTCTTCAAGCTGAGGCAGTATTTTCCACCAAACATAGCCACCGCCAATGATCAGTAGAACAACAGAGAAGACAGTCGCATAGTTGGACGCGAGCAACTTGTCTAAAATTTCCGCCCACATTATATTCAACCCTTACAGGTGTTGTCGTTCAGATCAACAATAATCCTCTCGGCACCTGGTTCGTTTACGTCAGTGGTTTTGTACGTGTGCGCCATCCTAGGCTTGAACTCTAAGCAACTCTGTCCGTAACGACCATCGACGACACAAATGGCAGACAAGCAGCTAACATCTTCCTTGAGTATTAAATTTTCAGGAGACTCGTTGGCGCTCCTAACAGCAGTGATCACGAAACCAACCACAGCGAGAGAAACGGCAACGACAATCGCAATCCTAATTCGCTTGGCTTGCATTTCGGGTTCTACCTCATGGTCCTTTTATCTGACTGAAATTAGCGAACCACTTGTGTACGGAAGGTCATTCCTTCAATACACCACCAATCTCCGCAAACATATTTTTGTAAACCAATGAGCCATCCAGCTTGTCCAATCGTTCAGCCTGAACATAAAGTCTAGGTGATGTGCGCATGTTAGCCCACGTCTTCTCATTACGGTCGAGTCCACCAAGCATCGGGATAATGACCATACTGAGATTCCTATTTGCTCTGACGAAACCTATGTCAATATGCTTCCTGTTTATGCTTATGAACAGTCTATTGATTGCGTCCAAACCAACAGGCCGATTGAATTCCGTGTCACTAACAGTATTGACCAAGCTAATGAGAAACCCTTTCTCCTTACTTTCGATATCAAACAAGTTCTCTTTTAAATCGCCAACAGTTGACGCAGAGTAATACGATACGTCATGACCATAATCTTTGAGGCAAGCACCTAACGCACGAGCAGATTCGATGTGCGCAACGTTATCATCTCTCAGGATATAGACAGGAGCATCGGACTGATAGGTCTTCTGCGCAACCATGTTGATAAGATCGCAAGAGGGCTTGCCTACAGTGGCCAAGCCCTTATTGGCGATAAAGAATTTGTCACGATAAACATCATACACGTTTGGAGGCATGTACTTCATGTAGTCATCATCCAGACTAAGTATCACGCGAGGCTTAGTTAACTGAATGACAAGCTGCATACTGCGAAGCGATGCCTTGTACTCCGTGTCGGATAGTACGCGACTAATAGGCAGATATTGCACGACAACGAATCGGTCATCAATTGAATCGACAACCGAACGTATCAGCGTACTGCCTAACGTTGGCCCAGCAGAGAATTGGGTAACGATCATTAGGCCATCTTCAACTAAGCCTTTCGACTCAGCAAGCGTCATGCCGTTACCTGTCTGCTTTACCGCGCGCTCCCACGTTATTGAAGGTTCGTCTCGGCTTTCGGCGTGTACAGAAGCTGTGCAACACCAGAGACAGGCTCCAAGAATGTAAGCAGCAATACGTTGTCTGGATCGGCTTCGGCTGGAGTAACAGTTTCCGGCCATAGAACTTCTCCTCTCTCGTCAGTGACGTAAGGAATGCCGTTGCCTTTGCCCAATCCATGTCGCAAAGCCCAAACGGTGTCGGCATTCTCCTGCACGAACACTAACCCTTTTGTTTCTGGCTCACTCGAACCTTCTTCAAGTGCTGTCACACGCGCTGTAAGAAGCTGTGCATCAGACTGAATGGTACGAATGGCGCTAAGGTTAGAGTTAACGCGCTGGTTCATGTTGTTGAACATGGTGAAGAACGAGTTGTTCATCGCCGTGCGAACGCCGTCCGTATAGGACTTAGGAATCAGTTCGTCGTTATCGAAGGTTGTTACACCTGTGCGCACAAGAACTTTACCGGTAAGACGTCCACCACTTGCGCTGATAATCTGAGGAGCAGGCAAATCAGCCTCGTCCCAGACTTGAACAGTGGTCATCACCGTATTGTAGTCGGTCTCTTCCTGCCACGTATTCCTATAAGGAGCCGTAGCAGTTTTGGACTTACGACGCATCACTTTTTTATAGTTAGCGTTCGTACCGTCCGCGATAATCCAGAGACCGTTCAGTGGGAAAACGCGAGTGTAAGGTTCGGCGAATGCTAAGATGATTGTTACATCAGCACTTACCTTATACACAATATCGTTCGACGCTGACAGACCTTGCTGTTGTGCAAGACTAATCAACGTGTCCACGTAGTTAGTCAACTGGCTCATCCGAGACTCCTAACGATTGAAGAATAATAGAACTTTTATCGGAGAAGGCCTTAGCGATCAGTTTAGCAGCAGCCTTATCGACAACGAGTGTGCTGATTTTCCCTTTGGTGTTGCACACAATAGTCTGCGGAGCAAACTGCGCACAAGCCAAAGCAAATAGCAGATGGTTGCCTAAGTCACCCGAGATACTAATCTCAACGCCAAGCTCAGGCACTAAGATGTTCTGGTTGATTTCGGCAACGAACTGCGCCAGCACCACAGGGTCGATATCAGGAGGCGCTGTATCATATCCTTCGACAAGATCAATCTGACCAGTAGAAGGGTCAAACGCGAATGCAGATGGGTCGCCAATGATTCGGCCGAATAGCTCGTCACTAACTTCAATGCAATCGTCGTCTGTCTTCTCGCGCACACGACCAATAATTGCATTCGTGGCGCGATTGATTTTGATTATCGGCATATTAATCACCTACCGCAGTATACCAGAAGTCCCAGCCAGCAGTATTGGTGCCAGTAGACTTGATGGTGAAGCCGCCTAACAGGGCGTTCTCATTCATCGCGCTCGTACCGTCCAGATTGTAGAGCTGGTAGGTCCTTGCTTGGTTCAGAGCAGCGTTAACGAACGTGATGTTAATGCTGATACAACGGTTGATGAATGCCGTGTTAAACACAACGTGGATGGTATCAGTAGTTGACGCGTTCACGACTCGACCCATGTTCTGAGTAAAGCCTGTGTTCATGTCACGGTTACTACCAATCCATGCGTTCGGTATTACAGCGCCGGTGTTTGGGTTGAGCGCCTGAGACACACGATACTCGTCAATAGCAGCATCGCGTCCCGGGCTACCAGTAGGACCAGTTGCACCAGTAGGACCCACAGCGCCAGTGTTACCAGTAGCGCCGACAGGTCCTGTGTTACCAGTAGGTCCGTTACGGCCACGAGGGCCACGAGGTCCCGGGCAACCATCTTCACCATCACGACCATCACGACCATCAGCACCAGGGAGACCGCGTAAGCCGTCTTTACCCTGTTTACCTTCGCGCCCTGATTTAAGCTGATCAGCAGTAGGCAGTCCGATAACACTAGACTGACTACCATCAGGCCAGATGACTGTTAGCGTACCTGTAGTTGTGTCAAACTCAACACCCTGAGAGCCGGGAATCTTTGCAGCCTCTGTTGGGTCGATAAACGCAACAGCGGTCGCCGTCTTCTTACCCAACACTTTACCAACAGGCGAAGCACCGCCGTCGATAAGTGCAGGGTTAATCTTCGTAAGAGACATGGGCTAAACTCCTAACCAGTCAGTGTTGTCCAATCTGGTTGACCCGATTGTCCAGCCTCAGGATTTTTAACTTTGGTGTTGTTGATTGTCATGCGAACCCAACGCACACTTCCATCTGAATCCTGATACCGAACCTTCGTTCCACCATACGCTAAATTAGCTACCCATCTGTCTCTGCTTGGGTCTTTGAATGCTAAACGTGCATAAGCTGGCATACGCTCTCCTTAACCATCAATCTCGTCAGGCTCCCAGCACAGAATAGGACGGCGCCATACTTGGAACACACCGATAGGGTTAGCGCGTCCGTCGTCAATGAAGCAATCCATTGTGCGTCCTCCTGAGTTTCCGCTTTGCATCAACGTCACAAGTCCTTCTGTCCAGGAAGCACGGCCACCAGAGTCAGCCTCAAACAATCCTTCCCACACCATATCGAAAGCGCCTTTCCACGCATTGAAGTGGTGAGAAGAATAAGCACCATCACCGACAGAGCACAGCACCATGTACTGGTAATCTTTCACACACGGGATGTTGTAGTTATTCCCGCGAGGAACCGATGTGCCGTTGTTGTTGAAGATACATTCCCAACCAGTACGGTCAGCAGCGCCAGTAGTTAAGAACAGAGGACGACGAATGATCATCATAATCCCGTTCTCACCGCCATTGTTGCTAGACTTCTCGCAGTACGCATTGCAGCGCAGCGAACGGTCTACTGTGAACGTGGTTGAGTTCGAGAAGTCACGGCAGTAGTAGTTCGATCCCCACTTAGGCAAATACTCTGCTGGTGGTACGAAGAAGTGACGCTCTGCAAGTTCAATCTCGCCGTAGCGGTCATACGCAAACACGATGTACTCATAGCCGGCCTCAATCTGGATGTTGTGGCCTTGAGTACCGACGCCATTCCATTTCCAGACAACCTGCCAGTCGTTCGAATCGCGTGAGGCTTCTTCTGTAATGAGCTGATACTTACGCTCATAGATGTGCCACACTTTCCCTTCTTCCGTTGTTTGGATATACAACGAGTTCGGGTCATTAATGTTCCCGTTCTCAGTACCGCAGTAAATCTTATGCGATGCACCAGCAGAGTTGTAGATAGTGCCTGACCCGATTGAACCAAACATATCCCAGTTCATCATCAGGTGAGAGGTACACATTTCGTTCTGGCCGCTACCGTCCGACGTTGTAATCAGATACTCACATAGGTCCTTGAACGGATATTTAACGTAGCGGTTGTTGGCGCGGTTAACAACGTGAACCCAATCGTGAGACTGAATCTTAGGCACAGGGAAGCATGGGTTAGTCACAGACACAACGAAGGTCTTTGACTCATACATAGGCAGCTTCTTGAAACGGTTATCCCTAATCGTAACGTTGTGCTGCATCCCCATTGTCGAGGCACCGTCCTGAGAGCCAAGCACTTTGTAGTAGCGCAGGTGACTACTCTTGGTGTTCTCAAACAAACCGTTGAGCGCCATGCTCATGTTGCCTTCGCGGTCTGTACCTGTAACGTAAGGGAAACCATTCGTGTCGAAGTCATAGCCGACAGAGAAGTAGCTGTCAGTATCAGACGACTTGGCGCCACGATACATTTCATTCCACGCGTTACCTTCACCAATACCAGGCTCACCAAACAGAGAGTATGCAGCGCGATACACATACTGCGAACCTGCGTACACACGACGCGATGCACCAATGCGGTACATGGCTTGAGGTAGCCCACCCTGCAAACGGTTAACGTCGGCCGTATCGTAAGACACAACGTAGACGTAATGGTCAGAGCCAATTGAGTTCAAGAAAGCCGCACAGGCAGCAGCGTTCGCAACACCTGGGTTAGTACCTTCGGCAGATGCGTGAATGTCAAATGTACGACGCTCAACCAACGCGCGGTCTGACTTACGAATCTTATAGACGTTCCAGCCACGAGTGTCGGTGTAGCGAGTACCGTTAAAGATTGTGTAGCCTGTATCGCCTGTGTCGAGATAACGCTGGTAGCCTACGACGTGAGAGAAGATTAGGCTACGTGCTGCAAGTGACTGCGCGTTTTCGTTTGACCAAGAGACTGTAACATCACCTGCTGCCATACGCGCTGCCCAATCATCGGGCTTCTGCGGATATGTAGTAACATCGAAGTCTACCTGATACGCAGAGCCTGGTTCGACGCAGCACTTGTCACGATAGATAAGAGGTGGGTCAATGACAACATCGTCAGAGATATCAACTTGTCCGCAGTAGAACTGGCGCCATGTACCTGGTTGACCACCAATAGTGCCTGGGCCTGCTTGCGTAGCTCCTGTGAACTGATACGCAGCAGATAGCTCGAAGTTGATTTGGTTATGCAACTGAGCGACGTTGGTCCAAGATACATGATTGCCGAACGCGTTAATGCTCTTGTTCTTTGCTGCAACGGTAGAAGCAACATACGCCTGACCGTTACTGCGAATGCCGAGTGGGTTAAAGATCGCGTTGAAGTTTACGTTGCCTTCATACGGACCTTTCTGCAACACAATCAGGCTGACGCCGTTTCGGTGGGCCTCACTCAGAGCACTAAGCATTTGGGCAGGCATACTCTGGTTGGGCGCAGACAGCAGAAGCATCACGCAACTGAACTGCTTGAAATACTTGTACGTACCGTCATAACCATACGCACCAGCGTTAATCTCTTGCCAGCTATGAGCAAGCATGTCGAGAGGGATGCGCTGCATATACGCAACGAGTTGTCCCCACGACTCCATTGCAGTGTCATCATTGACAGGTGCAAGGTCTGATATGACAAGCATGGTGCTGCCATATGTGATGTTCGAGTTGTAGCCGCGTTGTGTCAACAGGTGACGCAGCACACCCATGTTGTTAATGCTCTTATTGCGGTAGTTACCGAGCCAACCGTAGTTAGCATCAACAAGAGGACTACCGTCGCGGATGAATCGACCATTCATGTAAACAGAGCCGAAGCCGCATACGTATGAAAGAGCATGACCATCAACAACAAAAGAGGTGAAGCGTGAGCTATCAACTGCCATAGCGTCTACTGCGGTAATAGAGCCATCGCCAGGACTACCGCTAAATACAGGCGTAATGCCTCGCGCATACAAGCAGCTTTGTTGCAGCATGTTATGTCCTTAGATCGAGAAGAGGGGCCGAAGCCCCTATGTTATCCAAATACTACGCTGGTGATAGCGAGATAATCGAGGTCGTTCGAGTCACCACGGTCACCGCCACCTTGAACACGCAACCAAATTTCTTGGCCAACAGGTATGTTCACATCGAACGTGAAATACTGATACGTTCCGCTGTTGTTTGCAGGATTCTTAGCAGCGCCTTCACCAGCAGTGCGCTCGTAGATCTCAATTGTGTGCCAGCCACCATTCTTACCGTCGTACACCCATGCGAAAGTGATTTGCTTAATTGGCTTAGTGAAGAAGTTACCCCACTTGAACCAACCATTCACGCCACCCCAGATGTTCATGTAGTTACCGTCGCGTGTCCACACTTGAGAAGCATTAGGAGAACCTGTACCGCGTCCACCTGTCTGTTCCCATGCGTTTGGTTGCCACGGCAGAACGTCTGAATCTGGCGGCTGATCGTTACCACCTTCGATTGTTACGCAACGATAAGGAACGGTGAAGTCACTCACGTTAATCTTAGGAGGCTGAATCGGACAGTACACGAAGTATGACCAATCACATCCGATAGGCGCTGTCGCTCGGACAGTGATGTTAGAGCGCAGCACATGCTCAGGGTACTTCCAAAATTCGAGTGTGCCAGTCTTGCCCGCAGCAACGATAGAGGTATCGAGCACGTTCATGTCTTGGTCAAACACTTCGAACTTGGTGTCGAACGAGTTCGCAACACAGACAACAAGCTCTGCACGAATGTCCGATTGAGTTCCTAACGCAAAATTATCTTCTGTGGTTGGATGACCGGCAGAGTACACGCTGTAGCTCTGGCAAGGGTGCATGTATTCACGCGCACCACGTTCACCTGGACAGTACAGACTATAGAAGCAACTCGCAAGCGAGGCAGCGTTACCAAAGTCCTTACTGACTACGCGCACCATGATATCACATGCAACACCTTGAGGGTCAAAGTAGAAATACAGATAACCCTCACCAGTACGAGCGTCAAGCGTCGTAGCGATACGGCGACCAGACTGATAGACCTCAATGAAGTCGAATGTTTCCCACGAGGTGTAGTCGAGATACATCCAGCCTGCTGTCCAGCCGATGAAGTGATAGTATTCGAAAGCGTTAGCATTCTGAATACGTTCAGCGATAGGCCAAACAGTTGCGTGACACGGCGCAGGGAAGATTGGGCTACCGATGTAGTCTGGATGAATGACGTCAGGGAAATTGATAACGTCATACGATGCCTGACTATCGAGAGCTAATCCGCCACGGTCAGAAGGTGCGGCAAGGCGCGGAGGATATACTTCTAAGCTCCAGCCATAACCCTGCGTTGTACGCACACGCACCATGATACGCATATCAGCAGCGTCAGGGTCGAACTGGAATTTGATGCGCGAGCGACCGGCCAGCTTACCACACGTCGATGCAACACGCACACCCATGTGGTACACGTCAACACTAGCACCAGCTGGTGCATAGGACGCGATCATCAGCTCCACGTACCCTTCGATTGCTGGCATTGCATAATACGTCTCGGTGATAACAGCACCACGCCCATGAACAGAAGCGTAAGGTACGTTAGGGTTAGCATAAGTGCCTAGCCCTGCGCGAGAAGCAACACCAGTAGGGTCGTATGATTCGATGGTCTTGATGCCGGGTCTATTGATAGATCGACCAGTAGGAGGAGAGAAAGAGTTAATAAGACCGAAGCCAGTGCGACCAGCATCAGGTAAATCAAACCCTGCAGGATAGCCTTTGAGGATATCGTATTTCTCACGGCCACCACTCCCTATTCCGTTACCAGAACCTTTGGTAGTTGACGTTGGACCGCCACCACATGCGCCCGTCTCAAGGTTTGAACACGGGTCATCATACGTAGGGTCGAAAGAGTCGTTAATTGGTAACCAACTCTTTCCCCACTGATTACGCACACTGAATTTGTCTGGGCTTAATGGCGTCCAGTCTCCTGCATGTGTGCGTATGAACATGGGCGTGTCCACGCAGTCAAGCCAACCGTTATTCGCAGCATTACGAACGCGAAAACGTGACATGCTCTCTCCTTACGGCCTTACCCAGATGGCGCCCGGTGCAATCTCATTATCAATGGCTGGGTCGGTGTCTTGTACGAAGACCATTACAGTACCAGGATTACCCGGTGCACCAGTAGGTCCAGTAGGGCCTGTAGGACCAGCAGGACCGCGATTACCTACATAGCCTTGCTTACCTTGTTGACCATCAGAGCCACGAGGACCAGGACAGCCATCAGTACCGCGACGACCATCGCTACCCATGAGACCATCAATACCATCACGGCCAGCAGGACCAACGCCACCAGCAGGACCGTAGCCGATGCTGTGTATTGTAGGCAGACCAGAAATCTGGAGCTTGCCGATATTAGGGATGTTAATCGCCAGTAGACCTGTAACTGCATCGAATGAGCCGCTGAGTTGGCTATCATCCTGAACAGTATCAACTGTGATTCCCCCTTCGGTCGCTACGACAGGACCAGAAGCATTGGCCTTAACGAGCGATATATCAACTTTTTCTACCACGTTGCCTCCTTATGGCCATGTGATATTCTGATCTTTGGTAGGGTCCACCCAGATTGTGCCAGCAGCAACGTTCCCTGGGTTAGTAGCACTGACGATGATAGACAGGCGTCCAGCAGGACCTGCAGGGCCGGTAGGACCAGTCGGTCCAGTAGAACCAGTAGCGCCTGTAGGACCAGTACCGCCACGAGGGCCAGTAGGACCAGTAGGACCCATAGGGCCTGTTCTACCATCTGGGCCAGTAGGACCAACAGGGCCTGGTAATCCGTCACGGCCATCTGGTCCTGGGATACCCTGCTCACCATCTGGACCCACAGGACCAGTACACCCAGGCTCACCTGGATTACCATCGCGGCCATCTCGTCCGTCTTTACCATCAGCACCTGTCTCACCTCTACCGCCCTGACGACCTTCAGGTATATCAGCAGCAGTAGGGAAGCCGCCTACCTTAACTGTCTGCCCGTTAGCAAACTTGAGAGTAAGAATACCCGAAGTTGCATCGAACGACGAATCGGAAGTTACCTCTGAGGGAACCTGTTCGTCGCTAGGGTCTATCGAGAGAACCCCAGACTGAGCACGAATCGCAGTAGGCGTAGACGAAGAACCAGCCTGAATGAGACCGGTCTTAACTTTAATCAGACTCATTACTTTTTCTCCGCTTTCGCAACAATATCCGTGTTGTGTGCGAGCACATCACCAACGAAATAACAATCAAATGGGTCAACGTCGATATCAACAGTCTTCACTTGATTATCTACGCGGCGGAACTCATACACTGACACAGGACCCTTACGACCAAGCACGGTATTCCCTGGCTGCACATCACGCGCAGGAATATAACGCCACACGCTATCGTCATATACAAGCACTGGATGTTCGTGTGTGAACTTCTGTCCGTTGATAACGAAGTAGTGATCTTCTTCGCCGTACTTCAAACCGACAACAGTAGCATTCACCAGATTACCTTTGAGACTTGGCGAAGACCACTGACGGAAGTTCTTAGGCTGATTAGAGAAACTCAGCAGGCTATCACCTACACGTAAGTCCTCGGCAGCTTTAGGTCCTGTAATTGTTTCGACAACAGAACCAAACACAATACAGCCAGACGTTGAGCTTGTTGGGTTACGTGCAACAACTGTTAGCGCAGAACTCACAGTAACAGTAGGACGTGACGCTTGGCCCAGGTCAGTAACTACGCAACGGATTGTGCCTTTGATTGTACGATCAGCACCAAGTCCGAGACGCAGATAGAAGTTAACAATACACGTTGAGGTATCAGTAGCGCCAAGCGTTACGCCCTCAGTAGTTGTGATAGACCATTGATACTTATATGGACCTACACCACCACGCGCATTGACAGGAAGGTATGCAAGCGAAGTAAATACATCAGAGCCTTGCACTGCACGTTGACCTACCATGTACAGGTTAGACACTGACGCAGCAAGAGGCGTTATAGTAGGCAGAGGAGGTGCTGGCGTAACGTTTGCTGTAGGGTACAACCAAACGAACACACGACCATCTGTAGGCTGCGTGTTAGACTGAACAGCAGTTGTAATAGGCGCTGGACCAGTAGGCCCTGTAGCACCCGAGATGCAGCTTGCTCCAGTAGCGCCACGAGGACCGATGTTGCCAGTAGGACCAGGAGGACCGTCTGGGCCCGTAGGACCGTCTGGACCTTGACGCCCAGTATCACCAGGAGGACCGTCTTCACCATCACGTCCTGGGTCACCAACAGGACCAGTCTTACCTTTAGAGCCAGGACCACCTTCGCAGCCCTGTCTGCCTGTTTCACCATCTCGACCATCACGTCCGTCACGGCCAGGAGCACCTGGAGCGCCTCGACGCCCAGGTTTCCCTTCACCGAACATAGCAATAGTAGGAAGTCCGGGGACGTTCACTACTTCCCCGTTCTTCTTGATGAACACCAACACGCCTGTCTTGCTGTTAAACCTTACGCTTGCGATCTGAGTATTCGTCGCTAAGTCCGTAGACTCAAACTCGACGCTACCATCAACACCGACCAGCGATTTACCTTCATCGTTAGCCGTTGTTTCGATTTGCGAAAGTTTTAACTGTGTTGTCATTTCGGTTCAACCTTAATGCACAAGTTACCTGACAGCTTCGAACCGTAGCTTGTAATCTGCGCGTTAACGATACGCACCTTAGCAACGATATCAATGAAGCCTTGAGGTTGGTTTTCTATCAGCACCGTGAACATCTGCGTCAGGCTAACGTTTGAATACGCAATCACTTCTGTCAGACTCGCATCAGAAGTAACAACGTTAAAGCCAGCACTGCCTGTGCCTTTAAGGCCACGCCCATATTCAGCTTCGGATGTACCAGGCACCTTGAACGACAGAACATATTCGAGATGCTCTTTACCGCTGGTGGCAGCAAAGCCAGGACCGAGTTGACACTGGAAGTCGGCGACACACGTAAGCATGATGCCTTTCTTGAACTCGATGCGCTGCTGAATAACCAGCTCTTCCGAATCGTCCGCATTCTGCTGAATGTTGTACATGTTGCGTGGGTCAGCTTCTTCGGCGAGAGCCTGAGTATTACGAATTGTAATCTCTGGCCACTTGCCTGTAATCTGAATGCCCTCACCCTGAATGATTTCAGGTGCAGCGATAGGCACGTCGATAGGAGGCAGACCTTGACGTTTGAACATGTAGCCAGTCGGCGTAGGGATAGCATCAATGATAACGCCATCGACCGAACTGTCTTTCGAGCCTACTGCCATAACGTTCTCAAAGATTGTGATCTCAATGAGTGTGTCGGCAGGAATAGGCGACAACGTTTTCAGCACATTGCCCGCTACTGTGAAGTCCTGCGTGTGTACTGTCAGGCCACTCATGGCCATAACGCAGTGCGACTTGTTCAGCGGAGTAGTTGGCAGAACAAATGTATCAGCATCATAAGGCAGGCGATACTGAGCAACACGAATACGAGTAGACCAGTTGGCGCGTTCTTCATAGCGAGCTACATAGAATGTGTACTTCTGACCTGACGGGATTGCTTCGGTTAACGTTACGCTGTTACCATTCGTGAGTTTATACACGGTGGTAGGCTGCCACGTTGAACCAACGACACAGAACACCATGTCAACGCTATCAATCGGTTTGTTGCCGAGTTTAAACAGCGCAGTCTGTCCGTCACCCACACCTTCGTATGTCTCAAACAGAACAACGTGACCTTGAGAAGGCTCAACGCGGAACTGACGCATATCGAGTTGCATACGTTGTTCAGGATAAGACGAAAGCAGAAGCTGGTCATCAACAACACTGTATGCAGTACGCGGCTGGAGAACACCTGACGTGCCAAGCAACAGGTCAGTTGAGCTATCGAGAATCTCAGATAGCGTGTAGCGCAGCTTATCAGGCGTTGCTGTAGTCACAACAGAACTGAATAACAGTTTGCCTGGAGGAACAAACAGCGTACCAGTTGTCTGACGAGTACCACCAGCAACAGGTCCCCAATACGGCTGCAAGTCTTTGCCTCTGTACAATGCCCACGCTTCTGGTACATCGTTATTCAGCGGCCACGGAATGCCAGCAGACGGAGTTGTTGGGTTAGTGATGCGTCGCCACACGGCAATAGTTGTCTGTGCGCTAACGAATGGAATCGCGCTGTCCATGTTGACCAGTTGACCATTCGTGTATTTGAAGTGACGACACGCACCAGCGCCTGTACCAGAGATTGTCTGAATCAGAACAACCTCGTTAGCCTTCAACACTGAGGACAGCGAAGCAATCTTGAACGTGTTTGCGTTGATGAATCCTGCGGCAGTAATCTGTCCGCTGAACACACGGTCATGCTCACTGAAAGCCCAATAGTATGAGCCTTGTCCATAGCGATATGCAGTACCTGGAGAGCGTGTGCCGTCAGAGTTAACGTGCATATCAAGAACCGATACGGCATTGAACACGTTATCGCTCAAGCTCGGTAAGTTCTGGAGCGTTGCTACACTCGGTATGGATGTGTAGTCAGCCATTTTCACAGCAAGAATCTTTTGGATGTCCTGCTGAATATGTACGAGAAGGCTAACGCGGTTGATAGAGTTCGGTACGGCGATGATAGGCTCTTGCAGAACAACGTGACCAAAAGGTCGGTTGTCAGAAAGCATGATCAACAGCTCACCAACTCGTTTCAGTGCTTCACCTGCAACGTAGTTGACTTTAATATCAAAGATAAAGCGGGCACTGTTCTCGGTAAGAACCTGAACATATGACAATGCGCCCGACGCAAGCTCGCTGCCAAGTAACTGCTCTGGAACCACAGACGGGTTAGAGCCAACAAAGTCACCTGCTTTAAACGACACTGGTTGAATAGCAAGTCCACCAGCGTTAGCGTTCGCAACGGCCTGTTCTCCCTGAGGCGTTAGACGCAATGCGTCAACGTAGATAGATTCAGTGGCCATCAAAGAACTCCTTGGGTTTTAACTCTTATAAATTATCGTAAAACAAAAGGGAGCCGGGAACATATAGCTCCAGACTCCCTTTATTTTATTGATAGCGAACTGTGATGACTGAGGAGCCGAATGCACGGGCGTTGGTGCGATAGATCAAGACGTTTTCTGTCAGGTTATCGTACACAATCTTACCTACAATTGGTCCCTTCTTACCGTTGTCTCCAGTTACTGGCCACTGAGCACCATCGAAGCCTTGCCACCCTTTGTTTACGTTGCCTGTACCGTCTGCGGCTGCTGCAAACACAGCGTTACCGTATGACTGTCTGACAACGAAGTAACCGTATTCGTCCTGTTTGGTAGACAACACGAACTGGCCACCTGTCTTAGAACGTAAACGTGTAGGCAGTTGAGCAAGCGCGATACTCACACCTGTGATACCGAAAGGTGCAACACCGAAGCGTGGATAAGATGACATGGCTTTCATGAAGTGCGTCTGCGTAAGCGTCTGCTGTCCTTCAATGTAGATAGCCTTGACACCGAAGTCGGTATCGTTAAGCAACAGGCCTATGGTCAATCGTCCAGTCTGAGAGTTGATAGAGATGCCTTGAACATCAACCACGTCGCCCTTACTGTTAGTGACTTGCCATAAACACTTGGAGCTAACATCTTCTTTCACGAACGTGCCAGTACGGCCGAGCAATGCGTTCATCTGCATTGAACTATCGTCACGCACATTCGTATATCCACCTACTGACAGGTCTTGTGGGAAACCGATGCCTGGGCAAGTGATTTCCTGAACGAGACTGATTTCAGTACGCTGCTCGGTGATGATACATTCCACTTTAACTTTCTGCGGGTCTTTCGATGCAGGGAAGCGGAAGGTACCGTCTTGGGCCAACGTAAAGCCACTGACAGACTCGACTATGTTCCACTTGAACTTAACTGAGTTCGCGTCAGGCAAACGGCTTGAGCCAGTAGCACCAGAGCGACGAGTATAGAACGCAGTGAATCGGTAGTCCGTGTTAGGGCTAATGTTGCCTGGAGGATTCTCGATATAGCCGTTGAGAATCGTGTTCTGCGTGTGAAGCTCAATCGTGCGGAAGCCTGTGATAGTTTCATCAGCAAGCGACTGTGGATTCTGCTTGGTAAACACAGCACGAAGGTTAATCAGGCCGTCAGACAATTGCGACTGACCAATGAACAGATGACCATTGAGCGGGTCAATCGACACACCATCAACGTTTGTCTCGTCACCGATAGACCAGATAGCGTCTGTGGTTGTGAGTTCGTCGTCAGGGTCGATGATAACACGCAAGCTGTATGGAACGTACCAGCGTCCATTCTCGTAGCCAATAGTTGGGTTACGATCAGACACATCCCACACTACATCAGGCCCAACGATACCAATCTGACGGAGATACGTATTCGCCTGCACAAGGAACACAAGCAACGTTTTCTCAATCTGATACTGGTCGCACGTAAAGCGAGCACGAATCAGCACAGCACCGTTAACGTTCTGACTTGGTGTGAGTGAACCATCAGCATCAATCTCGGCAACACTGTCTGTGGTAGGAATAAGCACAGGCGTGTTGTTCGGTCCTGGTTGCGTGTAGTAGTTCTGCACAACAGCCCATTCCGAATCGACTTCAAGGTCAAACGTCTTTGGAGTTTCCTCAGCATACGAACCATCGAGAGTACGCATCACGCCACCAGTCTTATACGTGTTGACCAGAGTGTATGACTCGGACAGCACATCAGCACTGATTTGCGTTGCACCTTCGATACGACTGTTAATGATGTTGTTGATACTCTGCTTAGGCGAAGGTGAAACGATCATATCAATCTTATTGCTCACTCGGAAGAATGAAGCGATAACCTGAGTATATGTATCGTACTCGTATTTCAGTTTGCCTGTTTGCAGAATAGCACCATCGTAGTAAGACTTGTTCAGGTCAGCGATACTACCAATTGCGTTGAACATCGGCAGCTTGCTAACGTCCATTGAGCGGAAGTCTTTGTAGTCGAGAGGAGTACGGCCTTCGATGATTTCAACAACGGCCATGCCACTATAACGACCAGGCGAGAACTGTAGGAACTTGTACTCGTCTTCTTCCTTCTCTGGCCAGTTGCCTACCCATTCAGCAGCAGTCACATATTCCTGTGTGCCATCAACATAGGTCGCAAGCAAACGAACAAAGGTACGTGTCTTCTCATACATCGTATCAGGACATTCGATAGTGATACTATTCACCAACGAACGTGTTGGAATGAGTTGCAGGTCACGGTAGTTTGTGAGATGCGTTCCATCGTACTCATATTCCATAGTGATACGCGCAGAGCCATGCAGGTCACCCTGATAGTAAAGCACATACTCTTTGGTGCTGCGTCCCATTACAGGGTCATACACCGTGTTATTGCTCAGGCTTACGGTGAGAGTTACCCAACGTGCATAATCAGGATGGTCAGGGTCGAACTGGCTTGGGTCTTGGCCTTGCTCGACTGCTTGTTGCTGCAATCGAACTGTACGCGCCCTCGCTTCTTCCTTAGCTGAGTCAGATGGAATGTATTCGACCTTAACAGCAGCCGCAGCAGCATAGGACAGGCCGTTATTCCACAGACAAACAACAGGCAGCATCAACGTACTACCGCTACTGATTGTTGGGCTTGAGCGCAGGTCTACAGACTTCGGAATCATAATCGTATCGTTAACAAGAATGATTCGGTTGAACGTCACTGTGGCGCTACCATCAATGAACGTGAAGTTGAGAGCGTACTTAACAGCATCACCGCTAACCAGAGGTGCTTCGAACTCACCTGTCTGCGTATCGACACGAGGCAGAGCGTTAACAGCCGTAGCTGTATCTTCGCTACTGAACCACAGACCGTATACCTCAGTGTAAGCAACCACGATCGTTGGGTCACGCGCATCAATCTGTGCCTGAGTAGCAGAGGCCAACACATAGAGAGCCATCGCCTTCGGTCGAATGATATCACGCTCAACCACAGTCTCTGGAACAACGAGGTCAATCGTAGCCAGTTTGATATCTGGTGCTTTCAGCGTAACCTGCTTGACAGCCTCGACAGGAGTGATCTCACCAAACGAAGCATAGATGGAAGTCAGGTAATCACCACGCAACACCTTAGACTTGAGGACGTTCTCAACAATCTCGGTATGTTCGCTGGTGGTACGCGCTTGTGCAATGCCAAGCTTTGACGTCCCATCATTATAGGTCACAGCATACTTGAGTGCAATCTCCTCGCCTTGAGGTATTTCATCATCGACGATGATACGCAACTCAGTAGGCACCAAGTCTTTGACGCTGCGGTTAACATCGAACTCCTGCGTCTTGGACATATCAAACTGTCCTTGATACGCAACACTGATATCGATCTTCGAATCTGCATCAACGCTAGGCAACAGGAGAGTCGTGCCGTTGAACGTACCGAGAGATGCCGACAGAGAGATCATGCCGCTATCGGTTAGTTCTTTTGTTGCGCCAGTAGATAGGTACTTACCGTACACGCGAACTTTGGCACTGGCGTTACCGTACAGCGTAGGGCACTCGATGACCAATTCATCAGGGTCGGGCTCAACACCCATTGGGTAAATACGCGACTCCAGTTGCTGCTGAGTGCCGTTGTAGGTCAGAGTCAGGTTGATGACAGAGATGGCCAGCGGTTCATTAAAGCGAACAGCATTACCATCACGCTCTGCAATCCACGTTGAGTCTTCTACCCACACTTCAACCGTTTCTTCTGTGTTGTCGCTGTAGTTAACGATAGCACCGAATGTAGTCCACTCACCACCACGAATAAACTCAGGCTGAATGAATGAGATAGACTTTTGCAACGGTCGACCAACATTGAATCGACGAACAGGCTCGACAACTACATGAGCACCGAGATACAGTTTGGCGCCAATGTTTATCGCAGCGTAGACGCCCTCTAATACTTCTTCGATGGGTGCCCACTGATAGAACAGGTCTGCGATACGTCGATAGAACATTGCCGAACGCGCAGTGTATTGCTGCACATCGTTGTTAACTGGCTCGAAGCCGATGTGGTTGTTAAACCAATCTTCGGCCTCTTGTTGCGTCATGCCTACTTCTTGCAGTGCATTAACAACATCCTTCTCGGCGTCTTTCGTGATCGTCAGGTCAAGGCCACCATCAATCAGATGGGCGTCAACTTCAAGGTTAACCTTGTTAGACTTATACCACGTACCGCCATCTTGAATCAGAGTGCCTAGTGGAGTAGGAACGAACGTCTGATAGTCAGCGGTGTACAGGCGAGAAGAATCAAACTGACCACCGAGTAACATGCCTACGAACTTAGGCCACTGAGTTGTACCAGATACTTGCTGCCAGTCAGGCAAGCAGTCGATAACACGTTTCAATGACGGCAAACGATACTGCATCAGGTCACGCGTAATGTTGATGCCGAGCTGGCGAATACTCGCTTCGGCCAGCTCGTCGTTTGTGTCACCGTTGATGCGACGAAGATTAAGCAGTTGCTCAATGGTCTTGAGGTTCTGCTCGTCGTTGTGTGCATCGAGAATCTCGAACAACTCCGCCCATGATTCGTTGGCTTCAAGGAAGTCAATGTTAAAGGCTAGAGTGTTTGATTTCACTGGTTCATCTTCCTTTCACTGTAGGTGATATTGATGCGAAGGTTACGCAGCGCAACATACTCCAGCACCGTGTTAGGAATGATATCCTGAACAGGACTTTCAATGTTGCAATAGTCCACTTCTGGGCGACGTGCAGGTTGGTCTGGATCAGTCCAATCGTATAGCACACGATCTGTAATGTCAGACAGCGCCAGACGTTTACCCAGCAGACCAGGACGACGCTCAAACAGTTTCAGCACCGATTGTTCGAGAGTTGCCTGATTGGATTCACGCGTACCAGGAGCATCGGCATACAGCGCAACGTTAAGCGTACAGTCAATCTGTAGCTTCTCTGGGTTCCATGATTGAACGTCGAGCGGGCTATTGAATTGAGCCAGCCACGTCAGGAACTTGTTCCATTGCGCAGAGCTTGGGTTAGGATTGATACCACCCCAAGTGCTGGTGTTACGAGGCAGTACGCACACACGCACGACACCTTGCCACTCACGATCATTAGGAGCAATCTCTGCCTGACCCTGAACAACAACGTCAGCAACATCTGGATAGAGCGCGATAGCAGCTTTCCATTCGTCGCGGCGAATCAGCTTCTTACGGCTACGGCCTACGATTGGTGCGTAGTTACGATAGTAATCAACAGGCGTTTCATCAGAGCCGCCTAAGATCGCACTCACTGTCTTACCTTGCAACTGTGGATTAGACAGACACTGCACTTTAAGACCTGTGCTGTCTGTATTACCACTGGCACCGATTGACTTGATACCCTGCACACGCAACGTATAACCAGCTGGTGGTTGTGCTCCCCACTGCTCGCCGCCAAACTGAATCTCAACGTCACCTTCATCGGTTGTTACATCGAGGAAGATCTGCTGGTCAGCGTATGCTTCAAACAGACACTTGGTGAAGCGTTGATACTCAATACGTGTGCCAGTAGGATGTTCGAACCACACACGAATATCGTCGGTAAGCTGGAAGTTTTCAGTGCCGAGCTTAATCGACATGTAATCGACAGGCGTAGGAACAATCTGACTGAACGTAAACACTTCACCAATAATGAAGTCAACGTTCTTCACTTCGCCTGGTTCCCACTGCGTTACTTCCGCAAGCAGAGCATTGAACGTGCCGATAGTGAATGGTGTGTACTTGTCGTAGGATTGTTTTACAGAGCTTAGGTTAGCAACTGAGGCAGTAACCGTAGACACTGATTTGCGTCCGATATCCACACCAAGATAACGAGCGTTAGCAAGGATAGAAGTGTTACGACGAGCGAGTCGGCTGAATGCTTCACGCGCAGCAATCAAGGACGCATAGGCATTCGTTACACCGAGATCACCAAGCGCATCAGCAAGCAACGAGGTCAATGAACTAACCTGTGCATCAGTCCAATGGCTGGAGCTGTTAATACGATTCAGGAAGTCTTGTGCAAACTCCTCATGAGTCGTGTAGGTATTTAGCATGGACATGTTACTGTGACCTCATTGCAAACGTAATTGATTGTTTGTCTTCGAGCTTCGGACAACGCCATGTGACTACACATACGTAGGTCTGATCAAATTGATCGCTGGCAGTACATGCGGTTTGCACGTTCGTCACATCCTGCGTCAGACCATTGTACGGGTCTTCGAGTGCAAGGCGCATATACGTTGCAATCCAGTCGGCCGTCGTTTGGTCGAACGGCTCAAAGAGATATTGATACACGTCAGCGCCGAAGTTCTCACGCCACTTACGGGATTTCTTGCGCGTACCAATTACCATCAGAATCTTCTGGACGATGCTGTCCATGTTCTGAACATTATCACGCGGTTCAAGTTGAATCCACGCATTGATATCACAATAGATGCGCTCACTAATAGGCACATCTATCAGTCTAATTCCGATTCCTGCCATCAGCCAAATCTCACGTTAGAACTACCGTTAGATGCTGTGTCGCCACAACTGTTTGCGTCACCAGCACGTTGAGCTGGCTTGCCGTTGACGCGCACACTGGAGCTTGAAGTAGCTTTACCTGTATGAGGAGGCTTCTTTGGTTTCCAGTGTGGGCGATAGCTATCGCCTTGGCGAACACTCCCTTTCCCATTCACGAATACGTTAGACGAAGCCTGCGCAGGAACAACAGGAAAATAACCGCTGTGCCCTGTAGACAGATCTGTGCCTAAACGAATAGCAGGTTTACCCATTTCTATTTGCCTTCATTGGAGGGATTTTAGGAGAGCGCGGAGGGCTGATTTTCTGTCTCTCAAGTTTCTTCTTGCCGTCTTTTACGTCAAAGAATAACTTCCAATCAGTACATCGACACATAACTATTCTCCTCTGTTAGGCACAAATTAGCTTGTTGCGCAGTAGAAACGAAAACGGGCGACCCGAAGGCCACCCGTTTTCTAGTGCTTGGATTTGTGTCGTTACTCCCTTACGCCCGATGCAAGTGCCCTACGGCCGAAGCCGGTGAGCTGGAGTGGAAGACCGAGAGTGAAGCCGCACGCCACGGCAACAGTAAGTGACTCTCGGGCCTAGATAGATCGTGACCAAGCATCACGATTGCTATCAACGACACTAAGAACAAAATCATGTTTGCTCCTGTGTCTCCCTATAAGTAAAACATTTGCAAATGTCGATCAAGTTACTTCGAATCGCCCTTCGCCCAACATCACTAGAGTTTCGATTCTTTTTCTCTCTTTACCGCCTGGGTTGCGGCGAGCCGCGCACAAGAACAACGCTTCAACCATACGTGGGCAAGGAGGCACGTACCGTATTCACATCGCTCAAGCGAAGGAGGTCTCCCATCGGTGATCTGCGGTGGTTAATACACTCTTTAACAATCGCTCTTGTTGTGCATTAGATCGTGGTAGGAACGCGATTGACCGCTAACAAGTCCTATACGATATTTCACTACCCGGAAAAGTGGGCAAGCTATGGCAGCACGTCAACGACAGCAGGCGCGGACACACTCCATTGAACATTGTTAAGGGCAATGCTCAACAGGCTGTGAACAGCTTTGACCAAACGTAGAGTCGCTCGTCGCCCAACATCACTTGAGTATCTCGTCTACGTTCTTTTACTCCCTGAATACCGTACAAGGAAGACGGCGCTCATGAGGGTCTGCGGATGTTTATCACTCTCAGACTCTTGAGCCACTATCTGGAAGCTAACACGTTGAGTCGTCCGCTGGATGACGTGTTAACTCTCCTCTCCCCGTCGTGCGAGGGCCAGAGTGGTAGCTGATGGATTGTCATGAAGTCCTGACCTAGGTCATCGCTTCCCAATGCGCACAAAGTGAGAGGATATGCGCATCAGGCAGCGGAGGCTGCGGTATTGCTATCCCTATTAGATGGTTCACAGCGTTGAGAATACGCTCCAACCATCTACGCGCCTAAGAGGCAGTTGCCGTGCCATGTCTGTCAACGATGAAATCAGCTGGGCCTTTTGAGCGTCAGCAGCAGAGCAACCGTCTATCGCGTGGGTGCCGGGGTTGTCCTCACGATTACAGAGCTTACACTCAAACCGGCTGGAGGCCTATGTGTTGGCAAGAACAACTCACAGGTTTATGGCTCCCGGAGAGCGCCCGCTAAGTACACTCTCCGATGATACAACTTGATATTACTATCTGCAATTTTTATTTACAGATTTTAGAACGCTTTACGTTCGATATTCGAATATAAAGTTTCATACGGCTCAGAGTACAACTCAGGTCCACGCTGTGCGCGAATCGTCACGTAGCCCGTATGACGGTTGAATGCAATAATCTCGACCGTAGGCTGTTTAGGCTTGATGGTCGCATAGATAGGAGCATTCATTGTTGGTTCGTCTGTCTGAATCTTATTTACAGATTGCAGAGCAGCGCCCGAGATGTTCGGCAGATTAAAACGCAGTTCAGCGCGTTTCTGGCCAAACGCAGTACGCAGCATACCGGCTTCCAGTGGCACACCATTCTGCTTGAGGTACGCAGCGATGCGACGGCCGATGCCTGTGAGCTGGTCACGGGTGCGTGGGTCGAATGTACCTTCGAAGCTGATTGCTTCTGATGGTTGACGTACAGACAGGTGCAGACCAGTGTTGAAGTAGCCTTCGGTCAGCAGACGCAGAACCTCTTTGACGACTTCTTTAGTGTTAGGCTTGATAGCAGCGATACGCAGTTCAGGCACGTCCACTTTCACAGGGTCACGCAGTTCGGTCTGGTTGTCCATGTAACCGAGAGATACGTGCTTTGCGTTGGTGTACGTGTGTTGCAGAACACCAGTAGCGCGAATCAGCACCGAGCCACCTTTAGATTGATCGTAGAGTTCATCGCTGGTGGTTGTGCTGAACAGGTAATAGTCGGTAGGAACAGCCATGCGATTAACAGCTTCAATCGCTTTGGTCTGCGCCTCTTTCACAGTAGCACCAAACACAATGCGACTGCGGTTAGGCTGGGCAGCAGATACAGGGAAGAACGCACCGTACACAACGCTTACGTTTTTCTTAATCGGCTTCTCAGACTGTACTTTCTTACCGCCAGGCAGAGAAGGCAGCTTAACGCCCACCAGCTTGCCTTTGACGATATGCTTGTTCTCTTTAACAGGCTTGAGGCCGTCAATGAGTTTCGCCAGATCAGCACCGCTAAGAATCTTCTCCAGCGGAACAGCAAGGTTCTGCGGCAGATAGTGCTTCTTACGGAACATGTAGATAACGGTGTCTTTCTTGATCTGCATTGGCGTAGCCATGTTGCGACCAATAACACCGACAGGCTGGAACGTGTTTGCTTTATCGTCAGCGACTGCACCGAACTGCTTGGTGAACTCAGTCTGGCCGATGATGTTAGCTGCACGTAAGTGACCACGAACGATAAACACGATCTTCGGTTCATCTTTCATGCGCAACTCGTAACGGTCACGGTTCAGATAAACCATGCTGAACTTGTCGCCTTTCTCCAGCTCAAGATCGTACTCGTCGTTAGCGTCGTCGATAACAACTTTCTTACCCTGATAGGTAGCGTACACACGAGGGCCAGCAGATTCGGAAGCAATCTCCATGGCCTTACATGTGTTGGACATAGAGGCAGCGAAGTCCATGACAGCAGGCATCAGGTCGAACGAAGATGCCACTGCATACGGCTCACGCTTCTTACCAAGCTGTACGTGGACAGCGCTACTGCTGGACATGAACACAGTGTTACCAGTGTCTTCATGTGTGCCAGCGAAGTGCATACCACTGATACGTTCGATGATGTTTGCGTTAAGCGACTGGAAGTTTACTTCGCTTCCTGCGGTGAAGTCATAAATCTCACCGTTGCGCCACGCATATGCCACGTTGTTGGAGCTAAGACCTACAAAAGCATCACCCAACTGACGCACGGTCAATGGCATGATGCTCAGGTCACGAATAATCGAGGACTGCTTTTGAATGAGGTTCATATAAATCCCTAATACGAAACAATGCGGAAGGCATTCTGCTTGAGCAGATTGAGGTTACCAAGCATCAGGCTATATGCCAGAGTGCCGTGATGTTCGATCAGATCATCAGGTACGATTGACCCGAAGTACAGGGCCTTATCTGGTCGAGCATTGATTTCCTCTCCAACAGACTTCATTGCGTCAGGGACAACGAAGCACCATGGTTCAGCAATATACTTGCCTTTGACGTACTGAATCCTATAACCAACAGCCATGTGTTGGCCTTTGGTAGGGCGGTACGCGAAAACATCCGTGTTCTGGTTGCGAGACTTCCTAACAGAGAACAATGCCATCGTGAGGAAGCGCTGTTCGAACTGCGGAATGAATGCGTTGTCTTCGCAAATCTTTTTAAGTACCGCCTCTTGTCGAGCGCGCGGCATCGACGCGTAGAGGTTTAAGTTCATGACAACCGTGCGAGAATTTGACGAACAACATCAGACACCGAATTAACCTCAGTGTCGATAATCAGATCGAAACCACCAGGCACTTCGAGGTAGCGTTGATTGTATTGCTCGTACACTTCTTTGGTCTGACGCTTTTCGATGCGGTCTTCACCGCCGATGCGAATCTTCCGACGCTCAACAGACGTTTCGTAACTACACGTCAACAGCACTGTCAGACGGTTCTCAGGAGCAAGCGCTTCCCAAGTATGCTGATAGATGTGCGCGTTAACGTCGGACTCACCTGCCTGATAAACGTAGGTAGATGGATAACCACGATCGGCAATGATGATTGTGTTAGGTTCGTTTTCGAGAATGCGCTCATACGCAGTCATCGTCGAGGAACGGGCCGCAAGGAAGAGGAGCAGCTCGGTACGTGAATCCATATCTTCATTAAGAGGATTTGAATTGGACAGCAGAACATCACGGATGTGCTCCGCGAGAGGTGTGCCGCCTGGTTCACGTAAACGCAGAGTGTTAACTCCACGTTGCGTCAGTATCTCAGACAGAGCATTACATACAGTGGATTTACCACCACCCTCGCCGCCTTCGACTAAAATATAGGTTGGTTTCATAATGAGTCCTTAGGCAAACCGCCCACCACGCCATGCGGCCTTAATGAGCAATTTTGCCACGATTTCGTTCTTCATTGTCTTTCGCTTGGCATTGCTTCTGACAAATGCAGAGCCGAACTTATTCACGACAATCAAACCGCAGCCGCGCTTTTTAATACGCGCTACGATCTGTTCGCCGCGAGATTCAAACAGTTGCTCGTCAATGATGAAGTACATGCGCATACAGTAAGGCAAATACTTATGCCACTTCTTATCGGTATTGAAGTCGGCCCAGCAACTTTTCACCTCTGTGATAATCATATCGCATTTGGTGTTTAGGCAGAACACGTCAGCCCGTAAGTTACCGTGCTTAATCAATCCAAGTTCGATGTGGCATGAATAGCGTTTGTCAATCCAGTAGCGCTGTGCAGCTTCGGTAAGAAAGGCCGTCTTATCAGGACGGCTCATTGACTTGAACACGGCAGTCTGAACAGGTTCAGCCTTGCGCTTCTTATACGCCATACGAGTCGATAATGTCCAGGGCTTGCTCTACGATAGGACGAAGTTTCTTATCCAGTTTACGCAGAGCCTTATCCGATTTGAACCACTTGCGTTCACGCGTCAGGGCTTCATCGTATTCAGTCAGCATAGTCTTGACCTTCATGATGAACCATTCGACGTGTTGCTCGCGGCCTGTTTTGCCTTTGACGTAACGCATGATATCTACGAAGTCTTTCGGCTTGCCCAGGACACCAGCTTCTTCCATAGCTTCTTTAAGCGCACTGTCAAGTGGAGTCATTCCCGGCTCCACACCGCCTTTCGGCAGTCCCCAGTTACCAGCGTGGGTGGTACGAATCAAAAGCAACTCGATTGTACCATCCTTTTTCTTTCTGTATGGAATGACGCCAGACTGCTTACGAGGTTTCTTCTCGTGCGGCAGCTTGGCAGACAATGATACGTTGATCATCATAATGAGTCGAGTCCCCGTGGCAGGTCAACATCCCACGAACCAGCATTGTCTTTCCACAGACCTTGATCCTGCAACTCTTTATACGCTTCATAAAGAGACACACGGGCCTGAGGCGAAAGCTCGTTCACGAATCCAGGCATGTTGTACGAATACGAACAGCCAGGGAAGTATTGTAGACGGCAGGACTCGTATGTGTCAAACACGATACGACCTTCTGCATCAGTCACAACGGAATGTGAAGCCATACCACCTTGACCGAGAACAACGATCTCATAGTCAGGATGTTTGTTGTAGACACGTTGAATGAACGCGGCGGTTTCAGCGAACGGTCGAGCTACTTGCGCAGCGCGGTGACAGTTCTGCTCCACGGCTGATTCAGCGAGAGCGCGAGCGCCAGTCAAATTCATAGCCGAGGCAAAGATAAGAGTTGTGAGCGCTTTTGGCTCAACAGCAGTGGGGAAAAACTTTGTGCCCCACGCTTGAGATAACGAAAGCATGGACGTCTCCTTATACGATAGTCTCAGCTAAATTAGCGTCAGTCATCCCGACATGTAAGGACTTGCTTGCGAATCTGTGTAAACTCGCGTGGCGCAGGACCTGAGACAACAATAGCGAGTGTAGCAGGACGTTTCGGCTCTTTCAGAGTCACGTTACAGCCCGCATGGGACAGTGCCGCGAAGGCGCCAGTAGCACACGGACCACTGACCACAAGAGTATGCGAATAGAAAGGCTTGTACTTCTTAGCCATAAATCGTGATATTGCGCCATGTATAGCTCGGCACTGCAACTCTGTAGGAACAGATCCACACCAAATCGCATATATCATTTCGTGTTCTCCTTAATCAAAAGGAGACCATTGAAGACACCGAATTTATCAGTGAAATCGCCGAGGACGTTATGGAGAGAACCACTATCACCAGGAGCACCGTAAGGATTAAAACCTGTGACGTTGATTTGCAGATGCGATGAACTGACGGTATCGCGTCCCTTTTCCGACAAAAAGATGGTATGGCCAGAAAAACGCTGCTTATCAGTAATGAGCACACCCATGTTAGACCACGTACGGGAAGAGGTTTCCAGCACAAAGACAGACGCTTCGAAAAAGTTGCATCCCAGCTCTGGCTTGATATCTTCAATGTAGTGTGCATCTTCATGGTCAGCAACAACAACGTCCACCGTAATGAAATCAATCGCATCACGACGGTTGCGCAACCAGACCTGCATACAGCGTTCAAAGTAGTCAGCCAACGCACAGCAGATGCAGCTATAGTTCGACGGGTCTTTCTTGGCGCGTGGTATGGCTGTAATGCTGCGTTCATTGAATTTCCAGCTAATGTGATCAGTAACGAGGGTGCCGCCTTGCATCTCAACGTCTTCATCATTAATGAAGAACAGGTTGGTGCGTTGCATTGCGATGTTGGACATGACGTGGAGAGCACTGCCCTGTAAGCCCAGCGGATGCTGAATCATAACACGGGCAGTAACCACGCGCGGTACGCCACCATCAAGATATGCGAAGTTCATGGTGCGATGTAATACAGTGCGCATGATGCGTCCTTTAGTTCAGGTTGATTGTCTGTCCATTTACAGATACGTCTTGACCTGCCTCGATATTGATCGCACCCTTCACGTCCAGCGTATCATCGCCTTTCACTCGGACAATACGACTACCCCCAACCTCAACAGTCTGATTGCCTGTGATTTTGGTATACTGATTGCCTGCATCGTTCTTAGCCGTACCCTTAAACTTCACACGCTTCTTAGGATCAGGCTTCAAGGACTTAGGTGTCATCGTTGGGTCATTCAGAATGTAGTCAGGAATATCACCCTTACTACCTGTGACGATCAGTTGCTGATTACCCACAATCGTTTGGTTAACGTCGCCCATAATCGTCATATGGAAATCACCAGACGTCACGAGGAAGTGCTCGTTAGTCATGCGGTCGATAATGAGCTGGGTACCAGTAGACAGTCTGATACCAATACGATGCGGATAGTTCACCTGAAACTCTGGCAGCATATCAGCCTGAGTCATTCGCACGTCAGTAGAGTAGATACCTTCGTGCAATTGCCCTGTAGGGAATTTGACACTGACCTTACCGCCGCGAGTAGGAACGAACTGAGCGCCAAACACGACGCCCTGACTGCCACCCTTGAGTCCTTCGAGATGACCAACAGCAGGACGAATCCACGGAATAGATTCATCAGGAATGTCATCTGTCAGACCCATGATACGCGCACGAATCTGACAAATTTTCTGAGGGTCGTTGTTGTCAATAACGATAGCCTCATAGGTCATCTGCGGGTCGATGCCTTTCTTTGCGTTAACTGTATTGAGTGGAATCATTGGTTCACCCGTGGCAAATACATTTCAAGTTTATCGCCGTCTGGCGTACCGCGCTTACTCGAACCATCAACAGTACCATCACCAAGAGAGCACAAGAAGTTACGCAGGTTCTCTTCCTGTTGACGAATAAGCTGTGCAAGGTTGGTACTAGGACCAAGCAGCTTGCTAATGGAGAATGCGTCGAGGCACTTATCAGGCAGTGCGTCAGACAGCATACGGTTCATATCTTCCAGTCTGTTACTTACACAACGCTGGTTGATCTGAGGACCATCGAGATACTCAGCAGGGATATCGCCGTTAGCAATCAGGCCGTTGACGTCACGCGTGAATCCACCGAGCATGTTCTCCATGCTGTCAATGCGATTCGCCAATGCGTCGAGTATGCCGCCTTTGTAGTTGATAGCCAGATTGACACTCAACTTCTCCAGCGTGTTCAGCGCATTACAAATACCAGTCAGGTACTTGGCCATGTTGAACTCTTGCATCAGACTGTTCAGGTAGTCGGCGCCTTCGCCATATTTGGCTGCAAGCTCAGGGAACTTGAAAGCCTCACTGTCAGTCTGGAACTGGTCCAGCATCACGTCTAACTGGAGATTGTGTTGCTGTGCAAGGAAGTCGATTGGGTTTGAACCATCGAGCGCCTGTTTGATGTTCGAGTTAATCTGGAATGGACGCAGAATATTAGCAACGGTAGACAGCGGAGTCTGAATGATGTTTGACCCACCGCCAATGTTCGACGTACCCTCAACTGGAGTGAAGTTACGACTCAACAGGAACGCTTCGCTGTACATGCCACCAACGAATACGCGAGTGCGCCCGATGACCAGCCACTTGCCAGACACTTTGATATCAGTTTCAACTTCACGCTGTCCGTTAATCACACCAGCAGACACGTCAACGATATCGAACAGGTCTACCTCAGGACAACCACCAAGCACAAGAGCGCGAGCAGTTTCCGTATAGGTCATTGACTGACGCTTGTTCGAATAACGCGCCTGCATGTATTTGTTGTGCGTGTTGATATCGTTCGTTGGCTGCGCGTATGTCTTACGTGCGCCTGCGATAGTGCCACGAGTGTCACTGTTAATATTCAACGGGTCACGGTTCCTGACGGTCACTGCGGTAAGCTCGTTCGTCTTACCAGTGGCATCTGACCATAGCAGCTTTTCACCGTAGTTGGACATACCGTTGAAGATACCACTCATTGACTTAGGACGAAACTCATGCAGGTTATACGCAGGAGTTTTGCCGATAGGCACATGGTTGAACAACCAATATGCTTTAGGTTCATCGTCAAAGAGTTTGTTGATATCCCGCACGACCATGCGCTTATCAGCAGTGATGAACATCTTCGGCAGTGCTTCTTCGGATATCCACATATGCTGTTCAATCATGTGCGTAAACTTCTTCGGAGAACAGGTAGCAGAGACCCAGTTCATGATATCAGAAGTTTGCACGTCACCAAAGTCAGGCGTTAGGCCGCTGAACGATGCGACTTGATTGAGTGCGTCGATGGAGGTACCGTGTATGCTAAAGCTACGGGTATCGAAGATGAAGGCAGGAGCGTCGAGAATACACAGCACATCGAGCATAGGTGTGCCACTCTCACCGTATTCCTTGACAGCGAATACAGAGAACGTGAGCGTAGACGCCGACTCATGGTCAGGCCCCATCACCATTGTCACCTTTGTACCGTCTACAATCGCGTGGGAAGATCGCAGCACGTTCGTCTGATCGGAGAATACGATCCGAGCGCAGGGAATAGCAAATGTGTTTTCGTACACATGGACAGAACGGATAAGGTTAGGCATAGACGGCGGTGCTTTGCCGTCTAACAGTAGCCCAAAATAACCCTGATCCTTTACGCCACCAGCAGTAGCTTGATCAGACATGATTAACCCTCAGCATCAAGCTCAATCGCGATGGCTTTGAGTTTTGCAGCAAGCAGCTTGATATCAGCAGACTTGGCTTGCATGTTAAAGCCACCGCGACCAGGTTTGATTTCAGAATCGTTTTTGGTGTTATACCACTTACGCACTTCTACGACACGGTTACCGGCATCGTCGTTAGCCAGATCAACAGAGAGATAGCTATGCGGTCCAATCTGGATGCGAAACATCTCAGGCTCAGAAGTCTCTACGCGAGTTTTCTTCTTGATCTTCTGAGGCTTCTCTTCCTTCTTGGGTTTCTTCACCTTAGAGGCTTTCTTCTCTGCGGCCTTCTCAACAAGAGGCTTATCGTGCTTCTTCTTTTTCAGGCTGTCTTTGATCTTCTTCGCTTTCGTACCAACAATCTTGCCGTTAACCATAGCCATTAGATTTGCGTCCTCTTAACTTTCTTGATAGCAGCACTCGGACGCTTCTGGGGTATCGCCATCAACTTACCCGCAGTCATCTCAGATGGATGAATCAACGCGTTTGCGATCAGCAGCAATGCCCAGTTAGTGTTCGAGCCGTATGTAATGTGCGACAAGAGTTGAGGATTGCCCTCCATAGAAGCGTCGATGCGTGTCGGCGTTGTATACAGTGCCGTGTCCACATCATCAAACACTTTCATGGTCAGAGGGTCAATACCCCACTTGTCAATCACGCCTATTGTTTCAGCCATTTCTTCAAGTCCTCTCGCGTTACAGCAAAGTAGCTACTGACCTGTAGAATGAAGTCCACGCTGATAGGATTCCCTGTACCATCTTCCCACACGTTATCGAAGTTAGCACTTACGCTATCAATGACGCATGGACTCATGGAGAAGAAATTACCAATATCAACGAAGAAGGCTTCACTGTCCTCTAAGACGTTACCGATTGCAGCGTTAGCAGCTTCGGCACCTTGACCACTTGCAGCCATAGTAAGCGTTTCCATACTTACTGACTTCAATGGGCTTGGACCAGGAGGAAGTAACAGGCCGCCTTTCTCAGACGGAGCACACAGGGAAAGCAGAGCTACTGTGGTATCGACGACTTCGGTTTTCGTATCAGAGTAAGCATCAACGAAGATAGGAAGGTCGATCGACATGTAGCTTGGGCCTCCCCATACGCGAGCACTTGCCAGCTTGTGCATAGAACTGGCGCCAGCAAATCGCAGCGCCTTATCCATTGCTCCAGCATTGTTTGCAACGAATCGCCCAGCAGCACCAGCAGCACCACCAACAGATGACAATGCGTTACCGCCTTGAGCAGCGAGGTCAGCCAACGAAGTGTTAGCAAAAGGTGCGTCCCACTGCGACGATAGGCTGAACGTGAAGTCTGGTGGAATGAAACCAGTGAACTTGATTGTACCACTCTTGTTGTAGATTTTCACACGGTACATGTTATCGACAGAGATGATATCGTCACGCGACCGTGTGTTCCCAACAGAAGTGGCTTGCCCACCATCGGCAGGCATTAAGTAGTTAGCCACACAAACTCCTTATCACATGTAGCCCATAGTAATCATGTTCAACATCGGGTCATCCATAAAGATTGGAATCGAGTCGAGTGAATGTGCGTTACTAGGACTTGCGTTGTTAGAACCGCTTGAGCTAGGACGTGAGGCAGCAATAGCTTTAGGAACCTCAGGCGCTGGAGCTTGTTGCACAACGGCAGGTGCTGGAGCCTCTGTGCGAGCAATATCACCCTCAGTAACTAGAGGCTGTCTCGCAACAGTGTCTTCCTGCTTGACCGTAGGCGCAATGCGATTAACTTCTGGAGCTTGCATCATAGCGTTCGGAGCCATGTTACCCAGCTGAGTAGCAGCCACGGCTTCTGGCTTCTGTTCATCAGGCTTAGGTGTTTTGTCAGCAGCGACCTGCTGTGGCTTCGCAACGTCTGCGGGCAGTTGCTCTTTATTTACAGCTTTCTTCTGGCGATCTGCTTCGGCAACTTTAAGCAATACGTCCTTCTCGTTCTGCGCTCGCATTGCAACGGATTGCTGCGTTTGAGCATCAGATGATTTGAAGTATTTGCCAGTCGTTGAAGCCTTATAGTCCTGAATGGTCTTAATTAGATCATCGTCGGACATAGCGTTAACGTCTTTGCCTTGCAGCGCATTGGAGATAACACTGGTGCCAGCTCCATACTGAACCGCCGTGCTATACAGAAGTTCTTTCACGCCAGCACCACGCTTCGTCAGATCAATGCCTACATCGTTCTGTGTCTTAGCAACGAGTGGCGCATAGTGAGTACGCGTGATATAGTCCGACTGTGCTTTGTCGAACGCTTCGCCTTGCGTGTTCGCAACATCTTTGTAGACGGAGTTGAACTGTGATGTACCTGGAGCAAGACCACCGAAACGCTCAAGGAATGGTTTACCTTCAGGGCTGTTCAGGAAGTTCATCATACTGCCGTTGTTCGTAGCCAACTGGTGCTTGCCATAAGACACACCACCATAGTCACCACGACCAGTAGACACAGTACCAACACCACGACCACCAGACTCGAACTGCTCTGACACAGAACCAAGACCACCCTCAGCAATTGCCTTGTTAGCGATATCGGTAATCTGTTTGCTGTCATAGCGTTTAGCAGGTTGAGCACGTAACGGACCTTGATAGGTACCGCCTCCCATGCCCATTCCCATCATGCCCATACCGAATGCACCGAAGCCGAAAGGCGTCGCGGTAGGTGCAGGGAACTTAGCTTTGTTCTCGTTCTCGTCAGTAGTCTTGTTGTACTCCTCCATCTTCTCTTTACGGTCTTTCTCACCGTCAGCCAGCATCTTGTCTGATTCGTCGGTTATCTTTGTAGATACATACTCACCCACAGAGCTACCGAAGTAATCACCAAGAATGCCACCGATTGTTGCACCCAACGCAGCACCAGCAGCAGTACCAGCTACAGGAACAACTGAACCGAGAATACCACCAATCCAACCACCAGCCACTGCACCGAGAGAGCCGCCGGTAGCACCACCAACGGCAGATCCAGCAGCTTGCTTCTTAGCTTGCTCTTTCTCAGCATCAGTCATCTCCGTATCGCTATTGATATGACTTATATTGTTCGCATACTGCAAACCATTGCCGAGCACTGAGCCAACAATAGGGATCTTCTTCGATGCCCCAGCAAGCAACACGGTAGCGCCGTCTACAGCAGAGTCCTGTACGATAGATGGTACACGAGGTACCTCACCTTCTACTTTCTCTTTTGCTGTATCGTCTGCACGTTGTACTTCTTGTTGCTGTGCTTGTGGTTGAGGCTGCGCTGGAGCTTCTGGCATACCTGCGCCGGCATTCGATGCGTTGTCCTGTTCGAACTCCTCTTGCGATTTGTTCTTCAACCACAGGCCGCCTACAGTAGCGGCTGCAATACCAGCAAGCGCCATTACAGCACCAGCTTTACCTCTCAGTCGAGGGAATCGTGAACGAGGAAGGTTGCGTCCTGGACCACGACGTTGGCCTGCGCCTCTACCGTAACGTCTGCCACGACGATTACGACCACCGGTACGGCGACGACGATTATCGCTGCCATTATCATTGAAATCAGGGCCGCTATTATCATCTGGCTGGCTGTCGTCATCTGCTGGACCTCCTGTACCTGGACCACCAGCACCAGGCTGTTGCCCATGAGGGTCTGACTTGGCGCGGTTTTTCTCTTTGAATGCTTCGCGCTTTTCCCACTCCAGCCAATCTTCGAGGGCTTTCTGCGTCTTGGTTGAGACTGCATTGCCTTCTTTGATTGCTTTAACGATATCATCGCCTGACTTCTCACCTGCAATAAACAGGTCTTCAAGCGCTGTTTCTACTTCACGAGAGTTTGGCTGTTGAGCCACTGGACGAGGAGATGCTACAGACTGCGGTTCGCCTTCAACATAACGAACACGCTGGTTAGCCATCTTCTCGCGCATAGCTTTCGCAGCACGGTTCTTAGCCCTTGACCCAGGACCGACGTACACAACTTCTTCATCGTACATCTCTGGGTCATAGTCGCGCTCAAAGTCGGCTTGCGTCTGATAGTCATTCGCTGCCTTACGTTTGCGCTTTGGCTTTGGCATACCTGCTACTGAGGAACTAACGCTATCCGCATGTTCGATCATTAGTTCGAGTGCGGACAACTCTTTCTCTTGTGGCTTAGCCATTATCCACCTCTACGGCCTCTCTGCGCTGCTAACGCAAGTGCTCGCTGTTCTTCTGCCTTGTTCTTGTCGTGAACATAAGCACTGTGCCAGTAAAGCAGTTTGTTGATCGTTATATCATCTGGCACGTAGATGTTCTTGGCGCTGGCTAGGTCAAGCGTCATGTTCATCATTGACGTGTCAGAGAACACACGGAAGTAACCGAGAATATCAATAGGGCTTGTGTATTTGTATGTGCGGAAACAACGGTTGCACTTATGCGTGGTCTCCAGTTCACAACTCACATACACATAGTTACTGGCTTCGAGCAATTCGATTGGGTCTGCATACTCAAGTGTTTGTTCGAGAGGGATATCGCTGTCGATATACATCGCGTTCATTACCTGAGTGCGGTTCTCATGCTCGGCCAATAACTCAGCCTCAATCCAGCGTTGAACGGTAGGATGGCGCAAGCCTTTAGGAAGGTCGCGCCACTCGTGCTGGATTACTCTCTGTCGCATAACCTCTTCTGTGTTAAGCAGGTTACATTCTACTTCAACGAACTTGCATCCTTTTGGCCTATCGTAATAACGCTCACCACGCATATCAACAAAGAACGGCGTGGTGCATCGCCACTCATACAGACGATGCGACTGCGGCCAACTATTTCTGTCGAACATCGCCAGCATATAACGGAAGTCTTCGAGGTACATCTCTCTGATTTTCACGTTGGTGAAACGCTGCAATGTATCGACAAAGAGTTCAGGCAGTTTGTGTTTCTGTGCGTTAAACAGACTCGACATAGCATCGGCCGTTATCTGGCTGATACGACAATCTGACCTGCCTGAAGGGAGATAGATCTCTAACATTAGTTAACGAAGACCGATGGGTTAAGATCCCATGTGCGTGTGCTGCGACGATTGCAGTGTGGGCACAGGAGATCAATATCAGTCAGCAGACCGTGACGCGAGGCTCGCACCCACTCTGAAAGCTCAAGCCACAGAGTCAGGTCGGTCTGTTCTTCCAGACGGGCCACGTTAGCGTCGAAGTTGCGGCCCATGTGAGCCACATGCCAGCTAAACATATCCTCAGACGCTCGCTCATAGTGACGCATACGAGGCAGGTCAAAGTGTTCGTGTTCAGCATTGAGCATGGCGACTGTCATCGACGTTTCATCGACAACACCAACGTTGTTTGCATCACAAGGGAAGGTATTGATTACTCCACCGTCAGGACGCAACTCGTTCACGATACCGTCGGAATATTCAAACAGCGGTTTCTTGCAAGTCCAGTATGTGCGCAGTGGCATCACAGTGTTCATCCACATACGCTGCTGGAATACAAGCGCAAACGCATCAGGCACGGTCAGTTCTTCGAGTTTGATATTGAGACACGGTGCCAGTGCATCGAGCAGGATGTACTTCATATCCTTAGAGTCGATTGCCTTAGCGATGGCTCGGTTCTCTTTACCACCGAAGCGACGCATCTCGAAAGCGGTAGGCAGTTCAGCCTTATAGCCACGAGACGGTAAACTCGCTGTTTGAATTTCCATAGTTTTAATCTCACATCATTGGACGGGAAACATCGAGGGCCATTTGAACGCTCCACATACCACGACCACCGGTTCCGTTAAGCTGAATGCTTTGACCACCGATAGGCCAGCAGTTGCGGAGCTGTTGTTCGCCAACCATTTGCCCTTGGTTGTCGTATAGCTCGATGATAATGTTTTTCTTATACACAGACGGCAATCTAAAACCGCCAGTGTATGGGTTCTGAATCAAGTTCTGCCATGCAGTGAAATACTTCATCACGGCCAGCTTCTGGTCGATACCAAACAGCAGACTGAATCCGTCAACGCTCGAACCATGTGGCCAGTTGATTTGCACCGTCGCCACTTCTTTTGATTTCGATTGATAGACAGAGAACGGCAGGTCTACTTCTTCACACGCGAACGGGCTTAACGATATATTACCAATTACAGGAAATTCTCGTACACGCCACTTGTCTTGCATGAAGGGATCGTCAAGGCCAGGAGCAGAAGAATCATTCAGGTCATCAAGCGTCGGCAGCGGCATGATTAGTCCTCTACAATAACAAGCACAGGCCTAACAGCATCGTCGAACTTGAGGAACGTAGCACCAACCAGATAGCCGCCGTTTTCAATCTGCTTCACGATTGCTTTCTCGTAGTCCGTTTCCCACTTGTCACGTTGGTTAGCCTTGTAGCCTTCAAACGTTTCTGACGCGTCGTAGTAGTTATACGTGCCGCCAGTTGGCATTGGGATTCGAGCAAGGAACTCAATACGACCAGCGTTCTTAAACTTGGCCTTACGTAGTTCTTGAGTCAGCTTCGTGTTCTCGGCCTTAGAGCCAGGAACAGCCTTAAACGGTTTCTTTGGTTGTGGTTCTTTCGGTGCAGCAGGAAGTTTCTCACGCGCTGGAGTGTTCTTGTCTGTCGCTTTCTTAACACGAATACCTGAAACGGTACCAGTGAATGGACGACTACGGCCAAGCAACGAACGTGCAGTAGCAGCATCGACTTCAAACACAACTGACGGGTCATCCTTATGCAACACATAGAACTTGTTGCGCTTTGCAGCCAAGATACCGAATACATCTTTATCCTCGATATCGGCTTCATGCTCCTTGTTCTCAATGCTTACCTTGCGCTTACCTTCGAAGCGATACCAATCGCAGTCTTGAATCCCTACGTCTGGTTTCTTACGTGCGCTTTCGCTCAGTAGAATAAGCATAGTCTCTCCAAAACGAAAAAGGGCCAGAACGAATCTTGGCCCTTGTGTTTCTTACGATGCGAGTTCGGCGTAGTCGAAGGACCATTCGATTGATACCGGAACAGCCTGCGCAGCACCAGAGAACTGCAAATCAGGAACCTGTTTCGGCCACACACCGTAGATGTTGTACTCAGCAACTACAGAACCGTCCATATCGAAGATACGGAAGATTGCTTTGGTCGCGTAGTCGGCTTTACGTGCGCCCAGCTGGGTTTGAGTGGCACGAACAAACTGATGCCACGCTTCCAGATCTTTGTACACGGCCATTTCTGAGTTTTCGTTATACTCAGTGGAGAGCGCGTGAGAGAAGATCTTACGACCAGCGTAGTTGAGCTGGTGGCCGAACGCTTCTTTCAGAACTTCTTCCAGAGTAGAACCTGGCTTAACACCAGTCTTACAGAACAGACGCAGAGTACGCGCATAGTCCGTACCACCAACAGGTGGGTTAGGAATCAGGAACTCGAAGTTGTCATCGAGTAACGGATCTTTCGTAGACGAAAATTCGTCAAGAGTTACCTTTGGCATCTAAAAGCTCCTTAGAGTGCACCAGAGTTAATCAGTTGCAGCGCGTACTGGATATCACCGACAGGCGGCACGATAGCAGTAACGTGAATGCGTTTGGTGTAGCGAGTCGGGTCAAGGAACACGTCGATGATCAGATCGCCACGCGCTTCGTCTTCTGCGGTGTTGTTGGTGTAGTTACAAACAACTTCATACCAACGCAAGCCACGACCAGTTTTAATTGGTTCGAGGATTGCTTCCATCGCAGACTTCTGGCGCTGTTTCAGAATGTCGTCGTTCGGTTCGAAGACAGCACTCAGGTTGTTAGCGCGAGCAGAAGCGTGAAGCATTGCCAGCAGACGGCGAATGCCGATATCTTGCAGCGGAGACTTCGTGGTGTACGTTGTATCTGCACCCCACATGAAGATGCCTTCGCCGTCGAAGATAGCAATCGGGTTAATCTGGTTATCTACCAGAACGTCGCGGTCGCCTTGTTTAAAGCGATAGCGCACATCAGTAGCGAAGTCCAGCTTACCACGATTCAGACCACCTGGTGCCAACCACGATGCTACTTGGTCAGCAGTCAACATGCAGTACGCCATACAGATGGACGCAGGCACATAGTAGTCACGAGCATTGTCGTTATCACGGGCTTTAACGTCAGCATTCGAGATAGCAGACCAAGAGCCGATGATAGAGAACTCTGCTTGCTGATACGGCTTATTGCCGCGACGATACGCAACAGCATTGTCACGCGCCTGGAGGCTAACAGGAACACCGTGAGTAGCGATACAGTCCATGCGGCTCTCAGCCAGTTCATCGATCTTGTTCGCAATCACTGGATGCTCAAGGCCACCAGAGCACAGAATGCCTGCCTGAACGTCTTCCCAGTCACGGTAGTTGTCCCACGCAGTCAACACAGCAGACAGACTCTGGTTAGCGATAGTCGCGTCAGAGTGGTCTACGTCGATAACAGCGCCGTCACTACCACCAGTGAACTGACCGTTAGGAGCTGTTGGGTTCGTTGGGTCAGCAGGACCACCACCGATAGAGTTGATGACCACAAAGTTCGGGTCTTCCACCAGCTTGTAGTGGTTGGCGTTCAGCTTAACGCGGATGTACTTGGAGTTAACGTTGATAACGTCTTCAATGAAGAACTGGTTACCAGCTTCGTCTTTCCAGTAGCGCGTTGTTACGGTGTGTGACTCAAGAGGAGTCAGGTAGCCGACACGGTACACCTTGATGATAGACTTATAGCCCAGCGCATCAGTCACGTCAGGTTCGAACGTGATGTACATGTCGTTTGCCGCTGCGTACTGAGACATTGCGTAAATCAGGCAGATATCACGATCAGAGAAAGCAATCTGCTCAGGGTCAACAAGTCCAGCGTCACCCAGAGGGCGGCAGGTGGCAAAGTTATTATAAGTTGTGAGGTACACACCTGCGTATTTCACGGAGAGAGCGACACGCGTAATGTTCAGCTTGGTTGCTTTCGTCATCAGAAGTTTTGCGTTCTGGACGTTGTTAGCGTACTGCCCCGTTGCTGGACCAAAAATTGCGTCGATCTCATCCTTAGAGGTAACAGTTGTGTTAACACCCACAGGTCCGCGAGGGAATGGCAGAACCAGAGTACACATGCCGTACTGCACAAGTGACGCTTGGTTGCTGCGATCATTCTCCTGCGAATAGACCCCCGGAGAGGGGTGATTAGGTTGTAACATCGTGAATCTCCATAAGAATGGGCATCGTGTAACGACTGTATGAAATTAGCGAGAACTCAATAGCAAATCACATTAACTCGCTGATCCACGTCACTTACCAGAACAGATTGTGCCATCTTTCCTGTGAGTGTAAATTGGCCTTCGATAATCATCTGGCCACCAGCGAACTGGAGGACGATAGGCTCTGCGGTATCAATGTACAGCAAGCCTTTAATCTCAGGCAGCGCATAGCCTTTCGGACCGACGATGACACTCTGCATTTGATATTCGCCTTCGAGAGGAATACCTACAGCGTGTGACTGTCGTTTCAGAATAGCGTTCTGGTTGGAAGTGACTGATCGCACACGGCTATCAATGACCAGTGTGCGGTCGAGCTTACGATACTTTTCGCGTGTGTACATTAGTCAAGTTCCTCTTCGTCTTCATCAGAAGCAGCCATAGCGCGAGGACCTAAGTCCATATCGATCTCAACGTTCTCGGTGATTTCACCGTAGTTGTTAATCTTCGCTTGCTCCAGATTGAAACCAATCTTGGTGTGAATCGTGATTGGAATCTCCAGTTCGAAACTACCCGGCGTACTGCCATCATCGAGGTCATCAATGTTAGGCATAGGGATAGAATCATCGAGCTTAACACGCACAGTCCACTTGGACGAAGGCATCTCAATAGAGAAACTCATTAAGTCCGTTAAGCCAGCGATAAGGGCCTGTTGAATAAACAGCAGAGCCTGATCGATGTTCATAAACTTAACGAACAATGAGCCAGTGAGAGTCACAGGGAAGTAGTAGTTAGTTACTACGATGGCGTTAGTGTCATCGTTCCCTAATGCCCAGCCTGAACCGTGTCGTGCGATGTTCTTAATGTTCACCGATTCTTCACGGTTGAATGCCATAGTAGGCAACTTGAACCATCCATAAGGATAGTCAGTGCTTTGATTGTTCGTTGCACGAATACCTTGCTTAGGGTTGTTATGCACAGACCAAACAAAACGCTTTAAGTTGAATCCTTGGCGGAACTGACGTTGAAAGCCGAAGATGGTAGCTTTCAGTGACGTACTGTTCTTGAGCATACCAGCAAGGTTCGCGCTCATTTTCTCGCTCCAGATACGAAAAAAGGGCGGCCGAAGCCACCCTTTTGGTTACCCTTAATCGGGTGTTAGTCGTCGAGTCGTAAACGAATCAATGTGGAAGGGGCGGATGAATCGGATTCGATAACATCATCTGCATCGTCCTCTTCTTCATCTTCAAGCTCGTCTTCCAATTCGTCCTCTTCTTCAACGTCGTCATCAGAGTTAAGGCTGATAACTTCGTCGTCGCAAAGGGACTCGGCTTTTTCTTCCTCGGCATTAAGCTCTAAAGCAGCGGATAACGCAGCAACGGAGTCAGCCATTCCAGAAGCGTTCGATACAGAGTTAACGAGGCATGACGCTTCGAAGTTGTCTGCAAGTTCGCATTCGAGAAAGTCCTCAGCGTCTGGTGCACACGCCGCTTGAGCAAGCAAACGCGCAACATCAGTCCACTGTCCGTCACGCGCCGCGACGATTGCCAGTGCAGCTAAGGAACCAGATAAAGTCTTCATGCTTGGTCCTCAGTTAAGAGGGCAACGTTATGCTGCCCTCATTGCACAGTCATTAGCCGCGAACAGCTTTAGCCACAGAACGCACGTTCGCCAGAGTGAAGGAGAAGGTGCTAGACAGCAACCAACCGCGGTCGGTGTTGCCCTGGTTAGCGCCGCTGGTCGGGGTAGACTGGGTGCCGCCACGAGTGGTGTACACTGCGTGGTAGTCCTGGTCAGCCAGAACGTACAGTTCGCCGTCGTGCAGAACGCGGTGTTCTGGAGCACGGAAGCCGTCAGTGATCAGTTCCATACCCAGCAGGGTACCCAGACGACCGGTAGTGATCAGGTCATACTTAGACACTGGGTCCAGAGCAGAGCTGAACTGATCGTTACCAACGATATCGTTCCAGTAGTCCTGCGCCATCACAGCGGTGCTGACAGGCAGCGGCCAGGAAGACACAGAATTTTTCAGAGTAGACAGCAGACGCGGAGTCAGGTCGCCGTGTACCCAGGTGACAGGGTTAGCAACGCCAACAGCCTGGTCACAAGCGCGTTTCCACAGACGGTCTTCTGCAACCATGATAGAAGACAGGCCGTCTTGCTGTGCGCGGTCCAGCAGGTCGCCGTTGATCTGGTCCAGGTCCATCTTGCTTACGCGGATGTTGGATTTCAGTTCGAACTCAGCAGGCGTGTAAACACGGCCGCGGAATTGACGGTAACCGAAGTCGGTAGGACCAGTAGCGATTACTGCTTCTGCCTGGTGGATTTTCAGTTCGATACGAGCGATATCGCCCTGACGAACGGTAGCGCCTTTACAAACTTTGCGCAGCAGGCCAGCACGTTCAGCACGGTCTTCGATAGATGCAACGATAGATGCACCCAGAGAAGCCCATTTCTCACCGCTGCCGTCTGCAACAGCTTCCTGAATCAGCTCGATCTTCTCAGCTTCGGACAGACCGTTCTGTGCGCCAGAGTGAGAGTGAACCAGGTTGCCGGACGCAGCTTCTGCCATCAGAGCAGAGATACGGGTCAGCAGGTCTTTCTGAGAGTAGGCGTTGATTTCGCCAGTGCTTTGGCTCAGAGCCAGTTCGCCTTTACCACCGAAGCGCAGGTCTTCGATTGGGGCACCGTTACGCAGAGTTACTTTAGCGCCGCGCATTAAGGAATTGTTCATTAGTTGCTCCTGAGAATAATCTCGTAAGTTTCAGTTCAAACAGTTACGGTGCGCGACGATTAGGCGCCGTAAGAGGAAGACATTTCGATGATCAGGTAACCACGTTCAGTGGTAGGCGCCTGCTTGATGATGCAGCCTTTCAGCACGGTACCATTACCGCCGAGGGTCAGCAGACCATCTGCACCCAGGGTAGGGTGGATAACGTTGTCAGCAGACCAGTCAGCAGTCGGGTCAAACATGGAGGTAGCGATGTTACCCAGTTTGATGTAGCCAACGCGACCTTCAACGTTAGATGGCAGACCACCGATAGGAGCATCAGCAGTGTAAGAACGCGCTTCGGTCACGGTCAGTTCGTAAGCATACACGATGCGAACTTTCTTACCAATGTCGTCAGCGTGGAAGTACAGGTCAGCGCCCTGCACACCAACTTTACCGGCAGCAGATGCAGAAGCAGCGGCTTCCTGTTCAGCTTTAACGCCGTCGATTTTAACCAGCAGCGCGCCAGCGTTAGGTACGCGGGAAGCGGTGAATTTTTTGGTAGCGTCGATAGCGAACTCTTCCACACGGTTCATGTTCGCTGGCGGCATAGAGCGAGCCAGAGCGAAACCGGCGAATACTTCGTTAGCGTTACCAGTAGACAGGCGCAGATAGGAGTGACCGCCTTCGCGAGCCCAAACCAGTGCAACACCTTCTTCGTGGATTACTTCGCCCGGCAGCAGATCAGCTTCCTGGGTCTGTACGATATCAGTAGCGTTTTGAAACAACATAATCAGTTTCTCCAGATTAGAGATAAAGGTTTAACTTGCTACCGCTTGCTGCCCATTACAGGCAGCGGAGGCGGGCGAGTTTATCTGCGAAAGAGCCAGTGGAAGCTGAACTCTGGGATTCGACTTTCTCGTCACCCTGAGCCAGAAGTTCAACAGCAGACGCCGGGGCTTTAGCCTGGGCAACTACAGGTTGTTGCTGAACAACAGGCGCACGTTCTGCGGTAACAGTACCAGCAGCCGCGTCGATGGACTCAGAGATTTCATTCTGTGCGACTTCGGACTTATTCATCAGGTCCAGCGCTTTTGACAGCGATACCTTCAGGAAGTCTTTGCCGTGAGCGATGAATGCACGTTCAATCAGAGCGCGAGGCTCTTTGATACCAGCAGCCGACAGAGAGTTGACCAGGCTATCAACGATTGGGTTGCGCACATCACCCCAGAAGTTTTTGGTGATACCCAGCTGAGATGCAGACAGAGCAGCAACGAGGCGGTCGCCGTAGGCGGTAGTCGCGTCTTCGATGGTGCTCGTAACGTTCGCACTAGCTTCGCTAATACGTGCGTCAGATTCTGCGGCCAGCAGTTTATCAACCGGCATTTCGATCTGATACGGCATAAAGCCGAATGCTTCACAAGTGCCGGTCACGCCAGTCTGATTCAGAGAGTGTGATACTGCACGGATGAAATTATCAGATGCGAAAGATTTCACTGCATTTTCTTCGCCGACTGCATTAGATACAGAAGCGAGAGTTGCGCGAGCAATCGGCTGGCCGTCATAGTACATGTGTACCGTGTCGAGCTTGCCAGTAGCGCGGCTCAGGCTGACCAGCTGAGGGTCGAGCGTACCGTGCTGTGCTTGCACAGTGGACAGGCTGTTGAAGACGCGGCTGACGGTCTTGCTTTCAGAATCAAATTCATCTTCCTCGTCATCGAGGTCGAGATCATCTTCATCCAGGTCGTCTTCGTCAAGGTCATCTTCCTCTTCATCTTCGTCGAGGTCGAGATCATCTTCGTCGTCTTCTTCGAGGTCGTCTGAACTGGATTCAGAGTCGATATCCTCTTCTTCGAGGTCTTCGTCATCTTCCAGATCTTCCTCGTCTTCGTCGTCCAGATCATCTTCATCCAGATCTTCGTCGTCGAGGTCGTCCTCGTCGTCGATATCGTCTTCATCATCGTTAGATGATTCAGAGTCGAAGTCTTCGTCCTCGTCATCAGACGAATCATCTTCGTCCTCGAGGTCTTCTTCTTCGATGATATCAATGTCGCTGTCATCGCCTTCGTCGCCAGACTGAGATTCAATCGGCTCGTCAACCAGCGCGGCAGAGCAGTGAGCGCAGAACACAGGTTCTTCGTCAGAGCTTACAGTGAACGGCTGTTCGCATTTAGCGGAGCAGCTATACATATGAGCTTCGACTTCGCCGTTATCAGCAGCGCCAGACAGAGCAGTGATAGCCTCAGGAGATTCCTGTGGTTCACAGCTAGTGACGGCCTGACCGGTATACGGGTCAAAGTTCGCGGTAGTAGCAGCGTTAAAGCTACCAGTACCAGACAGCGCGGTAAACGCGTGTGCGTTGCTCAGTGCCAGAGCGAAGTTGCGTTGTGCAGCTTCGGCTGTCTCGCCAGTAGCAACCAGACCAGCGTGTTCGATTTGTTCGTCGGCGGAAGCGGATTCCGCCAGGAACTGCGTAACACGTTCGTCAGTGATTTCGGACAGGTCAGCAGAGCACGATGGGCAGCAGCCCTGAACCAGTGCGGCAGAGTCAGAGATAACGTGGCTACCACAACCATCCAGACAGATAGTGTAATGCGCCTTAACGTCACCAGCAGAGGACTGCGACTGGACTTCGGCTTTCTCAACCAAATCAGGGTGCTCCACCAGCAGTTCTTCACCGCCAGTTGGATTGTAGAGGTCTGCGCCACTTTGCGAAGCAAAGCCTACACCAGCAGCAGAACCATAAATCATCAGGTTCTGACCGGTTGCAGTAAGGCGAAAGTTCTCTACTGCCTGATTATGGTTTTTACCGACACACAGGATACCCGCGAGTTGGGTAATCTTTGGCATGGTTAAAACCCTCATAGAATTTAGTCGTTGAATCGACAGGTTGAAATTAAAATGTGCAGAAAAAATTCAGGTATTTTTAAATTTTTCTGCTATCAATGTCAGTCTGAGGAATATATCTGTTTTCGAAGTATTTCGAGACAATTTCTACCCCATTTAAGGTGTATACGTTGCGCAGACTATATCCCCAAACCATTAGCTCCGCAAGCGTTGCGAAGTGCTCGGCGGGTACCGAACTGATTGCCCTTGGGGAGAGCGAATCTGGGTGGATTTTCTTACCACGGATGGCCTGATCGAACTTCATACGGTCAACGTTACGTATCATCGTATGGTCTACAAAGTGGGCCAATTCGTGCGTAATAACGTGGGCCATGGACAGGCTATTATAGCCACCAAGCAATTGCACCAACTGCTGAGGATGGATAGAGATAGCACCATACATAAAGCCATGCACGACATACGTTGAAATGTGACTTCCGCCACTATCCGAGTTAGCTTTTAACAGGCCAACATACAGACGTTTGAACGGCAGCGGCAAGTTAAGACCTATACCAGGCATAACGTTTTCCTGAATGTCTTTAAGCACATAATCAGGAGGGCTAATACCGTTCTTTTCGAGAGTCACGCCAGGCACACGTAAATCATCCATACCCATTACTTCAAGATGCACTTTGCCGCACTTCTTAACAGGCTTGATGGAGTAGTTATTAGGTGTACCGCCAGGATAGATTGCAGACGCGTACTTCAATGGTTTGAAATTACCAAAATCAGGCATATCCATAAGACGACGCTGTGCTGCCTTCATCGAATCTGGAGTATCTTCGCCTGGTCGGTCATCATTACCTTTGAATATAGGCGGTGCAGGTTCAGTCTCTGCTTTCTTGACTGATACTGGTTTTGGCTCAGGTTCTGCTGGTGGCGCTGGCTTCTTATTCTTCTCCTCATATGGAGTGAAGTCGAAGTCAGGCTTAAAGAGAGCGTCAGGCTTTGCAGTGAATGGGCGACTATTCTCAATGAGTTTGTCACCGTCGTCTCCACTGATAGCGTAAGCCTGATCGTATTTAGGATGGGCTATGTAGTACAGGTCGCTACTAACCTTTAACAGGCCAATGACCTCGCGAGTCTCCATATGGACACCGTTTGAGATCATGGCCGCAGGACCGAGATAGCGATAGTACGAATAGTCTGTGATGGACAGACTTCCGAGCATCAGGCCATCCTTAACAAATGTTCTTTGTACGTTGCAGCACAAGCGAATGCTGGATCGTCCACGCTACTGCACTCGAAGCCAGTCAGCATCTTACAGTCACGATAGACCAGACGGCCAGAACGCGCATCAAGATACGTTGGCTTGTTGAACGCCGTGTGTGAACAGAAGTTGCGGTGCTTAGGAGTAACAAGCTGTCCACAGATACTGCACTTATACGCACGATAGGTTGTGCCTTTACTGTATGTGTTCAGGTCACCACTAAGAATGCGGTCGCAGCGTTCAGGACAGCGTGTACGGTCGAACGCCAGCAGCAGAGTCAGACGCGCATGATCACCACGGAAGTTTTTGAGCTTAGACAGGTTACTGTCGAAGATCATGCCCATGGCTTGGCGGTAGTCTTTGTTGTTGTTGTGTTCGATGAACGTAGGCTTACCAATGAACGTCTGATATGCAAGGCGTCCTTGGTCAGGGTTGAACGTCAACCATTCTTGAAGTGAGAACGCATCACCATTCGTGTTTGGCAGTTCAGTGATGTTCACAGGCACAGGCACGATGATGTAGTCGCGGATGTTGCGTGACGTGTTATACATCTCAGCAGCTTTAGGCAGCCACACGTTCACGTCAAGATTAAAAGAGCCTGTCTCGATACCGAAACGCGACGCATCCACACGGATAGACTTAGCTGTACGGCTAACATCTTCCTTGTGCATATCAATCGCGTTCAGTCCGACGAGGCCCATGTCCGAAGTATCAAACGACTCGGAACGAATGGACTGGTCCATCGTGTTCTCCCTATTGGAATTTGTCGATATTGCTCGGTGTATTGGCCAGACGCACTTGGCCTTCGTCAGCTTGGAAGCCGTCGAGACCATTCATACTACTCAGCCAATAACGTAAGCGGCCATTAGAAATTACTGCACTTTCAACAAATGCGGGAATTTCGAAGCCCTCTTTTGTTTTCACGAATACTTCGACGCCAGGGTAAAACACATCGAATGACTTCGTACTGAATATCGGTTTAACGATAGCAGATTCACAAACAGGGTGCTGTGCGTAGCGGCTGCTTATCATATAAATCGCCTCTTCCTTACCGATAAGGATAGAGTTGATAGTGCCGCGAAGAATACACGGTGAGCAATGCTCCGAAGGAATCTCAAACGAAACAATGTCACCGATGTTGTGTGCAAACGAGAACTGTGGCATGTTAACCTCGCAGTGCTCCACGCGCCCACGACTTAGCGAGTGCCAGAGTCATACGCGTAGGGTTATGCAGCTTGACTTCACCTTTATGGACAGCGGTAAAAGGCTCATGTGGATTAGAACCACGACCAGAGCGATATGCTGCTTCGTTGAATCCATCAAACAGCGTTACCACCCAACCAGTCGATTTATCAGAGCATTCACCGCAGGCTTTATCCCACGCAATCTTACCGCACACACGGCCACCAGCAGTAACAGCGTAGCTAACCTGCTCAGTGCCTTTGTAGATATCAGGCGACTTGAGTGTTTTGAAGGTGACACGCGACGCAGACTCAGAGCGCGGCATCATCTTCTCTTTCAGTGCTTCTACGTCGAGTGAACCCCAGAAGGATTCAAACAGCGCAGCGAACTTCTGTTCGATAGGAAGTTCGAGGGCATTGATTTGTGCGATAGTGCTGGAGCTATCTTCCAGCACACGATTCAGGAAGTACCCGCCGATAATCACAGGCATTTGTGTACCCTGCGAGCCAGTAGTCAAGCCAGCTTTCTTGCAGTAGATTTCAGACAGGCCGATAGCCAGACGCGCAAGAGTCATGAACGTCTGCTTCTCGGTCGAGTTAGCAATCTCTGTGTAGATACGTGCAGCGATAGCAGGGACGACGGTGCGTTTAGCCACGCTCAGGATATCTTCTGGCTTGATTGGTTGGCCGAGCTTCTTACGCGCAGCCAGTTCGAATGCGTTAATCAGGCTGGCTTTGTTCGCCGTCGTCAGCGACTCGCCTAACTTCGTAGTTGTCGTTTCCGCACTGCTCACTATTCCCTGTTGCGGCGTTTTCTCCAGTCGGCGTACTCCCGACGTCGATCTCACCAATCGCTTCACTGTCATTTGTTTGTTCCTGAGTAGCAGGCTGCTGCAAATAGGCAAGCAGACCAGAGTTCTGAATTGCCTCTTCCAGATTCTCACCACGATGAATGGTAAGCTGGGCGAGGTAGTTGAGAGCAGGTTCAACCATACCGAGATTACGACAGCCCCAATAAGCTGTTTCGTAACATAGGTCTAAATTAATAGCGGTCTGGTCAAACAAGAAACTTTTTGGATTCTGCTTAGTGACTTCAATGCCCTGAATAGCCATGCCAGTAGCGTTCATCATATCGTTGTGACGATAGAAGATATCCGCCAGCATTGCATAGCACTCAATGCGATCAGGGCGGGATGCGATAGCTCGGTAACATGCAGCAATCGCTTCCTGTGTGAATCCCTGTTTGAATACCGCTTTCGCCAGTTCGATGTTAGCGATAGAAACATAGTCAGCCCATCGCGCAATACCAGCCAGGCGATCTACTTCACGTCGCGCATCATCCAGCAAATCAGGACGTTCGTGATAGCTCACTGCGTAGCACAGCTCACGCGCATAGTAGAAGCTGCAACGATCATCATGAGGATAATCACCAACATCCCGTCCAAGCTCCAGCAGATAACCGCGAGGCTTCGAGTGGTCAGGATAGTGGTCAGTTGCGAAGGTCGCTTCGACGGTACGCAGGTTCTGGCCAGGCTTACGAGAAGACAGGACTTCATGCGCACGATACTTCCAGAAGTAAGAGCGACGACGATACGCTTTCATCTGCTGGTAGTGACTATCACCGTTGCGCATCAGAATCCAAACTGCTTCGGCATGTTTAATGTGCTTCGTGTTGCGTAGCGTTTCAACCCAATTAGGGTCATCGAAACGTTCATCAATATCAAGCCACACAACGAGATCATCTTCGGAGAATGGCGTAGCGGCCAGTTCACGACTCGCGCCCAGATTACGTTCTTCTGACACGTCGAACATATGGTACAGGTTAGGGTGCGTGAACGCAGAGATGATGTTTGTGGTTTGGTCTTCGCTGCCCGTGTCTACGATACTGATTGCATCAGCACCAGCTACGTGCTCCAACCACTCACGCATATTCTTTTCTTCATTGCGACAGATAGCCGCTACGCAAATTCTCATACATGCCTCATTTGGGTTATACTAAAATGTTACCACTATCCCACCACTGCTTGCCATAGATATCCGACAGGCGATAGTCAAGGATAAGTGGTTGGTCAAGGTCGACTTGCGTTATGTTACGCCCTAAAGCAGGACTCCAAACTGTTTTCTCCTCAGTGTAGAGTCTTATCTCAAGTTCAATGTCGCCTTGCGAGTTCTTCGGCACAAACGGATGCGAGTAGTCACCATCAAAGCCTGCACCGAGCGAGTCGTCAAAGTAAGTGTACGCACGGATTTCTTCCGCACTGTTAATGATTGTAGGCGCGTACACCTGACGGTTGTAATAGGAAGTGTAGTCAGCAACGGTTGATTGCACGACAACACGGCGCTTGTAGATTCGCGTTACACCTTTGCTGTCAGTCTCTGCGCGATACTGGTTGTAGTACCAGCTTATCTGCGCAAACTTAACAGGCTTCAATGTAGGCTGACCTGTGGCGTACTTCATGAACGGCTTCGCAGTGAAACGATGGTACGTCTTCTGCGTGTTCAATCGGTACAACAGAACCTGATACGTGTACCACTGATAAACATCAAGGGTAATCGTACCGCTATCAGACTGCTGTGTGCCGTTAGTCAGGATGTAAGCGAAACAGTCTGCACCAACGTAACCGCTTCGAGGACTGTAGATAAAGGCTTCGTTCAGATTGTTCAGTCGCACCGTGCCGACCAGTGGGTCATTGACCTTGATCGCAGAAAGGCGCCAACCCCTTTGAGCTGGCACCTTATCCAATACACCCTCAGTTGGGCTATGCAACGTCACTTCGTCACGAGCGCCTTGTAAGATCTTTTCGAGCGTTATCTCAGTGTCACCTGAGTTACGCACTCGCACAGTCAGGTTCGGAGCCAATGGCTTATAGTTACGCCAGTAGTCGAACGTACAAGGCAAAGAGAGCATAATCACTCCAGTTTGTATTTGCTCTTGAACTCCGCGATACTCATAACAGGAATGCCTTTGTCTATGGCCTTCTGGAGTTTCGCAGAACCAGAGCCAGGGTCTTTAGCAATCAGGATCGTCGTGTCGGACTTCATGCTGTCTGACGCTGTACCACCAAGCTCGACAATGCGTTGCATCAGGTCGCGGTCACGTACACCAGTGAATGCTACGTTAATGCCTTTCAGTTTGGCATTAACCACCTTCACTTTCTTCGGTGCAACGAGAGTCACATCCATCTCGACAGCCATCAGATAAGACTTAACGGCCGCGTCTGCAATTTGTGGTGCGAGTTTATCGACGCCGTGCATACTGCTAATCTTTGTCGTCAGGTCAGCAGTCTTGCCTTTCTTGAGATACTGCTCAAGGTTAGGTACGGCATCAACAACTTTGTCGAACGTAGTGTTAGCACCACGCATGAAGAATGAAGCAGTAGCTTTCAGCCACGTATTCATCGGCACGCCAGCTTTCAGCACCTTCAGGTCTTTCGCCAGTTGACGACCGCGTGAATCACCAACGATCTCACGCAGAGAAGCCATAGGCGTCATGAACAATTGCTGAGGTGTTTTGATACCAGACTCAACAAGCAGCTTACAGGTACTTGGTCCTGTGTTCGCTACGTCCAGACCCTTCAGGAACGAACCTAACATACGAGCATCAGCAGCACTGGTCTTCGTCTTAGCAATGAACTCAACGCCATTGATTTTGTACGGCACATCAGGCAGCTTAGGCTTCTTAGCAGGCTTGAGAATCTCCATGATGTATGGGATTACCTTACCGCTTCGAATCAACTTAACCTTAGCGCCCGGGCCGATAGGTTTCTTCGTACCCAGCACAGCACCTTTCTTCTTCGGCTTGAGATAGCCGTGCTCAACGTAAAAGCCGTTGTGCGCAGAAGCACGTTCAACAGTCACACCGCCAGGCATAACAGTAGGCGGGAAGATTGCAACAGGAGCCAGCACACCGTACTTGGTCTCCTGATAGATTACGTCTTTGACAGTCACGATAACCGTATCGGACTCAACGTTCATCTTGAACTTGAAGGCGTGTTTAGGGTTACTGGCAGTCGCCTTAGGAGTAGGAACATCGCGGGTCATTACGATCCCATCGAGTTCATACTTCGCTTTAGCAATACGCTTGTCCAGCCAAGGAATGAGTTCTTCCTCAGAGTCGAAACGCATAGGACCAAAGTGGCGTACTACCTCGAATCCCCATTTCTCCAGCAGCTTGAACTGAGAAGACTGCTTGAGCGTAGCACCCTTACCACCGATGATACCGAAGCACACCATGTGGACGTACTTGAACTCTTTCGCAGTCTCAAAGTTACGCACCAGACCAGACGCTGCGTTACGTGCGGCTTTGAAGCGACCACCAGCAGATTCATGCAGCTTGGCCATGAATGTCTTATATGGAATCAGCGCTTCACAGCGCAAGACCACTTGGCCTTTCTCAGAGATTTTCTGAGGGATGCGCATTGCAGGCAGATGCTGCGACACGTCTTTACCATGAGTTGCATCGCCACGAGTAAGCGCACGAACAGGTACGCCTTTCTCATAGACAATTTCAATACTCAGGCCGTCGAGCTTATCAGTGAGAACCCAATCAACGTCTTCGGCCAGAGCCTTAGATAATTGTTTCCCACCGAGCACGTACTGGTCGAGACTCGCCATCGGCACAGGCAGCTTAACATCCGAATCATCACGCGCACCGACTTTACGCGCCAGCTTAGACTTAGGCCAGCGCTTGTCGATGTAATTGCGAATATGATCGTACACTGCATCAGATATCAGACCTTCCGAATCAGTGTGGAACGCATCATCCAGATGCGCCACAAGTTTCGTTGCCTGCGTCAAATTGAGCGTGTCCAGAACCTTATCAGGATTCTTTTCGAGCCGCTTCAAAGAGATTTGCATGTTATTCTCCAATCGTCAGTAACACTGGTATTTACAGCCTTAACTGGCGATAGGGTCTTTGTTGACAGGATAATCTTCGGCCATATCGAGCACACGATTGAACAGCTTAGGAGGCATGTCTTTCACATGTTCGGCATAGTCAAAGAGGTTCTGTTTACGCGCACGGTTCACACGTACCTGACGAACTTCATCAGGGCTATTGGTGATATCGTACAGCGTATAGATGACGATGTTGTCGGACTGAGAGTGTGTACTGACTTTCAACACAACCCAATCACGATTCAACTTGGCGTCTGCTCTGAACTTGAGCACGTCACCTTCTTCGGCCTCTTGAGCACGATGATCAGGAGTAGACTTGTTAGCAGCAGCGATTTTCTTCGCTGTCTCTTTCGCTTCCTGGTCGGCAGCGGCAACGTCAGAGTCCGTGTCTTCTTCTGCGGAGGTTTCGTCTACCGCATCAGAGGTATCAGCGTCCTCTTCTTCTCCATCTTCACCTTCTCCGTCAGCTCCTGTGTCGTCAGAGGTGTCATCATCCATGGATTCGGAATCATCGTCGGAGGTGTCGTCCCCATCCTCTGCATCATCAGCATTCGGATCGCTATCGTCAGTACCTTCTTCTGCATCAGGGTCCTCCTCTTCCTCAGAGCCGTCATCTGCTTCTGGATCATCTTCCTCTTCGGTACCATCATCTGCTTCTGGGTCTTCTTCCTCAGCAGGTGCAGTAGCTTTCTTGCCTTTAGCGCGAACCTTAGGCGGAGGTGTATCTTCCTCATCCTCTTCTGGTTCGTCTATATCAGACAAGTCGAGCGCAGGTTCTTCGTGGTCTGTAGAATCATCACCACCAAACAACGAGCCGATAGAATCTTCGATGTTGAAAGCGTCGCCAGCGAACGGACTACGCGACAGGATATCTTCCAGCTTCTGCTCGTCAATATCGAGGTCAGTCACTTCTTCGATATCGTCATCGAGAATCTCTTCCTCGATAACCTTAATGCGCTTACCGCGTTTGTCGATACCGTCAGCATAGACAGTACGCACTTCGGCTTTAGGTGCCTCGATCTCACCAGACTTAACCTTAGCACGAAGGTCACGCATCTCAGCAGAGCGCTCTTGAGCTTTCTTACGCGCTTCTTTCTGGAGTTCTTTGCGTTGCTGCTTCTGCTCCAGAATCTTCGCGTTGTTTGCAAGACGTTGCGCTTCTTCCTGTTCCTCTTGAGAACGACGACGCGCCTTGCGAACGATACGGCGATATGCCTTGACCGTATCAACATCGACAGTGCCTTTCGGCCAGTCATTGATAGGCAGGATGTTAGTGTCATGCACCAGCAGGTCGTACTGCGCATCGTCCACTTTCAGGTACATACCATCAGTGTTGACAACGATGCCGCCTTTGCCCTGTCTAAGGAAGCGCACACCAATCATATCGTTTTTGTACAGCTTGGTCATACCCTTAGAGGTTTTCACAGGGTATTCAGGGCTTGAAACCATACGCCACTGATAGTTATCAAAGTCGAGGCCATTAACAGCTTCGGCTTTCACACCACGAGGGCTGAAACGCGCTGCATCAAATTGACTGCGCATCAACTGGCGCTGCAATGTTTTAGCACCAGCAGTTTTAACGCGCTTCCCTTCTGTGTTTAACACGTCAGGTACCTTGCGCATTTTCGATGCACGTTCCATCAAGAATAGTCCAGTAGACTTATCAAGAGGGAAGTCAACATGGGGCATATCAGGGAAAATCAGAGTGTAGCGTCCGCCATTACGCAGCGGGAGAATACCGAAGATATCACCTTCACGAATCATGCGTTTATGAGTTCGTTGGGATACTTCTTTTCCGCGTGAACCTGTATACTTCATCCACGCGTACTTCGATACGGCATCTTGATAGGATGCAGATACGGAAAGTACCATGTTATTGTCTCTATGTTGTACGAACACACGATGAAATTAGCTTGCGCGAGGTAAAGCGGGGATTAACCCCCGCTCAAATATCCTCTAGCGGCACACGACATAGAACCGCAAGATTCTTCGCACACAGTAATCTGCGCCCAGGTCCAATAGCCATTAGGCTGCTGGATAGCATACACCACAGAAGGATCGAAGCCCCAGACCTGAGTAGCGTTCTGCAACGCATCAAGTTCCGTAGCGAAATAGCCCTCTTCAAGAGGCTTATCAATCGAACCGTGGTTTGGCTCAACCGTCCATGCTTCGACAACAGGAGCTGCAACGCCATAAGCTGTGCTGGTGGCTTTGCGTGACTTCTGAATCTCAACACGAATAGGTTTAGGGGTAACAGGATTACCCGCCTGACGAGCAACAGAAATGACAGTGCTTGTATTGACCTGACGTGCGCCCAACTCTTCCGTCTTACCAGACTGGCTGGTCTTAATGAACTGACCTTCAATCAGGTGACGATAAGAAACTGGATTCGCTGTAACCTCAGGACCAAATGCAGGCAGTCTATCTGCGGCTTGTCTTTGCTGATACCATTCGCTCTCCGCACTGTCTATGTGATAAATCACAGAAGGTTTCGAGTGCTCTGCCTCTGCTGGTGCCATGTGATATATAGGCGCGATAGGCAGACGACGAACGTAAGGAATCTCAGGCAAGAACAGAATCGCTGGGTGATAGATAGGGTCAACATATCGCGGAGCCATAGCATCCGCTTTATAGGAGACCGAAGCTGGAACCCATTGAGGCTGCGACCAACCGACATGATACGTTGTGCCTGGAGGAACGTAACGTGCTTCTGTCATTTCCTGAGCAAACACGCCGCCAGTTGAGGCCTGACGTGGCGCAGACGCATCTGCTTTATTGAGGCCAAGTCCTTGCACGTAACGCGCACGACTAGCATCAGCAGGGTAAACGCCTTTCACCTGCGCAAACTTCGGCAGAATCTGATCAGACTTGGCTTTAATGCCCGTACGATACTCAGGACTACGCAAATCGAAATACTGAGGCGCGTCATCCAGATGTTCGATGAAGTTGTTGATGAACGTGTCACTAACAACATACAGTGCTTCGGTGAAGTCTGGCCAGAACGTGTCCGACACAACATCTGCACCAACCACAGCCTCGAACAGAGGGAACTCGGCAACAGTATCAACTTGGCCTTGAGTAAGCTCAAACAGAGGGAATGTGTCCGCTGCTACGCTTTCTGTTTTATCGACAAATGCAGGCAGAGGCATCGCTTCGATAACGTCTTTCTGTCCTTGCGTAAGCTCGAACAAATCAAATTTATCGATCACGATATCAGACTGAGCGATCAGGTCGAACATGCGGAAGTTATCCACGAAGTCCTTATGACCTGTGTCGAACTGAGGACCGGCGATGATTTGCTTGTCTACAGTAGGACCTGCATCAACAGTACGTCCAGTCGAATCACCAACGTGTGTCTGTGCATCGGAGAAGTCCAGCCACTTGAGTTGTTCATCAAGCTCTGGGTTATACACAGGCGTAACGAGAACAACAGAACTGCCAGCAGCACTGTAGGTCTTCGCATCGACTGAGGTGACGGCCTCGCGCACAGCATCAAAGTGTGTTACGCTAAACAGTGTCACTGCACTATCAGCATAAGCAGTGTACGACGGATCGACCGTCATATCATACAGCCAGCCGAACGGTGCATTACCAAACATCAGAGTATGAGGTTGGTTGTGCGACGGCAGGCCATAGATCTTGAGCATCGTGTCTGCGCATTCAAACGGACCGATGACGAGACCCTGTTCTTTGTACACACCGCGCGAATCAAGCTCCTGTTCGACACGCACACCATCAACATCCAGCAGCATACCTGCGGGCACAGTGATGTACGTCCAGAAGTTATCTGGGATGTTATCGACGAACAACGTACCACTATCGCCCATAACATAACGCTCTGCGCGTTTAGTCGGAGCAGCAGTACCTAACCACTGAGCATCAGCCCACACGTACCACTCGTAGTTATACTGGTCGGAGTGGAATTTAATCGTGTACTGCTTATTCTCTGTAGGAGTGAACTTAATGCTGGTGGTCCCACCAACAGGCAGTGTGACTGTCTGACCACCCTGTGCAAACTGCGCATCAGTCGTGTCGATTGTCAGAGTGAGTGGGATTGTGCCTGTGTTCGTAAACACATCCGACTGCACCTGCTTACCGACGGGCATGTATGCCCAATGACGGCCGACGTCAATCTGCGCCTCAACAATCGTATACAGACCAAAGCGAGAAGTGCCTTGACCAACATCAACGTCAATGCGTGTTGTGTCGTTCTCATGCAGAATGCTGAAACCGAGCTTTTGATTGTTGCGAATGAAGACAGGCATTGCTGTCTCAGTGCCATCGACAAAAATCTTAACGCGGCTGTAGTCTTCTACACCATCCACCAGCACACTAACAGGAACGGAAACGTTGATGCCACTAATAGTGATATCTTCGGTGCGGTTCCATGTATCGTTATCAATGCCCAGAATGTTCTGCCATGAAAAAGCATTCGGCGTATCGTCAGCTTTCATCTCGAACTGATAAACAGATCGACCGATGGAGATCGGGAATGATGTGCTGGTGATGTACGCGTGACTGAGTGAGATAGTGACCTCTTGGCCATCATACACTTTAGTCACAGGCACGGTTGTTGTGTGCTCTACGCCATCTTCGTCTACAGTCGTTTCTTCAATCGTGGCAGCAACAGTAACACCAGCAGGTGCAGTGATAGGCAGTCCGATATCAGGGTCGCCTGCATCGACAACAACCTTGAATGTTACTGACGGTCCTAAGTTAACAGCACTCAGGTCAGGCATGTTCACGGTGTAGTCACGAATAGCGAGATGTTTCAGGCCAGTCGTTGGACGCGCGGTGTAATAGAACAGACGGTCATACGTATCGTCCTGAGTATATGGAGGTGTCAGGAGTTCAATGTACGGCCAGCCACCACGCGTTTGCACAGGACTGTCTGAGGATGCGAAATCGAACAGCGCATTACTGCCGTTCGTGTCCATACCAGCAACGAGCTTGCCACCTTTTGCAGACCATGCAGCAGTCGTGTTAAACACAACGAGGTCATTGGCTACGAGCGGACGTGCTGCAACGTTCTGGACGTTATCGCGTAGGTTGAACTGATAGACATTAGTACCATCGTGACCGAAGACGAGCAGAGAACTCGGAACGAACTGATACCAGAAGACGTTTGCAGATGCGGCAGCAGTATTACCACCCACCAGCTTACCGTCGAGTGTTGACAGCACATCGTAACTGTCTGAACCGTTAACGTAGAAACGATCTGACTTAACTGACGTTTCAACGAACGAGGCATTCAGGTAGTGCGCACGACCATCTAGGTCAAATGCAACGTAGCTATCAACTGTGTTTGTACCAACGCCAGCACGACGACACACAACACGGTTAACTTTATAGCCGAGTTGTTTAGGCTCACCGAACTGCGTCATCGCTTCATCAAGCACGTCTACTCGGCCAGACGTGTGGAATACGACGGCGCTGCGTTTGCCTGCCGAGTCGTAACTGACTTTGTAGCCTGCGATATCAACGTCGTACATGCCACCGAAGATTTTCGTATTCGATACGGCACCGTCTGTGTGGATGTAATAAAGAGCACGAGCCACACGGTCATAGACGATTGATACAGGCTTGGTTAAATCGAAGAACGTGGATTCAAAGTCCGAGAACTTCGCAACGGCCGATTGCTGCATGTCCTGCACTGTAGGTATGCGTACCCCGCCACCCAGCACAAGACCGCCATAGGTAGGATTGACAGTAGCGCCATTAGGAAGCGCGTCCATACCTTTGACAACAAGACGATAGTCCAGCTCTTTCGTTTGTGGCGTAACGAAGATGCGAGACAGTGAATGCGCAAGCACCCACAGGTCACCGTCTTTGTAATACAGCAAAACAGATTGCGTGGCAGAAGCAGCTACAGCGATGTTAGCCATAAGACTAACTGCGTAGTCTGAACCAGAACTCGGCGAGATATCCTTTTCAGTAGTTGCATCGTCGAACGTACCGCCTACTACGCGAAACGTTAGCGCATCAGTGTGGCCTTGAACAGTGATACTGCCCGACCAAGACTGTGCACCAGTAGCCGACACAACAGGAATCATTTCAGCCATTGTTCACCTCACGAAACAGAAACTAAAAAGGGCGCCCGAAGGCACCCTGTGAGGATTAGGCTCCGGCGCCTTCTGGGGCTTTATAGCCTTGCAGCAGGAAGATACGCATACCTGTGTTGTTCGGACTGTTAGCAGTCAGAGCTTTGTAGGTACGTTTCTTCGGAGTGCTACCGTCGTCTTCTTTCTCGTTGTACACCTGAACATCAATCAGGGTACCGTTCGAGATAACGTCAGCAGACGCGTAACCAACCATATCCATTTCATATGGGTAGCTGTAACGCTGCGTGTTGAAACCTGCAGGCAGACGGAAGTCGAAGTGATTATCTTCGGAGAACGGAACCATCTGGTACGGGTTAAGAACAGCAGAGCTATCAGCACTGTGGATATGCGCTGGCGCTGGAACAGTCGGGGCGTTCACGTCAGCTTCACGCACGGTAAAGCGCATGATCTGATATGAGCCTGGGCTATTCGGAACAGGACGCACTTCGTCGTTGTTGTTCATGGAGCCGCCGCCGTTCACAGAGAACATGCAGAACAGTGGAGCTTTACCATCAACCACAACAGTACCATCAGAGTTGATAGCACGTTGAACTACGAGCCACGCACCGCGGCAGCCATCGGAGTCACGGCCTTCAACCTGAATGTGAATCGCAACGCCGTGATCAGACAGAGCGATGTGATACGTGAACGGAGTTGCTTCCGGGTCAGCGAACACAAGACTGTCAGGGCTGGTCTGCGCGGTAGGCTGAGTAGTGGCTGGTGGATAAGCCATCGTACCGCCGTAGTACGTAGTGTTACCCTGGTTCACGATGCCGCGATGCCAGAAGTACACTTCGTTATCACCTGATGCTGGGTTGAGCTGTGAGTTAGTCGAACGACCACCAATCTGACCAGCGTATTCACTGATAGTGGAAGAGCCGAGTGTAATGGCTCCAATCTTAGAGATGGTTCCAGTGTCAGAGATCTGCTCAGGTGCAGCACAGAAAAGCTGAGTGCGCTTCTCGGTGCCTTTCATCGCCAGACGCCAGCGCTGTTGACCTGCACCAGTGCCAGAGATTGGGTCGATAGTGCTTGTCGCTTCGATAACGAAAGACGCAAGGTCAGTCGAAGGGATAGAAGAAGCGATAGTACCGTTCACGCTCACCAGCTTGAAGCCGTTATCAACCAGATCCTGCAGGATTGATTTCCACATTTTCAGGTTGCTGGTGAAGCCGGATTTCACGATCAGTTTGTTCATGAGTTGTTATCCCCTTAATTAAGCCGCGCTGCCTGTGCCGATAGGAAGCATCAGACGCATACCACGGTTGTCTTTACCGTTCGCGTTCATGCCCAGGTATTTGGTTTTGTTTGCTTGTTTCAGAGGGTTCAACTCTACTTCCGAACCAGCAGACAGAACGTCGGCAGAAGTATAGCCCAGCATGTCCAGTGTAGCGAAGTACACGTAACGCTGAGTGTTGATCATCTGTGGGAACAGAACGATAGCACGGTTCCCCTCTGCGATCATAACCTGCTGGAGCGGGTTGATGATTGGCGCAGAGTCAGGAGTAGGCTGCACGGCAGACACAGGAAGAGTAGCAGAGAAAATGCCGTCTTCGATTACTGTGTAGCGCAGAGCCGCTTCTGGTTTGATGGTATCGGGGTCGCCAGCAAGACCGCCGCCGCAGGAGAAGATAGCGAACAGTGGGCTATGATCGCCAGGAGTGGTATCACCTGTCTGAACGCCACGCTGAACAACGAACCAGCTAAACGCTGTGCCTTTGTTGTCGAAGCCTTCTGCGTTGATGTGCAGAGCGATGCCGTGATCGGTAGTGATGAAGTCATACGTCAGCGGGTATGCGGACATATCAGCGGCTGCGTCCATCTTCCAGTCATTGACCAGATCGATGAAGAAGTTAGCAACCAGACCACCTTTAGACATACGGCCTACTTCTTCGGTAGCAGAGCGTTTGGCCGCAGTGTAGTCGGTGCTGTTTACCTGGTTGTCAGGCAGCACGTTCACGCTAAGAGTTTTAGCGGTGTTGTCAGCAGAGAGGATGATACCCCACTTTTGGTTCTGATAGAGCGGGTCTACTGAGGCAGAAGCCAGCAGATAGAAAGTCTTACCAGAAGGTGTTACGGTAGATCCAGCAGTGCCGTCAACAGCAACAAGCGAGAAGCCCGCTGTAATCATTTTGCCTACAAGATCGCGGGTCAGTGCTTCCAGACCTACGAGCTTAGTGGCATTTACACGTTGAATAGCCATATGGTGATCACTCCATTACCAGATAGGTTACAGTGAGTTTTGGTTTCGACGGCGATGTGCCGATATTCTTCATACGCCATGCGATTGTCGGCGTGTTATCCTTATTGGACAAGAAGCTATATCGACGGAGCTTACGGACTAGTGGATTGCCTTCGCTATCCACGTCAGTAAACACACCATCATCTTCGAGAAAATTAGCAGTGGAACGGAATATATACGGGTTTCTGTCATCACGCAGTGAACTTTGATATGCGGTAAGTTCCACGTCAAAAGCGTTGAGCTTAACAGAAAGCAGCATAACCGTTTTATTCATTGCCAGATCGAAGTCGAGATGTTGGCCTGGGGTAATGTAGTCGGCGGCTTCGTACTCTACGGTCTTACGCACACCAGCCTGTTCATTACCACTCATATCAACCCAGAACATCGTACCGTTAGCACCAGACATGAGGGTCATACCCGCATACTGAGGCTCAGGCACCTGTTTACTTGGGTCGAGGCCTACAACTGTCAGACCTGTTTCATCCACAGCAGTAACGAAAGGCGACTCGAACTTGTAGTTAGAGCCACCGAATTTCGCTTCTTCCCACGTCACGTTATCCGCACCAAGTTGATACATCTTCTTGGTCTCAGTGACGTAACACAACATCCCAGGCTTTTTATTACCTACGGACATAATGTCACGATCATTGAGCGTCGGCAGACAGCGCATACCCCCTCGAAGATATTTATCCTCAAGGAGGTATGGGAGTGCTGCGGATGCGGGCAACAGGAACGAAGTCATGTTAACCGGCATCCTATTCTCCTTACGCGATACCAGAACCTGGGTTCGATGAACCGTAGGTCAGTTTGAACGTGTACGCCAGATTATCGAACGGGAAGTCGTTACGATAGATAACGTAATCAACACCGTTGATAGTCACTTCGGCAGGACCAGCAAAGTTGAAGTCATCGAACTCCAACGCACCATCCCATGAACCAGCAAAGCCCTGTACGGACTCAACGAAGTAACCATAGCCAAGAGACTTAGGCCACGCAACGTAGAAGAACACGTTGTTCGTTGATGTACTGGTATTCGCAGGACAGTTCAGGAGCTGTTCACCGCTCGTAGTCAGCGCTGTTTGCAGACCTTGTACGAATGCCGCATCGTAGCCCGCTGTAGACTTGATCTTAGAGTGAGAGCCGAAGCGAGCACCCAAGTCAGAGGACTGTTGCGGTTTGAGCGTAACGTCTTTGGTCGCAGTAACCGTCTTACCGTTCTTAACGTAAGTAACGGTGATAGTCACTACAGCATCAGCAGTAACGGCGTCAGACTTCAACGAGCCACCAGTGATGCTCAGGCCGGTTGCAGTGCCAGATTTCACAGCTACTGCCCACGTTGTACCACTATCTGCCGTAACATCAGGCGTGGTGCCGTCAGACAGAGTAGCAGTCGCAGTGTATGCAGTAGTCACGCCACCAATGATTGAAGCTGGACCAGTGATAGTCACAGAGTCAGGAGTCGGTGGAGCTGGCGTGTTCGTTACAGTCAGTGTCGCGGTTTGCGCTTGGCTGTTATACGAAGCAGTACCAGTGATAACTGCGGTCTGAGTAGTGCTCACAGTGTTACCTGTGATGGTGTTGTTGCCGTTGAACGTGAAGCCTGTAGTAGAACCAGAGCTACGCGTAACAACAGGTGTCAGGTCAACCGTCGTGTTATCAGAGAACGTCAGACGGAGAATGTAGGTACCAGTCTCGCCTTTGTTCACAGCAGTAGGACCAATCAGCTCGCGCTTGGTGATCGTTGCTGCCTGATTGATAAGCTGAATCACTTTCTCTGGTGCATACGTCTGGCCATCGACCGTGACGTTAGCAGCACGAAGCGTAGCAGTCTGGTTCTGGCTAATCGAGTTAGCAGGTACGGTCAGCTTCACGCGAGTTGAAGTAGAACCGACAGACATAGTTGCATACGCAGCGCCCTGAGGCAGTGACCACGTTGGCAGTGACGGATATTCGTTCGTCGCACCAGACAGACGAGTAACACGAACGAGATAATCACCAGACACCGTACCCTCAGTGATAGAGTCATCACCGATGATTTCCACTTTGCTCACATCGTCAGTTGGACCAACAACGGAGAACTGCACGTTACCAGTTTTGGTAACAGAACCAACAGTCGCAGCAACGTTAAGCTGGAAGGTCAGTGTGCCGTAGAAACCAGTGAGTGGTGCTTTGGTGCGAATACGCCAACCAGTAGTGCCGCCAGCAACGATCTCAAAGTAAGTCTGAGCCGCAGATGACAGCGTATAAGACAGTTCACCACTAGTACCCTCACGAGTAGTAGAGTCGGAGAATGTCAGGATGCTATGCAGGTCACGCGTCACACCAGATGCAGTGCCGAAGTCAAACACAGGCGATGGCGCTTGTGGCTGAACGGACAGCAGACTGATAACGATGACGTTCTTAACCAGCACGGATTTCTGTGCGTTGCGACCATCGTAAGTAGCGCGAATCAGAACAGTCGTGTCCTGAGTGACTTCACCAGCAGACAGCACACCAGTCTGTGCAATGCTTGCGATAGCGCTTCCCTGAATCACAGACCACGTTGGGTTAGTTACCTGACGCTCTGTACTGTCGGAGAGAATTTCCCACGCGGTGTATTGCGAAGTGGTGTTCTCGTTCATCGAGTCATTACCACGAACTTCCAGAGATACCACAGTCGGCGGGTTACCAACAATAGTTACCTGAAGGGTGGTGTTCTTCGAGATACCGTTTTCAGTATACGCAGCGTAGATGGTAACGCTGGTATTAGCGATAGGTACTGCGCCAGCAATCAGTTCAGAGTTGCTGAATGTTGCGTACTGCGAAGCCGTCTGCAAACGGAACTCGTTAGGAGTAATCGTCGCAGTGTGGCCGTCAGAGTAAGTAGCCAGCACCGTGTATGGGGTAGTGGTCTTCTCTTGAACAGACGACGGACCGATGATTTGAATCTTCGTCAGGTCAACAACAGGCACAACGTTCACGATAGTGATATCGAGAGTTGCAGACTTCGTGATACCGCCTTCGGTGTACGTTGCAGACAGCTTCACAGGAATGTCAGAAGACACGGTACCTGCGTTAACAGTCTTGTTCACGATGGTTACGATATCCAGACGGTCTGCGGTAAACGTCGCTGGGTCAATCAGCTTAGTAGTGCCGTCAGAGTACGTAGCAAGGAACGTGTAGTTGGCGCTTTCGCCGCTGCGAATTGTGTTCGCGCCCTGAATAGCCAGAGAAGACAGTGTTACCACAGCAGTCTCTTTCAGGATAGTAACGTTCTTGTTGCCAGTAACAGTCTGGTCTGCGGTGATGTACGTCGCGGTCAGAACGATGTTGCGGTCCTGAGTTGTCTCTTTACGAGCAGTCACCACGTTACCACTGATAGTGGTATACGTTGTTGGTGCAGCAACGAAAGAATTCGGCGTAATCATTTCAGTGTCGCCATTCGACCACGTAATCTTAAACGTGTAGGCTTCACTTTGCTGCGATGCAATGGTAGAAGCACCAAGCACTTCCAGCAGCGTAATCAACTGAGCCTTAACCGTGACGTTCTTCGTCGCAGTAAAGGTCAGGCCGTTGTACACGTAGGTAGCGGTCAGTTTGGCCACAGTGTCAACAGGCAGTTTCTTCGCAGTAGCTTGCAGACCAACAAGAGACAGCGCGTTCGCATTATCAACCGTAAAGTTAGTCGGCATGATAGTGGCAACGTTACCTGACTTGTAGCGAGCAGTCACAGCATAGGTTTCTTTCTGCTTGTAGAACAGAGTGTCAGCACCAACAATAGCGATAGACACCAGCTCGTCATCAGGAATGAAAGCATTCTTGATCAGCAGATCGTAGGTAGCAGTCACCCAGTTACCGTAAACTGGATCGCGCTTACGTGCAGTCACTTTCAGCACAACGTCCGCAGCGAGGTCAGGTGCAGTCACCGTACCGTCCTGAGTGATAGTCACACCGATAACGTTTTCTTCGATGGACCACTCAACGCCAGTAGGGTTGTGCTCGATGCTGTTTGACCACTCAGCGTCGATGTTCAGTTTGACGCTACTGTTATCCGACATGTAGCTTGCATTACCAGGCAGGCTGATACGCAAGTTCATCAGGTGAGGAGATTCCCACTCGACGTTATCAGCAGTAGGTTTAACCCACTTACCAATATACTTGTTCGGGTTAACAGGGTCCTGATCGACAATCGACAGAACATACCCAGGCTCAGGCTGGTTAGAGCTTGCAACTTCAACGAACGCCAGAGAGTTCAGGCGAATCATTGTACGAGCATAATCAGGGTGATCATGGTTCGTAGGATAACGCGCATCGCTCATACGTGGGTCAGAGCTTGACACAGCAATAGGCAGGTCAGGGTTCGCAGGCTCCGTCTTAGTGACGATGCTACCCAGACGGCTTGGAGTTGCGTGTGGGATTTCCAGATCGCCAACTTCGATGCCCAGATCAGCAGCGTTCTCTACGACGCGACGGAAGAACTGTTTCTGGCTGAACAACTGCGAGTAGTCAGTAACGGTCACCCAAGAGCCACGGTGATTGCCGTCAGACACAGCAGATGTACGACGCAGCACATACTGGTACTGCGGGCTACCTGTGTTGGCATCAATCCAAATCAGGTTGTACGGCTTTTCAGAAAACGATGGCTCGGTCATTGACACAACAACCTGATGCACTTCCGTTTGATCGTTCGCGTTAGGACGGAACAGGAAAGTGATTGGGTTACGTGGCGTCAGACCGCGAGTACGAGCCAATGCGATATACTGTTTAGCAAAGCCGTCGATCGTGGTTACGCTCATTCATTATCTCCCAGAATGTCGGTCGCAATCAGATGGCCGTAAGACGCTTTCACGTTTGAATCAGCGATGAAGGTAGAACCGTTATCGCCTACGTTAGCATCCATATTCACTTTGTCCTGCACAGTCTTCACATCGACCAAAGGCTTCTCGGCGTGCATTTCATCGTGAGGCAGCGGTGTACGCTTGTCGGTGTTACGTGGGTCAGAGACAGACACAAACGTAGGACGACCAACCGTAGCTGGCTCAGTTGTCAGACGCGCAATACCGTAGGTGTCAACAGACGCATTTGGAATCTCGTCTCCACCACTGATATCAGACGGGTCATAATACTGAGGTGCCCAGAGTGAGTTGAAGTTCTTCACTTCTTCCCAGGTATTCTGGAAGCCACCAGCAGGAGTTTTGGACTTACGTGCGAGGAACTTGCGATAGAACGCACTGTTCACATCCATGCACAACCAAACTACGTTCATCGGTAACACAACGCCGACAGGTTCTGCCGAGGCTGCAATGAACGTACAACTGATGTTGAGTGTTGGGTTAATCTGGCGAGTGATTTTGTCTTTCGACGTATCATCCATGAAACCCGTAACAGCCAACAGAGCAGCAGCGATATCATTAAGTGTAGTCATAACCGCTCCGTTAGTCAGTAGGTTGGCCGAGTTCAGATTCACGCACCTTACGCCATTGAAGCGTATTGTCTTCAAGTACCATGACCTGATTCACAGCAGGAACCAGCTGGTCTTTAATAGGAACGTGTTCTTCACCGAAGCTACCATTGATACTGATCATGGTCGCAGGCTTCTCGGCATGGGTGTGATCTTTTGGATCACGGTTGTTCGTCAGCGTTTCATCGCCTTCCAGAATAGCACGAGACTCGGCTTCTGGATAAGACAAATAACCAACACCGCGAGTGATCGCAGTTGCCAGAGGTGGCAGTGCGTGGTTGATGATTTGCAGATCGTTCGGGTCATACGTCTGGTCTTCCATGGCATCGTCATAGAAGTACAGCGCAGTCCAAACATCTTTGTACGGGTCGGCGTTATCTTTCACAGTGCGCTTGAACGCAGTGCGGAAGGTAGGCGACTCAGGGTCGTAGTCAATCCAAATCGCATTGATTGGAAGGACCACGAAACGCGGAACTGCATACGAGCAGTAGAACAACAGGCCTAACTGCGAACCATCTTTTGGAAGACGGAACGTGATTGGGTTTTTGTTCTGCTGGTGGATATTCGTAAGCAACTCAACGTTACTGATGAACTGTTCAAGTTTCAGTTCCATTGTGTTCTCCGTTTACCAGAAGCGGTGATTAAAATTATACAGGGTCGCCTGACTTAGGACTGGTCGAACCGTATTTAATACGGAACACGTAGTCCAGGCTATCGAACGGGAAGTCATTGCGATAGACAACATAATCAAAGCCACCGAGACTAACTTCCGCTGCGCCTTCAAAGTTGAAGTCATTGAACTCCATGGCGCCATCCCACGAGCCTGAGAAGCCTTGAGCAGTCTCTTGGAAATATCCATAGAGCAAGCGCTTAGGCCACGCAACGTAGAAGAAGCGGTTGTTGTCTGACGTAGATTCGTTCGGAGGGCAAGTGATTAGCTGAGGACTCGACTCACCGAGAACAGTAGTCAGAGAACGGAAGAAGGTATCGTTGTAGTCTTGAAGCGACAACACTTTATCGTGTATGCCGAATCGAGGACCGTATTCACCACTGAATGGCACAGACACACGAACCGTATTCGATGTGGCGTTAAGAGTGGTGCTGACGTTATACGCCTTAGCCACAATATCATGCTCACCTGTATCGAACGGCAGAGTGAAGTCGAAGTATGCGCTGGTGCCAGTGGTAGGTAAATCAAGTTGCTTGAGCACCGTACCCGCTGCGTTCTGAATCTGGAGTGTACCACGTAAAGGTGGATTGTCCATACTGACCAGGAAACGCAGTTCTTTGTTACGCAGCGAGAAGCAGTATTCCAAGTTACCTTGAATGGCCAAAGTAAGCATAGAACCTCACAATACGAAAAAAGGAGGACCGAAGCCCTCCTCATTGATTACTGACTCAGAGTTGTGGAGGTACTGCCTGTCGGGTTGATGTTGAAACGGTAGATCAGACGCTTAGTAGTGCGCGTCGGGTCCAACACGATATCCAGAATCAGATCGCCGTTAGCGATAGTCTGGTTGGTGTTGTTGTTTTCATCACAGACAACCTGATAGCCCTGAGAGCCAGAGCTACCGCTACGCAGACCACGAGCCAGTTTGATTTCTTCGAGGAACTTCTCGACGATACCTTTCAGATAGCCACGAAGAATGGCATCGTTCGGGTCAAACAGGCCAACGCGGCAAGTGCGCTGACAGACTTCAAGCACGTAGCCGACCATACGCTGAATCTGAATCTGCTGGAAGGCAGAGTTCTGGTTGTACTGAGTGCTCGCTTCCCACACCGCATAACCACCACCCATGATAGCAGGCAGTTTACGAATGTAGTTCACTTGCTCACGCGTCATCGCATCGCGGTCATCCTGATCGTATTTCTGAGCGATTTCCAGAATATCGAGAGGTGCAGAGGCGGTGATACCAGCAGGTGCGAACCAGCTACCACGGTTGTTATCCGTGTAAGCAAACACAGCACAGATCTGGCCGACACACGCAGTCCACAGATAGCGACCAGTGTCTTCGTCGAAGATCTTGATATCAGGCGTATACAGAGCCATGTTGGTGTCGTTGACGTTCAACGTCTGACGACGGTAGCGAATCGCTTTAGACACGGACTGCTCTGCGGACGGAACACCACAGATAACGAAGCAGTTGATGTGCGCAGCGGCCGCAGCTTTCATACCACGGTGGATGATGTAATCCTGAGTAGGACTAATCAGCAGCGTCACACGAACTTCTTCTGGATCACCAAAGTATTCCTGATACGCTTTCGCAAAGTCATCAGAACTACAGGTGTCACCATCAGCACCACCCTGGAAGAAGATGAAGTCTGTGGTGAAGAAGTCGATATCGGTGGTGAAGTATGGGTTACGGATGAAACGGAAGTTAGAGCTTTCGTTCTCCATAACGTGGTCGATACGATACTGACGATCAAATTCATCAGCATAATCATACAGGCTGCACTGGTATGAGTTTACCGGATTGCTGCCGTTCTGATAGTTTTCGTATTCGTCGATATAAAACAGTTTCGTGTTATACGACTTACGGTCATCGAATGGGTCAAGACCCTTAGGCGTGGCCGGACGAATCTGCAACGCCATCTGGTTGTTCCAGTCGCCTGGGTTTTCCAGAATAACGTAGCCGATGATGTTGTCGTTCAACGGGTCAGTAGGCAGGAAGCCCAGCTGATCAGGAGAATCAACACCAACAATGTTGCCGTCTGCGTCAGTGTATGGCGTAATGCGCAACACAGGTTGAACAGCGGTTGGGTCATCGACAGTCAGCACACCAACAGCGTATTTCGCGTTCTTGGTGATACGGACAAATTTAAGCTGGTTAGTCTGTTTTGCAACAGGCAGCGCCAGATACAGGCCGAGGCCATATTTGGGATCTTTTGCACCGAAGATGTTTTTCAAATCATCTTTATTACGCACATCAACACGCTGGTTTACAGGACCACGACGAGCCTGACCAACAATGCCTACTACTGCCGTAGATAAAGACGTTGCACCAACGGAGAGATCCCGTACACCAGTATAAACACCAGCAGAGGAATGCGTTGAGTTAACGGGCATGATTTGTCTCCTTATATGACTGTCTGAAATTATCGTATAAGCGACAAGAAATGCAAAAGGGGCAGCCGAAGCCACCCCTTTGTTTTAACAATCACAACCCACTGAATCGAAGTCGAGTTTCAGGCCAGGATAGAGTTCGTTAAACTCAGTTAATGCCACATTGAATCCTGCGGCACTAACATGACCGTCACCGCCTTGTGCGCGAGCAATAGCACGAGCACTACCTTCATGGCCTTCTGGATAACCCTGCGAACGGCAGCTTACGTAGACACGCTCTGGGTCGCGGTGGCCTTTACGCACCAGCAGCACTGTTTTGAAGTGCGGAAAGTTTTCGTAGATGAATGCACCGGTTTCAGAAGCGATTCCCTTGTCGCAAGGAACCACCGCATGTTTAACTGGCACAAGGCCGTTACCATCCGAGAAGAAGCTGTTATCTTCAATCATCTGGAGAATCTTTTCGTCACGGATTTCAATGTTCTTGAATCCCTGTTCGATGATTTCTTCGATGTTGCCAGACAGAATGATTTTGTACGCAGCACGGACGGTAGGCGGCATGTCAGTGTAGACGAGACCACACTTCTCTACCTCTTTGAATACCGCATCAACATAACCTTCGTAGAAGGCGAACGCACGTTTGTTTGTGCGAATCCACAGGTCACGGTCCGATACCAGTTGCGCACAACGAATGATGTTATCGGTGCAGGCATACTGGTGCTGTTGGAACTCGGACACATGCGCCATGTAGGCAAGCAGTGCACCACTACCACCAGCAGCAAAGGTAAGCTGTAACGGACTTACCTGTTTACGCACACCTTTATCGTCGTATACTTCGAGTGCTGCACACTCTTCGGCGTACTTCTCGTGGCTGCGGCAGTCGTGGTGATCGAGCACCTTGAAGTTACCGCCATAGCGATGCGTGAAGATGGCCATCTGCTTTTCAGTGAAAGAGAAGTCAACTACGACAACGCGCTTGTACAACGCATCCTTACCACCCTCAAGGCCAGGCAGGTCTTGAAGCAGAACACCATTGGCGTCAACAATATCGCCTTGGTCTTGTGCGTAGACAGCAGGGAAGAAGTGAAGCGTATCATTGGGATACGCAAGTGCTGTAATGGCAGCAGCGAAACTGCCATCAGCACATCCTTGATGATAGACAACAAGTGTAGTCATGACTAAACCCAGTGGTTGTTAGAATCGTTTCCTGATTGAGCCATGCGAGCATGTTTAACCATTTGGCGCAGGCCCTCCAGCGTTTGTAGCAGGTGATTGCTATACTGCTCGTTTGCCGCGTTGAAACCCATATGGAATGCTATGGTGAATAGCTGCCATTCGTTAGATTGGCGCAATGCTTCCATTTTGCGATAGAGTTCTTGGCGACGTTCACGAGCACGTAACAGACGCTGAATCAAATTAAGTGGATCATGTGATTTCGAAGCAAGTTCAATGTGAATTGCGTCCAAACCTTCATAGTCCAAACGGGCTAAAGCAAGTTTAGCATTCAGGAACAGTTCACGGCGACGCAACTGCTCTTCGGTCGACATGTGACGGCATTTATCTGGATGTGTCATGCGGGCGATTGCTTTGTAGATCGCCTTGCACTTCTTAGCGAGAACGACACGGGACCACGCTTCGTGCCCAGCCTGCTGATCAGCATCTTGTTCATTGTCTCGCGTTTCGTGGTCGGTATCTTCTTCGAAGTTGTCGTCCATCAGCTTTTGCAGATCTTCTGCATTCGCCTTGTCTTCCAGGTCGTCAGACTCGGACATGTTGATGATGATCGATTGCAGCTCTGCGTTCAGCCGTTCGATTTCCATAATCGTCGGCTTGTTGCTTTGGTTGAGTTTATCGACCACTTTGGTTACACGCTCACAGTCTGCCGTATATCGCAGTTCAAGCGCAGCCACTTCTTCAAGGACTTCTTCGAGAGTCTCACCGCCCTCTTCTTCGTACTTGTTCAGTTCTTCCGCGTCTACCAGGTCAGTAGACTTAGGAATAACAGCAGGGAGTTGAGGGATTACCATCAACTGAGTATTTGTCATGGGCGAGTAAGCTCCGAGATTGGTTTAGCCACCAGCTCTGTAATGCGCGGAGGACACTGAGGGTTGCGTTTCAGGTTCTTGTGCAACCACTGCAAGTTATTACCAGACGAAGACACCTCAGCACGGAAGCTAGGCAGTTTAAGCTCGTCACGGTGTTTGGCCAACAGCGCATTCAGTTCGTTCAGCAACATTGTTTTTCCTTAAAGAGATGCAGTCATTAGTTCGAGTACATTCGACACTACATGCGCAGGACCGATTGAGATACCAGTATGTGCCTGTAAGTGGATTCGTTTGGTAAACAGTTCGAGTGGGTCAGGCCCACCGCCTGTTACTACGATACGTGGTATCTTTGGAAACATCTCAAGGATATCGCGCAGTCGTTCAATCTTATAGCTGGTGCTGTCCATCGTTACGTTGGTCAACACTAACAAAGATGGTCGCTTGCTTTTGAGTTGTTCATAGTCGAAGCGATCACCATACAGCGTTACCCAGCGAGGCTTGAGGGCAGTTGCTTCACTATCCTCTACGGCAGCATTGAAGATATTCAGCGCAGCCATCTTCGCTCGATAATCATTTGGGAAACTGCTAATCACCGTAATGCGAGGGTCAGACTCAAAAGGATTCTGAATCATCTTCGCGAGGTGAGTAAGCTGTTTGGTCTTGGACACAACACGGCCTTTGAAGTAAGGCGACAATGGCTTATAGTCCTGCGCGGCTTCGACCACATCGAATTGCTCACGCTTACCAAACAGAAGCTGAGGGTCTACGCCCAGCGTTTGCATTTGCTTTGCTACATCAGGTTCAAAGTCGAAAGTTAACACAATACCCTCCGTTGTTCATGTCAGGTATTTACAGATTCTGCCGCGCGCTGCCACACAACGAATCTAACGTTTAAGGCATTTTCCTCAATCTCAGCAGTAAGCCTAGGCTCGTACTTAGCAGCGTACTGGCGTATATGCTCAGGCCTGATTGCAAGTTGCGCGTTAATCTTGTGGATAGGGTTCGGGACAGATTCGTATGAGTAGTCTTCAATAGCGACAAGATTATCAATACGGAGAACACCAGGAACATCAAACACTTTTGGCAATACGCCAGGCTTGAATGCTGACCCCATAACTGTCTCGTGATATTCAACAAGCGCTTTAACCAACAAGCGGCCAGCGGCAGTAGACAGCGTAAGGTTATATTCAGTTCTAAATTCCATGGTGTTCTCCTATTATTACATCAATGGCATTTCTGGATCGACGTAGGTGTATTGGAACACAACACGCCAACCAGATGCTACAGTTTTGTCTTCGTGGAAGCGGAAGCCGTAGAACATGATGATGCCTGTGGCTTCTGGCTGTAGTGTTGGCTCGTAGATCGTAAATGCTTCTTCGAGCTTGAGCGCATCAGCAATGCTGATTGCCCAGTTATCGAGGTCAAACACACCCTCTGGAACTTCCCAGGATATAGTATGCTTCTGCCAGTGTTCGGCTTGCATGTCAGTATCTTTGGAAATCCAGTCGAGGTGCTTGAGGCCCATGCGCAGAGCAACAGCATGTGGGATGCCGTGCTCAGACATATAGCGTTGCAGTTGATCAAGACGCATTGCATGATTCCTTAATGGTGCGTGGGAAGACTGTCACGTTAATGCGCGTGTGATCTTTGTGTTCAGGATGCGGTAAGCATTCATGAGACACAAGCCAAACATTCGTACACTCCAGTTTGTCACGTATCACCATTAACAGGTTGGACATGACAGACACAGAATGCACAAAGTTAGAGAAGTCGAGAGTAATGGTCATGACCTCACTCGTCGGCTCCTCGTCACCGTTACGCCACTGACTAACGTTCATTGACAGGCGAGATGCTTCACTCTTAATCATATCCATATCGAGAGTGTGCGGTAAACGCTCTTTCATTTAAACTCCTTATAGCTTCAAAGAGACAGTCTATAAATTAGAGAGCGAGACCTTTCAGGAGCAGACGGGCAGCAGCCGTGAACTGTTTCTTTTTGAGTTCAGGCAGCTTGCTGTAGCGGTCAAGGATATCCGACAGGCCAAGATCGTTTTCATCATCAACAACGTTTTCGTCATCGACATAATGACCTTCTTGACCTGCAACACCGTCGTCGCCTTTCTGCCAGTTAGCTTTAGTGACAGTCAGGCGGAAGGTACCACGAAATTCTTCTTTGATACGGCCAGGCACGGCCGTAGGGATACGCACGGCAGTGTGGTTGAGGTCTGCAATACGCTGCACGGCAAAACCATCAGGGAACGCATCGAAAACAGCGGTCAGATCAATATCAGCCTGATTGTTTGGTGCAGGCGATTTTGCAACAAACGAAACAATAAACGTTTCACCGCCATCTACATCATACTGTCCATCCATAATGATTTTTGGATTGGCGCGTAACGTGTTGACGATAAGAGTATGCAATGGATCGAACATGATTACTTCCTCAGGTAGTCTGCCAGCATAGCAATGTGATTGCTGATCATCTTCTTCTGGTCAGAGGTGAGTTTGCTGAAAGGCGGCAGGTCTGGATAGATGCCCTGCATCGCCAAGTAGGTTGTCTGCATGTCTGTTTCAGGACGCTTGCCGACACAGAACACACAGTCTTTGAATATGTATGAAGGCGGGCAGCCGAACGGCGCTTCGATAACTTCGACCTTATCGCAAGACAAGAACATCAAGCAGTCACCGAAAGTTTTACGCACGTCCTTCATACCAACGACAGTCAGCTTCTCGTAAGTAGCATCGACCAAGCTGGTAGCTGCGCCCTCGATAGAGACATTAACAGTCACATCAAGTGTGGCTGTAGCAGCACCAAGTGCCGACTGGTTGACGAGAGTAATGCCCTCCTCCTTGAGGGCACGGCGCAGGATAGTTTCGAATCCACTCTGCGGCTTAGGTTCTACTTCATGAAGTTGCATTAGAATCGCCTCATGCCTAGGTTCGATGGCTGGCCTTTCACTTTCGCTTCTGGTTCGAAGTAGTCAGGCAGTTCGCTATCAAGCGCCTCAGCCCGTGAAACAACTCCCATCCAGTCACGCAGTTTCTTCGGTGTACGCTTCGCTTTCGCGTAACCAAACTTCCAGCACATCTTGAGAACGGAACGAGCACACTGCATCGAACGATCCATCTTCGGATCAATGAACATACGAATAACAGGTGTGCGTTTGTTTTCCATCGGCGTCAGAATACGACACGATTCCTGTTTCCAGTTCGGCTCGTTGTTCATCGGCATGATGTAGTAAAGCGTGTCCCACTTCGGAACGTTCAGGCCGCGCTGCATCAGCTTGCGCATACCGACAACGCAACGTATCTTACCTTCACGCGCTGCATCAATAATCGGCTTACGCTTCTTCGCTTCTTTCGCACCGCCAAGGAACACCGCAGCAATTTCTTCGCAGTAGTGTTCATTGATACGACGCACAAGCGCTCGCGCCTGATCGGTAAACATGATTGGGATTGCGATACTTCGACCAGCATCGAGGTCTTTGATAATCCACTCAAAGATCTTATCGTTGCGGTCTGGATGATTCGCAAGGAACTTACAGAATCGCACCCAACCACTTTTGTTGTTGTAGTTCGCTTTCGACTGCACCTTAGTCGAGGTCTTATGCAACGTGACCTTCGGTACCATTTCTTCAACGAACGCTTCGGCAATCACTGGACCAAAGATTGATTCAATCAGGTAGTGACGACCGTCTTTGCGCTTCGGCGTTGCAGTAAGACCAAAACGATACTTCATCTTGAGAGAGGCCAGTACGCGGCTGTAGCAGCTTGCGTTACCAGCATGACATTCATCGACGAACAACGTACCGTAGTTCTCATTCAGCAACTTGAGTCGCTTCTTCGAGTTCTTACTGTCAGAGATCAGAGACTGGTAGGTCACGAGGATAATCTGGAAGTTTTTATAATCGTCCAGAGTCTTCGGGAAGCCATACAGCTTCTTACCATACTTCTCTTCCAGCTGCGGAAGATTCGTCATCGCTTCGATAGTCTCCAAGAAACCATCGAGGAAGTCTTTCTGGTCAGCCATAATGACTGTACGGAATCCAGAGTGACATGCACCAGCAGTACCGATAACCGTCTTACCAGAACGAGGCGGTGCTTTAAACACACCACACAGTTCACCGAACATCTTCTCGAACGGTTCTTCCTGATACTCACGCAGCTTGCCTGTGAACTTCACTTTATAATCAAACGGCACACGGCTCGTACCGTTAACGAACTTCACTTCTTTCAGGCTTAACCCTGCTGTCTTTTCAAAGCGGTGCATCTCACCGTATGGGATCGATACATAACGCTTACCCTTAATCTCAGAGTATTTGGCCAGCACAGTTATATCAAGCAGACCGCCCTTAGAACATTGACGACATTCTTCGGACGGACGTATCGAACGATACTCACAGTTCTTGCACACGGCATTTTCGAACTCATAGTGAGTCATCTTCTTGATGATGTTGTCAGCGTCCACGACCTTAACAGGAATGTGCAGACGGCTATCGACCAATACTTTGGCAGTCACATCTATTTCCTTACGTTCGGCAGACCGTACTCGCGCTGGTTGATAATGTTCATCGTATCGACGAGTGCTTTAAAGGCAAAGCCACACTTGTCAATGTCCTTGATGTACAGGTCAAGCTCTTCCTTGAGCAGGTCAAGCGAATCAGCGTAGCGGTAGTATTCGGCCATAATATTTCTGATACAACGCTCGCGTTCTTTCGCAGCGCCGACGGCTTTCAGATCTTTTGCATACGTGACCGTGGCGTAATCCTGAAATCGCTCCAGCATATCATTTAACAGTTTTGAGGCTGTGTGAATGTGCGTGAGGATCTCAGTCATACGGCTACGGTACGATTGATCTTGAATTATCGACTCGGCCAATTTGTTCAGAGCAGTAGGGTCAGAGATGTTGAGCGTTCTGACCTTACGCATCTTAAACAGCTTACGTGCTTCGTCTTGCAGTTCGGCGAGAGGCTGCTGGAAGATATCGTTGGTCTTATAGATATCCCGCAGCTTCTTGTAGCGCTTGTCGTTCTTGACCTTTAATCGGATGCGCTTTAGGTCGTCCATTAATCACCTTTATCAGTTACGAGAATCGGACTCTCAGGAGTCTTGTTCGGCATCGCAAAGAAACTGCCATGCTCGTCTCGGTAAATTAGCAGACCCCCAGAAGGACCTTCAATAGGGCAGGTGAAGTTGTATAGTTTTTCGAGTGGTGGCATATAGCCTACAGTCACAGCGTTAAACGTACACCACTTCGCGGACACTTCAAGCAATGAGCCGACAACTGTATCGGCCAAACGTAGATACGATTGTTTGAAGTGGTAGCTGTGTTCGATTGGCGCAACGCTATCAATGTCCAGCGTATCACCATACACAGCTTTATAAATCAGGCAGAAACGACGACGCCCACGCGGGGCATTAGGTATTTCATACAGCACATCGTGTATGAGTGAAGAAACGTCCCCAACGAGGACGTTTTTCTTGACCACCAGCTGGGCCATTTTATTTGTCATGCTGGCAGGTAACCGAAGTACAACAGAGTGTGCGTGTCGAACTTGTAATTCAGGCTGAACGCGTTCAGGCTATTGATGTTCGCGCCATGGAAGCCCATGTTGTGTCGTTCTTCACGGCCGATGTTACGCAACAGTTCACGAATGATGCGCATGTCCAGAGAAGTCGTGAACTCTTTCTCAATCGGCTTCGCCAGTTTCAGGCTGTCCTGTACGCTACCGCTATCGTTACCAAACTTGAGTTTGAACTCTTGCTTCTTAACGTGGAGCTTCGCGTTCGTGTTGCCTTTCTTCTCGATCAGCGTCGAGATGTTTGCGAACGGCGCAGACAGGTCACCTTTAATCACACAACCCAGCAATGGTTTACCGAGCTGTGCAATCATGTTGTCCATGTAGCGATAGTCTTCATCGCTTGCCTGAATTGGAGGCAACGTCAGAACAAACGATTCTGCTTCGGCAGCGAATGAACTGCTGTCCACATGGAACGTTACCTTTTCTTCACCGCAGAAGCGATAGACCAGATCGAACATCTCGCCAGTCATGCTGAAACGGAACGGCTTCACTTTCTTTTTCAGCGCAGCACGGTAACGAGAAGACGTCCAGTGTCCAGGACTGACGAGACTAAGGCTCTCACCGTCACAGATAACACGACACATCACGGTCTGGCCTGTGATTGTATCTTTCAGTCGAGTCAGCTTAACGCCCTGAGTCATCGCGTCGATTACTTCACGCGTCATCTCATGGCCACCCTCAATATGATGATGCAGACCCTGTTCAACCATCGGGATTTGTTCGGCAGATACTGGACGCAGTTTCACTTCTGCCTTGTACTTGCCTTTCTGCTCACTGATGTTCAGCGTCTTACCATCGAACTCAACGTTCAATTCTTTGCGCTTACTGATCAGGCCGGTCAACTGAATAGGGTCGATGTTCATGACCGTATCAGCATCGGCAGTTGCGCCTGGGATTTGATACGCAACAAACGTATCAGGTGTGCGGCCTAATACGAATACGTCGGACTTATAAGTGACCAGCAAGTGAATGTGGGTCAACTTGTCGTCCGACTCAGAGAAACGCGTTACGCTATCAACACGTTTAAGAATATCTGACAGGAAGGTACCGTTCAGCACAAGGCTGCATTTCTTAGCGGGGTTCTTCGGCAATCGACAAGTCTTCATCTCTATCCTCTAAAACAAATTGTAGTGTGCCCTGGATATTTACAGCATTCAGGCGTTTACCTGTAGATGCAATCAGGCCATTCAGAACGCCGATAAAGTCAGCGCTGTAACAGTCAGGAGCGATCTGGTGAACATAGATATCATCAGGCACGTCACCTGGGTTAAGCTGCCAAGCAGTACGCAAGGCAGCACCCATGAATGCCGGACGTTCTACCAGATGCCTGTTCAGAAACGAACATACATCTTCGGCCGTTATCATTTCTTCGCAATCCCCTTAAGTGCGGACTTGAGCATAGACTTACTGATTTTGATTTTCTTCGGAGCACCACCGGCAGCAGCGGCTTTCTTAGCTTCCTCTTCTGCCTTGTACTTCTCAAACGTTTTGATGTTCTTCGGAAGTTCAGCACGCCATTCTTCGATGTTCTTCTTGTCCTTGTTGGTGAGAGGATTAACTTTGTCCATGCTACGAATTTTGATATCGTTAGCCCAAAGCTGTTTCTTCATCCAATCGGACATGAGATGATACTGGTCTTCCATAATGCTGTCCAGTGTCTTCTCAACATCGAGGTCGGTCTCACCCAGCTCGTCACGTTTAATCTCAAGGCCGTCTTTAATGAGTTTCTTGAGTTGCGTGTAAGAGAAGTTCCAACCCTGCACGTCTTTCTCTGACGCACCGATTTCAAAGTCGATTTCAGGTACGGACGTGAACTCAAATCCTTCGTGACGCTTCTGCACTTTCTCGACCACTGCGCTGGTCATCGCACGTTCGATCATATCGAGCGCAAGGAAGATCCATTTGTAATCGCAGTCAACGGTCAAGGAGTCGTGTACCGATACGTTCATATCGAAGTCAGGGTATTCGCCATTCGCTTTCCAGTAGTCATACTTCATGCGGTCAAGAATACGAATCGCGGACATCATCAAGTCAGAACCGAAGCCCTGTACTGGACTGTTTACCGCACGACGGTCACATGCTGCATGAACCATGTTCGCTTCTTTATGCGACTCTGGAAGCATCAGGCCCCAGAGATGACGACGACGACCAACTGGTGATTCAACAAAGAAGTTCTCGTGTGCAAACTTCTTAATCTTGTCGAACCATTTTAAGCCAACAGGGAATCGTTTAAGGAACTTGCCTTTGATCTCAGCAATCTCCTCAACTTCACGTCCAGTTGACTTCGCAAGACCCTTATCACCCTGCTGATAGATCAGGCCGAAGATTACGGTCTTAACCGCGTTACGTACGGACTTGGTTACGTCCATTACGTTTGGAATACCGAAGAAGTACGCGGCGTTGATTTTGTGAACGTCACCTTCTGCTTCGACGCGGTGTTCGATCCACGGGTCAGGTACTGTACGGAAACGATGACGCAGCTTACGGCCTTGCTCGAATACGTCTGCAACGCCTTGGTCACCAGAGATGATTGACCAACCACGAACTTCGTGTGCCGAGTAGTCGACCTTGATAAGCAATCTGTTCTTTCGCGCAATCAGAATACGCTTGATCAGTTTACCCATCTCGCTTCGACTTGGTACCTGTTGCAAGTTCGGGTCAGACGCTGAGGTACGTCCCGTTACAACTCCGAGATAGCCATAAGTTGGTCGGATTGAACGGTCATGTTTGAAGTCCTCTGACTCTCCCCACAATTTAAGCAGGCTGTTAACGTAGGCGTTCTTGAGCTTGTACGCTTTGCCGAGCTTTGTGTAGAGCGACACCAACGGAATATCTGCATACGCCGCTTGGAAGTCTTTGTCGAGCTTACCCGTCTTCTTGCCGTTCTCACGGAGCTGTTCCCCTTCTTTCAAAGGTTTGAGTTTCATCACATCGAAGAACAGGATTTGCTTATGCTCCGACTTCGACATATCGAACTTGGTGACTTCGACTTTGCCCATAAGACCCATCTTAGGAACGTTGTCGTCTTTGCAGATCACTTTGTTCGCAGCCTTAACCTCAGGGCTGTTCATGAACTCACGCTCTACGTTTCGAATCTCCTCGTTGATAGGAGAGTTCGGCAGGTTGAGCTTAAACAGGTAGTCGATATCGGCACCAGCACCTGTTGTTTCCAGAATGGAGAACGCATGAATCTGGTCGGAGATTTGCTCACTGACCATAGACTCATACTTGCCGTACTTGATATCGTTCGCTCGCAACATCTGCTTCGCTGCAATACGGAATGGAACGATAACGTCAAGCCCTGCGTATTCCTGAACACTCTCGTCCAAGTCAACGTCGGCAATAGTCGCTCGCATCTCTTTACCGAACGACACTTCATGATACACCTTACAACCAAACTGCATTGTCAGGTTAGCCAAGTTGTAGTAACCGTTACCAGTTACGTTCAACAACAACTTGGCGTTTTCATCGAAGGCGAACTCGCCTGCTTGAATATCCCAAACGTTAGCAGCATAACTACGAATGCCGAAGTTAGAGCGCATTACGTTCAGGTCGAACTTCGCGTTGGTATAGATTTGGTACTTGTTGTCGTTCTCCTCGAAGAAGTCCTTAAACAGTTCCTTAACCTTACGCAGTTCTTTTGGACTGAATGGGCTGTCTCGGTGATAGACAGGTATGACATACGCTTTCTTACCGTCGTCCGATAACTGCACCGTCAGAATCTTGTTCTTGATACGGTTCAGGTTCTCGGTTTCGGTATCGACTGCAACCTTCTTGGCGCGCTTCATACGCTTCAAGATTTTTTCAAGTTGCTTGACCTTCGTTACATACACGAGGTCCCAGTTACGATTCTTACCGCACGTAACTTCGTCGATCTTATAACGCATCCCTTTGTTCAACCACGGCAACATCCAACGTGCCATGTAACCGAGAGTATACGATGAACCGCTGATGTGCATTGGGTTCAATACGGTGTGATAGCTGACATTCGGCAGATGGATAAAGCTGTGCTTCTTACCATCGTGTTTGAGCTTCGTCGGAATCTCCACACCGTACCAGTGCTCGTAGTGATCTTTCGAGAACTGAATCTTATCGGCGTTAAGCGCTTTGAACGGCGCCTTACCAAATGTTAGAACATAGTCTGGCTTGTACTCAACAATCAAATCACGAATACGATCCGCAAACGCTTGGTCTGCGTCTTCTTTGAACTGCTCGCCCTTGTCATACGTCTTGAACATGTTGTACGAGACAACAAGGAAGTTCCAGTCGTCGAGAGTTGTCTTGGTCGGAAACGTATCTTCGAGATACTGAATCTGATTCAGGAACAACTCACCTTCTGTGCTACTGAATATCTTGCCGTTACGCAAGTCTTCGGTTGGCATGTGATCGAGGACGAGTAGTGCTTTACCACCTTTAGCGCTTTTACTTACGCCTTTTAGTATTCGAACACCGTCGTATGTCTGCTGGTCGGCAAACTGCTCAGGTGGCTCGAAGTCAAAAGCTATATGCTTGATTTTCACCATCTAGTCCTATCAGAGTGTATAACACAAATTGATGGCTGTTATTTACAGATTTAGAAACGAGAAAGGGCGGCCGAAGCCACCCTTTTGGATTAAAGTTTACGCAGACCTTTCTTGATTGCAGCATTAACTTGCGCGGCTGACGGGTCTTTCGTTGCGAACAGATCGATGACGTTCGTGATTGAGTCCAGTTCGCCGAGATGAATCTGGACGTTCTGCACTTTCTTCAAGTGGTCAGCGATGAATGTCAGCACCCAGCCTTTCTGTTTCATAACGACAGATACTTCCAGATCCTTGTATGAGAAGGAGAACTGATTACCTGCAGCACGAAGCAATTTGGCCGCACCAGGAATCGGCTCAACAGCGCGAATAAACTCAGGCGCATATTGGCGGGCAGTCTTGTTGCGTAAGACAGAATAGGCAGGGTCAAACGTCCGCAGCTTGGTTTTAGCTTTAGGCTTAGACCCAGGAGTACCACCAGTCTGTTTCTGATCTGGGTTCTGTGTCCACGTCAGACCTTCATCCAGACAGTTCTGGCCGGTAATCGCTTCCTGAATGATGACACGCTTGTTCTTGCCTGTCTCCACGTTGGCTTCGGCTTCATCTTCGGTCTTGAACGGACCTTTGATGATAATGTCGTTCGCGTGACGTGTGTGGTCGATGACGTACCACTTGTTGCGTTCGATCTTACCGTTAGCGTCAACAGTGTTCGAGCGCACAGGGCGAGTCGTCTTAGCAGGAGCGTTCTGCTGGATAGCGACAGGCTTCATCTTGATTGCGCGAAGACCATTGATGGTAGCCACCAGCGTTTTGGCCTTATACAGGTTCTTCATCGCGGTGACCAGAGACTTACCAGCAGCTTTCTTGGCGAAGGCCGTAGTAGCATCTGCATCGTTCAGCAGGTCGAGCACAGCAGACAGCTTTGCAGTGTCCAGCTCTTTAATCTTCACCAGCTCGTCAATCTTCTTGACGATCAGTTTCGCGTTCTTGCCAAAGAGAATCTCGGCGTTAGCGATCTGCTTTTTATTTGCAGCAGAGACTGACACCACAGCGCCAGATGGGAGAGTGATTTCGTGCATTGCTGTTCCTTATCGTTTCTTAGTCCAGTTGTTCTGCTTAACTGGAGTTGGTGAAGTATTCTCTTCCGTGATGCCGTCTGCGTCGTCTTCTTCCTCTTCCTCGACGTCATCCACTTCTGGCTCAGGCTGTGCTTCCTGGACAGGTGTGGTGTTGAGTACAGACGCAGCGATTGGTGCCTGTGACACTGTGTTTACAGTAGCAACAGGCTCGGCTTCGGCAGCTTTACGAGCTTCTGCCACTTCACCTACAGCGTGTGCATGAACGAGATCAGTAGTCAGCAGCGCACCCTTCTCTTTCAGGATTGCATCTGCTTTCTCTTGATCCCACTGATCCCAGATAATGTCCAGAGACTTAAAGCCCCAGTTCATGCCTTTCGGCAGCTTACCGCGACCGTTGAACGGCAGACCGTTTGAAGGAGTAGCTGGCTCGAACTCGTCCATCATCTCCCACTTACGTTTTGCCTCGATACACTTAGGTCCCCAGACGCCATCACACGCACCGTCATAGAGACCGAGCATGGTCATGATGACCTGGAGCTTCTGATAGAACTTGTTCAGCATGGTGAGTCCTCACATGAAAGGAGGGGCCGAAGCCCCTTACCTTTTAGACTGATTTGTTTTTCGACATGGTCAGTTTCAACTTGTCGAGCGCAGTAGTGACCTTCTTAATGTTCGTGATGTTGTAGCCTGCTTTCACGATCTTATTGATACGTGCTTTCGCAGTAGCCACATTCTTCACGAAGCCAATCCACATGCCAGGCGACAGGTCGAACGTACCGAACTTACGAGTGTTCGGGATTTTCGTACCGACGAAGCGTTTCATCTGCGGGTTGGTTTTCAGGTCGAACATAATACGCAGTCGGTCTTCCATGATCATCGGGTATGCCTTGACGTGTTTCTTATCAGAGGCAGACTTGTGTTTCACGAGGAAGAACTTCGGCAGTTGCTCCTGACCTTTCGTAGCCAGTTTGACGTTGAAGCCCATACGCGGCGTAGACTCGTCGAAGAAGTCCAGTACGAACTCCAGACGTTTCTCGGATGGTTTGTCGAATGCCAGTTTCTTCTTAACCTCGATGAAGTCAAGCATGGCCTCGAAGTCCGAGTAGTACACGCAGTCGTAATAAACGTAATCGCCGAACTCAACGAAGTCGAATGCCTTGAGTGCTTCTGCATCAGGGTCAGTCGCGTTCGCATACAGCGCAACGAATCCGTTATACACGGTAGGAGTCAGGTCCATCGCCATATCAGCACCAGTAGCTTCGGCCACAGCTTTAGCACCAGGCTTCATGCGAGTCGTGGTGTTAGCCAGAGGAGGCAGGTCTGCAACCTTACGACGGCGAACTTTCTTGGCAGCTTCTTCAACACCTTCGTTGATTGGCTTACCAGTCTTTTTGTTCTCCACACGCTTGGCCACGCGAGCAGCTTTACGCTCTTGCGCTTCGACTTTCTTCTCTGTCTGCTTGGTGTCAGCCGTCTGCGTTTCATCAGCAACAGTGTCTTCGACTTCAACACGGTTAGCTTCGGCATTAGCACGTTTGCGATCTTTCTCGTTCGCCCATGCCTTACGCGCCTCGAAGAAACGTTTCAGATCGTTCTTGTCTACCTTCGTAGCAATGTGAACTTTCGTCGCAGGAACTGCAACGGTTTCACCAGAGCCAGCCAGACGAACACGAACGGTACTGATAGGACTGTCACCACGCAGCTTACCATCGACCATACGAACAGTCACAGACACGACAACGCCGTTACCGAACTCAGTCACGACAGGTGCACGATTCAGAGAATCTTTCAGCCCTTCGCCGCTGGTGAAGTTACGGTTACGCGCCCAATCCAGAAGACGCTCAGTGCCCCAGCCGTTACGGTCTGGAATCTTCTGGTTCGCAACAAGCGGCGTCTGCTCCATCACACGGAAGTCAGTCAGAGCTGGCGTTGACGGCAGTGCTTGCATTGCAGCAATAGTCGTCTTACGCATCTCCTGGAACTCCTGCGATTCGATATCGTTAAGATCACGTTTCGCGAGGAAGTATGGAGCAAAGTCTTCCATTGTGTTGTTGTCGATCAGCAGCTTCGCACTCATTTTGATTGGGTCCAGTTTATACTGGTCGAGTGCTTCGTAACGCTGGTTGCCTTTCTCGTCGAAGCGAGTCTTCTCCAGGGTCTTCCACATCAGACGTGCAACCTTACCAACTTCTAAGGTCTTGTTCGTCATAACCCAGTCGATGAACACAACTTCACGAGCCATGTCACCTGGCTTACCATTCTCGTCCAGCTTCGCCGCAGCAACGTCAGGACGGAAGATACGCGCAGTAGACTGGTCGTAGGTACCAGGTGACCACGGAGTATCGCAGCGGATGATACGGCTACCCATCTGCATGTTGTGGCCTTCGGAGATCGCTTGTTCGTTCGCAATCAGAATCTGAACGTTCGGGTCAGTTTTGAAAGCGTCGAGGTTAGCGTCTTTGTTCTGGCCGAGCTTACCAACTTCACCGTGATACACTACAGCAACTTTCTTATAGTTGGCTGGCAGTGCATTGTAGATGGCGTTAGCAGCGCGAACATAACGAGTGAAGACAATCAGCTTGCCTTGCACCTCAGGCTTCCAGTAGTCTGGATCGTCTGGAGGTGGAACCATTGAAGGCGGCAGCGCTTGACGCTTGAACTCTTCGGACTGCTTACGTGCCAGATACTTCTGACCGTTGTAGACAGCAATGTCCAGTTCACGCGGCTCTACGCCAGGCTTCCATTCGAAGATCTGCTGTTCGCCGATCAGATGGTCACGCTCAGGCTGCACTTCGAAGTGCTTGCGAATACGGTCGATGATGGTCAACACTTTCGCAGAAACGAAGTTGGTAACGCCTGCGGCTTCAAACGTCAGACGAGCAACGTCATCACCCATAGGGTCAGTCAGCATCATTTCCATACGCTGGAAGTACATGTTCAGGTCAGCGTTACTCGCTAACAATGCACCCAGGTCATCGCCTTCTTCGATTTCGTCTTCGTCGATATCCGATGTGGAATCACCATCACCACCAGCTTCGTCGTCATCGTCGTCGCCACCGCCACTTTTCTTCTTGGCGTTCTTGGCCGCTTCGTCCAGCTTCTCCAGAACTTCCGCGTACATTGCGTTGTACACTTCCTGGTGAAGCGCAGAGTTAGGCACTGACGGATCATCGATCTCAACCTGGATGAAGGTATCAATCGGGTTCGGCAGCATGAACGCCCAGTGCTTACGCTTGAACGAGATGAACGCCGTATGGTTAGCCATACGTGAGTGCGCACGACGAATCATTTCGATATCATCTTTCGCGCCATCATACGCAACGTCCAGTGAATCACCGAACATAGCAGGCGTCATCAGTGCAGCCTGACCAACGATATCACGCACACGGTCAGTTACCAGTGTACCAGTAGCGATACGTGCATAGCGAACGGACGGAGCAGTGAAGACCGCTTTGGTGTTGAAGTGAACCTGAGAGCCAGCCTGACCGCCAGAGAAGTTCTTCACTTTGTGGGACTCGTCGAGCAACACATAGCTGAACTTGAAGCGGTTAACGAACTCAACAGCACCACGCACACGAACACGCACACCGCCGATATCAACGTTGAACGTACCAGTTTGCAGATAGCTCAGGCCGACGATGAAGATTGTGTTACGAGGTGACTGAGAGATCACATCGTACATGCGTTCTTCGCCCCACGTGTTCACGGTGTCAGCAGTAATTGGTACTGCGTTCCAGCCATCAACGATTTTGTGGAGGTCGTCACACCAGTTCGCTACGAGGTTAGACGGACAGATGATCAGAGGACGAATGCCTTCTTCACCCAAGTCGTCCAGCTCTTTGATAGTAGCCGCGATATCAGTCAGGCCGATAATCGTTTTACCACCGCCAGGCGCGATAAAGATTGTTGCAAAGCGTGGACGACGACGCAGAGTTTTGTGCGCTTCGACCTGATGCGGCAGTAATGCTGCACCATCTTTCAGACCAGGGATACGGATATCATCAATGGTGATACCGCTGTCTGGTTTCAGACGTTCAATCTCAGTCTCAGCCGATTCGAAAATCTCAAGAGACTTAGGAATCACATCGCTGTACATGGTAGCGAATGGCAGAATGATTTGTTGCAGACGGCCAGAGCCTGGAGCTTGATCAGATTCGATCAGAGAGCTAAACAGTTTCTTACGGTCAGCGCGAACCAGAGACTGTGCCATTTCACGATACAACGCACCACCGAAGTAGTTGTTGAGGCGTGCCATGTCAGAAAGTTTGGACTTCTCACCCATTACGAAGTAGTGAGTGTGCGACGGCAGAGATTCGGTCGCGGCCATGATGCTGCCCATCTCATTGAGAGAGGTTGCAATCAGGTTAGAACCACGCAGACCAGCAGCGTCGTTCATCACACGAATCATAATGCGCAGCATAGTCAGAGCAGGACGCTCGTTTGACATATCAGGCACTGAGAAGTCGTTGGCGATCAGGTTTTCGTACAGGCCGTTATCCATCGGGCTTTCGGACAGCGCAGCGTTCTCTGCATCCATACCGATAGCTTTACGCGCATTCTCCACCAGCGTTTTCAGGTCAGGAACTTGTTTGTTCTTGAGCATGAACTCGTAGGTCTGGCAGGTCTGTGCGATGATGTTCAGCAACTCGGGCAGATTAGAACCATCGGTGGAGTTGTACTTGATAGTGGATTCACTCACACTCTCAATCAACTTGCCTGAACCAGATTCAACCTTAGCGGCTTCAATCATCGTGTCATACGACGGACGATACAGAGCCATACCACCAGACGCCTGATTGTGATAGATGTTACCAATCACGTTCGAGGCAGAACGGAAGTTAGGTGCTTCACCCGGCTCTGCGAAGTCGTAGCCTAAAGCATCTGCAACATCCAGAGAGTTAGGAGACTTCATGCCGACAGTACGAGTTTCGTTAACGGCCAGGCCGCCACCGTTTGAGGTGTTTACGATCAGCGAGAAGTCAGGGTCGATACCGATACACACATCGCTGAAACGCGACAGAGATTTCGACTTAGCCTGCACTTCACGGTCAAAGTCCAGATTGTTGTTCTGGATTGCGAACATGTTGGTACGCAGGGTGTCGTGCTCAGTAGACAACGGAATACCTTTTTCGAACAGGTCTTCGAGGACGGTGTTCAAGGTTGTTTCGTATGTCTTCACCATTTCGATATCAATATCTTCACGGCGAGGCAGCACAGCCATTGTACCATTCGGCATGATAGTCATACCGTGCTCGTCAGCCACAACGTCGTTCACCACGTAGCCGAACTTCTCACGCAGCTTTTTCAGTTCAGGCAGCGTGGTAGCAGAGGTCACGTAACGAGGAATACGTGCAGCACGAGTGATACCAGTACGAGTTGAGTTAGCAACACGGAAGTAGTAGCTCGCCCAGCCCTGGAACCAACGATACAGACACATGGCCTGAGTATCAGCGCCCTGAGAGATGTACTCAACCATCTCTTTTTCGAAGTTAACAATCAGGCCACCTTCAACGCGAACGTCGGTTGCCAGTGCTACTTCGTTGAACTCGACTGGAGTGTCGTGACTGATCTTCATCGCCTGGATCTTACGATCAATCATCGCTTTACCTGGGATAGAGCGAATGCCGATAGTCATGAAGTCACCAAGACCATCAACCACAGCTTTATCCAGATTGCGGAACAGATCGATATCAATCGTGTTCATCAGAGGATGGATAGAACGCAGAGCAGCGTTATACACAGACCAGTCTTTATCCAGAGGGATACGGATCATCTTGGTGTCGAACGCATTGCTGTTACTGCGGTCAACGCCGAAGATATCTTTGTAGATGGTCTTCGCCACACGAATAGCAGACTGCGCTACTTCGGAGCTGTAGGTACGCAGGTTAGCGCTTTCGAAGTTCGCGTCTTTATCAACACGAGGACGGTCGCTACCCTGATTGTTCAGGACGTTGAAGTTACCGTTCGATGCCAGCGGACTAGTCGGGCACGGAGTACCAGACATGATGATATCTTTACCGCCAGGGAAGCGCGTACTGTTTTCGATGATCGCACCAGATGACGCAGACAGGTGTTCGGCCAGAGCGGTCTTAATCTCACGGCTCAGCTTGTCACCGTTCAACATCATATTGATTTTCAGCGAGGACGCTTCGATGTTGTTTTTGATACGCTTAACGAAGTCATCAGGAGAGACCTCGATCATATCTTCGAACTCTGCACCGTTGATAACGATGTAGTTGATCAGGTCGAATGCCGCATAGATGCGAGCAACGGTAGACGCCGTGAACACTGCGAGAGTTTCGTAGTTACGGCGCGACTTCCCTGTGGCATACATCTTCGCCGTTTTGGCGTCGAACTCGGGCGGCAACGGACGAACAGAAAGTGCCTGATTGAACGTATCGGCAATTTGCTGTGTCGCGGTTGCTGACATACTAATAATCTGATTCATCATTCACCCAGTTTAGTATAGTTGTCAATCACAGACTGCCACACGCTTGGAACAGGCAAGCGACGGTCGGCGGCGATATCTGATAGCACTACGGCCAGAGCGTAGGCCCGAAGAGGATCAAGCCCTTCGAACTTATCGCGCGTAAACACAGACGTGAGTTGTTCATTGGTCAGTGTCTGGTATTGAATGCGATACTCTGCAACGTAAGCGCGATACTTACCGTCATCAACAGGTACGGTATCAGGCATATTCTGAATGAACAGCAATGCTTTTGCAAGAGCGTCCATAATCAGAAGCAGGTCTTCCTGATCGTACGGAGTGATATCAGGCACATTAGAACGGCCAAGCAGTTCGAGAACTGACTCAGGCAATTCAATAGGCGTTCTCGCCTCAGAAATGGACTTCATGATTCCACCAGCAGCATTTGCGTATCGCTTATCGCTCTGCGCAATGCCAGCAAGCAGAGAATGAAGCCGCGAGTTTACGTCAATCACGGTTCTTCTCCTAAATAAAAATGCTCTTGACCAGAGTGTTGAGCCTCTTCTCCACAGCATGACGTTTGTACGAGGACAGGAAGCAACACAGTCTGCGTGATTGAAGATGCAGCGCAATCGCGTTACCCTTAACTCGCATACAGTCAACTCCCAAATCAATATTCCAAGGATGCCAAGCACGAGGCGAGAGCATCGCTTGTTGAATCGGAGGATAAGTGTCCGGCACAACAGGCAGGGGAGACTTTGCCAGTTTCATGGTCAAATTATCAGTTTTGAACAAAGCCTTTGGCTGTTTGCTCGAAAACCAGTACGGAACCTGCTTGTGGAGTATCTCTCCGACTTTCGGAATACCACCACGAGTTGTCTGCGGTACGTACACCAGATAGATATCGATCGTGGTGTTGATGCAGTTTGCCACACGGTTATAGTCACTGTTGGTGCGACTATACACGTCAGCCAGACGAAACTTATTGCTGAACTCAATACGTTGCAGCCACTGTTTCAGATCACGGTGCTGTAGCTTGAGCAGAGCTTTGGCCTGTTCGAGAGAATGCTTGGTGACAGGCGGCACTGGACGTAACAGGAACTGCGTACTGGTCTTAGCGAGAGAAGACAGGAAGCCTTCTACGACACGCTGCATACCAAGAGGTTGAGGCAGAGAGTGGAACAGGTCAACCGCTGTTTGCGTTGTGATATACGCACCCCAAGCCTCGATGTACTCAGGCTCAACGCAGTCAGGGAAGTTGCGTAGGTCCAAGCCAACATCTGAGCCATATGATTTCAAACGACTCACCGTCTACCTCCATGCAGCAGTCTCGAACCACGTCGGTTGTTACTGCCGATCTGATTATTGTCGCAGTCATAGCAAAGGAGTTCGAGGTTATGCTTCATATTCGAACCGCCCTGAGCATGGCCAACTTTGTGGTTGAGAATGAGTTGACTGGTGGGCTTACCACAGCGTTCACACTGATTGCCACGTTCATCAATGATGCTCATTTTGAGGCGAGTCCAATCACCTCGGTCCATACGAACGTGAGTACCAGCGCGAGCACGTTCGAATCCAGTAACACCAGCAAGGCGTTGAGAGGTTGACATGCTTCTGCCTCGGCCACCCATCGTTCTTGCTGCAATACCACCCTTCGGTCTGTATGCCATATTGATCTCCTAAATACAGTTCTATTTACAGACTTAGGCGCTCGCACTAAAGATCTGAACTGTCTTCGATAGGCCCGCCTGATAGGCTTGCTCGATATCTTTCGCAGCATTACGAATGATTGTCTCAGTCTGATTATTGGCACCAGCAATCATTTCGACAGGCAGGTTCTTTTTATTCCATGCGTTAATCTGGTGGAACACACCAACCAGAATAGTACCAGCAGATTCCGCGAAAGGCCCCATGACCTCTGCGTTGAGAATCTCTGCCAGTTGCGACACGTCACGCAGCGCACGTAGGTCAGCGATAATCTCACGCATCTGGTTATACAGTTGCATGAGCGCATAAATATCACGGCTCTGTTTGGACTTCTTATATTGTCCCTCGCAGATACGGGCCATTGACTGACACTGCTTGAACATCGTCATGTATTCGGCAATCTGATCGTTCTCCTGCCGAATAACATCAGGCACTTCTGCCATAGCCTCAAGGAATTGTCCCTCAAGCGCAGCCACGTCAGTGCTCAAACTCTTTTTCTCTTTCTTCTTCTTTTTCTTTTTGATTGCTTCGACTGCATTCTCTTTCTTCTTCACCTTTTTAGGCTTAGGTTCTTCAAGAGACTGCATTGCCTTTTGAGATGCTGCAATATCCGAATAGAAGTCATCGGGATCAATATGCTTAGGCAGCACGTCTTTCGATGGGTCGGACTTCTTTTTCTTTTTGACCTTTACGCCTTTGCTAACTGTCTTAGCTTTCTTGACGGTGGTCTTAGCTTTAACTTTCGCTTTGCTCTTTTTGCCTGTCTTTGCAGGTTGTGCGAAAGAGCCAATGTCATCCAAGCTTATGGCCGCCATGTTGAAATCCTCAGTGGAAACGAAAAAGGGAACCCCGTGAGGCTCCCTTTAGGGTTTGTTTAGAAGCTGTGACCTTTGATGATACCTTCGATCTTAGCGTAGTAGTCAGGGCTGTAACGGAACACCTGAGCATAGTAGCTCAACAGTTTCGGCACGTCAACGCCAGCGGCAGCAGACACGCTATCAACCTGTGGGAAGTGTTTCTCGTCCAGCTCGTCGCCAGACAGCACAGCGACCATGCTCATGGAGCTGATCTGTTCTTCGTTGCCCTGAGTGTCAACAACGAGGAAGGTGTTGTCATCGGTAACGTTAGCAGCAACGAAACCAACTTTCAGATCGCCAGAGTTAGACACGAAGCTAACCATGTCACCACCGACAGCGCCAGCCAGCACCAGGTTGTGACGAGCAATCGCCTGCGCCAGAGTAGGCATAGACGAAGCCAGGTTAATGTTAGCAGCACCAGACACAGAACGAATCATATCGATCAGTTCAGAGTTGTCATTGGCATCGCTCTCGCGTACCAGCACGTCTTCACCGCTTTCGCTACGGCGTACTGCCCACATGCGCTCGGACTTGTCCATGTACATGTTTTTAGACAGTGCCTGGAACTCGTCGCCCATCTGAGACACAGGAATAACATCCTGCATACGGTTCAGAATGGTGCGGACGAAGCTGGTGGTTTTGCCTGGCTCAATCACAGTAGTTGCACCAGCGACCGGCATATATTCACGATTGCATGAAGCACTGACTACAGCACCGAAGTTGTCAGCAATGTTTTCGCCGACGTTGTGAGTCACTTGCACGATGGCCACGCTCTGGTTGTCGTTGAGCTGGTCAATCTGTTTGATGAAAGCCTTCATTGTCATCTCCTGAATGTTTCGACAATTGAAATTAGTAAACTTAGGGTTAGCCTGTTACGCGATATCGCGCATTGACCCAGATACTGCGGTTACCAACAGTAGCCCATTTGGTGGTTGGGCTGTTTGTGATGCCGAGCTTGCCAAGTGCGCGAGCACCGTCAATCGCACCAGAACCCTGAGAACCATCACCGTCGTTGATTCCGGCCTTAGACAGTTTGTTCTTCAAGTTCGTAACAGGACCTTGAATCTGCGTTTCGAGTCTACCGAGAGCAGCCTCAATCGAAGGTGTGCGGTCCATGTTTAAGTTAACGACCTGCCCTGTGAAGTCGAAAGCCATTTGCCCTTCTGCCTGTAACTGAGCAGCGAGCGCATAGTAACAACTACAGGTAATCCAGCCGTCAAGGATTGTGCCTTGCATGTTCGTACCGTTGAAGCCAGTAACACGCGGGCCAATCATGTTGAACAACGCCAGACCACGATACAGATAACCAATCAGGTCAGCTTGCGTATATTCCAGTTCAGGAATAACGTTGTACTGACGCGCTTTGTTGATGTGGTCTTCTACCATCGACGCTGCAATAAGAATCTGCGGCGTTACTGCCCACAGCTTATACGTCAGCATCTTGGTTGTCTTGCGTGAGGCAGAAGTGTACTGCGCGATTAAACTAATCGGCTCTAAGCGACGAGTAGCAACCCACACAGGCACCTGAAACACGCAGGTCTTGGCGCGGTTCACAATCATCTTCACACCTGCATCGCCGGAGTCGATATCAGATGCAACGATTTGGTTGTTTAACGCGAGCTGGAATTTCAGCTTATCGCCACGCGTATCGAAGTGAAACGGCAACGTCATCTCAAACGTTTCGTTATCACCAAAAAGCGTAACGATATCCGTAACACGGTTCTCAGTCAGCGGCTCAACAATGAGTTCCTGACTCGACTGCATGATCCCTTCTTCGGAATCATAGCGCCATTTGACTGTCAGACGTTTATCGTCCACCAGCCCCATGTTAGGAATCGCAACATCAGCAGTCCAGTAGCCAGGCACTTCTCCCGGCGTTGCGACCACTTGAGCCAGCACCGATTTATCGTCAGGGTCAATGAGGCTTACTACAGGCCCCATATCATCTGACTGTGGATAAACAGGCTGGTCTAGATCGTCGAAGAAACTTTCCTCGAGGACCAGTACGTTACCTTCTGTTGTGCGCATATCAGTCTGCCTTAGTGAGTCCCAGGTACTCAATCAAATTGCGTAGCTGGTCATTATACCCACCTTCGATTAGCGCTCTCGCCATTGCAACGTGGTTGGAGTTCGCAGTACGCACTACCTTAGCCTGATACTCAGGAACGTTTTGCATGTTCTGACTCAGGTTGTAGAAGTAGCTGCGCACGAAGTTCGTTCGTTCCACGTTACTCGCTTCCATATCGCTCGTGTCCTGCGTAGGAGTCAGAAGGAGATAGAGTGCAGCAAGCAACTCAGGACTCTGATCAACAATCGGCGAAGCCAGAGAAGCAGCAATCTTCATCAGGCCTTTCGCAACAAAGTCAACCACAGTCTTCTCGATGAACTCCGTACCAGCTTTACCTACGTTAGGCAGATACAAGCCAGGCAGGATGAAAATACAGAAGTAAAGCGGAAAGTCTTTACGCATCACGTCGGGGATAAGCATCTCCGAGTAGTCTTTCCAGATGTTGATGTTGAAGTGCCATTCATCGTAAGGCACTGTACGCATCAGGTTCGATACAGTCAGGTCTTTCACTTGGTTCGCCTGCGATGCAAGATCGCGAGCGCTCTGCGAAGGAGCAAGGTTCGAACTCGATACCAGCTGGACGTAGTTGCGCGTGACAGCACCGATAGTGTTGTACACCACATTCAGCATCTCAACACCATTGCCGTTCAGACCAAAGATGACCGAACGTGGAAGACCAATAGTGATGTATTCGTTGTTATTGTCAACGCCCCACAAGCGCCAGTAACGCCCGCGGCCAAGTTGAGTCATCGGCTGCGGGAGAATACGGTTAGCGCGAGGTTTCAGGCAGAACGTGAAGCAGATACCGCTGTCAATCATGATCACTGAATCATCAGGACGATTCGAGTAACCCATCGACATATCGTTATCCGTCGAGTACACGTTCACCAGAGTGAAGTTCAGCGACTTGGTGAAAGGCATCTGAGCTTCAATCAAATAGGCGAGGACTTGACGAATGATAGTATCAAGCACGTAAGGAGTTGCGCTACGCATTTGTTGCGGACGATACTGCCCGCTATACGTATTCTCCTTGAACGTGCGATCTACCTTGAAATGCGTTAACGCCATTACTTGACCGATTGTTTCAGCAGACGTTTCTGTTGTGGGTTCAGACCCATAACGTCGGCGATTTCATCAATCTTACGCAGGGTCAGAACGCCTTTCGCAGTACCGCCAGAACCAGTCAGAGAGATCTTAACGAACTCACGGCCGTTACGGCCATTGACCATCTGGTGAACGATGCTGTTCTTACCACCACGTCCCGCACGAAGCGCAGTAGACGCCATGCCCAGAATCTCTGTGATAGCTTCTTTCTTCTCGGTCGGACTAAGACCAGGAACCAGACGCACATACAGGCTATCGTTCTGCACACGAACGTTGTCGAAGATTTCTTTCTTACGACCACGAATGGTGTGCTGCTGATTACCCAGCATGGTGGTGTCACGCAGGTTCTGCGTAGAACGGTTGATAGGCTTACGCTCGCTGTAGTTCAAGAATCCGTCGAGAGCCATCAGATGGTTGATAGTACGCTTCATCTCAGGAGCGGTAGCGATCTGACGTCCCATAGGGAACGAGCCAGGAACTTTCTCGTCAACGAGTGACGTCAGGAAGTTTTCGCTGATACCGCTTGCTACTGCGATTGTGGTAGACAGTACCAGAGCATAGTTCGGGTAGTGCATACCATCGGAGTTCACGAAGTTATCAATGAACACGTAGGTCTGGAAACAGATTGGGTCAGTACCAGACGCGATGAAAGTACGAGTACGAATCTTCGAATAGTCTTCTTTATTCAGAATCTTCGACAGGTAGTTGGCGATGGTTGCAGCCAGCTTGGTATGCTCTTTAGGCGCGCCGTTTTTAACGTCGATGCTCATGAGCTTAACCAGTTTTTGCTGCTGGTCTTTCGCCTGAGTGATAACGTTCAGCAGAGACTTAGCGGCTGCGTTCTGATCTTTGAATGCGCTGAAAGTCTTACTGTTCAGAATCTGGTACGCGACCGACAGTTCACCAATCGCCTGAGACAGTTGGCTTACCTGTTGGTTGTATTGAGCTTTGCTCTTAACATCAGAGATATCAATCTTGGTCAGATCGATAACTTGGTTAAGGTCGATAGCCTTGGCCTGTTTGCCTTTGATTGAGCCTTCGATATCAGACAGTTCGATGGCTTTAGCGCTGACGGACAGGAGTTTCTGTGGGATGACTACTGAGGTGGCGTTAGCGATAACTTTATCGAGTACGTTACGGAACTCTTTCGCTGTACGCGCACCACGTAATGCAGTCATATTCCCAGAGCTATAGTCAACAGATGCGCTGATACTGCTAACTTCATTGTTTTTGGCAGTCTTAGCCATGATCATCCTCTACTGGGTCTAGTAATCATATCGAGTAAAAATTAGCGACTAAGGCCTGTTTTACCCTACATGATTGCTTTACATTTAATTGGTTGCGTGATCGAGATAGTTGAGAACAATAGCTTTCTCAATAGCATTAATTGCCGCGGAATATGCCTCTGCGTCAAGCTGGTCTTTGACGTAAAACGCAACGAAACCAGACGAGTCAGCGATCTTGTCCACAAACGTCAAGCCTACATCAGCAATAACGTTGGAGTTAATTACATCCGAGGCAGTGATGCCTTTCTCCATTTGGAATCTGTTAGCATTCACTTTTCTGAATGTCTTCTTGTCGAAGCCATGAGTATCAGCCACTATTCTGTTTGTCAGGCGCATGCCTAGATGAATCTTAATAGGAGTCAGGCCGTCAAATATAGGCAGTGCATATTCAGTGTAATCAGGGCGAACAACATCATCACAGGCCTTTAACGATTTGGCTGTCAATGCTTCAATTTTATCTTTGTCTCGAACGGCGAAGTACAGAGACACAAGCGCGGCCACAAGATTTTCTTTGCTGTAGCGGCTATTCATGTCCTCAAGTACCGACTCTACGGTACCGCCATTGAAACCTACATACGAAGCCTGTCGCCAGAACACACCATCAGAATCTGAAAAATATTTTGCCTTATCCCAAATCTCACGCAGTGCGTCAGGATATCCACCCTCACTTCCATCCTTTTTAGAATACAGGGCAATCGTATCAAGGGATTGAGTAACGCGGTCAGTCATGCTCTCATCCTCACTCTCGACAAAACCAAGAAGAGGTATAGCTAGGCCTGGGTTGAAGCCCACCAGCTCGGCCTGCTCCAGCAACTGACTATCTGACAGATTGTTAGAGGCGTAGTCGAGATAGGCTTTCTTGATCTGAGAGTACACACTAGGGCTTTCAAAAGCCTCCATATGTGCAACTGCTTTGGTGACCTTAGACAGCAGGTCATCGCCGCCCCAACCAGAAGCGAGGACTTTACTCACAAACGAGAAGAACTCTTTCGACATGTTAGCGATATTGTTGCCGAGTCGGTCCGTATATTCCGTAGCAGTAATCTTCGACAAATAGCCATCAGGATCATTACGCACTTCTTGACGCATACGCAGTTCTGCGTAGGACGCCTCGTTGTTTTCAGCGGCAGTCTTAGATGCATCATACTTAAACATGCCACGCTGCATATCGTCATACAACTTGTCAGGCAGCGCGAGACTTAACGTAGTTTTACCGGCAGCAAGGTCTTTATTGATATTCTGGTCAACCCAGTCCTGAACCTGCATTACAAACGTGGCGTTCTTATCTGGGTACGCACGGTCTGCAAGATATACGACAGTAACGCCTTTCTTGCCAACACTCGGTCTAACAGCATCGACGTCAAAGAAAGGTTTCAACAGGCAGCGAGCAACAGGCTTGTTGATATTCTTGTCGTTAGCGTCAATAAGATATGCTATTAAAGTGCCTGTCTTCACTTCTGATTTGATGTAGTGTTTGTTCGTGCCGTTGACCAGGTTCATACAGCTCACCCAACCACGGTCAGTAGACATGCCTGCAATATCGTATGGGTGCATTGACAGACACACCATGCGACCACTCTTACCTTCTTGCGCTACAACTTTACGATTAGGGTCAGAGTCGAACATCTTCTTGAGTTCGGCTTCTTTGGCAAGAGCTTTACCTAAACGCACAGTACGCCCGTGAGAATCACGACCGATACCTGCAAAATAATCCAGTACAGTGATTTTCTTTTCGGCAAGAAAATCGTTGATAGGCTGCGGTGCAGTGGACAACACATCGGCGTTCTTAATGACGTTATGGCCGATATCGAAATAAATGCGCATTGCCTTGCGGCCGGTCTTACCGCTTATGCGCTCGAAGATTTTTAAGAGCGCTTTGTTTGGCTTCCAGTTCTTCAAGTACGGTCGATATTGTGAAGGAGCCAGGGCAGACAAGCTAACCTGTATTTCCATGATTTTCCCCAGTGTTCGGATATTGAAGAAAAATTAGTGACAGAAATACAAAAAGGGGCAGCCGAAGCCACCCCTTTTTGTTTGTAGTAATGTCTATCGACCAGGCCGATTAAACAGTTACTTTACCTTTTGCTTTGGTCTTTGCCGCTTTCTTAGCGCCAGCTTTCTGCGCTGCGGTACCAGTGTGCTTCACAGCTTTCTGGGTAGTCTCTTTACCTTTTTTCAGGCGCGGCAGTGGTTTCAGCTTAGGCTTAACCAGGGTAACCGCTTTCGGAGCTACTTTCGGAGTGACCAGCTTGCCGTCTTTGATCATCGGCTTGCGAGCTTTGCGCGCGGCCAGACGAGCTTTCTGCTTGGCGATCAGGTTACGATAACCAGCTTTCTGTTTCGCTTTCAGGTTACCCAGAGCGATGGTCTGACGTTTCAGCAGCAGCTTACGAACTTTGCCCTGAGAAACGGCAGTCGCTTTCAGGCCAGCCTGGTATTTAGCCAGACGCTCTTTCAGGCGTTGCTCGATGCTTTTACCTTTTGCTTTCTTAGCCTGCTTACGCAGGTGAGTAGCACGTTCGTTGTCGAACTTTTTCTCAGAAGCGGTACGCGCCGGCTTTTTCGCTTTGGCAGCTTTTGGCTTAGCAGCTTTGGTAGCCTTTGGAGCTTTAGCCGCAGGTGCAGCTTTAGCTTTTTTCGCCTTAGGCTTAGCAGCCTTTGCAGCGCCAGCTTTTTTGGTCATCTTAGGATCTTTGGTGCTTTTCAGTTTGCGTTTTACGGCCATGGTTATTTCCTCAAGTTACAATTGAACTTTCGTCCTTAGGACATTAAGTTTTTGAAATCAGCATGTAAAAATTAGTATAATCCCTGAAACTTTTCTCAGGAATTTTCCTAAATCTTTTTTACATAGCAGCATACCCTATTTCAGATAACACCGCGTCAAGTTCCTTGCGAGCACGAACCCGCAAAGACTTTTTAATTCCCGAAGCCTTCAGGTAATCCTTTAGGCCATCACGTGGGTCAATATCCGCAAGCGCCAGCTCGCTAACATCAACTGTATCTATATTATCGAGATCGACACGTTTATTCGTGGAATTTATTTGGGAAATATTTGGGACGCGTGTACGAATATCTGCTGGGATTGACACCGTATCTTTAACAATGAGTCGGTAGCGAATCGCAGGGTTTACCTCAAGGCGTGACCAGTCTTTCTGATTTTCAATTGCAACTGTTTCCAGTCTAAACCCAGGCTTGCTGTCGATAAACTTCTGCTGAACCACCAGCTCGCCTTTCTTGTACTTGGCACGAATGTGAATGAATCCCTTCGGTAATGCCTCGCCAAATGTTTTCTGATACGGTGACCCACAATAAGTGAATCGTTTCTTTTCCAGAACCTGATGCAGGTGAATGTGCCCGCTTATCGTGTAGTCACGTGGGTCAACTTTAATATCGTGCTTCGCTTTAAGCGGACGACCGTTATCACCAAGCGCACCTACAGCCTCGACGTGGCAGAAGTTAAGACACGGCTTCTTGTGCTTAATGCTTTCTTTCGCAGGGTGCGGCAGGAAGTTAACGACAACGCCGTCAATCTCAACCTGTTCTGGTCGGAGATAGATATGCAGTGACTGTAAGAAATCCCATTCGCAGAACGTCTTGATCAAGTCCATGCTGGTGCTCGACATATCAGCCCAGTCATGGTTGCCGCCACTGTACCAAGTATCAATGATACCTTCGTACTTCAAGAAGAACTGGAGCAGCTTGCGCTTAGTTTCGTCGTCCATCTTAAACTTATCGGTGATATCCCCTGGAACAAAGATGTGACGAATGCCGTGCTCGACTGCATACTGATAGATGCGGTCGATCGTTTCAAGTTGACGGTCAACGTGGTCAGTAGGGAAATGATTAGCCAGCCCTTCGAAATGCCAGTCAGATGTGACGAGAGCTTCTAACATCTCAGATACTTTTTTCTTTTTCATCACTACAGAGTCCATAGGTTTCTTTGACTGCTATTTACAGAATCAAAGGTCAAACTTGGCGGTCAGGAAGGTTTGAATCTTAGGTCGTGTACCAGGCACGAGTTGACCGAAGTTGAGTTCTTCGGGCTTAAAGCGGAACAGCTTGCCGTTCTGAATGCACTCATACTTGTCCAGCGTCTTCACACCATCAGCCTCAGTCGTATCAGCGATCATGCGCATGTCAGACGAACCGTTGTTTATGGTGTACGAGTATGAGCTGGCGTTAATACTCAGGCTAGAACCACGCGCATATTTGAATTGCGCAGAGGTGACACTTAGGTAGGTGTTAAAGCTGACCTTACCTACATAAGTCAGACTGTACCCTGTGTTGTTTTCATTACGCAGCACAATGGTTGCAGACAAAGAAGGAGACTGCGAACCTGTAGACACAGAACACTTGCCGTATGACCAAGCGCGGTTTCCTGAACTGTCGCAGATGAATAGAGTATTGTTAGCCGACCAGTTTAAATCGCTATTAGAGTTTCCTCTGGAGCAGCCTTCGCTCACGGTCGTTCCTATGTGGAACTGATCGTCAGTTGTAGGTATTGCGCTGTATGCCCACTTGAGATTTGAGGCATAGCGCTTACCAGACAGCACACCAGAGACTGTATTGGCTTGACCATCAAGGCCGAGCGTAAACAATGATTTATACACGGCGTCTACTGCGGCGCTCGTCTGCAACGATGTGCTCTGATCGAATGCGTAGACCTGAGCACACAATGGACTGAATACACCGTAGTTGGAAACATGGTATTGCATAGGCTACTTCCTATTGAATCGCAGCCAGTCCTTCCACCAGTATGTCACAGGCTTGTTCTGCCTGAGCGCATAGTCGATACAGTTCTGCGTACCTGATGGAGCACCGCAGCATAATGATATGAGTCGATCGGTTTCATCGACCATGTAGTGGTTGCGTTTGTTCAACGCAAAACCTGCCTGACCATCCATGTGCAGCCAATCTTCTTTTGATGTGACTATTCTTACTTCGTGACTTTTATTAAGAAGGCCGTCAAGTTCAAACACACTGCTAACAGGCCAGCGTGAATTGAATCCAGGATAAGGTATGCAGGAAACAACTTTATGGCCCTGCTCGATTGCAGCCGTAGCAATGGCCATGTCAAAACCTAGAGCACAACCAACATAGATAATTGCATCATCGTCGATTGTGAGCATTTTACGGTGCGCGAATTTATACAGGCGGTATTTTGCCTTAGGGCTGAATCCACCCAGCGATTGCGGGCGATGGCCAGTAAAGGATATCTTTTCCATGTTAAATATTTACAGAAGCACGTCCTTGTGCCACAACAGTTAGACTGTTACTTCAAGCTGGTGGTCGCCTGAGTTCCATACGAGTTCACGAATGTTGCGTGGCATGATGATACAACCACTGGATGCAGTACCTGGTGCTTTGATGCTATCGCCGTGCATCTGGAAAGCAGAGCGGCCGAACATCACGTTCTCTTTTGCAGGAGTCAGGTCCATTGCGTAAGGTCCTGTCTTCGCACTGGTGCGCGGCGCATTCAGCGTGTAGTGACCAACAGGCAGAGGACCCATACCCACTACGTTCTGAGACTCATGTTTGTTTTTGTGCTCGCCTTTACCAGCATAGCCAGTGGCGACAAGTTTACCGGCGGAGTTATACAGACGGCCAGTTGTTTGTTCATATTTCCACATAGATGCTCCTTACATTGTGATGTGGTTTTCGACAAAAGTAAAAATGGGCCTACACCTTTCGATGCAAGCCCAAGATCATTCCTTAATCATTTTGACACGCGTGTGATCAAAGATGCCGAAGGTAGGAACATCGTGGTGCTCACCTTCATTGCCTTTGATTGAGTCGTACCCAGCTAGTTTGAGTATCTTGCTGATCTCGGTATACTCGTCCCACCACATATAGACTCGCTTGTACTGCGAGGCAGGTATGAGGTTATTCAGCGCGTCTAACCTTTTAACGAGAGTCATCGCCTCATCTTTGCCAACCAGATGCAACTGGAAGGCTTCCATGATAAGTTGCTTCACTCGTCTATGAATCTCAGCGAACTTTACTTCCGTCCACAGAGAACGGAACTTCAAGGTAGCATAGCGACCAGGGTCCGCATGAAATTTGTAGAGGCGCCCACCCTCCGCATACAGTTCAGCATACGCACGATCTGGAGTTACCCAAGTCATGTGCTGCTTCTTCGCATGATCATCAGACCAGTCTTCTGCAAGACCGCGATAGTAGATGGTGGGCGCACTCAGACTAACAAAGATCTGCATTAGCCTTTACGACGCTTTATTTCATCCATCACGCGCTGGTAAGTATCACCGTTGTATAACGTACCGGCTTTCTTCCCGTGACCCATATTGGCGCGAGATTGACGTTTGTTAAGTAAAGAACTTTGTGCAAATTTCAGTTCTTCGTTGGTGAGACGGGATAAGTCGGAATCCGCCTTCTTAACAAAGCGAGTGATGGCTGATTTCACTTTTGGATCAGTGTAGTCGTCAATACGCTTTCCTGGCGCCGCTCCACTAATCCCTTCAGGCTTTTTTCCAGTAATCGCCTCAGCGCGTTGTTTTTTCACAGCGCGAGCTTTAGCCGGAGTGTGCGCACCAGTGATAGCGCCTTTCATTTTCTTGATCGGAGCTTTGGTAGGGGCCTTGCTTCCGAGAGCTTCAAACTTCGAGGCCGCCAGGAATTTAGGTTTGCTGTAGCCCTTCTTCCCTTTGATTACCAGAGAGTCGGTTTGCGCCGCTTTAACGGTACGTGCAGAGCGGCCAGGCTCGCTAGTCAATGAAATGTCGCTTGCTTTCAGAGGAGAAGACAATGCACTCAGGCCAGCAGCTTTCATAGCGGCGGTACCTTCACGCAATAGCTGTTTGGCTGTCTTCACGTCAGCGGAGGCTTTAGTTTTCATGGCCTTGACACGCTGGCGCAGTTTAGCTTTACGCGCAGGGTTTTCCTCACGCGGAACACGCACAGCCGCAATAGTATTTGCTTCAATACGGTTCTTCAACGCAGACAATGCCAGCTTCTGAGCTTTACGCGCATTGGAGATGCACTTCGATACAGCAGGTTTATGTTCGCTGCTAATAACAAGAGCAGACGCGCCACCGACTTTAGCCATTTTGTAGCCTGGCTTCTTAGCTGCCGACTCAGACAGCAGAGAATCCGCAATATTGATTTTGATAAGTGCCATTTTGTTTCCTTATGCCTAGGGTCGCCCAGGCACATCGAAGTTCTTACCTGCCGAGTAATCACCCAGCGCCTGGTACAAAGAGTCACGCAGCATACGCTGAATGATATCCGAGTTGTGTGCTGAGGCATCTTTGAATGCAACCTCAATCGCTTCTGTTCTTGGATTCAATACAGCGTAACGCAGTGGGCAGATAACCTGCGCATTGCACCATGCGTCGATCTTGATTTGAAGATCTGGCGTGATTGGAATGCGGAAGTCAGCGAGCTGGAACACAACGCTCTGAATAGGAGGTGGCGACGAGAGCGACATGAATTTGCCGTTCTTGTTCAAACGCTCCATAGCGTTGGCTGCTTCATAGATCGTCTGATAACCCTCACTGACTGTCGTGATGTTAGTCAACTTGAAGCTATGCGTTGTCAAGCCTTTGCGAATTAGCTTGGCGATCTTGAGTTCATAATCACCAGAATCATCGCGCATGAAAGTGACAAACGCGTAGAAGGCGAAACCATCTTCTTCGCGTAAAAGTTTGTGATCTAATACGCGAAAGCCCACGACACTTTGCAGTGCCTGGGCTGTGATTTGCGTCGCCTGTGATAGGGAGACGTAGATTTCCATTAACGCAGACGGGCCAGTGCCTTTTTAGCAGCGGCCAGAGTTGGCTGAATGTCGCCTTCATCGTCGAACTCGCCTTCGAAGCGAATGTCGATACCAGATACGTTGAAGCCTTCATCTTCGTCTTTGGTGATGATGCCGAAACGAGCAGTGTCACCAGTAGCGCTGATGAATCGCAGGTCGAGGATATCGTTAGGACCAGACAGGTCAGACGGCATGCCGTCGTCGATAATCTCGAACAGCGCTTTCTTGTCCAGGCCTTTGAAGAACGCAGACAGAGCAGCGGCAGCAGATTCGGACTTAACAGCTTCTTTCAGATTCAGTTTAATCAGGGACATGGTTAGTTTACTCCAACTTGTTTAGTGATTGTGATAACACGCTGGTACCAACCATAAATGTTATCTTCCTGGGTTTCATCTGCCTTAGCGATGTTTTTCAACTTCGCAATACGGCAGCCGTTGTAGGCATAAGCCAATACTTTGATATCGCGCACTTTGCAGTACGCGTCCAGCGCAGCGATAGTCTTAGGACCAATATTCGCAGCAGGTGCAAAGTCTGGATAGAGCTTGCCTCGCTGATTCAGAATATTTAACTGGTCCTGTAACTCCGCAATTGCGGCTGGTGGGCCTGAGTTAACTGCGTAGTCAAATACCCACAGCGCCAGTTCCTGACTGTACTTCGCAAGCTGATCGCATTTGCAGAAGTCCCAGAAGTTAGCACTGTAGATCGCATACGCAATCTCATACGGCAGATCTTGCATAGCGCCTTTGTAACCATAAGCGCGAGCATTCTTTTCCGTGACACCCCAACGTGTAGGACCGCCACGGTCAGCAGAACGGTTAGTGTATTTCTCGCCACCTTCACGATCAATAACTTCCGCTATTGCTTTCTTTCGAAACGTCAAAGCGTCCATAGATATAGCCCTCTTTTAGACAGGTTAAAATTATCGTTAGATGGCTAAGTTCGATTGTTTGAACCGCATCTTAGGACGAGTGCCTGGATCTGACGTGACAGCATCAAAGTCATTCACATCGAGCTTGCAGAATGCACGAAGCACAGAGCTATAGAAGAATGCTTTATTCAGGATAGGCGCTTCATCTTCACCTGTCTGATTCTGAGCGAAGACGCCTGTATATGACGCACCCGCAGAAACACCTGGTGTACCGTTAGCACCAGTAGCATAGAAAGATGTGGGCAAACCCATCATCGTACATGCGTAGGCAGGAGTTTCATTTGCCGTGACAGTTGTATACGTACAAACACCCGTTGCACCACCAGCGCTACATGTACCAGTTGCAGTTACGCCTGTGTCTCTGACATATCGACTGACAATGAATCCTGTGGCAAATTGACCGTACGGACAGTTACCATCATGCAGATTCATCGGAGGCATCTGTATGGGCTGACCAGCAATCATCCCTGTGGTCAGAAATACTGTCGTGTTGCCTGATGTGTTCAGAAACGAATAGGACTGCGAGGCCGCAATACTACAGTTACCACTAAGACCTTTTGAAGGGTCCTGTTGAACAATGTCGTAGGAGTTATCAAGCGCGATTGAACTTGGCTGCTGGTACTTCAAGCAGGTGAAGTGATATTTATTGGACTTACGCCCTCTGATTGGATTGAGATATCCATTGAAGCCTAAAACAGCACGGGCTTTTCGAGCAAGGACGTTTGCCTTGGTCATATCCGTCAGCGTGGAGAAGTCAGAGTCTTCTCGGCTGTCGTATAGGAATACGTTCGGGTTCGTGGGTGATGGACCACCCAACCCGAAAAAAGATGATATGTACTGCATGGTTTCCACCTCAGGTAGATTAAGGATAATGTGCTACGCCTTAGTCTAAAATTAGCTGCGGAAATGACAAAAGGGGCCGAAGCCCCTTAGAATGTCCAACGTGTCGCCCAAGCGATTAAGCCTGAGATAATGCCGATGTGTGCCAGATAACCGAACTGCAATACATAACCTTTGACATAGTGTTTCAGGCCACCAGCATACGCACCATCATACATGGCCGCGATTATCATGAAGGACATGACGTAGGTGAACACATGCCACTTAGTCATCTCCATAGCTTCGTTGCAGAACACTATCAGGAATAGTGCAACGGCCATGATGTACACAGTGCGTTTCATCTCAGCCATGTTAATGCCTAACACAACAGGACGCATAACGAACGCCGCGAGTATCGACACCAACATTAACGCCTGATAGTCGGCTGACATGCTTCTTCCACCTCTTCCGTGCTTATTGGTTTCTTGCGACGCATATCAAGTGCGAGTTGTGCCTTGCGCCCTATGCGAGCCATAGACTCCAGATCTTCATCCGAGTAAGCACTCATGCTGTCTTTAACAACTGAGAGTTCTCGGATGTGGCTTGGTGTTAGTTCATAATCACCAGCGGAGCCAAACACCGCAGCAGACAGGCCTGGGATATTTACGTTAGCGATGCTGGGTACGTCATCTCGAACTTGCACCAACAGCGTACCGCTTTTACTTACATCATGAGGGATTGCCATATCACACACCCTGATTAGCGAGGTAGGTATCGGTGATGTTTGAGGTCTTCTCCACGTTACCGCGAATGTAACCAATCTCAAACACCTGCACGTTATGTTTGACAACTGCTTCACCAACTGTCTCACATGCACCGCTATTCAGATCGAGGAAAGCCTGACACAGACGTTCAGCAACAGGCTTAGCCAGAATCTTCATCAGCGTGTGTTTCTGCATAGCAGTCAGTTTGATTGGCAGCGCGTCGATCTCACGCTCGATGTTCTTACGACCACCGTGATAAATCCAACGACAGATGGTTGCAGTCAAAGGCTTCTGGTGAGTCTTCGAAGGCAACGTATAGATGTAGGTCATCAGTCGATAGAACAGGCTGCCGTCGATTGCGCGTTTCTTCAAATCGTCAAGGTACTTACCGACAGGACTGAGTTTGCCTTTCTGCGGCTGCATCTCGTCGAGTTTGAGATCGACGTCAAGGCCGTATCGACGTAACGTTTCTGGATGACCGAACACAAACACAATGTGGTCAGGCATATCACGAATAGCAACCGCGTTACGGCTATATTCTTTCTCGCCGATAACGAACAGGTACTTACGATATTTCTTGGTAGGGTCTAAGACACCTCCAAGTGGAACGAAGGTCACACGTTCTGCCTGACCTTTCTTTCGCAGCCAGCCCAGCACTTGCTCTGGGCTTTGGCGTGTTACCGCAATTACAGGCATCGTTACTCCACTGTATCTAACGCTTGCGCCGTGTACTCACGCAGAGTACGCTCGATATTCTTGGCCAGAGTAGGGTGACAGATAAGCTGGTGGTCTTTCATGTACACACGCAGCGATGGTCGCATCACCTTACGCACTTGAGGATAGAGGCCAAACATTTTATGCAGGGGAGTCTTGTAGTAGAACTCCTCCTGCTCGTCTACGCAATTGATACTGGACACAACCTCATACTTAGCAAAGATATGAGGGTTGCGATTAATATACGCAGGGTCAATAGGCACACTACCTTTTTCATGATCGCGATTGACTTGACCGAAGATCATCACATTACCTTACGTGTAAGTGCAGACGTACCTTGCTTCTTGGTTACCGTCCACTGATTATGAGAGAAGTGCTCAACATCATTCGGAGTTATCCAGTAAATGTTCGGGATAATCTGTTTGAGTATCGGCAGGAAGTTGTTGATGATGTGCTCACTCACCGCAGGGCTGCAACTGTTATCAGGCTCGTCGAGAATGATAAAGTTCGTGCGACGGTTAGCAGGGATGAATGGCATGATCGCTACGGCAAACAACAGGCGGAAGCAGTTTGTCTCTGCACCACTCATGATTGCAATATCGGTTGTCTTTTTAGAAGACACACGCGTAACGGTTGCACCAACACCCTGCTTGGTAGTGAACAAATCGAAGTGCATCGGCTCAGGGAACACCAGACCGCTGTATTCGTTCAGCTTCTTCTCAATCTGTTTGATACGGCCTTCAACCGCTTTCAGCTTGAGAGCATTGTTGCTGTAAGCCTTGTACAGGACTTCGAATACTTTGCGCTTATCAATCAGCGGTTGCAGGTCTGCGAGTTTACTACGGAGTTCACGCAACGTTTCTTCGTAGTGCTCATGCTCCTGAATACGCATCTGGATGTTCTGCGCTTTACGCTCCTTCTTCTCGATATCGGTGATCAGCTTTTCAACTTCGGCGCTAATCTTCTTATATCGACCATCGAGTATATAGAACGGATCTTCTGGTTCGCCAACAGCTTTGAGTGCAGCACGAAGGTCTTTCAGAATCTCAAGGTCCTTGATTTGGTTCTTGATCGTCTTACGAGCTTTCTTAGGCTGCTTCACTGCTTTAGGTTTCTTGAGCGCATCACGCTTGGCCACCAGCTTCTCGTACTTCTTAGCCGCTTCGAATTGTTCTTCGATAGCGTCCAGTGCTGTGCTGATTGCCTTGAGTTTCTTCTCAAGGTCCTTGCGCTTGTGCTTAGGCTTCTTCACCTTCTCTGCTTTCAGTTCTGTAAGCTGATCGTTGAGCTTGTGATAATCCAAAGCCTCGATGCACTCGTCAATGATTGCCTGAGCTTTCGTTGCAGCGCGAGCCATAGCTTTCAGGTCAACATCCTGACCGCAGGTAGGGCAAGAGTTACCATCGTGGTCATGTTCTTCGAAAGCACGATACGCCTGAACTATCGCTTTGGCTTCTGCTCTGGAATCTTGTGCCTCTTCCTGAGTTCGCTTAGGAGCCTTGAGCTTAGACAGCTTTTTACTGAGCTTGTCCACGGCTTCTCGCCACTCGTCGTATTCTTCTTGTTGTTCATCGACTTTCTCCAGCAACGCTTCGAGGCTCTCTTCCTCTTTGACTAAGCGTCCATGTTCTTTGCGCAGCTTTTTGTTATCGAGGTCAGCAACATCACCGAGCGCTTTCATTTTCTTTTTAACGTCAGCGAGTTCCTGTTGGTACTCCTCCAGTGCTTCAACGTAATCGTCGTAGCGGTCGTGCTCGATCAGTTCACCACGCAGCGCATTCAATTCGCCTTTCAGGTCAGAGCATTCGATGCCTAACGTGTCGAGTTGATGCTTGAGCTTCTCATACTTCCGCGCGTTCGAGCGCTGAGTACCGAGTTCAATCAACTGCTCCGACAGATCGTTACGTCTGGCCTTCATTTTATCAGAGTGCTTGATGATTGAGGCGAGCGTATTCTTTTCTTCGGCGTGAATCGACAACGCGTTCTGCTTACGTTGAGTAACGTCCAGCATATCAGCCAGACCTTTAGATTCTGTCTCAGCGTCTTTCGCCAAGTCCAGTTTCTTCTTCAACGCCATGCGAATGTTATCGAACACATCCAGGTTAAACAACGAGGTCAGGTAAGACAGGCGTTCAGCAGGAGTAGCGCGTTGGAATGGATGCTGAATCTGTGACTGGATATATGCGTAGCTATAGAACTCGTCACGCGTTAATGGCCAGTGCTTCGTCACCCAAGAGCGAGCAACATCCTGACGATCTACTTTCTGGTTCTCACCATTGTAGAACACCTGATACTTCGATTTGGTTTGAACGATACGGACTTCACCCCCGAGAGGTGATTCCCACGCCAGCTCAATCGAACTGTCTTTGCCGAGCATGTTCCCCTTGTCTTTCTTTTTCATTGCAAGAGGGTCAGCTTCATACAGCAGCGTAGGGATTGCACCGAACAACAGGCTTTTGCCTACACCGTTCGTGTTGTCTTTAACGTTCGGACTGTCGAGGTTCTTACCACAAATGGTTGCGAAGCCTTCACTGTCCAGTGTGTCGATATCAAGCTCTTTGTACACGCCAACATCGCGCAGATGAATTTCTTTCAGGCCGATGCCGTGGTTCTGTTTTTGCTTCTGCTTCGCTTTGCCCATTAGACGTACTCGATTGTTTCTTCCTGGATAAGACCTTTACCGTGAATCTGTTCGAATACTTCGATTTCATCAGCAGTGTACGGCTCGGCAGATTCTGCGATCACATCATACGCATATGACTCGTCGCGGGTATCGCTTGCTATGGGTTTTAAAACACGCCACAGAGGCAGAGCGATCGGTTCACGTTGGATAGCAGGCATTAGTGGAATACTCCCTGACGCTCAACCCAAAGGTCAGCAGCACGATACACCTGGCGCAGCTCATTCAGTTTTTCTTCTGGTACAGGAGTAGCAGACGAGAAGATGCACTGCGGTGTCTTCTCCTCTTTGCCTGTTACTGGATTGATATCGGTGTCGTGACGCATTACGTTCCAGCGGCTATTCGAGCCACGGATATTGATAGTCTGGTTCATGGTTAAAGCCCAAGTATTGGTGTTAATGATACTCGTTATTTACAGTTTTGATCGGTATAGACAAAAAGAAGGGCCACCGTTAGGCAGCCCCTGCGAACACTTTGCGCACACCATTATCCAGGTAGTGGTCTCCATAGAACGGACCATCAACATTTTCAAGACCAATACGCCGACGTAGCTGTCTGTGCAAGCGCTTAGGCCATACCAGTTCATCATCTATCAGATGAATAACAGCAGGCATTGCTTCACGTTGGTCCATCATCAGGCCACGAATCTTCGCGTCAATCTTACAAAGTTCGGCGTAGTCCTGTTCTGGAGTTGGTACGTTGCACACAGGCTTAGAAAGATCTACGGTGAGTTCCATCAGTACCTCCGTGGTTTCTTAGGCTTCTTAGGCCTTGTGGATTTAGGACGCTTGATACGCTGTAACGCTTTACGCGCTTCGGCGATCTGACCAGACAATGCTGCGCGTTGTTTCTTCGTCGCGTCAGTATCTTGGTCTGTGCCTTTCAGTTTCTCAAGACGGTTCCATTCTTTCACCAAACGATCAACGACAGCAGCACGGCTCACACGTTGTTGGTTGGTGCGAACGATATCCTGCTGGGTCTTTACCGAACGTTGAGTGTCCTGCACTTTCTTACGTGCGGCCTCAACACCTCGTGTATCTCCCTCGGATTGTTTGTCGTTCAGTTCTTTACGCGCCGCATTACTTCTGCGTTGCGCACCTTTGAGATCGTCACGCGAGTTTTCTAAACTCACTTTGGTATCTTCGAGTGGGCTAGAGCGCACACTCAAACTGACCATGATTTCCATAACGGCTCCAGAAATGAAAAAGGGCAGCCGAAGCCACCCTTTTGTAGATGGCGCGCTATGCACCCGACTGTTAAGTCTACTACGATTATTTTACCTCGCAGTAGTCAGCGAGGAGATTGGGATCACCTCCTCATGCTGATTGAAGGTCGAGAATTTCCTCGTCTTCGATATCAGCGGCAGACCACGAACGAATCACGGACGCATTACCGCGGTTGCCTGTCAGCATCATCTTAACAGATGGCTTGGCATCGCGCTCTGCGTAGTGGTCGATAAGAGCTTTCTCTGAACCGAACCACATAATGGAGTGACCACCTTTAGGGCAGATCAAGAATTGAGCAGGACGCTGCGGTACGTTGAGCGTCATGTACAGATCACCGACGCCGTTAGGACCTAACATAGGCATCGGCTTCATGATTTGGGCAAAGTCAGTAGCATCTTTAAGACGCTTATCGCCTAACAACCAGAGAGCACCTTCTTCGCCTTCACGCACGGCAGACAGTGTGCCCTTGCGAGTAGTGATTGAACCAAAGGTGTCTTGATCGAAGCGGGCCAGACCAAAGATAAGCGATGCGAGCTTCTTCAGGTCAGGGGTCGTGCATGGGCTATCAATTTGTGCCATGCCCTCAGACCCAAGTGTAATCTTCGAGAGTGATACAAAGATTTCCATTATTGTCTTCCAGCGCTATTGTGAATTGTGGATTAAAATTAGCGTTGAGTCAGACATTTCTGAAATAAAAATGGGCAGCACTTTGGCCACCCATTTTTCACTTATTTACTTCTTCTTTTTCTTTTTAGCTTTCTTCTCTTTGGGTTCGTCGTCTTCGTCGTCGTTACCCAAATCAACCACCAGCTTGCCGCTATAGATATCAGACATGGTTCTGGTGGTCACAGTTTCCAGCATGATATCTGCTGGCACCGATGTAGAGTTGAATGCTACTTCGGCTTCTGCTAATGCGGATTGCAGATACACCAAACTGACCAGATTGACTTTGATGTTGTCTTTCTTGACCATGTTCATGAACATCTTGAGGCCAGCCGACTGCCACTTATTCGTTTCGGCATAATGCCCCAACACACCGTGAATAATCCAACGAGCTTTCGCTACGATTGCACGAGGGTTGTTCGCTTCACGCAGGAACTGAATAACACCGATCAGGTCCATCGCAAGATACGCACCGATCATCTGGACAGCTTTCGCTTCCATATCGATCTCTGGATCTGCTGCTGCGAGTTCGGCAACGAGGTTCTTATCGAAGTCCTCACCACCTTTCACCGAAGCGTAGATGTTCTGCAACATGGTGATTGCACCACGCATCTGGCCACCAGCATATTCAGCAACCTGATGCAATGCTGCGTCTGCTTTATCACGCGCCTTATCTTTCTTCGGCATGATATCAAGCTGGTCACTGATCTCCAACAGACGCTTATGAATCACGTCAGTAGGAATCGGCCTGATAGGTAGTTGCGTCATGCGGCTGATCATCGTGTTCTTCATCTTCTCTGGGTTCGTTGTTACGAAGATGAATACAACGTGCGCTGGTGGCTGCTCGGTGATCTTAAGGAACTTCGATTCGGCTGCGCTGGACATGAGGTGCGATTCGTCGAAGATGAATACGCGACGTTTGAACATCGGACTCAATGGTGCGCTGTCCACAATCTTCTGCGAGCCGTCAACTTTACCAGCTTCACCGCCCATATCGAACTCTTGCTCGTCAGGGTGTGCGCCGCGGTCGTGCATCTCACACGAACGACATTTGCCACAGGCCGAGAACGATTCACAGTTGATGTACTTCGCTACCAGACGTGCAAACGTTGTTTTACCAGAACCGAGATGACCAGTAATGATCATCGTTGATGGAATCGTTTTCGACTTCTGCCAACCTTTCATGATCTTAACGATGTGGTCTTGACCAACATAGTCTTCAATCTTCTTCGGTCGGAATTGATCTGCAAAGTTAATCGTGGTCAACTCTACAGACTCGGAAGAACCGCCTTTCTTTTTCGATGGCTTATCGTCACCGAACGAACGCGACTTCTTCTTTTTCTTTTCTTCTTTCGCCATTTTACTTCGCCCTATAGTTTTGATGCGTTACACCTGATATTTACAGATTTTAGACAAAAAGAAAGGACCACATCCAAAATGGAGGGTCCTTATGGTATTACAAAGTTTGGGATGATAACACATCGGCAGTGGGCGCTGACGATTAGGCAAAGCTCATTTCCCAGCGTGGTACCACGCGGAAGAATTGCTTAAAGTGGGACGGCGGGTTCTGCTTGATGGACTCAAGTTTCTTTTCCACAACGTCGTAATCTTTTATGCCACTCTCAACAGTGTGAGTGGTGAATGTACCGTCAGCCTGAATCAAGTCGGCGACAACACGGTAGCTTGGTCTACGAAGCATCTATTCTCCTGTGCTAAAAATTTCTCGTTCTTCTGAATTATGTTTACAGTTTACTGCGAGTAGTCACACAAGAATAAAGTCAGAAAAGTCTTAAACTCCAATAGGCTCTCCGTGAAAAAACCTATTGGAGTCCACCCTCGCCAGATGACGGTCTAGCCAGGGCTTTCTCCCCGTGTCTTTCGAATGCACCGACACGGTAGCGCTTGCGGTCTTACGCCCTTTGCGGCTTGCGAACTTATCGGCAGGTAGCAGCGTTCGCAGCCTAGAGCAGCCGCTTTCGGCCATTAGCGATAACGCGGTGTTACGCTATTTGGCCTAGGGTGACTCTGGGCCGAGTCTGTACAAAAAAGAGTTCGGCCTATCCCCAAATTCGGCAAAAGAAACAGGCCGAACTAAACAGTCAGCACACACTCCGTATGCGCTGTTTTGTACTGTTACAAATTAGAAACATTGTGAAATATTCAGACAATTCTTAACCCAACATCGGGAGAAGATTTTGCAAGAAATGTTTCTTGTCGAATGACGTAATTCGGTGAGGATGATCAATGTGCGTGTTCCATCCTTTGGTAAACAGCATCACATTGTTAGGCAGCTTCAACTGATCGCCGACGCGTGTGAACTTGTCGCGCACCGCAGTAACAGGATTGTCGTCAACCAGAATCCAAGTACCTTCACCGAACTTCTCATTCAGGTAGGCAATCTTATCAGGATGCTGGCGACTGTCCAGAACTTCGATATGGTCGAACAACGACAGGTGTTTCTCCAGAGCCTTACGCGTGTTGCGTTCACCTTTAGCGTGATAGCCACGATGCGTACAAATGCCGACGCTGAAACCGTCACGCACCAACATCGCAACAGTCTGGATGAAGTAGTCACGCATGTTGGCTTCAAACATGAAGCGGCCATCTTCCAACATTTCGACGAAAGGCTCATGTCCATTCTCTGGCGTGATGTACGTGTCAGTGCCTGGGTAGATTCCCCAGTTCATCAGATAGCACAACATGAAGTTATGCGTATCAAACGCCGTGTCGTCCATGTCGAAGAAAATATATTTGATCATTAATGCCTCGTGCTTTTAACTACCAGAGGAATATCATTAATGAATGCCATTGTCAGCAACTCACCATTGTGGCGCAATCGCATTTCATCGGCATTCATAACGATAGCAATATCGGCGAGAGGATCTACCTTGAAGATTGGGACTTCGAAAAGCTGTGCTTCCAATTCGCTTTCTTCGTCATCAACAACGTAGTAGCCTCCGTACATTAACACAGTGTCACCTGAATCTACGAGGTGACCAATGATGCGCTCGTCACCATCCACGATCATGTGGAGTGGTTGGTCGATGTAGTAACCACTATCATCGTCCGCACCAAATTCAAAGTCGAAATCCTCGTCGCCCATAACTATGCCCTTAAATCAACCAAGATAGACGCAGACAAATCTCGGAGCATCTCACGCCCGAGAGGTGTGTACATTACTTGCGATACAACGATGCGTTCGAGGAAGAGGCGAGAACTGATAACGTCCTGACCTGTCTTCTGCCGAACGAACTCAATGATGGCTGATGGTGGTTGGATGAGGAACGTTAAGATCTCCGCGTCGTGCAGGACGCTGCCCATCTCGGTAACAGGTTTCATTTCTGTTTCCTGATCGAGAATGTAAGAGATCACACGGTCTTCATTACCTATGTTGCGGTGCAGTTTAAAAAACTTACGAGCAGCACTCACGGTGTGCATAAAGTCGTAGTCCGAAGAAGTCGGCATACGGAGAAAGAGTGAAGCGAGCAGCAGGTTTATTTCTAACTGCGGGCCTTGCTCGATGTTCAACATGGCGTGTGAGGTCAGTACCACGTTCAACGAGAAGTCACGAGTGTAGAGCGGGTGAGAGTTAGCTGTCTGGTCAAAGTAGTCAAGGGCCTGACGTAACCCTTGACGTCTTAACAGGTGCTCTGCCTTAATACGCGTAAGGCGTTGCATCACTCAGCGCCACGAATCTCTTTAAGCGAGTTCTTAATCGCTTTACGCAACGTCTTGCCTGTGTCGATGCCGTCGAGATGACGAGCGAACACGTTAGCAAACAACGTTGTTGGATTCTTCATGATCGCTTTATCGAGGTCAGGTCGACCCTCAGCGATTTGAATCTCACCAGGCCAGAGTTCAGCAACTGCCTGACTATCGTTGGCAGCAATCAGCTCCAGCTCACGGACCGAGATAGAGTTCTGACGAGCAATCGTGCGGAAGATCATGTCAACGAAAGGCAACAGGTCTTCGGACACAACGTTCTTCACATCTTTCGCATCACCAGCTCGCTGGAAATCTTCCAGCAGACCTTCGAGGTGAGTTTGCGTGATCTTCTGGACGTTACGCAGTTTCTTAAACAGCATCATCCATTTGACCTTGCGCTTAGAACTCAGCAGGTGCGTCCACACCGATTCACCGAGTGCGATGATCAGTTTGTTGTAGACGTCAACACTAACGCAATCGCGGTCAACGAAGATCGTAATCTCGTCATGCCACTCGTCCTTCTTAAACTTAGAACGGAACGAGTGAGTCTTCGAACCAGACTGCTGGACGAAATTGATTTGCTTGCAGCGACGAACGGCTTCGTTCAGGCCGTACTTCTCAATGACCTTAGGAAGTTTCTTCACTGCCATGCGACAGGCTTTGGCTACTTCGGCCTCACGCCCGTAGAGAGCAAGACGAGGCAGACCACCATAGACAGGCATTGAAGCGTATGGTCGAACAGTCACACCACAGACTGACATACCAGGCTCAGGGTCTGGCCCAAGCACTGCAAGTACATCGCCAGCCTTAGGACTGAACTTGATTGTTTCTGGATCAGGCGAACCGAGCGTATTAGCCAGAATGCCAACAGTTTTGCCGGTTGCCAGAACAAGATGATTTTTATTACCCTGTCTTACGACAACGTAATCTCTTTCACTATGTTTCATAACGGCCTTTATTAATAGAGTGAGTCAACGGTATGGTTGACGTGAACCTGCGCTGTGTGACCGCGACAGATACGTCCTTCGGTTTGTTCGAACGTTGCTGGCTGCCAGTGTTCTGAGGCTTCGACGGAGATGATCAGTTGTTCTTCCCACATGTCGGCATCAGTCAAGGCATCTGCAATCATACGCAGAGCAGCAGGACGATCTTGACCCAGGTGCAACAGCTCCGCAATGACGATGCGAGGCTTCGGCCGTGAATCAATTTCGTCGAGTGCCCAACCGAGTTCAGACAGAGAGCAGATCTGGTGCGCATCAACTGACGCGTTACCGTGATACTCGTCTGGTCCGAAATAAACAATTTCAAAATCGTTGACGTCGGTTTGGCTAACAAAAAAGTGAGGCGCGTCCACCAGAATAGAAGGTGCGGCGCGCATCTGGAGCAAGCCCATGTATGGATTAGGTTCTGCACGGGCTTCTACCGAACAAGACTTCCCAGCAAGACTTTCGATAATGCTGTGTGCGAGATTATTCATTGTAACCTCATTTCTCAGGAGTTGGTGAGAGGTGAGAGGACGAGTAGTGATAGCCAAACGCTACCTGTTTGTAGGACTGACGTCCCTGATTCTGTTTGCGTTTGGCTTCGGCCTCACGTTTGTCCAGCTCGTCAAAGATACCTACGCGACGGGCATAACGAAACTTCGGGTGTACGGAGATATGTTTGACGATAGCTGTCATATATTAATCCTCTATGTTGATTGCTGTTAGTTTACAGTATCAATCACTCTTGCCTAATTGACGCTCAAGCTCGTAGGCGAAGTAATCGTCCCACGTGGCGAAACCGTCTTTAGCCAACATACGATCAAACTCACGGTCGGATTTAGATCCCTTAGGAAAGCGAATCTTGTTGGACAGACGTTGGAGTCGGTCGTACATGAACCGTGCCTGCTTGACGATCGGATTCTTTTCAGGCAGATGATTCTGCAACAACTTGTAGCTGAACACCAAAGGAAAATCTTTGTTCGGCACCGTATCACCCAACAAACGATGAACGGTATTCAGGTACTGCTCGATTTGGGCATGAGATTCAGGGTGAGCATAGTACCAGTCATCCAGTGAAGCCAGACCTTGAGTTTCCTCATAGACCAGGGCATCATACATGACCATGAGAATTGGCTTCTCTTCCTTCTTTTCTTTGTACGCCTGAAACAGCTTGGCACAAGTGCCGTACTTGTTTTGCAGAATCGTTTCCAAGATTGCTGCGTAGCGTACAACCTCATATTCGGTAAGTACCTTACTCATACTTTACTCCGAGAATATCTTTTTATCAGAAAACTTCTTGAGTACAAACTCGGCGTGGTTGCTCGTTACGGTGTCTCCTTCAACGCAGAGCAATGCGCCATCGTGCTCAAGAGAATACACACCCTTGACGTTAGGGCAGTTAAGAATCGCATCGAAAAGAAAATAACTCTCCCACCCAGAAAGCATGTGGTTGAGAACGCGCTTCTTAATCTTCTTGTCCGTATCGTCAGGATCAGGATCATAGTTCGATCCCGTTGCACACTGGAGAACGCCGTATTCTGGCCTCCGTGCATTTTTATTTTTTCGGAACTTGGAACGATACACACCAAGCAGATCAGTGATGGCGAAATACAGAGGCGTCATCCTCGTATTCCAATCCAATATCTCCTCTTTCACTTTCGAGACAGGCATGAAGCGAGCAAGTTCCTTAAAGACGTTGCTGTACTTCGTTGTTTCAAGTTGACCTGCTGAGAAGATTGTACCGTATAAACAAACTTTTGCTGCACGTCTGTCCAATTTCATTATGCGACTGATATCATCAACGGAGCTTACCGTATCAAACATCGCACACTCAATTCCGTAAGCGCCAAACTCTTTACGCAACACGTTGAACTGGCTGGACTTCATATCCCAGTTAGTGCCAATCGTGTAACATTGCTCTTTCAGGTCTGACGGTAAGTTCTGGAACCCACCACCAACTTCGAACAGTCGTCCGCCAATTTGCGACAGCCTATATTTAGGCCAATAACGAATGACAAGAGGTTTCTCGCTAACGATCTGAACAGGCCCCGACACAATAGTATCGAGCAACGTCTTAACCTGCAGGTACTGCTTCTTCGCCTTGTGATTAGCAATCAAGGACCTGTCTTCTAAATAAGCGAGGATAGGTTCGATGTTCACCTCATTCGGCATCAGCTTGTCAAGTACCTTACGATAAAGAGCACGGCCTTTAAGTTCCTTACCGTTACCCCTGTCACGATTTCGATCAAGCGAGCTAAGATCGTGCGTAGGGCGTTTGAACGGCAGCTTAGAATTTTTCTGAATCTGCGACCACACCGTTACCCCGTAATCCTCTCTCAAAATTTTAAGAGGGCTATAGAATCGAATGCGGTACAAAATATCGTAATGAGACTGCGGCTTAAAATGCCCGTACATCCCGTCTAAGATTTCAGGACGCATCCTAAACTCTCGACTAAGGCCCTTTTTCTTATCGTACGGTTTCGTTTCAAACACGTTAGCCATCAGCCAATCAAGGGATCTACTAAACGTGCCTTTCTTCGACTTGGCATATCGCCCTACAGCCACATTATCACCGCCCCTTTGATGACCGAACACCATAGGTAGCTTTTCTTTGCCCAATGAGCTTGGAAACGGCACCCAGACCCGTCCAAACTTCTTCTTTTTGTGTTTACGTGCAGGATAAAGGCTGCATTGAAGAATGTGCCAGAAGAATAAGTTCAATTGAGCACGGAACTCACGTTGTTCAGCATCAGGCCCCTCGTACGGGCAAGCGTTTATAACGTTGTCTCGCACCCAAATAACGACTTCCTTCTCCTGGTACGAGGGATTCGTGACGAGCACGGGCCCCTGACCGGAAACGATTCGTTTTTTCATGTTCACATCATGATTACCTGATTTTTCTATCGTTTCTTTACAGAATCAGACAACTCTTAACTCCGAATGCTACAGCTGGAAGCTACAACAGCTAGGCATGGAAGGCATGGGCTACAGCGGGCTAGCTACAACGCTCGTGGTACGCTTGAACATTACAACTACAGGTACATCTTTAGGCGGCACGTTTCGGAGACATAGAAAATAAAGAAACCATGCTCCGAGCAGCCTAGATTGCACCCTCTACGCACCCTGGGTAGCGATCTAGCGGAAAACCCTAGGTCGTCTAAACCGTGTAAATTTTTCCAAAAAAGTAGTGCATTTTTTGACCAAATGCCCCTTTTCAGACTAAAAATGAGGAAAATCCGAGAAAAATCAAGGACTTTCCCCCAATTTTGAAACGAAAAATCAGATCATTTTTTCTGTGAAACGCGTTTTCCGAGCTTAACACCGATTTGCGTCAGTATTCGCTTGACCGTTTCGCCGTCATGTTCAGCCATAGCAGCAGCTAAACGCTCGCCCTGTTCACGCGATAGCTCAGGCATGACCATTTTAAGCATCTGCGAGCGCATTTTTGCAGACTTTGATTTGCCTTTCGACACCGATACGCCTTCGTTAGCTGTGAGCGCACTGCTAATCGCTTTCTGCACACGACGATCACCGAAGATATCGCCGAATACGTCACCGAACAGGTCTTTGAACGATAGACCACCGCTCATAATGTCGTTTTTCGTGAAACGAACAGGCTGTCCGAGCGCATTCACTTTATTGCAATGCACAGATTCAACCTGATTCGTGGTACGGCCACCAGCACGGAAGTTCTCGTCAGGGCGTGACGCTTTACCCTCTGCGCCTGGCTTAGTGTTGCCGTTGCGTAAATCAGGGTTACCTTCGACAGCTTTATCAGGGTCGAACATGTCGTCGGCTGTTTCGCTTTGATTCGCGTCAAACGGAATCTTACCCGTCAGCTTGTTGGGATCTGGCCAGCTATCTGGAATGTCAGAAGCAGGCTGTGGCTTATTGGTCATATCCCCATTTGCTTCACTGCTCAAGCTGATCTTAATACGAGTCATGTTAATCTCCTATCGGATTTTGAAGCCTTTGAAAATGTTATACGCAATCTCTTTGCGCTGAATAGGACGAGTGGTACACACCCATTCCCACTGATCGTTCTTCGCTGTGCGTTTCTTTGGTGCTTCCATAACTTTCAGCACGTAGTTTTTGAAAGGCAGAACGAGAATATCTTCTGGTTCAATCGCACCGCTACGCGCAGGCAGAACTACCGTGATGTTACCGACAGTCAGCTCCTGATCGTAGTTCAGCACGTTTGCTTCTTCGCTGATGTTGCCTTTGACAGGCGGCACACCCAAATCGAAGATCATCGTGACGTGTGAGAACGCCTCAACTCCTCGAACACGAATCGTCACATGTTTACCGCGCCAGCGTTCCAGATTCGCTGCTGTCAGTTCGACTTCAACACCGTTAACCAACAGCATAGGGCGTGGGAAAGCAGGTAACATGGTTTCATTCAGACGCACCGAATAAGTCGCCTGCGTAAAGTATTTTGGGATAAGCTGATCGAAATCCGCGTAACCGTCTTTACGTACCTGCCTGAATGTTGCTGGGCTGGTGGACTGATCGAGCGTATAGCCCGTCAGCTCCTTAACGTGATAGTGCGTGGCGATGTTGTAGATGAAGCCTGTACTGATAAATCCAGGCACAACACCTTGACGAAAGCAGATGCCGCAGTTCGCAACGTTACCGCCATCCCATTTGACGTCGAACTCCTCACCTGTGTCGATGCCCATCAGGTCGGCGGCGTCCATAACAGCGTTCATGCCGTCGTCGATATCATCAAGGCTTACTGCTTGGCGCCCACCGCCGAACATACCCTTGGAGACAGTATCGATCTTAACGCCAGCAGACATTGCATCGGATTCACGGCCTAAACTTTTCAGGCCACCAGCAATGTTATCCAGTACATCGTTTTCGGTTTTGTTGCAGCTACAGGTGAGGCCCATCTTCGCTTTCTTGAAGATGACGATATCGGTGGCGTCTACCTGCAATGCCTGTTCGACTTTGGACTGCACAACCTTTTGCACACTGTCCAATCGGCGTTGTACGCGTTCCGTTTCGTAGGTCTTGTGCCGGTCATATGTGTTGCGGGGTTTCCCGCGCTCAATCCAGCTCATAAAAGTTCTCCTCTGTGTGCTTGAAATTAGTGACTAAGAATTTTGGACCTTTGCCCTGACAAATACTTATTTAGTGTATGTTAAAACGAGGAGCCTAACATGCGTATTCTTTCAGGCGACCCGGGAAAGGTTAACTTCGCGTTGTCTGTCACTGAATTTAAGGACAAGCGCATAGAGATTCTCGGGACGAGGATGTTTCAACATCCAATTCAAAACCTACATCACGACATGCGCCAACCAGTCAAAGAGTTCATGAAAGAGCTTGATGACATATGGAAGCGCTATGGACCGTTTGATGCAATGTGCTTCGAGCGATTCCAGTCTCGTGGTCTTGGTGGTAACACTATCGAGGCGATCAGTTTGATGCTCGGTGTTGTCTCCTTGTTCGCATTGAAAAAGAACTGCCCGATCGATTTGATCACGGCGAGTCAGTGGAAGAACGCGTTCAACCGCACTATGGACCTTAAAGGTTATTACGCGCATTATAATCTGACTTCCAAAAAGAGTCGCAAAGCGATTCACGAATTTGACGCAAGCCTTATTGGCATGTATACCTTCTACCGACATACGAACCGGAAACCATTCGCAGGCTTCGACCGCATCGTTGACGTCTACGTTCCGAAGTTCTTGTCAGCACCTGTACTGTGAGGCAAACATGGAACATGAACAACTGCTTTCTCTCGTTAAAGATGTAGTGTCTGAGTTTGGCACACCTGTCTACCTCGATCGTGGTCAGGTCGGTGAGAACAGCATCACGTATTCCACAATGGAAACACTGATCAGTGTTCGTTCGGATGAACAAGGCACTACGCTGCTGCAAGATCTGAAAGCCAAGATTGCGGACTATCTCGAACTGCTGCGTACCGATGGCGCAACGCGCACTTACGATGGTGCTATCCAACTGCTGGCTCCTGTTACTCAGGCTCCGAAGTTTACCTATCGTGACCCATCAGTGAACGAAATTCCTAACGGTGTACTGTACTCGGTCTCCATTGGTTTTCCCATGTTTGTGGCCGATTAATCTGTAAATATCCTTACTTGGTTAACACGGCTTGTGGGATATAGAAATGGCGAAGTTAAAGAAAGAACAAAAGGCAGTTGCGGCAAAGAAACCTGTTAAGGTGAAGAAGTCAGTAGCTACCAAAACAAATAAAGGAAAAGCAGTTCCGATTCGTGTTGTGCAGGACAATCGTCCAATCATTGTCTGCCCTGAAATGGAAGACAAGCCGCAACAGTTTCGTTTTCGTGGTCAGTGTCCGATCACAACGTGCCAGTATTGCACACGCGAAACGCCTACAGGCTGTATGGCGTTAGACCGCAAAGAAGCTGCCGACCGTTCAATCTCTAACAAGGAGATCGCTTATTACAAACGTGGCCTCTTCCCAGAACTCAAAGAGATGGATCAAAAGCAGTTGGACAATACGATTCGACGCGCACAAAATCGTACCCGTACTGCTATCTGTCTTACTATGTTTATTGCCGGGATTGATGATTCTGATTGCGATCGGTCTTTTGAATACGTAGAAGGCCGAAGCCGCATTGTCGATCAGGTTCATAACTATCTGGTTCAAACGTTCAACGACTATCGCCCATGGATGCTTGCCTACCTGGACGATGAAGAACGATTTACTCAGATGGTTGGCAAGATAACCAATTCTGAATTTAATTTAGGCACAGCGCTGCGGTTAACGCCTCGTAAGTATCAGACGTTCTGCCAGTCGCTACAGAACCTTAAACAATCTGGAGACTCCAATGAGTAACTTTATTTCTCTCGATCAGTATCGCGCTTTTATTCAGCGCAACATTCTGAGCGAGCCTCAGATGCTGGTCAGCAACCAGACTCAGCCGCTGGGTCAAATCTCTTTCCAGTGCCCAGGTGACAACTTCCAGATGAAGGACGTTATCATTCCTGCGACGCGCAATGCTGTTGACCTGACGCAGCAAGCGCCTCTGGAAAACCTGCTGGCGTGTAGCCAACTGAAATCTCTGATCCAGTTGCAGCGTGTCGCTCTGCTGAACCCTGACGATATGCCTCAGCCTGGTGAAGGTATTCCACAACCTTCTCTGTCACAAACTCCAGTCGCTGGTGCAGTGTCAGTTGACGGTACCACAATCCCTAACGCCGTTGTGATCGTTGAGCAGAACGGTAACGTGTGGACTGGTACTTCGAACGGTAGTGGCGTGTTCACTGTTGACGTGTCTGGTCTGGAAGAAGGTCCGTTCTCGATCACTGTAACTGCAAACGGTTATACGCCAGCGCGTTACGACTTCGAAGCAGGCCCACAGCCGCTGCAACCAATGCCTGAGCCTGTTGTTCACGCAGTCTTCAAAGAAACTACGGTTTCGGGAACGACTGTTGCGAATGCTAATATCGTGGTATCGGTACAAAGCAAACAGTTCACTGGTCAGGCTGATAACGCTGGTGCGTTCTCTATCAACGTTGACCCACTGCCGTTTGGCGATATCAACCTGACGTTCACTGCTGACGGCTATCTGGATAAAACGGTAACTGTCGTAACTGACTCAGTGCCTGGTCTGGCGCAGATTGACAGCGCATCGTTCCTGACTACTTCTCTGTCTGGTAAAGCAACGCCAGAAGCAGAAGTCGAAATCCTGATCGACGGCCAGTCTAATCAGTTCGCTACTGCCAATGCGCAGGGTGACTGGGCTGCTACTGTCGGTGCCGTTAAAGGCGCTGTGTCTATTCGTGTGCTGGAGAAAGACGGCTACGATGAAGCAACCGCGACAATGCAGCCGACTAAACTCCAGTTCGGTGCAATCGCAGTTGATGACGCTGATGCGTTCGGCGAAACTCGCACTGTGGTATCTGGTACCATTGCAGGTCTGAATGCCGAAGCGAACGATATCGCTGTTACCGTAACAGTTCAGGCTGGCGTGTACGAAGGTACTGTCAATCTGGCTGCTGGTACGTTCAACATTACTGGTGTTGATGCGAAAGCTGGTGTGGGTTCTACTGGTGTGGTCAACGTTACCTCTGCGTTCTACGAAGATGGTTCAACGTCGTTCACTATTCTGGAAGAGTTCGCTGCGCCTACGCTGCAACAAGCACAGGACGGTCAGACTGCTGTAGTCGGTGACACTGTTGCGAGCGCCACCGTTAAGATCACCATGAACGGCGAAACCAAAACTGCGTCTTCAAATCCGCAGGGTGCGTTCAGTGTTAACGGCTTCACGAACGTTGTGCCTGGTCCGATCACTATCGAACTGTCACGCGCTCAATATCTGCCAGCTTCCTTCCAGGTTACTCTGGTCGTTGAAGCACTCGGTCAGCTTGATGCTGATCTGAAAGCTGGCGAAGACACCGTTGCAGGACAAGCAACGCCTGGCTCTACTGTCACTTTGACGCAGGGTAGCGTTACAGGTGATGCTGTAGCTGATGCGTCCACTGGTGAGTTCATTATTACGCTGTCCGGCCCTCTGGTTGAAGGTCAGGCTCAGCTTGTGGTGCAACATGCTGGCTATGTTGACTTCACCGACACTTTAGCTGTCGCGGCAGCTTAATCCTTTACAGGGGCTTCGGCCCCTAATAGAACTGAAAATTCGGAGATTTACCCATGAGCAATAAAGTCCTTGTACAACCGATTACCCTGACTACCTATAACGAGCGCTACGGTAAAGACACCGTTGCACCTATGTACGTTGCTAACCGTACTGAGCCTCGCGGCAACGTAATGTTCAGCGCGAAAGATGACATGGGACAGCCAGTTCCTGTTCTGGTTCCTGCTACCTTCATCCCAATCGATCTGACGCAGCAAGCTACCAAAGATAGCCTGATGCAGTCTACTCACCTTCGCCGCGCCCTGCGTATGGGCCACTTGGTTATCATTGATACCAAGAGCGCCGAAGAGTACATGCGTAGCAGCAAGCTGGCGCAGAAAGAAATGCGTAACCTGAACAAGATGAACGCGGCTATCGCGGCTGAACTGGGTGAAGAAACTGGCGAACTGCAAGCTATCGATCTGGGCGGTGGTGCTCGTAAGAAAGAAATCATCTTCGAAGGCGGCGAGCAGCTCTCCAGCAACCAGTTCGTTAACGCATTCATCATGCGAGCGCAAGAAGACAGCGAAGAATCTGACGACAACCTGGAACGTGAATTCCTGTCTCGTGGTCTCGGTCTGCCTGTGTCTGAACTCAACATTCTGCGCGAGCACATCACTCGTCCAGCAATCGTTGAACTGATCGTTCAGGCTCTTGACGACGCGTAATCGACAAGCCATAGACAAAAAAATGGGAGGCCCCGAAAGGAGTCTCCCATTTTTATTACTGCTGCTGTTCTGTTTGCTTGCGTAAGCGATCAAGAAACGCTGATGATTCACCAGGCTTAATCAATCGCGGTTCAACTTTGATGCGGTTGATCAGACGCTGCATACGACGAATACTGCGACTGCGTAAATCTTCAATCGAGTGTTGCTTAAACTGCTTTCTGAATTTCAGAGCCATTCTACTTTCCTTTCTTCTCTATTGCTTTAGGTCGATTCCATCCAAGCGCTTTCGCTGGCATGATGCACTTCTTGCCGTGAATGTCTTTCAGTGTCATGCGAACTTCTTTGATCAACTTGAATGGTGCGTTATCTGGGTCGAGCTTAATCAGTTTACCTTCTTCATCAAACTCACGAGGCAGCTTGAAGTGTTTGACTGGTACTGGTGAGTTCTTCGCAAACTCTTCCTTGATCTTGGTACGAAGCAACTTCCCGCCACCGTCATTATCTGTCATGGTGTACACGACACTCACACCAAGCATCTCAATCGTTCTGCGTTTCGTTTCACCAAACTGTTCTGCGCCAAGAACTGCCAGAGCAGGTATACCATACGATAACAGCGCGAGAGCATCACGAGGACCTTCCACCAGCACAACGTAGCGCAGCTTGTATTTCTTCAAACACTCTTTGACTAATGGAAGTGGGAACAGGCCTTTGTCTTTTGCCCAATCACCTTGCGAGTTCACATAGCTGGTGCCGTTCATTTGCTTACGCAGATATGCAGCGATACCGCCTATGTATTTCGTTCCGTGTTTGCATGGGAAGAAACAAACGTTCGTCCCTGTGTGCTGTGCGTTAAGCAAACCACCAGCAGCACGAACAAGCGCTCCAGGATAACCGCGCCACTCAACATCAAGCGGCCACTCCATGTAGCTCTTACGTCCAAGCGCTTTCATCAATAGACCAACTGATGGGTAAGTACCGATCTTCGAGCCTATCTGGTCATACGTTTTAAGCAGAGCACTAAGAGAGTTCGTGCCAGCATCTTTTAGCGCCCAGCCTTTGATCTCTTGTAGTCTCGCGTGTGCTGCGAGTTTGTTCCAGCCACCCTTCTCACCGCAGCCAAAGCAGTGAAAGAATCCGAGCGGTATCTCCATCCCTACAGATGTGTAAATACCACAACTAGGAGTCTTATCGCTGTGGAACGGACAGCACACCATAACAGTGTCGCCGTTGTATTTCTTCTCGCCTGGCAGTTTGCCAATTTCATCGAGAATTATCTGATGGACATCTTCTGCCATACCATCCTCTATTCGTTTCGTAATTTACGCATATAGCTATATTTACAGAAAAGGGACAATAAGAATGGGTAATCCACATCGCTATGTACATAAAGCGGAACGTCGCTTTTATGATCGGCACTGGCTACAGTTTTGCGATCTACTCAAAGTCGAACCTCAAACGTTAGGCGCGTTCAACAATCAGGGTGATATGATAGGCCTTACTTTGCCTGCCGCTACTGATATTGAGACAATGACCAGTAGTCTGCGCCTGATGTATTCTTTCAAGGAAGAAGGCGTTGAAGTACGCTGTTACCTGTTTGGTACTCGCTACTACAAGTTCGTTTTCTTTGAACAAACAATTGCCGTAAGCGAGGATGACTATGAGAACGTTCGCAAACGTACCAGCGCGAGTCAATGATACTCGCGTGTTGTCGCGCATCGGCAAGATGATCGATGCTGCGCTTGACGTAAAGAACCAAGAGAAGCGCTGGCCGAAGAAACGCGTCAGCCCTTCAATGTTTCCTATCTGTGCGATTCAAGAAACGGCCAAGCTGATTTACCAGAAGCACAACAAGTGCATGACTGGTGAGTCTGGTACGTTGCTGAACATCTTTGCGAAAGCAGGGACAGGGATGCACGAATCGTTGCAGAATGCTCTGGGCCACAGTGGTCAGATGGTTGGTCACTGGAAGTGTACCAACGAGAAGTGCGTAGAGTACCCGAAGACCAAAGGCAAAATGGTTGACGGTAAGTACAAGAAAGGGAAGTACACGCGAACTAAAAGCACGAACAACCGCTGCCCATCTTGCGATCAACCTATGGCTTATGCAGAATTGAAAGTCCTGTACAAGTCACTCAAAGGTTACGTCGATGGACTGATTGATAATCTTGACGGCACATACAGTCTGATCGATTTGAAATCAACTATGGTCACTAAGGCCGCAGATGGTTCGTTCTTTGTTAAATACCATCGCTTTCAGATCGCGACCTACGCCTATCTTCTCAAAAAGCGTTATGGCTATAACATCGTGGACTACACTCTGGTGTACGTACCGCGTGACAACCCTAAAAAGTTTGTCGAGAAGACCTTTGTGTTTGACGAGGCAGAGTCAAAACGCGCAAAAGATTTTATGATGGAGCAAATACGCGCATGGGATGCTGCGGTAAAATCGGCGCGCACGGGTGATCTGCTGCCAGCTATTAAACGTAAGCCGTGCAAGAGCGCTGAGTATTATTGGGACGAGTTCCACGGATATGACACATGCCCTTTTGTTGACTATTGCTTTATTCAATCACACATGATTGACTTCATGAAGAAGTTAGAGCAGCGAATCATGGCCAACCCCGACCTGACATATATGGAAATCGTAAGTACGGGTCGGAAAACTCAACAACAAGGTCTGCTGCCGGACAAGAAGCAGAAGTCTCAACGTCCGAAGCATATCGTAAAAACATTTGAGCTATGAGCATACAAAAAGATTATGAACGATCATTGCGCCGACTTAAGGAGTCTGTCTATCGCACTGAACAGCTAGGTTATGTGGTGCCTCGCTGCATCGACGTTATTCTCTCTAAGGTAAAGCCACCCGATCAAGTACAGTCACGTAAGTATCTGGTAATGCTGATGTTGGTCAGCCAGACCTGTGATAACCTGCGATCGGCCTTGACCATGAGAGAACAACTGGTAGTTAAGATGGCTCTACTCAGTCGCAAGCATCCAACACCAGAGATTCAGCGTCGCATTAGACGCCTTGAAGAACTGGTTAATAGTCAAGACAAGAACATCGAAGGCCAGAGATTGCTACTGGACTACAGAGCAAATATCCTAACCGATATTCTCGACGGCAAAGAACCCAACTCTCGATACACTTGAGGTAATCATGGAAATTTATGTAAGCCTTAGTCAGGATAGCACGTACAAGAACCGCGCTCGCGTATCAAGCCCAGAGTCCACAACTGGACGCACTGACCTGGCCGATTACGCTTCATTGGAGAAGAAGCTCCGTCTCACAGAAGAAGCCAAGGACAAAGAAAAACTAGCTCAAAAGGCTGGTGGCGGTGATTCTGTAAAGGGTAAGAAAGGCGCCAAGAAATCCGGCGAAACTAAACCCGAAGAAGACGATACTGACATTGATACCGACACTGATACAGATGGTGGTGACGATGAAACAGATGACGCTTCCGATGATACTGGAGACGACTCCGATGGAAAGTCTAAGACTAAGAAAGGTGGAAAGAAATCTGACACCTCTGGAGATGCTGACGCAGAAGACGCAGAAGACCCTGACGCGGATGAATCCGAAGGTGATGACGGGGATGCAGATGCTGAAAGCATTGATGACGAGGACATCGAATAACGATCCCGTCGATGTGCCGAAAACGCATGATGCAATGATCGAAGTCCTGATCGCCATTCGTTATATGTGCATGAAGCGAATGGTCTATCCTGTAGTCGCTGCAACAATCGAGCAGAGCAACAACTATCTGGTGATGAACAAAGCCTGTCTCCAGATGAAGCCTACGAAAGTCTATACTGCCCTGCAAGATCCAAACTGTGAAGTGAACTCGCGTTGGTTATTACGTGCATTCACGCGCACTGCCTTGCACTTCGATTTGTTGCCTGTGATAGCAGATAGGAGTGGCGACTTCCAGCCGTTAATCACTCGCTATTTCACACAGGATGATCCTGACTTCGCGTATCGTCGTCAGTACGACATTCGGAACCTGACCCAGCTTACTCAAATTCGTAAGCCGCGAATGTATCTGCTTAATGGAGTTAATTATGGCGTACAAATCACTCGCCAAGAAACCGAAGAAGTCGAAAGCCGCCAAAGAGGCCGAGACTCGGAATAAGGCACACAAACAAGCGAAGCGTGGTAAGCTCGCGCAAGCTGTTAAAACTATCAGTGCTGCTACAGCCAAGTCTCGTCGCATGACCAAAGGTGAGAAACGCGCAATTCAATTGCAGCCATTCAAGCCGCAAGTTGTACCTCAGCCACCGAAGACTCCTCTGATGGAAAAAGGTATGTCGCTTACTGCGCTGATGCGCTCGACACCTCGCCTGATGAAAGAGAACGCGATGGAGTGTTACGTTAACGGTGTGAAACGCGGTAAGACTAACAAAGGTCTGCCGATGATCATGGCTAACGTGCGACACAAAGATCCACTGCGCCCTAATAAAACAGTGCGCATTCACAAGCCGATGATTATCGGTCTGGATGACCCGTTCAAGCCTATTTCAAAACAAAAGCGTGTACTGGTCAGTTGTCCATGTGAGAACTTTGTTTTCATGTGGGAGTATGCGGACGCCGAACACGGCTGTGCGCGAATTATTTACGGCAACGGTGAGCCACCTGACTTCACTAACCCAGGACATGCGCCTGGTTTGTGCAAGCACCTGATGGCTTTAGCCGATCAAGTCAAACGCAACGGAGATTAATCTCGATGTTCTTTAAAAATCCTGCGATGGGTGTTGTGCCCAGCCAGCCAATCATCCACTCGATTACAGAGATGCACCGTCGTGTTGCAGAACTGAATGGTGAACTGATCGCTGCTGGCTGTACTGTAGTTGAGAACTGCGGTGAGATGCTGATTGAAGTACCTGCTGGTGCATCTATCACTGTGGATGAAATCGTGCAGCGTCATATGGACATGTTCAAAGGTCCTATCGTCAGTCGTCCTGCTCGTTTGCAAATCGGAGGCGAAGATGCAGAAGCAGAAATTTAATCCTGCAATCAATAGTGTGTCGTTGCACTTTGGTCCGCACATCGTTCACGGACATGCAGAAGAAAGCGCGTTTGGCAAAGTGATGCAGAACATGTTGCTGCGCGAGATCAACAAAACATGCGGCGAGATGTTTGAGAAGATGGCTGGTACCCCTGCTGCCGCTCCTACATCATTCGATTTTTCTGAGGTAAAAGCCAGCAGCATTCTCGGGTCTGTCCAGCGCTGGCGTGAGATGATTGCCAGACAGGAACCAGTCAAGGAGTTCGAACCGTGCTCTGTGCCTGACTGGATGCGACCAGGTCTTCGAGCTAAAGGCATGACTGATGAACAGATTGATAAGATCATTATCACTGCTGTCGAGCCTTCGTTTGAAGACGTTCCAGGCATTGTGTTGAGAACGGTGTCCTCCTAATGGCATGTTCAGGTTGCGGCCGTCGTAGCACACGCATTAGCTATCACGGCGCTTCTGCTCCTCAAGTCGAAGTCGAAGAGGACGATACGTTAAGCGCTGCGCGTTTAACTCCAATGGGCTGGGTACGCACCTGCGTTAAGTGCGGGAAAGTGTCTGAGCCTTCACCATTTGCAGAAAACATCAATAAGCCATGTGACTGCACTTTAGACGAGTGATCATGATGAACAATCTCGTTGGCCTTGTGGCCGCTCTGGACCATTGTCGCTTCTATGCGGAGAATATGGTTCACATTCAATTCGGCAGTTCTCTTTGTGTTGTGCCTCCTGAGGCGCCATACAATCAACCAATCAATGAGCGACGTCTGCACTCATTGGCGGAAAGCATCGAGCTGGCATTCGACAATGCAATCAGCCGTACTGATTTGGAATTTCCTATTCAGGGTATTCTCTATCGCTTCCGTTCTCTCTTTGGTCAGTACGTTGCGCAATATCGTGAAGATCTGTCGCGTGGTAACCCGTACAAAGACAAGCAGGAAACTCTGACGCCCGCAGTTCCTGAGCGTCTTCCTGGCGAGCATGAGAAAGAGTTTGCATCGCGCTTCCTTAAGTATACCTCAGACCAAGTTCAGGCATTTCTGTCTATGGTGTGTTTTGATCAGTATGCGCGTGAACAAACTGATTGTTGGTTGCCTGCTCCTGCTCCAGCGTTTGATCATCCTACGAACACCTTCAATGAAAGCCCACTAGCGTTTACGACTACGCATAACGTTCTGGTCAATCATTTGATGGAAGCGATGTTGAAAACGTATAGCGACACGCTGGATATTCATGTATCGTTGCGCGACTACGGCGTGTCTGTATTATTCCCGCTGGTGGCTGAATGCCGTAACGTGATTTACGCTGCATGGCCTATCCCTAACGCTAAAGGACAAAAACCAAATGTCTGATGTTATTCTGTTCGATAAACAAAATGAGTGGGAAGACTTCGGCAGCGCGGTCTACGAAGAATTTCGTCTGAACGTAATGACGGGAAGTAGCAGTGCCAGCCAGATCCCAACTGTCGCACCGTTCGAAGACGTGAAGCACCAACTAAGCTATTCGAGCATTCTGCCTGAAGGTGAGCAGTCGCCTATCGTTGTGCTTGACATTCTTGTCATGGAAATCGATCTGGCTGAAGGTGAATCCAGCAGCTACAATGCAGACAGTCTGGACGAAGCTGTGCGTAAAGTTGTGGCACTGTACCAGGCTCGCGCTCGCGATCTTGACTGCCACCTGACAGGCAACTTCATCACAGCAGACCACAAAGTCAATGGTGCCCTGCTGCGTATCTATCGCAATCAGGACTTTGTGTGCAAAGGTCACCCTGAACTTCTGCACGGTAAACCGCTCGGTATGTTCCACTGCGACAAATGCGGTCAACTGCAACAGGCTGGCTGCTTCCACTTGCCCAAAGAGGAAACTCAAAATGGTTAAAGGTGGCCTGTGGCGCGTCTTCCCTGACTATGATTCAGAGGAGATGCTGCTGAAACTCGGTGCTGCTATCGGCATCGACCGTGATAGCGATGATGTGCCAGAAGAATTGCACGTTACTCTGGCTTATGATGAAACCAATCCTGACGTTCAGGCTGAGCAAAACGATGCTGGTGAGTTCTTCGCTACCGTCGCTTCTGCTGAACTGTTCGGCGAAGGTCAAGATAAGATTCTGGTTCTCGTTCTCGAATCACCTGACCTGTGTGCGGAGCATGAGCGCATTCACGCATGTGGTGCAGCGGAGTTTTGGCACTCGCCGTATCGCCCGCACGTCACGTTGCTGAAACACGCGAAAGACAGTCAGGCTGAATATCTCAATCAGATCATTCAGCACCCAGGACGCCCTCCAATTACTCTGCGCTTCATTGATGAAGACCGCAAGGTGCTGGAGAAGCGTAGCTAAAATCTAGCGGTGGCCTTGTGCTGCCGCTTTTGTCATTCTGGAGTAAATCCCATGGAAATCTTTGTAAGCCTTTCACACGAGATTCGTGTTGATCGTCAGGACACGTCAGAGAAACAATTGCCTCTCGATGGCCAGCAACGCGCACTGGAGCAACAGGACCAGCAGCGCATCAAAGAAGAATATGGTATCGACACACCCAAGGAAGAGATTGAGAAAAAGGAAAAAGAGCGCACTGAACGCGAACAGGAGCAGCGTGAAGAACAACGCACTAAACCACCAGCAGATTTAGGCCAGCGTAAGCCTGAGGCAGAACTAACTGGCTCCGAGATTCAAGATCAACACGATGACCTCACGAAGATCTAGGAATCTGTAAATAAGAGTCAAAGCAACTAACAGGTGTATTTGACCATGAACAATAAGTCGAATCTCACAGGCGGTCAGATAGAAAGCGTCATGGACACCATGCTTCACGACTGCCTCCGTGAGATTGTTGAGAACACGAACGTATTCGATGTGCAACTGACCTACCTGTTGAACATGATTACGTCGAATAAGAAGCGAAAGCCGTATAACGCAGAAACGCGTGACCGTGCGATTAGCCTTCTGATTAAGGCGCTCTCTGTGCCTCGTGATCAGAAAATGATTTATATCCAGGAACTGAAAATGGAGCGCAACTTCATCTACGTCTTCCTGGAAAATGTAATTAAGCGATACTACGCGACGTATGTTGATCTCTATCGCGGATTCATTTCGACGCAAGACCCTATCAAGCGCGAAGCGTATTCGAAACGATTGAACGCATACGTGAAGATGTTTGGTGCAGAGTCTCGTTCCAAACTCTTTATCGCGTTGTGCCGTCTGAATGACCTTCTACCGCAGTTCATGGAATACTTCCACTCGGTAGTTGCTGACTTCTATAGACTATGCAGCAAGCAAACAAAATTCTACGTTGATACGAACCGCGGTAAGCTGTACGACAGCAAAGACGTGCGCCAGAACTTCCTGCGTAACGTCATCGTGGCTATCAACAAGTATGACTCGTCGCGTGGTGCGATTGTGAGTTATACGAAGTGGTGGATCTTGAACGCACAAACCTGTAGTAGTAGCGAGCATGAATACGGCATCGCGTACACTATTCCCCAGACTCAACGTAAGAAACTGGCTACAGGTGAAGATACCACTTCTCTGAATTTCTCGGTAAGTCTCGATACTTCTGCGAATGAATCTGATGAAGGTGCGGACGCGTCCCTACATCAAAAAGTGAGTGACCATCATCACTTAGAAGATCACGTAGATAGTGAAAGACGTACCGAAAAACTGAGGCTGCTTATTAAGCGCGTAGACCCACTCGGCGTTGCTCGTCTAACGATGGACGTTGGTGAGGAGTTCGATAAATTCGAACTTGAACAGATGCGCAAACATATGCAGGCTCAAGGGCTAGCCTAAAACTGTAAACAATGCTCACACAAGAGCAAACTCAATATTGAGGAACAACAATGGCACGTGGATTTGGTGACATTCAAGACAACAGCAAGCGCGATAGCTTGCGTGAGTCAGAGATCTTTGAAATCTTCCCTCTTTCGAAGAAAGCAAACGGCAACTGGGTATCAATTCGTCTGCTTGACCTTGACCTGCTTCCAATCAAGAAGCACTGGATCAAGATCATGGGCGGCAAAGATAAAGACAAAGAGATCAAAATCCCGCGCATGTGCGTTAGCTTCGACCCGGACAATCAGAACAAACCTCTGAACGGTATGAAGTGCCCGTACTGTGGTATCGCTCACGGTAACGACGAATCTGGTGCGCCGGCGCAGTACGACTATAAGTGGTACGCACAGGCAATCATTCGTGACGAGCAGGCTGCTGCACCGCGTAAAATGCCTAAGCTCACTAAGCAAGAGCAGAAGACAGGCAAGAAAGAAATGGGCAGTGAGTCTTGGACTCCTGTTATGTGTATTCCTCTGTCTAACTCTCTGGCAGGCAAAATCCGCGAGCTGGGTGAACGTAACATTCACACAGTCAAAGATAAGAAGTCTGGCAAGAAGTCTAAGCAGGCGTTCCAGGTTAACCATCCGAAGTATGGCTGCGATATTGAAATCAAATACAACGCCAAAAAATCTCCGGCCGAGCGTTACACCATCGAACGTGGCGATCACACTCCGCTGACCGAAGAAGAAAAGGGCTACCTGACCTGGGACTTCGACAACTGGAACGAAATCTACGACATGCTGGGTCGTCTGGACGAAGCCGCCGCTATGGCAGACTTCAAAAAGATGGACGTTATCGGTGTCAACACCAACGATGATGGTGATGATGACGAAGACGATGACGACGATGACATGGCGCTGGGCCGCAAGAAGAAAGGCGGCAAGGCAGACAAGAAAAAACGTCGCAACGATGACGATGATGACGACGAGGATGAAGATGACGACGATGACCGTCCATCCAAGTCCAAGAAGTCAAAAGCGTCTAAGTCTCGTAAGCTGTTAGACGATGACGAAGATGACGATGACGAAGACGATGATGACGATCGTCCTTCGAAAAAGAAAAAGTCCTCGAAGGTGAAGTCTAAGAAGTCTAAGAAGTCGGACGATGATGACGACGACGAAGACGATGCACCTAAGAAGAAGAAAAAGAAATCTTCTGACAAGGTGAAATCATCCGATAAGAAGAAGAAAAAGAAATCTTCTGATGACGATGATGACGACGCGCCGAAGAAGAAAAAGAAAAAGAAAAAGTAATCGGTAACGGGGTAGCTTAGGCTGCCCCTTCTTTTCTCAATCTGGACTATAGCACAAATGGCTAAAGCGAAACGAATCAAGGCTGAAAAAGAAGCCGAAGGTAAAACCAAAGCCAAGAAAGGTAAAGCAGTCGCAGCCGATGATGTTGGCGGCGTAGAAGTCATGGGCTTTGACCTGGCTAGTTTGATGGACGATGTTCTTGATGGCATCGAAAAGAAAACGAAAGTAAGTTCGCAGGATGCAGCGCGTCACGCACCTCGTATCTCAACAGGCTGTCTCGCACTCGACATGTTCCTGTCTGGTGGCATTGTCCCTGGTGGCTGGTACACGTTTAGCGGCGGTGAGCAGTCGTGTAAGTCAACAATGACCATGAGTATTATGGCGAGCCTGATTCGTCTGCATTACTCTGGCATTAGCGTAGTGTTTGACTACGAAGGTTCAACCGACGCAGAGTACGTTGCTGGTCAGTTGAAAACGTTCGGCGTTCGCGTTGACCCGAAAACTATCTTCGGTGTGCGTGATGACGAAGACGGTAGCTGGATCGTTAAGCCTAAGATCCGTTACTATGCCCCAGACAACGGTGAGCGCTTCTTCGATTATATGTCGATGCTGCGTCGTCGTCTGCCAGACAAGATCGTTGAGAAAGACGGTACCGCGTATTACATCTTTGAGAACAACAAAGAGAACGCGAAGAAGCTGGCTGGTAAGTACGACAAGAAATGGTTTAGCCGTAACAACCAGTTCAAAGTACCTGCGCCAGACGGTCACATGCAGGCTATGGTTATCGTTGACTCCTATCCTGCAATGATGCCAGATCAGGTCGATGATGACGAAGGCTCGAAAGCAATGGCGCTGCAAGCGCGTATGTTCTCTGACGGCATCAAACGTTTCCGTGGTGGTATGCGCCGTAAGATGATGACCATCGTTGGTGTTAACCAGTTGCGTCAGAAGCCTGCTGTTATGTTCGGTAGCCCTGAGTATGAGCCAGGTGGTGATGCGTTGAAGTTCTACTGCTTCGACCGCGATACTCTGATTCGTACTGATCACGGCGTGCTGACTGCACCTCAGATCAAAGAGCTGATCGATGCTGGCAAGGAAGTCATGGTCGAATCGTTCGACGGCTTCCAGAAGATCAATGGCGCGTGGAAAGTTGATGACGCTCCGTTCCCAATCGAACTGAACGCTGGTGGACATGCGTATGTTGGTAGCGCTGAACACCGTCAGTTCACCTTCATGTATGACACGACTGCTGATGGTATGGCTGTGCTGCGTCCTGAGTGGAACACGCTCAACCAGCTTGCTCAATATCCAGAGCAGAAAGGCCAGTATGCAGGTCTGCGTGTACCACCTGTGAAAGAACTGAAAGCGAACGTGCCTGATGCGTTTGATGAAGCAAGCCAGCTCGTTAGCAATCTACTTGGCAACGCTGACTTCGTAAGCGTACAACTGCCTCTGGCTGTTGCTGGTGATACCACGTTTGCTGCGAACGTACTGACTACCAATATGATTGGTGATCAGGATGATGTTCACACGTTCTCTTTGTGGGCACGTCACCTACTGTCTATCGGTATCTATGCTTACGCCGATGAAAGCGGTCTGCATATCCCAGGTCTGAACTATCACGAACTGCAAGCGGCTGTAACTCAGGATGAACTCGGTGCATTTGCTGGTATCAGCTTCGAAGCCACCAGCCGTCAACGTCAGACTCAGATGCTGACTGTGATTGCAGACGTGTTCCCTGAACTGACCCGCTACGTGCTGGACTATCAGTTGCAGACAGGCCAGGATAAAATCTATCTGGCGCCAGAGCAGGACTTCGCACAGGCTCTCGACCTGATTCTGCATAAGCAGATTGAAGGTTACGATGACCAGTACGACCTGCTGATGCAGCAACTGGCGTACATCGACGACTGGTATAACTTCGATAACTCTATCGTTCCTGTTCCGTTCACGCTGAAAGCTCTGGTCAATCCTGTGGAGTTCTGGGATGTGAACGTCGAAGAAACGTCTGTTGTGATCACTAACGGTTTCGTTAGTCACAACTCTGACGTGCGTGTTCGTCTGGCTTCTCGTGCTGTGCCTCAGGGCTGGCCGACAATGAAAGACGCACCGGGTATCGTTGGTGAGAAGTCTGTAACTGTTGAAGGTGGTACCGACCGCTACCGTTTCATTGCAGCCAAGACCATCAAGAACAAGATGGGCGGCATCCCTAACCAGCAGACTTGGTTACGTCTGTGGGAAGCTGACGGCAACGGTGAAGCGCGTGGCTTCGACCCAGTGTTCGATACGTGGCATTACCTGAAAACTCTCGGCCTGATCAACGGCACTCGTAAGAGCTTCAAGATCAAGGCGCCATGCCCGCTCGCATCTGACGTTAAGATGGACTGGGATGACTTCCGTACTCTTATCAACGGCAGCAAAGAGCAAGTTGTTGGCGTGTGTAAGAAACTGAAAGTCAAACCTGCTGGCCTGCGTCTGTGGTGCTTCAAGTTCGTGCAGTCTACCAAAGGCAACGAGATGTTGAAGAACGCTATCAGTAAGTCTGCGAAGACTTCTGATGACGATGACGACGAGTAATAAACGCGGGAGGGCTTCGGCTCTCCCTTCTTTTGTTTGAGGAGAACAAATGCGTACTCAAATCTATACTGCTGATATCCTTAATCTGGAAACAGTGACAGTCAACGAAGAAGACGGTAGTGAGGTTCGTACACCAACTATCGTGCCTAACGTTGAAGGCGAACCTGAGTTCAATGTCGATACAGTCTATTCTCTGTTGCAGTCAGCACTGCCAGAAGAGTCTGCTCCTGATACACGCCGAATCGTATTGGTAACTCTTGATTTGGTGGCAGGCTTCTCTACCAACGGCCTGGAAAACTTCTTCGACCCTATCGCTCGCGTCGAAGATATCACTGCTGGTAACGTCGGCAGCATTCTCGGCCTACAGGTTGTCGTCAATGACAAGTCTGTTGCGCCATGCCTTGCAGTGGCAAACGTTAGCGATGTTGAAGAGGGTGTCACAATTCTCTCATACAGCGCGGCCCGCGTAAAACTGTAAACCAATAGTGGGAGGCATCCCTCCCACATTCTCTCGCTTGATAGGCTATCCGCCACAAGCAAACAACTTAACTCGATAGGCTATGCGCCAGGAGTGTTTTATGAAAAAGATTCAGACTAACATCTTACCAACCGAAGCTCTGCACGGACTTATTCACGGATTTTTCCATCAGGCAAAATCTCCTGAACATCCATCTGATAGTTCACGGAGTTTGATCTATATTGATGTTACCGACACTAGTGCTAGAAACGCATTGTACGCGATACTGAAACGCGAGCCTTCTAGCTATACGCATCCAGTTGCCTATGATCGCGTTGGTGACGTGCGTGGCTTTACCGCACCTCGCCATCTTCCTGTAGTTCTGTCTGCGAACTTAGCACATGTGGATAAACCAACACTGGCAAGCTCTCTTGCTGGTATTTTTAGCGCTCTTTCTCACACCGTACATAAATACGATACACAAATAACTATCTACGGTGAACCCCAGATTGAGAAACTTCTGTCTGACGTTCGAAATATTCAGTTTAAGGACTTCTTGGAAGTATGTACACCAGAACTCGCTTGCGGTGACTTCGATCTAAAATCCAACATCACCGTAGACAACTTTGTGTCTATTGCGATCGATCCAGAGTTCGCACAGCGTATTCCGGAAAGCCCAGGTACGACCTACACGTTCGGCCGTGACTTCATGTTCATGCACTATGAAGATCTGCACAAAGTCATTCAGATCCTGCGTAAATATAAGAAGAACTGCACCTTGCATCCAGACTTGATGCGCTACTACTTCATGAACGTAATCTGTAAATATTGATCACCAACCGAACACAAATGCTGTGTGTAGTCTAGCCCGACTTGGGCAGGGGAGAGCCTGATGGCCTCCCCATTTTTTTGTCTGGGAGTTTCTATGTCTGAAAAAGCAACATTCGTCCAAGTACATGAGGCATACCTACAGGAGTCCGCCTCTCGTGGTGCAGCACGATCAAAGATAACCGATCACTTCACTAAGTACCTGAAAAACAAGAACGGTAAACTCCCTTCCCTCGGAATCCCTATGGAAGAGTTTGTTCGTTGGGCTAATATGATTCCAACGGAGATCAATCCTGACATAGCACGTCAGCTAATGTTTATTTCGTCAGCGACCTATACGCATTACGTTTGGTCTTTTACGAAAGCATCGTTTGTGATTGAGAAAGAACTGTGGCCGCATCTGATTGAGGGTGATGCACCTAAAGTGCTGCCGACCTCTACGCTGCGTCAATTACCTCACTGGTCGCAGTGGATCAATTGTGTGTTCACACTCGACTACAAACATGCCGCGACCGGTAACAAATACGAAATTGATATTGAAGGGTTCTGGGCAACATACGTTAACTACCAAGAGGCAACTCACCTGAGCTTGTCCTGCTTCGGTGTGTATAATGATGGCACAGGCAATCAAGTAATGTCGCTCTATATCATATTTGACATTACCAAAGACATGGAACTGTCTGATGGTTTCGATTGGTTCATGCACCTTGTAGGCGCTAACGGCGCGACTGGTGTTGACAGTAATTCTGACAACGGCCCTGAGATCACTGGAGCTGTCATGGCTCTCATGAAGCCTGTCGTTAACGTGCTGCTGTTCGTTGCATCACAGGTAGACAATATCTATAAAGGAGGAATCAAATCACTCAAACCTAGACGTAGCGGTAACAGTTACAAAATCATTCCTGTTCGTGATGTTCGTGAGTGGAATGTGGGTACAGAGTTGCTTAATGAAATTCGTACCTATGAAAGCGAAGTGAAATCTCATGAATCTAATGGTCGTCGTGCGCATATACGCAGAGGCCATCATCATAGTTATTGGTACGGACCTTTAAAGGGTGAGCGTGAATTAAAGTCACGCTGGGTACCACCATGTGTTGTTCGTGGCACTATCGCAGAATAACTTTTTATCTCAACTCCATGTATGGGCGTTATGCCCGGAGGCTATTATGAAATCTCGTGTACAACATATGTATATCCCTGCTATGGGATCGTTTGACCCTTACGTCCGTTCTCTGTGCCATATGGCGCGAGCACTGGAAAACAATGGCTTGAATTACGGCACGTCAAAGCCTGTCGTGATCATCGGCACTTCTAAACGTGTAGTCGAAGCCTACGTTAAGCAGTTACTGAATACAAACAATCTGCCACACACTCTCATTTGCTTTGGTGTGGACGAACCGCCTATCAGTCATCGTGACTATACTTACGCTGGCGCCCACGTTGTGTTGATGCACGATCTAACGTATGTTTGCAGCGACACAATGAACAAGGTTGCCACACGCGTCCTAGAAATCATAGACAGCCTGAAACAGAAAGAAGGTGATACTGACCTCAAAAACAGTGAGCTGTCTTTGGTGTATTCAAACCCGGACTTGTGGCAGGCTATTCTTGACTACGGCGCTGCTTCATTTATGCACATGGGTGGACGTAATATCGAATATCGCAGCGGCTTGGTTTCATCTGTAAGCCTTGATGCACTGATGAAGTGCGAAAGCAACCAAGAATACCATGAGCTTCGTGCCGAAACTATTACGATCGGCCTGGAGTTCTTCTGTGTGCGCACGGACTACCTGCTGTCCAAAGTGCATAACCTGTTGTGGTCACTCGCGTGTGATGACTGTGAGTTCAAAGCGAACCATCGTATCATCTTCCACGAAGACTTCCGCCGCTTGTTCTTTGAAGAATACATCCTCAGGGACTTCAAGGGCTTTTAAGAATATTCTTAGCCTGCTCTCTAATTTCTATATGTTGGCAAGTAGTGCTGACGTAGAGTTATTGGAGAAATAACATGTGCGGTCGTAGCCTTATCAGGTTGAAGTACAACGCACGGTCCTCGAACTGGTGCAATAATAAAGTAAACGCTTGTAGTGAGCGGAAGGCGACCAACGTACAATGCGAAGATTTTCTGGCAGCAACGAAAAACTGCCGCAGTGTGCAAGAGTCGTCCAGTGTTGTTTCTTTCTTTGATGGCCAAGAGCTGGTTGGTCAGGCTGTATGGCATGAGATAGAAGGCGACAATACACTTCAATTCCGGTTGCTACTTGCTTAACGATAAAAGGGCTTTCAGAGAGTATCTGATGGCCCTTTTCTTATTCTGACGCTAATTTTGACCTGTCAATACACACAAACCGAACTCGGGGTAATAACATGTCTTTGATTAAGATTGAAGGTGTTGCATCCACCTCCGCTCCAACGCGAGCGCAGAAAGATGCTGCTGAATTTCTGTTTGGCTCTAAGGGCCACGCAATCGTTGCCGTGCTCGACAAATTCAGTCGTGCCAAAGAACTGCGTTCTGCACACCTTGATGGTCTGCTCAAGCTGATGAAAGAAGGCGAAGATGATGATATCATCAAATTCGGTGCTTCTGCTTTGGGCAAGAAAACCATCCAGAATGCCAAAGCGTTTGCTGTTGCGAAAACTTTGACTGCTTCTATCAAGGCACTGAAACTGATTCGCGTTCCTGTTAAGTGGATCGAAGGTCACTCTGATGTGGCTGCTGCTCGCGTACAGGAAACCAAAGAGGTTCGCGCACGTCGTACTGCTGGGAACAAAGTTGAGAAGCCGATTAAGCTCGACAACCCAGGCGCACCTGAAGCTACTACCGTAGATAACAAAGTTATTGATCCGAAGAAGGGATCTGCGACGCCAGCCACAGATGAAGTGAGTGTAATTTCAAGCACGTCATACAACAAGTCTATTGGCGTTAACTCTATTGTAATTCGACGCTTCTTCCGTGGCCATGAAGTCACCAGCTCTCTGATGTTCAGAAAAGGTGTAGGTGAGCAAGCGACTCAACTCGGACTTTCCTCTCACGGTAACGGCCATGAGCAAGGTGCTGGTCTGTTGGTTGAAGCGTTCAAAGCAACTGGCGTCAAGCCTGTTTGGTATCTGGCTGATGCTGGCGATGCTGCGTTCGATCTGGGTTCTGCTGCAAACGTGGCGAAAGTGTTTAAGTGGCTGCGAGCACGAAAAGTCGGTATGACCTTTGACGCAAAAGCGAAACTGCCTAAGTCCGGCAAAGTTCCAGCAGGCGCCTCTCGAATTGTTCGAAACGATATCGGTAAGCAGAAGACTGCAACGGCAGACGAAATCAATAAAATGACCTTTGAATTTGTTAAGAGCAAAAACACAGGCAAAGATTCCGTAGAGCTAAGTTTCAAACAACCTTCGAACGGTCATGAGTGGTCACTGAACCTGTCACGTCAAGGCGATTCTATTGCGAGCGATCATGACGGTACATCTGGCTATCAGACGGCAGAATCATTCCTGCAGCGTGGCGTCACTGCCATTGGTGGTACCCTTGTTTGGGAGCACCAACAGCCAGGTAGCGCGAGCTTCAAATTCGCAAGCGAAGATCAGGCCAAACAGTTTATGGCCTGGGCCAAGAAGCAGAAAGCCCAAACCATCAACTTCAAGACTGAGCCAAAACTCACAGTCGCTAAGAGCGCAGGATATACGCCGTCAGGCAAATCTGATGTGACGCTGGTGGATGAACTGGCAGAAGTTACCGCACGTAAGATCGCTGCAAAGCCATTGCAGGCGCGTGAAGAATATTTCAATGCGCTGCGTAATACTCTGCACTCTAACCTGCGTAACTCTGTGGTTAACACAACGTCCGATGGTGTTACCGTTGCACTTGGTAGCAAGCTGTACACGATCCGCCTGTCAGATAACGCGTGGACTATTCAGACTGGCGCTACTGGTAAGCAGAAAAAAGTCGGTGCAACGTTCGATATCGTTGACCTGCTGGGTATGATGGACAAGAGCATTCTGCGTCCTAAAGCATAATCAAAAGGGGTGGCTTCGGCTGCCCCTTTTTGCGTCTATATGCCCTCAGATCTGTGAAGTCTGCAAATAATAGGCTGAAATAGCTCTTTATACGCACACGCGCCTGTGATACAATATATGCAGACGCTACATGTCGTAGCGCATACAACTCATGCTAAGGGGCATACAATGAAAGCAGCAGATTTTGACAAAGCATTCAACGCGAAAGACGAAGCAACCTTAAACGCATACGCCGACAAAATTGTTGCGGCGCTTAACGCTCTTGGTCGCTATGACCTGAAACTTCAAATCCTCTTCGGCACCGACCCGTACGGCGAGTGCCCTGATTTTGTGAATGACCCGAACGGTTTCCGCGTTACACAGAACGGCGAAGAAATTTTCGATATCTACACGCCGACTGAAAAACAAATTGAAGCCGATTCGTCTGATGCTTTCGTATACGCTTCATTAACTGGCGTTGAAGCCACGAAGTGGGGCAAGATGGTAAGCGAAGATGACGTGACAGAAATCGCCGCTGACCTGAACGAAGAAATCGAACGTGCCAGCCGCGTGTTTGATGAATCTGATCGTCAGATGCTGCAAAAACTCGCCGACACTTTGAACGCTCGTATGGATCGTACCGATGCGCGAGTGATCGTAACGAACGGCGCCGAAGACGATCTGATTCTTATGGTAGTTGGCTATGACGCCGAAGAAGATGAAGTCAGTGATGAATACGGCTTCTTCTTATCGCTTCCGTATACTGATGTAGAAGGCACCGACGAGAAATACAGCCTGCACTACGCTGGCTACCCTGGCGTGAATGATCACTCATACAGCTCTGCTGACCTCGACGAAATTTCAGAAGAAATCGAGTCACTCGACCTGATGTAATCTACACAAAGCTGGTCAAAAGCGCCATAGCAATGTGGCGCTCATTATCGTATTATGTAATCTCTAGCGCAATGACGCGCTCAACACAGAAAGAGGCAATAACAATGGCTGAGAAACAAGTAGTTCTTGATCTGATCGCAGACGTAGCATCACCTACAGAAGTTATCTTCGAAGATGGTCAATCGTCTAATGAGTGGCTGGCTCCATACGATCTGCGTCTGACCGTGTCGCAGAACGAAGGGCCGAACGGCTACCCCGAAGTGAACATCATCGGCGATGAAGACAATCTGAAACGCTTCTTGTCTGAACAAGACCTTGAAGGTTCGGTCGAAGAAGTGAAGTAAAGTTGTTTGAGCGGGGCTTCGGCCTCGCTTCTTTTTTTTTATTCTGCCTGAGATTAAACGATGAAAACATCATACCTGATTATTCGCCTCAACGCCAAAGATATGTATGACCGTGAATTTTTAATGCGCGGCTTTAACGCAAAACGCATTGAGAAAGTTATCGGCGTTATCGCTATTGTAGGTGAAGGCCTGCTGACAGATGATTCTAAGATGTACCACCTGTCGCGTGTCGATATCAACCTGCTTGAGTCAGATACTCAACAAAGCTGGGCGCGTTTCAACTGGTCCTGTGTTGACGATAACCTCATTGATTCTGGCATGCGCCGTTTGCCAACTGAGTTGCGCGATAGAATTACGGCGATGCGCACTAATCGCATTTACTGCGAAGTCGATACGGCTATACCAGAAGCGTTTCGTGACTGTCATACTAAGTTTGTGTACAAGTCACGCCCCGCACGTCTGACCGTTAGTGACGAGAAAACAGGTACGCTCGACGAGTTCACTGTAGAAGAAATCGTAGCTAACCTGAAAACGCGCATTAAAGGCGTCACTATCGCTTTCTAATCCTTGTCTGACTGTGGCGTTACGGCGCCACTTACTTCACAATCTAATTGAGAGAACATGCCATGAACCTTATTAAAACTTTCTTCGCCAAACGCTCTTACGCTTCTCTGGCTGCTGGTAACTTTGCAATCGACGCCAAACACGTACAAGAGCTGGTGGAATGTGAGTGTATGATCGTACACGTAGACACTGGCCACCGTAATGCGTTCGCGTTAAAGAACATCTCTATCACGCCTATCGACGAACACAACGTTCGCATTACGTTCGACCCGCTGACCGACGCACACGCTATGCCTGTGACTGTCATGCCGAAAGATCTGAAAGGCAGTATTGATGTGTACGACATGTACGCAGAAGACCTGAAAGACGTGCCGCGTTTCAACGTGTCGAATGACGCATCAGGCAACAATCCTAATCTGCTGTCGCTTGACCTCGAAAGCCGCCAGCGTTTCACTCAATACTTCGGTGGCATGTGTACGCTGACAGACCTGTGCTTGACGCTGCACGACAAAGGCATTCACGTTGTCGATATTCACCATAACGTTAAGCAGCACGATCATGGCGTTGGCGTTTTCACTCAGCGCTACCGCACAGCATTCGAACTCAACAAAGACAACGGCATTAAGCGCCACAACGACGACTATCCTGTTCTGGCTCGCATGACCGTATTAATGTAAACACACATTGCCTCGCATTGAGCGGGGCTTTTCTATTTGGAGAATGTTATGGTATACGAACGCGAAGAACTCGAAGACATGCCGCTTGATGTGCTTTATCATTTGGCGAGCGCCAAAGGTCTTCTGGACGATCTGGACGATGATGACGATGTGCCTGATCGTGAAGTGCTGGTGGGCATGATTCTCGATGCTCAGAATGAAGACGAACAGGCAGAGCAAGATGCTGCCAACAAACAACGCGCCGAAGATGATCGCGACCCACGTATCAATCGTCGTGATGGTCAAGACGGCTCAGAGGATTATTGCTAATGACACCTACTGAATTGAATGAGTATCTGCATCTGGTACTGACGCCTGTAGCTATGGCCTGGCGTGAGCAATTCCCTAAGAAGAAGCAAGCGATGGTCTCTATTAAGACTGCGTACTCTTGCCGAATCAAATTCGTTGAGGACCGTGAAGTTGAAAAACGGTGGCAGGCCTTCTGTCGCACACACGGCCTCAAGAACGAGGAAACACTCGAAAGCTAAATAAAAGGGCTGCCATTGCTGGTGGCCCTTTTTCATTTCTGTAAATATCTCGTACACAAACAACAATGCGAGATATACAATGCGCCGCTTCGTTATCGTCTTCAACGTCAGTCAGGCAGAGCTTGATGACCGCCGCTTCTTTCAATCTAAGTTCAATATCGTTTCGTCACTGCGCCGCGCTCGCTGTGTCTTCCTCGTCGTTCGTGAAACCAAACAGGTGCTGTGTGTTTCAGAACTGACCTATCAACCGAGCGTCGAGCCAGGCATTCGTCAGGTAGACTTTGATGCGCCGCGTGACGTAACAGCATACGTGCTGCCTTTCGCAGAACTCACCGCAGCGATGATCAATAACTCACAAGACCTGAGCATTCGCTACTTTGGCCGCAGCCTTGATATGGACATGGACCAGGCCAAACGCTTTCACACTCAACTGGAGATTATCCCATGAGTCAATCATTAGGCGCCTCACTTGGCGCTCGCTTCGCTGTCACCTCTCAGGCTAACATTGAGAAGCGTAAGAAGCGCGACCCCAAAAACAGAACACTAAGCTGCGCCGCTACCTCAGCGCAGTATGATGCACTTGGTATGCTCGCCAACAAACTCAACGTGTCTCGTTCGCGCGCCGTAGAGATTGCAGTCGAAGAACTGTTGGCTAAGCACGGCGTTAAGGTGCAGACTGACAATGAGTGACACGCACATCTACTGCAAGCTGTATGGCGTTCAGCACCGCTTAAAGATCACGGCCTTCAACTTCATGAAGCAGCCGAACATGATCACGGTTGATTCGTCTGACGTGCTCAAGATGATGCCGCTGATTAATGTCGGTGCTGCATACGACACGTACACGCCATACAACGTACTCAAAGCGGGACGCGCTGACTTCAAAATCAAATTGATGGAGCGCACTGATGCAAACGTCTGGCGCTATGAGTTCGAAGACTATCGTGGCCAACGCTTCGAAACGTACCTGATACGGAGACACTATGAAACGCCTCGGGATTGTAACGGTGTTGTCATTAAAGGACAAACAACCCAAATCATGTGACCTCGATATCACGCCTGTATCGAAAGACGAAGAATGGGGCTCGCTGAGTCCCTTTCATTTAGGTCCATGCAGAACGCCAGATGGCGTCATGTTCCACAACATGGAAAACTTGTGGCAGTACAGCAAGGTCTATGAAGAACATCTCGTCAATTCGAACGATCTATTTCACGGCGAGATTGCTGCCGATTGGTGGGCGTGGCATTTGAAAGGCAGTACGACAAAACAGGCGCATCGCTATCCTATGGGGAAAGGCCAAAAGGCTCTGTTCTCCAAATGGGGCGACTTGCGCCTTTCTTACGTTGCCGCACGAAAACAAATCTATGTGCCTGAGTATGCAAAGCTGGTGGTGCAGCAAAAGATGTTCAAGCGCCTGCTCAAGGAATATAAGAAAGGTGCCCACATAGTTCTGCGTGACTATGACACCTACGATATTCAGAAGGCCTATCCAGATGCACGTAGTCCCTGGATATCGGCTATCCAAAACAACAATGCTAAATTCGGACATGCGTTCGTTATTGCATTGGCCCTGCTCTTTCACGAACGACCACTATGGTACAATCAATGGGTAATCTAAACGGAAGCTACTGGCGATTCGATATAGACGAACGTGCAGGCAACATCAATCTACCTCATCTTCCTGCTGACTATACTGTGGTGATCAAAGACAACCTGACGCTACAGCGCACTACAGTCAAAATTGATGGCCTGACTATCGTGACCTCTCAGGGAAAGACCTGCGGTAGCCTTCAATTCATTACAGGCGCAAACATGCTTATCTGGTCCTCGTTCGAAGCATTCAGATTTACGCTGATTGTAGACGAGGTGAAGCATTACAGACTCAAAGCAGTCGACCGTCAATCTGACGAACTCTGCAAATAACTGGTCAAAATAGCCATTCTTTTCAGTACCAGCTTATGATATACTAAGAGCGAGCGCTATTGCTCAAAACAACACAAGCTGAGGAGCTTAACATGTCATCTTCTACTACTCTGACTTTCATCTTCCCAGAACTGACCTCTCTGGAAGTTTCTATCGGTAACGGCGTTGTCCCGCACTATTTGGGAATTGCCGAGAACATGGACAAGACGTTCAGCGATGTTAAGGCGCTACGTCTGATGCAAGACTCGAACGTCGTAGGCGTTATGAGCCGCTTCGATCAGTCCATGCTTAATATGCTGATCGCTCGCCACGAAACGCATGAGCATATTCGCTGTCGTGATGCCATTGAGCACGGCACCGAGCACTTCCCATCTACCTGTCTCTACCTGAAGGTAGCGCATCACCGCTAAGATTTGTGAAGGGCCTTCAACGAGGGTCCTTTGAAAATCAAACCATGTTCTGAGGAGAACAACAATGCCAGCAACTGAATTGCCTATCGACGCTCGCGCTTTCGATGACCTGAGCAATAGCAACTTCCTGCAAGTGTGCAACGCGATCTCTTTCTGTGTGTCTCGTGGCGATCTTGAGTTTCGCCATCATATCAAAGGACGCCACATCGACGTTGCGTATCGCGCTGGTGGTCACAACGTTTTCGGTATCAGCACTGTTCGCATTCTGATGCCGTCCGAAGTTCTGCGTGAAGATATCGTAGAAGACTTCGAAATCATTCACGGCGATGCAGTCATTCAGATCGAACGCCAGAAAGATTCGTTCTCGACGTTGCAGCGTATCGCTGGTGCAGTTGAAGCGTGTATGCCTAAGAAGTGATTGTTGCTCGCAGGTTCTTACGAGAGCCTGCTGTCAACATAACACCATGAGCTGAGGAGCTTAACATGAAACAATTTCCACTGCGTAATCGCATCTACACGTTGAAAGAAATCGAGCATGACCTCGAACTGCGTGATAGCCCGTTCCTGCGCTTCGTCCCGCAGAAAGTGCGTTACGTAGGCATGCCAGCAGGCATTCAGGTTATTCAGCAGTCGCATATTGCTAACCTGTCTGACCTGCCTGGTTGGGCAGATACTGAATGGATATACGTGCGCGAGACCGAAGAGTGGATTCCACTTTTCCGCGCCGTTGATGATGCGGCTATTGAAGCGCTCTGTGTTATCGAGCCTGACGTGTCTCAGTTCCGCTCTGACAACACGTTGTTCATCTACCCGAAAGGTACTGAGTGTAAACAGTACGATGGTTATGACGAAGAAGTTCACGGCGAACTTCTGGAGCGTGATGAATGACTAAATGGCATCGCAAGATGCGGCGGATAATGCGGCAGTACATGGCATGCTGCATAGTTGTCGTGCTACTTCTGGTTCTGACATTCATATTCAGAAGTCTGCCGCTTGGTTTGTTCACGCTCGCCTTTACTGTGGTTGTTACCGCAATCTACTCGTGGCGAGTGAGTAAGATGTAACTGTCAGGGATGCTCACTTCGGTGGGTGTCCCGTTTTACATTCAAGGACTAATCCTATGGAAATGTTTGATCGCTCAAACGTGATTAAAGCAATCATGCGTAACCTGAAAGACGCGCGGAGAATAGAAGACATACGCACGTTCGACGACAAGGTATACTTCAAAGTTAACGGCGTAGGCTACTTTGTCACTGGCAGCTATCCTAATCTGAAAGTTGTATCTCGCGGTCAGTATGACCAAGAGATGATGAACCAACTCAACTATGTTTATCGGCGCAAGAAGGGTGTAGAAGAAGATACGCCAATGCGCATAGCACGTACCTCTCGCAATCTCACACTGACGCAGATAGCTAAAGAGTTGGGACTGGACCCAGGTAACCTGAGTCGAATCGAACGGGGTATGCAGATACCTTCAATGGAGTTGGCGGAACGTATCGCCGCGTATTTCGATAACACAATAACAGCAATTCAAATTTGTCATCCGACTTATAAGGGGAATCCAAATGCTTGACCAAATCACTCACATCGTCCAAGTGATGATGACCAGCCTGAAAGACGTTCGTGAAGTAGATCAGGTTAACTTCATTGGCAATCAGGCTGTGCGCTTTCGTATGAACGGTAAAATCTTTGACGTGCGTGGTCACTACCCGCTGTTTTCTGTGCATGAGATCGAAGGCTCTTGCATGTCTGGCTCGAAAGCTGCCTACGAGATCGAGCGTCAGATGAATGGCGGCCCGATTGAAAGTCAGGACAGCGAAGACTTCGCGCATGATTCGCATGAAGAAGCGGTGAACGATCTGCTGTGCAATCACGTTGACAGCATGTGTGAAGAACGTGTACGCGCCTATAATGAAGAATGCGGCGGCCCTGATTTAGACCCAATCAATGCGCAACGCGTTTGGTTGAAAGCGCACTTCATTCATATCAGCGCGGAAGTCCCAAGCATGTTGGAGACTGTGATGTTCATGGAAGGCAAAGAGCGTTACGAGCAACTGCGCAAGGCAATCAAAGAGATTTACTCTCCTAAACCAAAAGTAGCCTAAGAGGAAATAGAAATGAGCGAAATAGATATTCTGATCCGTGAGTTCGAACGGGCGTATCTCAAGTCACTGGCGTCGTCTTGGGGAAACGTTGCGTATCACGTTCACGACCTTCACCCTGAGATGAAGAATTTCCGAGTGTACTTGCGCTTTCGCACCCAGTTCCAGTGTCTCTGGAATCGCCCTGTGTTAGTGCTGTCTACTATCGACGTGACTAACCCAGGTCAAGGCGAGTTCTCGAAGTTACTCGCACGTACCAAAGAGCTGTGTCGGCAGCGTGACTGGATTCTCCAGATTGAAAACGTAATAACGCCGAAGTTCAGAAAGTTTCTACAGCGTGGTGGATTCAAGCCGTTTGGCATTGACGCCGAAATACCGTTCGGTAGTCTCTACTGGTTCCACGACGAGACAATCCCAACGCAGTGTGCAATGTACAGACAGGAGCGCTCACTATGAATATCTGGTGGCCCTCAATTGCTATTGGCTTGCTGCCTCTAGCTACATGCTACGCTGTGTTTCCGTGGTTTCGTGCTGCCGTGAATCGTCGTCTGACATTCAAAGCGTTTGACTATGACGCTCTCGACGAGATTCTCGCAGGCAACATGCCTGAGCGTCTGCGCATTAAATGTTTGCAGGCGAGTTACAGTTCGAACGACGGTGAGCACACGCACGTGGACATTTATCCGTATAAAGAGAATACGGCTGTGATTCGCATTGCGATGGATGATGACTTCCCTGTCGCCCGAATGTTTCGTGATGTGTTGATCAATAACATCACCGCACTGTGCCTGAAAGGTCGCAAGCTGCCTCTGATTACGATCAACCAATCGACGTATCAGGTGCTGGGCTATCAACACGACAACTACTACCTCCACATTTACGTGGAGCATAAATAAGGGACTATCATGGTCACCCAACAACAACTCAAAGAGTTTTCTGCATTGCCCTCTTTAGACAGGAAAGTGTTTCTGCGTAGTATGCAAGTAGAGATGTTGGGTGCCCTCCCTGAGGTCGAAGCGATTGTGCGTGAGATGTTGTGTCGCGCTATCGTGGTAGACGTGGTCCAAGCGGAGATGGCACTCCTTGCAGCACGTCAAATGTGCGAGAACAAGGACGTAAAGAAAGCCATTGACGATTTACTTTTATTCGCGGCTCGTATTCACGATGCCACCGACGATACCTTATTTCTTGGAGATATAGCATGAACACAATTTCTGGTTCCGTAATTGACGAAGATGTTCTGGACTGGCTTGATAACTTTAGCTCGCACGACCAGCGTAAGATTGCTGACACGATCAACGCGATTGCTTATGTGCACCGTACCGAGCTGTCTATTCCAAACATGCTGCATGACGAAGATATTGCTGCGCTGTCTCATGCTGACCTGTTCACCATTCTGTCGCTCGCTGCACCGAATGCGAAGTATGATCTCACGTTGTCTAACGTGCAACTGCTTGGTCTGGCTATGAGTGCTATGGGCATCATCAACTACAACATGCCTGAGTTGAATAGTCCGATCATGATCAAACGCACCTTTGCCGACGAGCGCCGCAAAAACATGCTCGGTGGTGATAGCTCTCGTGGTGATGTGATCAAAGCACTCAATCAGTGGTTGTGTGGTATGCGCGATATTGACCTGACTCACGCAGGCACCGACTATGCTCCTGATATCCCAGGCATGTATCTGTGTCTCGACGAGCACGAACAGATTCGCTACGGCCGCCTATTCCGTAACAGCAGTGATGGATGGACCTTCTGCGAATCGCACGAGAACAATGGCGCCACTGTTTGGTATGATCGTCAGACAACGCATCTCAAAGAAGATGACCTGCCGATGACGCTACTTAGTCATTGGGTGCTGGTGGCTGAATGGTACAGCCCGAACGAACGTGCTGCACAGAAAGCAATTCCGATCGGTATCGTAAGCGACACCCATCGCATCTTTATGTTCCTGCGTAGCCTCAGCCCCCATGTGAAAGCAGAGCTGGTGGCACACTTCAAAGGTGTGCTTGACCATAAAGATCCAACGTCCGTTGACTCTATCGGTCGCTTGACTGAACACGACTGGCGAACGGCAGCAATCGCAGTTGCTGATGACGCTAAAATGCCTGATGGTGTTAAGAGCTGGTCAGAAGTAAACGCGTGGGTGTGCTTCGTTGCTGTTGCAGAAGCGCTTGGCTTTAACTTTGAAACTCGTCAGTTTGACCCGCAGTTTGACTATCAGGCAAACGACGATGCACTGGATGCAGATGAATGAATAGAAAGATGATCGCCTGGTTCGCTTTGGTGATCTTCTGCGTGGTGGGAGTGGTTGCTTCCACCGTCGCACTCAATCACTACAGCTTCTTGTTGAGCACGTTGCTCACAATCGTATTCGGCGTTGGCCTAGTTATCTGCGTGAAGTGCTTAGACGCGGCCACATGGGATTACTGCGTTAAGAAAGGAAAAGAAAAGAATGGCTAAATCACTTGGTGTTTACCTGACGTATATCTTGCGCCATAAGCCACAAGATATCGGCATCGCAATGGACACTCAGGGTTGGGTGTCTGTGCATGATCTGCTTGAGAAGGCTCGTTATGTAAAACCAGTCACTCTTGAATCGCTGACAGCCGAAGTGGAGTCAGACAACAAAGGCCGCTTCGAGTTCAACAAAAACAAAACGCGCATCCGTTGTGTTCAGGGTCACTCGGTTGAGCATGTGCTTTTGAACATGCAGGCGTGGACAGACTGGTCGCCGTTATATCACGGTACGGCAGAAAAGAACATCTCGTCTATTCAACATGACGGCATCCTCAAGCGCAAACGCAAGCACGTCCATTTGAGCAACGATATCGAAACTGCTCGACGTGTTGGTCAACGTCACGGCGTACCTGTTGTGTTTCAGATCGACACGCTGTCCATGATTACTCACGGCTATAAGTTCTACCGTGCTGAGAACGGAGTCATCCTGACCGAGTACGTGCCGTCCCGTTATATCCGACTGGTGTAGTTATGGAGAAGACGTACATGACACACTGGGGATCTCGGTATGTGAGATCTCCAACGGGCAAATGGTACTCTGTTCATGGTCGCGAAGGTGCCTGGGTGACGAATCGCTACGGCACTTCATTCTATCGTAGCGGCACAGAGGTGTGGCGAGACATATCTCCTGCCTCTTGTAGGAATCTGGAGCGTGAGTTTCTCAAACGAACCCGCAATGACTTCAAGGATAATAAGAACAAGTACAACCACTGGGGTAAGGTAGTGCTGGTGATTGCACGTCAGTCGGAAGAAGAAAAGAACCCGCACACGTCAGAGCTTGCTGAGATGCTCGAAGCGCTTAGACAGACTTTCTATGGACAGAAGGTACAGCAACTAAGCACAATTCTGGACGAAATAGGTCTTACAGACAGATATCGTTCGTGATATAATAGAGATGAACGCTAGACACTCGTTTAGCTACTTACATGAGGACATGTATATGAAAAAGAAAACTGCTGCTCAACCTACAATCGAAGGTCGCGTTTTTACTCTTTTCAGTGCCGAGCAAATTCCGCCTGAATCGACTACGCCGTTTGCTGATCGTGATTCCTTCCTTCCTCTGTTACGTAGAGTTCAGGAAAGTTCTAGGCTGGAACGCATTCGTGGTATGTCCTGCTGTCCATACTGCGGTGAGATGATGATGCTTGGTGAATATACCAAAGACAACTGGCTCTGGTCTTATTCTTACCAGCACATGATCGAACACCACAACGTAAAGCCGTCCGCAGAATTTATTGCCTACGTTGAAACTGCTTCCAACTAATCTGAATTTTACCTGAGGAACATGTACATGAAAAAGATTAAACACGCTTTCCGTCTGACCGACCTGGTTAATATTGAAAAAGTCGATACCGTTGATTATTCCCAATTGCATCACGGTAAACGTGCTATCATTGTTGGTCGTGAGCTTGACTGTCAAATGTACGATCTTCACATCGAAGGTGTTGGCGTTCATCACATGCAATACCCAGAAGAATGTTTGTCGCTCATTAAGCGCAATCAGGGTGAGATGCTCGACAAGTGGGAAGCTGGTAAGTACGGCAAGAAGAAAAAGAAAGAGCGCGAGATCCCTAACGTGCTGCGTAACTTCACTGCTATTCTGCCTGTGACCTGCAACGCCGATTGTTCGTTCTGTCCTGAGAAGGAGATGGAAAACAAGGCGCCTCAGAAAGAGTGGCAAGACAAACTGATTGCTGCGATTAAGACGCACGGGCATCGCGTTGACCACGTATCAATCTCAGGCGGCGAACCTACGCTGCGTATGAAGTACCTGTTCGAAACGATCGACCAGATTCAGACCAAAGCACATATGTATAAAGTCGGTCTGACGTCGAACGGTCAGTTCCTTGAGAAACCTAATCAGTTGCTGACGTTCCTCGACCTGAACACCAACGAGATGTTGGAAAGCAAACTGTCGCATCTGAATATCAGTATGCACTCGTTCGACCGCGAAAAAGCAAACAAGATCATGGGCGTCAACTATACGTGGACTCTCGAAGACCTTGCTCGCTTCCGCCGTCAGTTAGGCCGCAAGCTGAGTTTCCACATCAACTTTGTTATCAACGAACAGAACATTGATAACATCGAGTGGGAGTTCCGTCAGGCCAACGAGTTCATGAAAGAGAATCAGTGGATTGACGTTGTGTTCCGTGTTGACTACAACAACAAAAAGCTGAACAAAGAACTGCGTAAGTATGGTCTGGCTGTACAGGCAGCGCGTGAAGCAAAACGACCACGTGATAAGAGCATCAAATACTTAGCGCCTAAGATCAAGGAGCCTAAGCTGATCGAGTTGTTTAACTCTATCTTCGACGGTAGCTTCTACGATGATTTGACCGAAGAGACTATGCCTGGACTTGGCGATACGTTTACAACCGCATGTCCGTCCTGCTTCACGCATCGTAGCACAGACCTCGGTAACAGCTTCGCATACCTGAAAGCGTCTTCATACGAACCGAACGAAGACGAAGAAGAATATACCGAGATGGTATTCCACATGGACGGCAACTTGTACTTCGACTGGTCACGCAAAGAGCCTGTGCCGGAAATGAAGGCGAAGACTAAAAAGACGAAGCGTTTCGACTTCGAGTTCGAGCAAAAAGGCGAACATGATGCACCTAACGGTGCTGCGCTTAAACTTGAACAGGGCAAGAAAGCCAAACCTGTCCGCGTTAAGAAGGCCAAGAAGACTGAGCCACAGGGCTACCCAGATAGCTGCAACTATTCTTCTCCGTGCAGTTACTCGCGTGGTTCGTCTTGCAATTTCGGCAGCGGCATGTGCTAATAAGGAAAACTAAAATGGCTACTCAAAAAGAAGTAAACGATTTTCTGATCGAGTTCGAAAAGAACTACGGTCTCTCTATTCCTATCACGGACGAAGACGAGTTTGGTCTTAACGTCCTTGAGCAAACCAATCGAGGTTCTTTCATCGGCTATCTCGATGAAGATGTGTTTGACATGTACGACCAGGAAGGTGAGTTTGACGAAGACGAGGATGACGATGTTATCGACGGCGAAGATGAAGAAGCCGTGCTTGATCGCATTGACGCAGAGCTTGATCGCTCGCACGTCTTCCGCGTCCTGTATCTGGCGCTGAGAGACTGGCAAGGCACCATCAAAGAACTTGAGATGGTAATGTTCGACGTCATGGAAGAGATGGATATTCTCGAAGAACACCCAGAGGTTATCACGGAGCCTCTGGCCACCATCGTCGTTTCACAAGATGACCTGAAAGCTCTGGCTGACATTGTGCGTGAATGCACAGGTCCAGAAACGCATCGTTTGTACGGCATGTTAACCGTACGCAAACTGCAACGTCTTGCTGCGGGTCGACCGTTCCCTGAGAAGTTTGCTGGCCTCACTATTACGAGTAGTGCGTTTGAACTTACCGAAGCGCTGGCCGAGCTTGGAGAATAACATGCGTCGTAACTATTACTATGACAGCCCTTTCTATTACGGGCTTATTGTGTGGCGTAGACGCCTTGCTGTTGTTTGTGCGATGTTGATTGCTATTCTGATCATGCACGGTCGCTCCGCGCCTGCTGTAGAAGACATGTGGTTCTGGACCGGCATTATCTTCGGTGTCGTAGGTGGTGTGTGCTATATTCGTATGTGGTCCTATGAATGCTATCTGCTTGCTGCAATGGGTCCACTAGATAACAGCACTGTTATTGGTTCGTTGAACTTCGATAAGATTGAACGGCGCCACGCTGTCTGGTACGAAAAGAAGTTCGGTCACAAGCCACCTAAAACTAACACATGGAGTATTGACTGATGCCGCGCATGTTTACTGAAACTCACCGCACCAAGTATTTCCGTGATCGCAATCATCCTGAGTATCACGGTGATGTGTGCGAGCGCATCCACCTTGAAGGTATGGAGACGTTGAAAGACCTGAAATACTATCAGGCTGCTATCGCGTTGAAGCGCCGCAGTAGCCCACATCGTGTGCGTCGTCTGGTTGAGCCTAAGACGTGGGATCAACTTTGTCAGTCACGTGGCGAGCGTCACGATATGTATTATCTACGCGCTCAATTCAAATTGTCGGCGGCCCGATTGAAGTCACTGCGTATTGCATACACCGAAGAGCATTGCCGTAGACATGGCGATCCTATGCGACTCGAAGTGAAAGACGCAGATGGTAATCGCGTTGATTTGTTCGTAACCTATGATGCGGCCAATCACTGTAAACTACGTTCAGGGCTTGGCGCTACAATTAATCGCTACGAGGAAAAGAAATAAAATGGCAGTAGGTTTTGTCAAAGACGATGGCGTGAACGATACCATCGAAACAAACGTGCTGAACGAGATTGACCGCGCTCGTTCAGAACTTCAAGGCGTAGGTTCCGACTACTGCGTCAACCCTGACTGCGGTGAAAAGATTCCTGTAATGCGTAAGCTCGCTATGCCGAACGCGCGTTACTGTGTTAACTGTCAGGCAGCGCACGATGGTACTGCTAACGTCGGCTACAATCGTCGTGGCTCAAAAGATTCCCAGCTGAGGTAACTATGGAAACTAAAGTATTGCAGTCTGCCACTGAGTGGCGCGTTAAGGTTACGCAGAAAGATCAGCCAAGCAACACGTTCACTGATGTGTATCGCTCCGAAGAGGAATATCAGAAGTGGATGGACTTGCATAAGAACGACTACACGGTAGAAGTGAACGTTGTTCAGACGCTGACTATCGAAGTGAAGAAAGGCACCTACCCTGACGTCCAGCCAGTAGTTGATCCGAACGTGACGTATTCTCTCGAAGCGTTCGTTAAGACTGCTAACGACTGGGTAGTTATTCGTAGCGGTATCGCAACGCCAGAAGAAGTTACTGGTCTGGTTGATCGCCTTAATCTCAAGTACAACAAGCCAGAGTCTGCTACTCATTTCCGTGTTGTGCGTGTTGTGCGCAGCGAAGTAGAAGAACTGTGGGGAGAGATGTGGTGAACGAAGAAGAACGCAAACAGTTCCTCGAACGCTTAGGTAAGCGTAGCGAAGAACGCGCCGAACCTTACTCACGTTGCGAAGACTGCCGTACACCTCTAGCAGAAGATGAAGTGTACGGTGAATTTGATGACCTGTGTGAGAATTGCTGTGCTGATCGTGAAGACTCAGGGGAGCCAACATAATGCTGCGTAAACTTTGGGTAGCTATTGGATTCAAATTTCCTACTGTGGCTGATGCTATGCGTAAACGTCAGGCATGTACACGCGTTGGCTATAAGAGCTACTGCGTTATGAATCGTGCTGGATTCGCAGAGGCATTTACTCACCACCTGCATGAGTATCGTGATTCCAGCCCTTCGCTGGCTGTGCTCAATAAACACAAGCATGAAGAAGTAGCGGCCAAGGCACAGCGTATGGACTATCCGTGCGTTGTTGTTTTTGCTGACGATGGCTTCTCTGCAATTGCAATTGATGCACCTACTATGGATCGCCACGTATGAAACTCAAAAACACACCACGCGGGCTGTGGTTGTACGTTAAACAACTCTACTTAATGTGTCTGTTGCTTAAGGATGAATATGACCTTATCCGACTGGAGCATGAGTCAGAAGTTCTTGACGCTCTGCAAAGATTGACCGAACGGGACATGGCTAATAGCACAGATATAGGTGTACGCGTTCTGTTGTTCTTTAAGGAACACAAGAAACCACGTAGCGCAAGATATAACCTGCCTTACCTGTGGCCTAAGCGCGACCTAATTCGTTTGCTCAACCAGAACGGTGTTGCAGTAGGTCCCGTGCCGAACTACTTTGTAGCACTCCATCAACTCGTCGATAAGGGCTTCAAGTGATGAAGACAGTAACCTGTTCTGTAAATGCGCTACACGGTAAACGTGTGCTACCAGTCTTCTTTCAAGAGGAAGAAGAAAAGTTTTATATCGGCAGTGACTTCTGGAAAAGTCTGAACCTGCGCGACGACCTGTTCATTGAGCCTCAAACAGAGCAAGTCATCCACAATGACGAGCGCATGAACCGCACCGAGTTCATTCGTGTCTCTACCGTGCGCGATGTTATTCATGCGCTGCATCGTTGCCGCAGTTATATCTGCTACTTTGAGTACATCTCCGACGAGGAAATTGACAGCCTCGCCGAAGCACTCGAACATTGGGAAAAACCAGAGGACTAATCATGAACACCACAATTCAATTTCTCATGGATGAGAACGAGATAGAAGACGCACTCACCTCGTATCACACTGACCCTACCGATGAAAACAAACGTCGTGTGATTGAAACGATTTTGAGTGAGTCTAAACACGCACCAAAACCAGACATTGAACCTGAGGCGCATCGCATTATATTTGTGCCGTCCGTAACTACACTTAGAAGTGAGCCTGCTGTTACGCAATATGCTTCTTTCAGTGGTGAGATCGACAAGATGCTCGTGGCCACTGCTAAATTGGCTAAGCGTGTTGCAGACAAAATTCATGAGGCAGGCAGCTCCGCTGTGCTTGTTCGCTTCGACCCAGAAGAATGGTATTCGTATCGCATTCCTATTCTTCTGGGTTTCTACGATCTGGCGTTAGAGTCGAAAACGCTGGACGGGATTGATTCCTCCATGCGCGACCTCATGCGCAAGGTAGGCAATCTGCCTTTCGATGAAGATGTTGAAGCCTTCTACGAAAGAATAAATCGTTATGTGGCTGAGGGAGAGCATGAAGGCTGTCTGCGCTCCATCACTCAAATGGTGGACACTAAGTTCACACGCAACTTACCTCAAACCGAAACCGAAGAAGAAGGTGAAGAAGAATGATCAGACAAATGCCGTTGCAGCTTTTAAGCAAGGACCCAGACGTAACAGCTCAATCGACCGCAGCGCGTCTAGGCCTTGTTAACTACACGATAGTCGTTCGTGGTGACTGGCAACTGATCTGCGGCACTGGCGTAGATCGTAAACCGCGCATCGCACTTATCGGTCCTTATAAAATCAATCCTGATTTGACCGGTGTGCATATTCTGACTCATGCTGGCTTCTCTGATATTGACGCACTGTTGGCTCTCGGTCTGCATCGCAATGACTTACGCCGTATGCAGAAAGAACACCGTGCTCGCGTCAAAGCTGTAAAAGAACAGAAACGCATGGGCAACACTACCGCACTCGACGATATCAAGGGGAAGTAAGATGAAACAGTTATTCGTAGGCAGCCACCCAAACACCGTTCGCTTTTCTGATCTCGACAGCCGTGACCGCATCTGTGAGATTCGCGCGATGATCGCTGACGCGTATCGCATGTTGCGTGATTCAATTGGCGAACAGGCCAAGAACGAAACGAATACCTTCCACGGCCCGTGGCTTGTGTTTCGCAATCTCATGAACGATCACCCTGCCGCCTGTCTGGAAGAGTTTCGTCATGCGTCTATCTACTTCGATGCAGACACCGAAGGCAAGGTAACTGAGATTGCTGATCTGATTGAACAGCACATCGAACTCTCCCGTGAAGCCCTGAGCCTGAAAGGTGTGCACCAACATCAGGCTGACGCGATGATCAGTATTCAACCTGACACAGCTACGCGTGAAGTAACGTTGCGTGTTGGTCTTGGCAAAACGCGTAGCAATAACCCGCATCTCATTTTGGCTGATAGTGTTCGTCACTACATCGACCTGGCCTCCACTGCTGCATCGACGTTCGAGTTCTGCGTACTGCTCACCAAGAAGCTGGACTCTGACGCCCACGATAACTACGGCGAGATGACGCACGACGAGATGGTAGACTGTGTACACGGCCTAATTCTCGGCTCGTCTAAAAGCATAAAGAACCTCCGTGAACTGATCATGGACAGCATTAACGAATTGTCTATGCCGTATTCTCAATTCGTTTCTGGTCCTAAGTTCGACGACGAACAGGCGGCTGACGATGAAAACTTTGCGCTGCGTGGCTAAACGTTATTGGCGCGAGGTGGTGATACTGATCGTGTTAGTTGTCATCGCCTTCGCTTTACCTTATTTTGAAGTGCGCAACCCTAAGCTGACTATGCTGGTGGCTGTTATTGTGGCTGTGTACTTCTTCGCTACTTGGGCATGTAAGCCCAGTTACGGAAAAGACAATGAGAAAAAATGAAATCGTACTGAGTGCCGAAGAGATTGCAGACGGCATTGAGAAGATCAATCACGCATTGCTGCAAGTTGGTCTGCGTTGTAATGAAGGTGATGTTGGTTACGAAACTGTGTACACCGATGACCGTGGTGAAACGCAGGGTGGCTGGTACGCCGAGTTCGATAAGAAGTCCCGCGACAAACTGCGCGAATCAAAGAAAGTGTCATGGCGTAACTGCGGCATGATTAGCGGCGACACGCTCGACAGCATTCTGCGTACTGCTGCCAGTCTGAAATTCCGTAACTACGGCAAAGAGCCTAATCCTACTCAGATTAAAAAGGTGGTGCACATGATGACCAAAGAAGGTGCCACGCAGAAAGCGCTTGAGACCTACAACTCGGCCAAGCCTTTGTCCGATGGTGACCTCAAGCTGTGTATCGAACACTTCCGCACTCTGGAAAACTTAATCAAAGTTGACCCGATGTTGAAGCTGGCGCAGCCGTATGTTGTAAACAACCTGTATCAACTCGAAAACTATTTGCAAGCACGTAAGAGCAAGTAACAATCATGGGAGGCCCTTAACAGGGTTTCCCATTAGTCATTTCTGGAGCAAATTTCGCATGAGATTCGGATTCGCCTGTAAGCTGCTTGACGCAAACGACAAACAACCATACACCAACAAGAGCCTTAGCTATAAACATTTCTCGGCGCTATCCGCACCTGACCAGCATGAAAAACTTTTGGCCGTTGTCGCACACAACCTGACTTCGTTACTCGACATGATAAAGCACGTTGGTCGTCTGCGTACCGACCTGCGTATGTTTCGAATCACAAGTGAGTTACTTCCGTTGTACACTCACCCGAAAGTGTTCCACATGTACATGCGCCATGACGTCGCAGCCTTAACAGAAAAGATGTTAGCACTCTGTGGTGCAGCGGCACGTCGGCTTGATGTGCGACTATCTTTTCACCCAGGTCAGTTCACGGTACTTGCATCTGATCGTCCTGACGTGGTTGAGAACTCCATTCGTGAACTTGAGTACCATGCGTACTGTGCCTACCACATGGGATATGGCCGACGCTTTCAAGACTTCAAGATCAACATTCACCTCAGCGGTAAACTTGGTGCAAAAGGCTTTCGTGCCGCACACCAGAAACTTTCTGACCACTGCCGCAAGATGTTGACCGTTGAGAACGACGAGATCACTTCCAGCCTCGAAGACTGTTTAGAGCTGGCAGACATATGCCCGATCGTCCTCGACATTCATCATCACTGGGTTATGACTAACGAGTACATACAGCCGACCGATGATCGTGTTAAGCGTGTCATTGACTCTTGGCGTGGCGTTCGACCGACTGCTCACTACTCTGTGTCGAAGCCTGAGTTCGTGCCGTCACGTGGTCTGCCTGATCAGAACAAGCTGTCCGCTAATCGTATGCAGTTACGCGCACACTCTGACTACTATCACAATGACGATGTAAACGACTGGGCCCTCAGCTTCACTGATTTTGACCTGATGTGTGAGTCAAAAGCTAAAAACAGGGCTAGAGTCAAACTGGCGTGTTTTAGCGTCAACTCTGCAAATAAATGGACAAAATGAGGCTTGTTTGCGATATTCGACCTGTGATACACTGTTTATGAGCACTATCGCTCGTTTTTCTCATATAACTAGACAGAGGAAATAAGACAATGTTCACAACAACCACTATCGCAAAGAAAGCACCTGTTGTTCAGTCCGCCAACCATTCATTCGGTATTACTGGTATCACACCAACTAACCGTATCTCCTGCATTTGGCCTGGCGCTCTGGAAGTTCCTGCGAATATTAAACGTTGGTGCCGTGTAAACGAAATCACCAACGACCTTGATGCTTACATGCGTGTTCGCTTTAAAGGTCGCCGCGCAGATATTCTGAACCTGGTGACTAAACACCTTGCTCCGAATAATCCTGAGCTGGCAGTTCGTATTCTCGCAACTATCACTGAGGCGTAAAATGAAAGTCCAATGTTTGGAAGCCGTATACGGTACTACGAATACCAATACTCCGCTTGTGGAGAAACGTGGCTTCCGTCCTGTCGAATCAAAATATCTCGATGGTACGGAGGTTAGATTACAACGGTTATCACACGATATACATGAACGTGTGGTTGTGGGTTACGACCGTTTTGGCCGTGCTGTGTATGGAACACAAGTACCACAATCAACGTTCGAAGTGCGTGACAGCAAGGAAAGCGAACCGAATAAAACGGCGCCCTAGCAAGCTCACAACCAGAAGCCATAGAATAACCAACAATAAATTCATGTGCTGACCTATCGTGGGGTGTCTTAAAATGATCGTCATTTGTAACAGTTCAAAACAGTTTTGTGCTGATCGTCTGGCACACGGGGATGCTTTTGTTTTTGGTAAAACTCGCATGTTGCTACGTGCGGACTTTATCGTCCTGACCGACAAAAACAATTGCTTCTATGTAGTACGCAAATCTGATGTTGTTTGGGCTCCCGAGCTTACGGGTGCGACGCATGTGATTAAAATCCGGGCGTTCGCCCAGATTAAGCCATTTGAACTCAACGCAGCATGTCCTCAGTTCAATAGCCGCGTATTCGGAACAATCGCGTTCCGCAATCCGCACTTCGAACACAGACTCTCTGGTCTGAAATACGTAGAGACAAACTTCGGAGGTTTACATGGCACGTTATCATGTGTTTAGCGCAACCCATAAATACTACGGCGAAGCATACGAAGGTACGTGGCTGAAAGAGATTACACTCAACGGCCATCAAGTTACCTCAGCCGAGTTTAAAGACTTCGAGAGCGCAAAGGAATGCGCGGACAAGCTGCATGAGGTTTGCGATATAGGGTGGATCGTATACAACGCCTTCTCTGAAAGAGCGATGTACGATACCCGCACAGAGCAAGGCGAGTCTGTAAATACATAGCAGCCTCGCCTGCACCTATTCTTAATGTGGCGCTTACGGGCAACACACAAATTCACTATCTAATGAGGTTCAGAATGAAATTCACTTCCATCGCTATCGCACTGGTTATGGCCGCTTCTTCCGCTAACGCTGCAAACTACAAAGCGCCAGCACCTGCTGCGGGCATGGAGTCTTCTGGCATGTCTATCTCTGACAAACTGGACGACTCCTGCCAAACTAAGCTGGCTCAGGCCATTGACCTGCGTGGTGCCGTTGTTGACTTTGCCGTGTCGCGTGACGCTATCGACACTGTGCCGCTCTGGCCTCTGGTCTGTGCGCCGACTGTTGAAACCAAATCAATCAACGTTGAGCGTACCGGCGCTGACCTGACGATCACCTACATCAACAACGATGTGAAGATGCCAAAACTTACTTTGGTGTTGCAGCGCGTTAAGTCTGAGAACGACGATGATGCACCTGCGTATCAGATCGTTCAGGTTGGAGATATGAATGCGATGGGCTACGAAGAACAGTCCGCCGTTAAAGACTGGTTGCTTGATTGCTACGCGGCCACTATTCAAGATGACATGGTGGCGGTGCTGAACTAATGAAAGGAAAGAAGTTAGACGTATTCCTGCAACAACGCACGGCAATAAACAAGGTCGCCTCAAGTCCACAAGACTGGCAGACTTATAAAGAAATGCTGTTGAACATACGGCTTGCCGTTGCTGTTGAACCACGACCCGATGCTGCGGTGCGACACTTAGCTCGCACTTGGCACGCGGAAAAGAAATATGCGCTCCCTGTCTGTCAGGCCACGCTTTTAAAACTGATGACGTTGAAGAAAGCGAACCAAACGCTTGAAGAAATGATCGCGCTCTACATTGACCTTGAGGAAGGACCAATCAAATGACCGAAGCTGAGATGAACATCGACCAAGTAACAAACGCCGCTAAAACCATTTTTCGTTCTGGTACCGCTGAACAGCGTGATGCACTTCGTGCTGTAGCCAACACGGTGCTTGCTGGTTCTGCTGCGCTGGCTTACGAAGGCACCGAGCCTGATGTTGAAACTACCTATCGTCTGCTGTCTAAGATTCAATTCTCTGGCGATGGCCAACAAATGCTACCTGCCGATGAAATCTACGCACTCGACACGTTGCTGCGTAAAGGCAAGAAAGCCACGTTCATGCGCGCCGTAGAAAACATAGCACTGACTATGTACTGCACTGACCCACGTACTGCTGGTCGCGGTTATTGGCCAAAGAACAACAACGATCTGAATCTGCTATTGACCCGCGCTTTTATCTGGCTGGTTGCTCAGGAAGGTCTGGAGAACATTCTGGTCAAAGACACTTCTGTAGTGAGCCATACGCGTCTGGCGCAGTTCCTGATCGCAACGCAGGTTGCAGGTAAAGACGAAGGTGCGCTGCGTCACTTCACGCTTTATCATCCGCATCAAGATACAGGCAACATCTATTCCTGCAACGTGCTACCTGATGAATATATCGCTTCATTGAAAGCGGCGCGTCGTGCGAATCGTCCTGAAGAATACGATCAGGTTCGTGGAATGTCGTTCAATCAACTCGCAGATCTGTGTGAGCGCCTGAATGTTATTGGTCCTAACTCTGTGCCAAAACACTCATGTAGCTGTGATGATGAAGATTGCGAATGTGAGGACGATGATTACCGCAGCCGAGAAGATTACGAAGGCGACACCGAAGAACTGCTTGAAGATTTTTACGGTAAGTTCGGTGACCCTGACGACGACGAAGAACCAGAACAAGATATCTGGCAGCCTGACGTATCGCTCATGGAAGTCGAAATCGATCTGCCTGCCGTAACGTTACCGCGTCCTGCGCCGGATGCTTATGTAGGCCGAGCGCCTTCTCGCTACAAGAAGCCAGTTCAGAAAACATCGCGTACTAAATTGCTCCTTACCCGTGAGCAACAAATCTGGCACACGATTGATACTGATAACAAAGAGTTCGGTGATCGTCGTTTTGCTATTACGCTCGTATCACGCCACACGTGCGGCGTAAGTCATGCAATCGCCACAGCCCGTGAAGCACTCGCAGTTGCTGCCGTGCTTATGGACGAAAGTAGCAAATAACTGGTCAAACTAGCGCTTCGATTCGAGGCGCTTTTCTGCTATAATCATAGCTAGAGCAATATTGCTCTCAACGTCATTTTTTAACCATACGTTTATAACGGGAATTGTCATTTATGTCACGCACTATTTCACGCAAGAAAGCAGTTAACCTCATGTCCACCACTTACAACGCGAAACACCCTGAGTACCTGCCACGCCTGTTGGCAGAAGATATGGACTCGACTCACCTGTTTGAGTTTCGTGAAATGGTAATCGCCAAGATTCAATCTGGTGAAGACCCAACTAAAGTGGTCGATGACATGATCGATACTGCAATCCGCGTCACTCAGGTTCGTCGTCGCACCAGCAATGACTATAATCCGAAAATCGCTGACGTGCTGACTGATGAAATGCGTGAGATGCTCCGTAACCTTTAAGGATTAAAATGAAAAGCTACGGTTACTTCTTTATTCTGAATCACATCGCTATGGCCGTAGATGCACCCGACAAGGACGTCGGGTTTAAAGCTATGGTTGAACTGGATATGCTCAATCGCGCATCTATTTTTGCTCGACCTGACGCAGAGCCTCGCGCTGCTAAACTTGTGCGTGACTTAACTCAGGCAATCTACCCACCGGCATCCGATATTCATCCGACTGTTGCGCAGCGTATGATGTTGGTGAAAGCTCTGCACGATGAAGAACTCGAATCTATCGTTGGTGGTATTCGCTTCTTCGTGCCGTTTGCGTACACGAAAGAACAACTGACCGAGCAGTTCGGTTTCTTTGATAGTGGTGAAGCGCTTAACGTGCCGTACTATCTACGGCACATGCTCATGGAAGATCAAGCTGTCTTCCTTGACGGTAAGCTGACCAGCTTCGCGCATTCGTGCGCACACGGCGAAGTGACGCAGACAGCCAGAACTTACGGTCTGCTTCCTGCTCAGGCTTATGGCAAAAACGATATTCCTGAGCAATTCAAACATCTGCCTCTGTTTTAGGAGACAACGCTCATGGGAGTTGTTAAAGGCATAACCGCTACCACGTTCCCTTCACGGGGACGTGACGAGGGCCAGAAGATTGCTCTCAAGACTCGCTGGGGAATTTATCCAGCGGTCATTGTGCGACAAGATAACGACCAGCCGTACAATGAGATATGGAAGATCGATGCAAAGAATCTTCCTCGCCGTTACTTCGCTGAAAGCGATGACCTGTTCGTGTCTCGCCACTACATTGAGAACTACGCGAAGCATTCACCTATCTGTGCTAAAGGTGAGTACGAAGGTCAGTTCGTCGATGTTGTGTTTGACTACGACACGCAAAATAAATGCGAAGGCGTTGTTGTGACGCATCGTGATTTGCTTTTGGTAATTCTTATTACCACAGGCCCACATTCAGGTCGCTACGTCACTGGCAAAGAATGTCAGTATGCACCGCGACCTCGTTCCACCAAAGAACTAATCGACAACTAAGGACGTACTAATGCAATTCAAAGTAATGCCAGACCTCAATCGCTACCCTGACTTCATCATGCCTAAACGCGCCTCCGGTCAGGCTGCTGGTGTTGACCTGTTTGCTCAGGAAGACATGGAGATCACAAACAATACCGAACTGTTTGAGCTGGGCTTTAAAGCAGCGGTCCCTGAAGGTTACGTTGGCATCATCTTCCCTCGCAGCGGCCTGGGTGCTAAGTTCAACTGTCAATTGTCTAACACGCTTGGTGTGATTGATAGTGACTATCGTGGAGAGTGGATGGCAGCTCTGCATCTCGGCGGTAAAGGCACTAAGGTTCAGATCGTCGAAACGCATCGACCGAGCCACGATCAAACACATCGCCTTGTGGTTAAGAAAGGCGAAGCGTATGCACAAGTGCTGTTCTTCGAAGTGCCTCTGATGGAGATCGTGCAGGTCTCCGAGCTGGACGACACTGAACGTGGTGAGGGTGGTTTCGGTTCCACCACACCTGCCCGTGGATGATCTGCTGATAGTGCTTATCGCCTACTATATTGTGGGCGTTATCATATTCATTCGCGATCTATACGATGCCGCAGAAGACACGGTGCTCCGCAAACAGTTCGATGCAGAACTCGAACAGACCTCTAATACAGGTCTGGCGATTGAACTTATCCGTGTTGTGCTATTCGTTGTGTTTATCCACATCCCTTGCTGGATATTCCGCGTATAGTGACGCTACTCACACGAGGAGCCTTACGTGGGCTCCTCATTATCGTAATATAAACACTATGGCAAAGAAAACTTATCTGCTACCTCGTGAGCGCCCAAGCCCGTTGCCTAATCTACGAGCCTATCTCGCGTTTCTCGCCCGGAAGCCTAATGCTAATCGCGCAGTATTAGAATCGTATTGCAAAGCAAGTGTGGCACAAATGGCGCGCGGCCGTTTCTTTGTAGGTAAGCTCTTTGGCTACAAGGTGTATACGAAATCGAACAAGCTCGCATACACGGTTGTCTGGATTGACCCATACAACTACGATTGTCTTGTTCTAAACCATCAAAGGAGAGAAGTAGAGTTTAAAAACCTTTATGGCCTGCTTTTATAGTTGGGTCCTAGCGCCTTCACACTAGGGGAATCTTCCGATGATAACTGTTCTTAACAATCGTACCGACGAGGTAATTAACCGCCTGAACGTAGCAGTATGGATTTGCGTAGCGTTTGCATCGGCAATCTTTGCCGCATTGCTCTTAACGCCAGCATCTGCCAGTATGTCTACAGGCCCTGACAACGCCATTGATATTTCATCTTCCGTGTCACTCGATCCCTCCAATCGCGTGGCAACCAAATACAAGGAGATAGAAAAGGCAGTAGCTGCAAAAGAGGAACGAAGGCCAAAACGCTATGTAACACGCGAGCGCCTCCGACAACTCTATGCTCACTTGCCTCATCCTTCTGACTTAGGCAAGCAGATTGATTTGGCCGCAGAGAAGTACAACGTAGATGCAAAACTGCTTCTATCGATCTGCGTCTCCGAGTCGCATCTTCGTGCAAAGGTCAGAAATAAATCCGGCGCTACGGGCCTGTGTCAAATCATGCCTAACATGCACGGACGTACTGTTAAGGAACTGCAAGATTATCGCATCAACGTTGATCAGGCAGCCCAGATTGTTGCGTTACTAAACAAGCAGTGTAAAGGACGACGCGCCTGCGTTATCCAAAGTTACAACACTGGTTGGGGAGCATATTTGAAGGGGGTACGTGCCCCGCAATATTTAGCGAAAGTTCAGACTGAGTATCGCCGCAAGCATACTCCATCTTCATAATAGAGGACATAATAATGAACATCAATATCACCACGCTGTACAAAATGCAATTCCAGTTACTGAAACCTCTGTCACCTCGTCAGGAGTATGCGCTTGTTGTGCTGCTCTGTGACAACGTGCAAGATGGGGATGTGGCTGCACTGGCTCAAGTAATCGTTCGTGACTATCCGCACGTTGCGCGTCTGTATGATGCGTTCGCTGCCGCCAACCAGTATGAGAATGCCGTGCCGTTCATCGTACCTGTGTTGAACTCGGATGAAGTCACCGAAGAGATCTTCTGCATTCGTAATCACGCTCTGGTTGTTGCACCTGACCTGCGCGATTCTCTGTATCAGGCTCTGACTCGCGTTGTAATGATGCGTGAAACTCCTGATGAATTGCTGATGCGTGAAGGCGCTGAATTGATTCTGGTCCATGACGCTCTGCCGTTCTTGCTTGGCCAGTTCGTTGACAGTATGCTCGACGCGTACAACTGTGGTGTGCTGCCTGTGGTTATTCGTCCTACGAAAGACCAGCAGGCTATGCGTGATGATCGCCTGTTGTCGTTTGAGATGTTGCGCGACAACAATATGTTCTCTGGAAGTCTGGACTTCACTAAAGCTCTACAGCCGAGCGAGAAAGCGAAAGCAATTGCTGCCCAGCTTATCTCTCGTCTGCGTGGTGTCAAGTCGGCACACGGCTTCGATGCAGTAACACAATAAAACACAACGGGAGACCTTAACTGGTTTCCCGTTTTTCATTTCTGCGCAAATTTTTGAGACTACGACGATGACTAATCAATTCCAACAAATCCCTGCAGGTAAAACCCTTCTGCCATTCTATTCTTCTGTTGCACTTAACGTCTACTTCAACGAGCGTATCAAACGTCTTGGCCTGACTAAGGTGTGGGAATACGTAGAGCGCAACAACTGTCCTGCGTTCGGCGACGATCAGATAATGGAAGCTCTGCACTATCATTCGACCGTACACATGAAGCACGTAACGGCTCTTGCGCTTTGGTTGCTTGACTGCGAAGCTATTCACGATTGGCAATACAGAAACGGCGCAGTCCCATTAGCTATTGCCTGTATGTTCCACGACATGAATCATACTCTCGGTCAGAAAGACGATGCGTACAATGTCCAGCAAGCTGTTGCCGCATTGGAGAAAGCTGCTCACCATGAACTGGCCGACGCTGTGCTGATCGATAACTGCGATATTGCGGCCGACCTGATTCGTGTTACGCAATTCCCCTACTCGGAAGACCGCGTGCCGAAGAATATGATTGAGCGTTGTATTCGTGACGCGGATATTCTCTACGGCATGCAGCCGTTTGTTATCGACCACGTTATGTTTGGTTTACGTGAAGAAGTGAATAGCAATCCTGATATGCCTTATACCTTCACACAGAAAGAGTGGGCTGCTGGTCGTGTTGACTTCCTGCGTAGCGTTGAGATGTTTACGCAGACCGGCAAAGACGCTATGGACTGGTTGCTTGATGCAGAAAACGATCACAACCATCAGGCGAAGATTGAAAGCTGGATGACAGACAACATTGATTTTATTGTTACCAGTGCTCGCCGCGTCAAAGCGAACGATGTTCTGTTTATCGACACACCAGAAGATACGTTGAAAGCTCGTCGCTTGATTGAGCGTGTTGCTGACATGGGTGTGGGTTTCAACGTCTATTTCAATGACGGCACTTCGGTTCATCTGCGTAATGGCGAGAGTTGTGTGGTCTGCGAAAGACGCAAATAATAGGATGAAATAGGCGGTATACGAACCACGTGCCTGTGATATAATACGCATAGACACACATAATAGAGAGAACTCGAATGAAATACTTGAAGCGCATTCATCCAAACGTAGACGCCAGCTTATTTGCGGTTAATGGAATCGTAATGCCGATGGCCTTCTTCTACATGGACGTCACCGTTCACGATCAGGAACGCGGCGACAAAGAAATAAAAATCGGTGTGCGTATGAATCCTAACGTTTCTCGTGAATCTTATTTGCCTGGCGTGGATTACAGAACGTTTATTCCAGTGTTAGCCTGCGACCCGTCCTCCGACGAAGGGTTCCACACCGAGCTGGGATTCATCGACATTAACAGTCGCTATGTTGACATGCACCACCAGAAGCGAACGTATATTGCTTATCTTGGTTCGTTGCCTGATGTTGCTGAGTCCGATGTACGCGACAAACGTTATGTATGTCCAGTAGACATACGCCAAGTACCGCCACATCCTGACATGCCTCAACGTTTCCGCAACGTGCCACGCTACGGAGCAACGATACGCACTGACTATCTGCGCACTTCTGTGCTCGACCAGATAGATGATGAAACGTGGGAAGCGCTGCGCACCATCGACCACGCTAAAGGCACCACGTGGTCGCAGTTCTTAGATGCCGCAACGTCAGGGCGCTTCACTCCGCACGATGATCTGTCAGACTGCTTGGAGAGTCTGGAAGAAGAATACATGCCCGAACATATCTTCAAGCGTATTCGTATTTCTCAATTCGAGAAAAGAAGGGGCTAATCATGATGCACGATATATACAAGGTAAGTGCTGTCTTGTTCTACCTGCTTGGCGCTATGGCTTTCCTTGCACATATCGTTGGCTTCGTGAAGAACTGGATGAAGATAAAAGAGATGCGGCAGAAAGCACAGGCGAAGATCGCCAAAGTGAAAACGCCGCATGAACTGATTAAACGCCGTTTGCGAAAAGCAGAAGAACGCGCACGGCACCGCCCACGTAAACTGAGAGATTGATTATGGCTGAGATAACTATCGAACCCAAATTGACAAACAAAGTACGCAAGGCTCTTGAGACTTGCTGGGATGAAACAACCAATAGAAACGAAGGCCCGATAGCATTCTCGTTTCTCGCCTCATCTTTTGCCAAAGATGGTAAGCGCCTGTTCGAAGGTGAGTTGCGCCTGATCAATGCGATTCTGCGCGAAGCCATAAACATCAACCTGTATGGCTGGTACGTAGCAACTGTCCATAACAGTAAAAAGGGTGACATGCTGATATTCCAGCCTGTTGCTGACCTCGAAGATATCGTTGAACTGGAGCTGTGACATGAAAGAAAAATCAAAAGTTAATCTGCACCATATCCAAACAGTAACGCTGCGTACTCTGGATGATATTCTGCAACGTAAGAGCGAACACGATCTGCCTAATACGTCGTTCTCTGTTAAACAGTCTCACCTATTTCCTGATACGGAGATGACGATTAAACACGCGAGCGATATGGCGATCTTTCTTTCATCGCCTTCCGTATGTGAGAAGTACGGTCGATGGGCAATAGCGCCTGAGCGAAATGCAAACAACGAACTTGTTGTTGTGTTTGTTCCCGTTCCTGCCATTTCAAATGTCGTGGAGCTGTAGCATGGAACAGATTGATATGTTTGATACGCAGGGTGCTCATGAAATCTCCGAGTACACTGAACTTGATTCAGATCGTTTGCATCCGTCTGTGGTTACGCGCAATGACCGTCGCGTGATTGCTGCGTTCGGCCAGCCTGTACTTAGTGACGAATATCTTGCTAAGTACCCAAGTATGCGTCCTGGTAAATTGAAGTTTCGCAAGAAGCTGGTTGTGATTCATGAGTTCGTGCTCGTCACGCATGATAAACTGAAAGCCAGTTTGTTGAAAAATCAGGGCGACGTGCGCCGTATGAGCAACGCCGACCCGCAGTACCTGATCAATGTGTACAACCACACAGAGAAGGTAGCGTTGTTCATGCGTGACTTTGAAGACTTCATGAGCCACTTCATGAATGCCCTTCATTTGTTTACTGTGGCAACTGTGTATGATGGCCGACTGCTGGTATTTGCAGAGAACGGCGATCCGCTTGTTACCTCAGAAGAAACGTTGGCGATGCTCACCGAGATTGAGCACTTCATCAACAAGAGCAAAGTGTATCGCGTACACTCACAACACGCTATCTACCGTACAATCTAACCTGAGCGCTTACGGGCGCTCTACTGGAGAAACATTATGTCATTCGATCTTCGTCAAAACTTACTGCTTGTTCGTGACGCTGCCCTGACAGGCAAGCCGCTGTTTTATTTCTACAACGCCATGGGACGTGAGATGGTTCTTACTGGCGATGTGCTGCGTGAAATCATTGAGCGCCAGAAAGAAGGTACGCTCTGCACTAACACTTACTGGGGTTTCGCTACTGACCCTACGCTGGAAGTTTGGTCGTTCGACGATAACAATGACCTAATGCTTCACCATCACGTAGGTAGGTCCTGCAAAACGTTCCTGCCGTATGAGATGCTTGAGAGTGCGCACGAAGGCTTCAAGCCAATCAATGGTCTGTTCATTGAAGACAGTCTGCGCCGCATAATCAAGATTCATCTCAAGGCAACCTGTCGTGAAGAACAAAAGATCACTTGGTTCGCTGATCTGCCAGAGCCTGAAATGCGTAGCATGTTACTGTCGTTTGGTGTAGGCCCAATGCGCGTGTCGCGTGAAGATAAAGAAGGTCTGATCAAACTACATGATCGCTGGCTCGAAGACTTCGACGATAAATACAAGTACACGCATAACGCAATCGGCTTGGACGACAACGAAAAAATTCCTGCTGACTATCGCCCTGACCGCATTCGTGATCTTACGAAGCGTATGATGGCTAACGGTAAGACGCAGGATATGATGGACCAAACTCTGAATGACTTGTTGCGTCAGTGCCGTATTCGCGGCGATATCCCGCATCCTGGTCGTAACTTCAATCGTTATCAATTGACTTGCTACTATGCAACGCATTTGATCTTTGCGCACGACGCGAAAGATAAAATGGCTGAACTGATTGATAATCCGCAATTCGTGGTCAACTTTATTTATGGTTGGTACCCGGACTATACGTGGATTACGATCAACGAAGAAACGTTTGAGTACCAGCAATCGTTGGTACGTGCCGCGCTGATTAGCTTGCAGCGTCATGTACAAAATGAAGTTGGCGTATACAAGATCGATCGTGGCATGGTTACGTGTGCAGATAACTTCGACCCACATGCAGACGAAGAATCAGAAGATGGTGATGTTGATCTGGATAAACTGGACAGAGAAGGTCTGTTAGATCTGGTCATCCAGTATAAGCTGGCCTCAGCCAAGAAAGCCGCATCACTTGATATCTCTGAGTTACGTGAGCTTTGTGAAGATCATTTCGGGTATGATGAAGTTGAGGAGGACGAGCCGGAACAGGAGCGTGAGCCTCGTAAATTCCCAGCAGTCAGTGATGACCGCAATATCAGCTACGAAACGATTCGTAAGACTCTGATGAAAGCTAAAGTTCCTCGCGCTACATATGCTGGGGACCTGTACTCAAACAAGAAAACCGTCGTGCGTGATGTGCGTAAAAGCATAATAAGTGCTCTGACAAATGCAGTCGAAGCTGGTCTGCTGGATAAACTGCCTCAAATTTCATTGGAGGCTATCGCTTACGCTCTGACAAAAATGAAAGATGGTGATCGCTATCCTCGTGATGCAGAATACCTGAAAGAACTAATTAAACACGCACTGCGTTAATTGTCCAACCATACCTAACATTGTAGGGAACAAAAATGAAATTCGAACAAAACATTCTGGTAGTAAATCGTATTCAACTGGCTATGAACGACGAGCTGGTCAAGAAGCTGACTGATGCTGCGCGTGATGATCGTGGCGCATCGGCTATGTCACTGGCTTATGCGACCGCAATCGTTATGGCTAAACTTCAACATAAGATTACCTTCGCTTTGGCTGAGGAGAATCCTGAGGCCTGTGTTCGTGCTGAACTACTCTGGACTGATCATGGCTCAGTCACCACAAGTGCGCTATTCCTCATAGCGTCCGCAGCCGACGAAGAAGTATTAAACCACGTCGAAGACCACGACTACCTGAACCATCTGCACACAATCAAACGTGTAGCAGAGGAGAACGGATTTAACCTCCATGTCTTCCCCGTGGCTGCTAACTTCCCGTTCAAGCGTACTGAAATCCCGGCTAATATGCAGTGAGGTGATCTATGACTGATAAACTGACATTGGTACCGAATGTCGCTATCGTCCTGAAGATGAACGAACGCCGCGCATTCTTAGGGCCGAAAGAAGATGGGTTTGTCTATCTGGCAAGCAAGGAAGCACTCGATAAATTCGAGGCGCATATCCTGCGCTACCGCAGCCGCGAAGAATACTCTGAGATAGAGGAACGTGAATTACGCGCTCTGACAGACGAGGGTGTTCTGGCTCTGAGTCATGAAGTCAAAACAGACCCAGACAGACCGTGGCTGTGGACAAAGACAGACTTCCGCAAGAAGCTCTGGTAAGCATAAAACTGGACAAAACAGCGGTAGTATCTGAAAGCGTCCTATGATACAATAGAAGCGTAGCTTGTGCTGCGCTTTTATAACATATGTCTGAGGAGACAACGAAATGATGAACGAAACTCAAGCAACCCCATCTGATATCGAATTGCAGGACCGCATGATGGACGCCGCTGTCCAGAAAGTTATTGAACTGACCCCTGAGTGGATTGACGTGGCAGCCGCAGGCCTTCGCCTGTACCTGACCGTGTGTGACCAGCTTGGTGGTCCGATTCCTGAAATGCGTTTCGTACACAACAACCGTCCATGCAAACTCCAGTTCAATTTGAACGAAGTTGCCGAAGGTTCTGAGTTTGTTGCGAACGATATCGATCATGCCAAGCAGATGGAAATCTGTGAGGCGATTCTCGCTACAGCCGAAGCGAACGAAGATGGTCACTCGCTAATGGACCTTGCGATTTGTTCTGGCCGCCTGTTTATGATCGGCTACGATGGTCTTGCTGGCACGGTTAGCAAAGTTTGCTTCCGCTTCGCCAAAAAGAACTACGTCATGAATCTGGTTGAGGCTAAATAACATGAAACTCTCACCGTTTATGTTGAAACGCAGTAAGCTGGCTCCTGAAGTATTTGCACTCGTTCGTGAAAACGAAGTGCTCGCCTCATTCAGACCTAGAAAGTTTCTGGAAGCTCTCCAGGCAGTTGTTAAAGAGCACGGTCTGAAAGAAGTCGATGTTGTATGGCGTGACGGCTCCCGTACCGTAGAGCACTTAGTTGTCTCGCTCACCCGTGAGCTGGTATCAACTGATACTATCATGAACCGATACAACATGTGCCTGATGCTTCGCTCGCAGGGTATTGCGGCCAGTCTTGCCGTACCTGTCGATATTCGCACGATGTATGATGAACACGGTCCGATGATCAGTGAGATTCACATTGACCCTGAAATCGCAGACAAGCTGGCTGTGGCCCTCGCACCAAAACATCCCCTGTATGCGGATGCTCATAACGGGTATGAGGAGGATGATGACGCCATCGACGACGAGGACGACTTTAACGACGATGAATGTATCGACGATGAAGAAGACTTCGACATGGAAGATGCTAACCCTGAAATCGAGCGTATGATGATTTGCAGTTGGGGATATCGCGCCGAAGACTGGGCAATCACTCTGAACGATGATCAGGTTCAGGAAGTACACAGCCTTGAGGTTGGTGTTGACCCTGACATTGAACTGCCACTCGCACCTGATGCGAAGGACAAATACTTCTAATGAAAACCACTAACGAAATGATCAAAGAGTTGCGACAACGCGGCGAGCTTGTTATTGAAGAACGCCAGAAAGACGCAGTGCCCGACTTAACGTTCACGCTTGATTGTCTGTGTCTCACATACAAGAAGCGGGAAGTGGAAACAACCAAGCGCGGCCGCGTTATCACAATCAAGTTGACGAACATGCACTAACAATCAGTTTGGCTCGCCCGTCCAGAAATGCTCACCCCCAATGAGGCGCCCCATCGCAGAGGCGTGACGACGCGGGTCCTTTTTGAAGCGTACTGAGTAGTGCGCTGCATAAAGTACCTAAAACCAAACAGGAGGCTGTTAATGAAGTTCAACGAAGCAAGTAAAGATGCACAGGTCATTCTCATGGGTGGTGCACTCGCTGGTGTGATTGAAGTCTTCGGACGCGACGAAGAAGACGAAGGCAAAAAGCTGATCGAAACGGCATTAAGCCAGATAGGTCTGACGTTCGACGAGTTCTGTGTGCTGATGACAGATATGGCGCCTGAGGTAGAAGTTGAGGTCGAAGCGATTCTCGGTGAGCATAAAGCTGTACGTGTTGCTGATGCAGACGATGACTTCGATGATGAAGACCTCGACACTGCGGAAGAACGACCAGGCAATCTCAACGATGACGGCCGTACCGATGAAAACGGTTGGCAGAACCTCGACGAAGGTGAAGATGAAGTCTGCTTCTCCTGCCATAAAGAGCATTGCGAATGCAATCGTGTGGGGTAATCAAATGAGCCGACGTCCTACACAAGATGAAGTGAGCGGCCAGATAGCTGCCGCCGAAGAACAACGCTATAATGAGCAAATCGCTCAGTACGACGACTGGACAGACGACGAGCTGGCCGACGCTGTAGAAGCTAACGAGCTTGTGGACGAAGATGACGACGCAAGCAACTACAGCCGCGAAGCGCTGATTCGAATGCTTCTGGCAGATCGTCGCTTCTAAGCATAAATCTGGACAAAATGAGGATTGTCTCAAAACAGCGTCCGTGATACAATATAGAGACAGCGAGACATGTTCTCTCTGTGATGTGCCTATAACGTCTTGACCGTGTGTTTATTTTTTCCCGGGCACACGGTCCTTTTTAAAGCTGCTTCCTGTGAGGCTGTTTTAAAAAGGGTTCGATACCCTTTGAGCGCGTCGGGCTTTACGCGGTTTCCGCCTGCCGTGCTCTCATGCTAAACCGCAAAGGAAATAGATATGCCTAATACTTCACGCCCTAAGACAGAAGACAAATTCTCCCGCGCTCGCGCCGCTAAGAACTCGCCAAAGCGCGTTAAAGGCAAAAAGCCTAGCGAGCGTCCTGAGAACGAAGGTGAGAAGAAACGCCCAACACCACGCGGGCCGTCTTCCGCTAAACCACGTCAACTGCCTCCTGGCTACGGTTACAAATCGAAAGCTACGGGCGAACGTCTCCCGGACACGCAGACGAAAATTCGTGACGAGGAACGCGTGTTCAATCTGGTTCACGCAATCTTATCAGCATGGAAGGTTACGACTGACGCGGAAGCGGTTGCTACGGGTATCATCAAAGTGTCTCGTCGTAAGATTGAAGGCGCCTTGCGTGACCTCAAGAATACGCGCTTCACTAAAATCCCGTCGCTGGTTAACGATATTCTGACCGATATGGACCTCTACAAAGAGTTCGGTCAGTGGGTGTATGTCGAACACGATTCTCCTGATTGGATTTTCGTTCGACTGCCTGAAAACAGTACGCAAGTGATTCGTGCTGATATCAGTTCTGATCGTATTGGCGAAACGTCTGCTGCCGTGACAACCAGAACAGAAGTTCTGCTTGACGGTGCGCACCTCGAAGAAGATGAAGAGGAGATTCCTGAGAACGTCGAGTATGGCGACGAAGAAGAAGAATCTGACGAAGAAGAAGAATCTGACGAAGAAGAAGATGATAACGCCGCTGCTGTTGCTAAGATGCGCAAGTATCTGGTAGCTGCGCAAATCATCAAGCCAGAAGCTGCCGTCAAGCTGTCTGACAATGACGTAGTGAGGTTGTATAGCTACTACCGAGCGTAAGCACTAACGAGCGGGGCAGTGAAATATAGCTGCCCTGCTATCTGCGAAGTATGCAGAAAACTGGACAAAATCGTGGTTGTTATCTGCCGGCCACCTATGCTATAATAGATTCAGACGCAATAGTGCGTCACACACAAAAACATATACTGAGGAGTATTAATCATGGCACGTATCGAAACTAACACTAACCTGGTTGGCAAAACTATCGTCCTGCTGAACGGCACCAAATCTAAAATCGAAGATGCAATCGCGTCTGGTTATAAAGTGAAGGGCCTGACCAAGCGCATCGCCACCCGCTGCATCATCAAAGAAGGCTCTCACTTCCGCGAAATCGAACGCATGAACATGAGCCAGCTGGAAGATACAGGCGAAGGTTATGTTAAGCTGAAAGATGCGAAAGCGTCTGGCAAGAAAACTGCCAAGAAAGAAACTGCCGCGCCGAAAGCGTCTGGCAAGAAAGCTGGCTCTAAGAAAACTTCTGGCAAGAAAGACGCCAAGCCGACGAAAGACAAAGAGCCTAAAGTTCGTCGTAAATCTTCCGAAGAGCAATCCGAAGATTACCAGAATCTGGCTCACGCTATCATCAAAGGCGGCAAAGCCAAGCCTGCTGTTGAGATCGAAGCTGTAGACGAGTCGCTGACTGATGCAGTTGCTCAACGTCTGGCCCATTACGTGCTTAACTCTGACGTTGCAAAAGTGTGCGCTGATAACAAAACGCCGATCGCTAACGCACTGGACGTTACTTACGGTGCTGAGTATGCGCCTGAAGGTAACGTGCTCCAGATTACGCTGAATCTGCAATACGCTGCGCCTGTGAAAACTGTTGCTGCTGCGCCTGAGCTGGACGAAGCTGTGGCGAAACGTGCTGCCAAGCTCGCTGCTAAGAAGATTGGCAAAGTGCTGGCGAAAGCAATCAAAGCGGCCTTCGACCTTGAAGACGCGAACGACCTGCTGCCTGGTACCGTGTTGACCAGCGAAGGTACTGAGTTCGTGTTCGTCGGTGAGTCTGCGAAACATGCAGGCAAAGCGCTGATGTATAGCGCCGACACTGACGGCTTCAAATCATTCGGTGCCGACAAACTGGCCGACTTCGAAATCGTCGCTGATGAAAGCGAAGAAGAGGAAGAAGATGAAATTGAAGATGAAGATGAAATCGAGGAGGAAGAAGAAGAGGAAGAATCCTCCGAAGACGAAGAAGACGGTGAAGAAGACGATGGCGAAGAAGAAGACGGCGAACCGCAAGATGCCGAATACGAGTTCGTCGCAGTCGATGCTGATCAACTCGAACTGGTCAACAAGAAAGTAACCGCCAAGTATCACGCTTCACTGGCTGAACGCTTCGGTGTTGACGAAGAAGCTCTGGCCCCAGGCCTGATGTTAACTGACGGCGAAACTACTTTCGCTTACCTCGGCTGCGATAGCAAAGGCGGTCTGCTGGTTATCGACCTGTCTGATGATGCAGACGAAGATGATAACGTGCTGGTGTATAGCAAAGCCGATATCAAAACTCTGACCGACTTTAGCCCTGTGATCGATAGCGGTGAAGCTGACGATTCAGAAGAAGAAGACGGTGAAGAAGAAGACGGTGAAGAAAACGACTTCGAAGATGAAGAAGATGGCGAAGAGGAAGACGGCGAAGAAGAAGACGACTTCGAGTTTAACGACCTGCCGTCCGAAGATCTGGAAGACCTGTCCGAAGACGAACTGCGTGACCGCGTTGTTGAAGCCGGCCTGACCACTGTGCGTAAAGCTGAGAACATGAAAGCCGCACAACTGCGCAAGCTGCTGAAATAAGATCGACCTGTAATACGAAAACTTGAAGTAAGATGCGGTTCAGACAGAGCCGCATCTCTGACAACTAAGCTGATTGAGGAATCACACTATGTCAAACGCAAATGCAAACCTGTTGAATGCCCGTGTACGTCGTCTGGACGGCACCACCACTTTCATCAACAAAGTAAACGCTAACGGTTATAGCACCGACGCGAAAGGTCCGCAGATTCCGGTGAAGCGTATCGTGCTTGCTGGTAAAACTCTGAAAGAGATCGAACAGCCGTATGCGAAAGCCGAGCACGTTCTGATTGACGGCATCACCGTTAAGCTGAACAAGCCCCAGCAGAAAGATCTGCGCAACGACGAAATCGACGTTGACACTATCAAGCCTGACTTCGGCAATTTGGTCTACATCGACCCTGAGACAGGCAAGCCTGCTGTGAAAACTGCGAAAGTGAAAGGCGGCGTGAAAGCTACCCGCGAACGTAACAAAGACAAGCGCACCAAGAAAGAGCGTAAAGCAGAAGTCGCCGCGTCGAAAGACGAAATCGACATGCTGCCGTCTGCTAAAGTTGATCGTAAAGCTGAACTGGCTGGCATCATCGACGCAACCATCGCCGACGCGAATACGAAAGACCGTCGCAAGATGTTGAGCGAAGCGTTTGACATGGACTGGAAAGATGTGAAGAAACACGGCGGTGCTGGTGTTATCAAACACATGGGCCGCAAAGCTGCACAGACCGCAGTGAATCGCCTGAACGCCAGCGTAACGCAAGACACGTTCATCAAGCAGATGCCTGTCGCGTTGAAACGTCTGATTCAAGACGGCGCCCTGACGTTGAATCGTTCGCAGATTGAGCGCGTACTTAGTGCGCTTGACCTCGACGTGAAATTCTACGATGTTGCCATTCAAACTCTGATGGGCAACCTCAAGCTGTCTCTCGATAAGTCCATCGAGAACCCGAAAGTGAAATCAAAGAAGGCAAAGCATAAACTTGCCGTGCCTACATACGCTTCGGAAAAAGAAATCACCAAGCGTATTCGCAAGATGACGATCAAGCTCATTAAGCCAAGCAAGAAAGATATGCCAGCGCTGAAAGAGCACTCGAAAGCATCGAAAGCGGTTATCGCTAAAAAGCTGGGTATCAAATCTTCTGACGTGAAGCGCGGCCTGATCGTCTACAAGCCGAATGGCGTTGAGTTGATGTTCCTGACTTGCGATATGACGGGTCCTGTCTTCATCGACAAAGACGGTGCTGAATGTGTGATGGCCCATGCTAATGTTGACAGCACGTTCAACCTGACCCTGGGCAAAACCTCTGAACTGGATGCCAGCGTATGACAAACAACGAAATCGTTTTGTCTGGTGTATTCGCTCAAATCTATTCGCGGCTGACAACGGCCGCGATACTCAAAACCTACGTGTACTACTCTGACCTGTCACCTGCGGTGTTTGGTCTCCAGCTTAACGTGAGCACGGCACAGTATCACGCGCTGTGGGAATTTGTAGTGAAGACCATGCGTCTTGATATTGCTAACGGCCGCCCACCGTTAGCTGCTCTTTATGTGTCGCGGGCAAACGACGAGAAGGCTCCTGCGAAGAAGTTCTTCTCTGAATACTACAAGCTCACTGGGAAGCGCCTGACACTTGATGAATGGCAAGCACTCGTTGAACATGTGTGGAAATCATATGAGCCAGATCTTCGGGAGCCATCATGAAAAAGTCGAAAGTTGTAATTAGTCGTGGCGGCTACAGGCCGTCTTCACCAGAAGAAGCTCAGAAGCTGGTAGCTGAGTTTATTCTGGGTACCATCGGAGTTAACCCTACTGTTATCAGCCAGCAAATGTTATTGAACGTTGCGAACTACAATTACCTGACGTCTATTGCTGACACGGGTAAGGCAAATCAAGCGAACCAGAGCGCATTGCATAAAACTGTAAAAGAACTTAATGCGTTCTGTAGATTGCACAAGATTCCACTGGGATTACTAATTATGCCGCATACGTCGGCCAGTGATTATGCTGGTGACGAGGTTGTAGCGATTCCTTGGGAGCATGTGCGCACAAACGCATTGAGCCAGTCTGCCATCGAATCTCTGTTTGAAGTAGTTGTAGCCGATGGTTATCCGCAGTTTGTGACTGATGCGAAAACAGTAGAGGGATACAATGTTTTATGACCACGTATTCAACCACGACCAGAGACAGTTGCTCTTGTCTGTGGCTGAATCTAAATATCTGGTGCGGCTTGACTGCCCCGACTATTTGAAAAAGTCGAAACATGCAATTGAAGTTCGGCACACAGTAACCAACCGCGGCGAGCAACGCCGTAGCGGTACAATCACAACTGCATTCGTACCTCGCATTCATTCCGCAACCGTACAGCGGCTTGTGCGTGAAGTACGTGACACCCAAAGCAAGAGCGCGTCGTCCAGTCTGGCTGCGCTGTTTGAGCTAGGGCTTGGTGTACCGAAGCAACATGACATTGCGGTGTACCTGAAAGACTACTGCCAGGAAAACGATAAGAAGGGTGTGGGTATCAAGTATATCCGCAAACTGATTAACGAATACCACCGCAAGCATCGTCATAGCTTCGCGGGAAGTCGCTGGTTGATGCCTGCCGCTTACACGGCGAACATGCTCAACATGCAGTCCTTCATTCATCTGAAAGAAGACGGCTATGCGAACAAGGTGAAAGTGCCTGATGGTATTCCTGTCGTGTTCATCTACCAGAACACGAATCATGAGCAAGCCACATTTACTTTGTGTGACGCATTCACGATAAGCCCGCTTGGTTATCCGATGCCGTTCGCACAGATAGCGTTACGACCTGAGTTCAAAGCTGCACCGAAAGAGTTCAAGTCGAAAGCGCTGCGTGGCAAGAGCATGTATGCGATGGTCATGGGCATGGTTTACTGGACAGAAGGTGATTCTGTTTCTAACTTCCGCGAACTGCAAGATATCGACGACGACCCGTACCTGACGTTGCTGTCAAACGACAAGTATGCTGATCGCCGCAGCCCTGAATATCAGGCACTGCTGGACGAACGTGTTGCGTTGAACGAGCAGGCGCCGAAGTGGAACGCAGTGATTGCCAAGTACGGTAGCACGACTCGAACGCTCAAGCCTGAGCAAGCCGAGAAGCTCCAGAAAGCTAACGACTTCTTCCAGAAGCGTAAAGAGTTCATGGATGCTTTCGACAAGTTCGAGAAGAAAGAGAACCACCATGCAGCGAAGAAGTTCGCCGCAGCCCGTGCTCTGTTTGCCGCCGTAGATTGTGGTACTATCATGGACCGCAGTACGTACATGTCGGTATCGTCTGGTCTTGACGATGTGAATAAAATTCTCACTCGGTGGGGATTCACTACAGTCAACACTGTTAATAGTAGTTTGAAGAAGTCTATCCTTACTTATGACCGCAAAGGCGCAAGTCGCGTCTGGTCACTGTAGACAACCTTATCTGAGGAGATAACACAAATGTCTAATAATAACCTGGGCGCTGCTGCAACATTCGGTTCTGAGACTCAACGCCAGATCGCTGATGAACAACGTCGCGCTAACTCGTCCGAGTCGGGCCACATCAACAAATGTACCATCGTTGTTTTGACTTCGCTTAACGCACACGGCCGCTTCTCTTATATGAGCGCCAGTGAGCAACTGCACGAAAAGCAGATCGAAGGCAAAGTGATGGACCGTCTGCCAAACCTGATCGAACGCGCATCTGGTCCTTCGACTGACCAAAACAGCGCGTACTACATCCTGCATCCAAACAACGGTGTGCCTACTCGTATCGACGAGCGCATCAAAGTGGGTGAAGGCGATGCAGTCATCGTTTCGTATACTGTAAATAAAGCAGTGTCGGAGATGCACGGCAGTCTGTCGCTTGCTCTGTTCAGTGCTGGCGAAACAGATCTCGCGGACCTCGCAGCCGAGTTTGGCGTTCACTCCATCTCGATTGTCGAAGAAAGCAAAGCTGGTCCGTACATCCGCGCATTGGCCGCGCAGGTGGAAAATCTGCAAACTGTAAATATCACAAGCATTGATGAAACTGACGGCGCTTTCGATAAAGCAGTAATCGACTACAGCGCGTTGCCGGCCAATCCTGTTACTGTGCTGTCCGGCGCTGTGCGTACTTTCATCATGCAAACCATTGGCGGCGAGATCGTTGCTGCAATTCCAAATAACGGAGAACTGAACGTGAAACAACCTACTAACGCAACGCCGGTTAATCTGAACGAAGACTTCGATGCCGAAGACGAAGTTGTAGATCAGAACGAAGGCAGCGAAGAAGAAGTCGCGGCCGGCACGGACCTGTTTGGCTACAAGGCTGAAACCCTGAGCGTCGAACAAATGTCCGAAGCGCTTGAAGCTATAGGCTACACGCTGGACGCTATGAACGAAGACGGCATCCGCGAATCGTTCGAAACTGAGCAGGCCATCTGGCTGGAAAAAAGCGAAAGCGGTGACGACTCCGCTGATGACTCTGCGGAAGACGAAGAAGAAGAGGAAGAAGATGGCGAAGAAGAAGACTTCGATGCTGTTCAGTTCCTCGCTTCTGTGCTGGTCGCCGAAGAGCTTGATCGCGCCGGTCTGAAAGTTCTGATCCGCACTCAGGATATTCCGGTGATGAAGAAAGACACCGTTGAAACTCTGACTGCGAAACTGCTGGAAGTTGTTGAAGGTGCAACCGAGCAGGAAATGATTGAACTGCTGAACACCTTCGTCGGCGCTCTGCAAGAGCACGAAATCGCCTGCCCTAACATGCTGGCCGCTCTGTCTTCTGACGAAGAAGACGAAGAAGACGAAGAAGAATCCGATGAAGAAGAATCGGAAGAAGACGAGTCCGAAGACAGCGAAGAAGAAGACGAAGACGAAGACGAAGTGCAGCACCAGATCGACGCTGTTACCGATCCTCTCGACTACTTCCAGTTTGCTGGCGGTATGCTGACTGCCGAACAACGCGCTGCCGCTGTTACTGCTATGGGCGAAGACGCCTCAACGATGACCATCGTTCAGGTAATGAAAGCGTTCACCCGCATCCAGGGTCAGGCCAACGAAGAAGTTGAAGCCGAAGAAGTTGAAACCTCTAACGCCGAGCAAGTTGTTGAGCTGCTGCGCCAGTACGACGACGCTACAATTCAGCACGTAGCAGAAAGCCTGGGCATTCTGGTCGATGAATGCGAAACTGCTGACGAAATGATCGAAGCGATCATTAACGGCGGTAGCGAAGATGACTTCGCGGCTGTTGAAGAAATCGCAACCAACTACGGTGTTGACCTGTCAGAGATTGCTGACGAAGACGGTCTGTCGTTTGTTGACGCGCTGCTGGCTGTGCTGCCTGAGTTCCTGGCCGATGACGAATCTGCCGATCAGGAAGACGAAGGCGAAAGCGACGAAGAAGCCGAAGATGAAGAAGGCGACTTCGTGGATGACGAAGAAGAAGACGAAGAAGACAGCGCCGAGCAGGCTGCCGAGTCTGAAACTAACGATCATCTGAAATTCGTTAAAGACGTTGACACCACCAACTCCGTCGGCCCGATGCTGTCTGTCGATATGGACCAGACGCTGATCATCAACTTCACTCTGACTGACGGTAACACCTACGGTCCGATTGAAAGCGAACTGTCTGACGTTGGCGGCTTTAACTACCGCTACCCGTTCAATCTGGGTAAACCTGGTAAAGCGCCTGGCTCTATGCACCTGCCAGCTCAGTCTATTCTGGATATTCTGGAGCGCGTCGGTACTACTCGCTTCCTCGCTAACCCTAAAACGTTTGATATTGAAACGTGGGCGGAAAGCCTGGAGCAGACCATCAAGCAGGACCTCGATGCGAACCTGTACGCCGGCCGCATTGAAGACGGCATGGACCCTACCGAAGCGGGTCTGATTGTTGGTGACTTCATCGACGAAGAAGAAATGGCTCAGGCTGCTGAGATGGGCTATCTCGACGAAGACGGTCTGGACGAAATGCAGGGTGATCATCTGCCGCTGGCTAGCCTGTACAGTGCTAAGTCTCGCGTTCGTCCTGTTCAGGTTGACACCGCACACGTTGCGCTGCACACCACCGTGATGAACGTAGCTGTCCCAGGCTTCTGGGGTGACTCCGAAGTTTCACGTCTGGTGCAGGCTGCTGTTAACCGCGTTATCTCTCTGGCTGAAACAGTCGAAGGTATCAAAGTGTACGCTGGCTTCACTATGGAGTCTGCTGCTCTGCTGAACAACGACCGCCTGTTCGAAGCGCTGACCGCACTGCGCGCCATGGAAAACGTACAGTCCTACTCTGCTGCTGACGCTGCGAACTTCGACGATGCCGAAGACGTGATCGAAGTAGCAAGTGCGCTGGACTCTCGTGACCTGCCGCTGGCTGTGCTGTCTGGTGGTCTGGCTGCTGCAACGTTCGACAACGGCGGTGACCTGACCGTGCTGGTGCTGTGCTCTCCTGAGGACGAAGAAGACGAGTCCGCAGAAGACGAAGGCGACGACGAGTAATATCGTCTGATTGAGCGGCTCGAAAGGGCCGCTTACTTTTCTTGGGGATCTGTAAACATGACACAAGAAGTAGACCACGAAGCTAACATCGTACAGATGATTAGTACCCGTGACGAGAAAATCCGCGAACTGACCAACGAGCTTGAAGAAGCTATTGGTGATAAGAAAGATGTGGAGAACGTCTTAGAGGATGAAGTAAGCCGCAGCACTGTGCTGCGTGTCGCACTCAGACGTAAAGTACGCCAACACGCCGTTGAAATCGCACTGCGCGATGAACGCATTAAAGAAGTGGTTGGCTTCTGCAACGAACAAACAGCCGAGCTTAAAAAGCTGCAAGCTGAAAACGAATCTGTAAAGAGTAAACAGAAGCAAGCGAATCCGCTGCCGTTTGCTCTGCATATGATAATGTGTGCTGGCATTAGCCACTATCACAATGTCGTACAGCAACTCGCACACGGTTCTGTAAACCGTGAAACGAACAAAGTGGCCAGAGCGCTTGCTGATTTGAACCGCACCGACGTGGTAGTCAAACAGCCTTCTCTGTATCGCTCTGTCGCAATGTATTGTTCTGCTGTTGGTGCCGACGCTCCTGCAAGCGCTGCGCTGCTGGGGGAACTCAATAATTACATCCGAGCGAACATCGACCTGTTCCTCAAAGACACCCAGTATGAACAGTCACGTAAGATGTTACATTGGGTGTGGGAGGCGAAGAATAACTCTGCCCACATGGGCTTCGCCGCACGTAACATTTGTCAGGCCTTCGACTGGTTGCCTATCGCATTTGAAAGCGATGCTATTGACCATCTCGAAGATGACGATGATTACGAAGAATTGTTCTGCGAAACACTTCTGAAAATTTGTACGCATCTGATTCGTGATAGCTTTTAATAATCTGTAAAAGTTACCTGCAATCGAAACTGTAAACACTAATTGAAGTTCGAACCGAGCGATACGCTCACACTTTATAAATCCCGGAGCATTAAACAAATGGCTAAAGTAACTAAAGGCACTTCACTGGCACCTACCCTGGCTTCTCGCATCGCTAAAAAATCTGGTTCCATTAGCACCTCTAAAGTGAAGCCTGCTGAACTGCCGCACGACATTCTGATCGAAACAGTTCAGGCTGTTGAGCTGATTGGTTTCATTACTGACCGCACCGATAACAGCGTGACCATCCGCCATAAAAAAGGCCACGGTTCTTCTGCGCAGATCATCTCAACCTTCGGTCCGAACCAAATCCTGTCTATCCTGGGCGACGCCGGTCAGCACGGTAGCGTTACTGCTCTGGTTAACGCGCCGGTTCGTGAGTACAAAGGCTTCACCGTTAAATACGTCGGCGCCATGATTCACGCAACCTCTGTCGAAACCGGCGAAGTGATTCACATCAACACTGCTCTGCCTGGCTTCAACGTTCGTCCTACTGTAAACGAAAACGCGGCCGCTAAGAAGTACGGCACCGCTGCTCCAACCAAAGCTAAGAAAGGCGACAAAGCAGACAAGCCTGCGAAGCTGGTGAAGAAAGTAAAAAAGTAATAAAGTCTGACGAAGACTTTTAACTGACTTTCTGAAATCTGTAAACATTAAGTATGCAGCGAGATAAAATGTTCTCGCTGCCTGTCTCTCGAAATCTGTAAATCTTAATTGAAGCAACATCGCTTCTAATCAAACAGGAAATAAATATCATGGCTAAAGCTGCTAAAGCAACCGTTAACACCGCATCTCTGGTTCTGGCTAAAATGCTGGGTGTTGTAGTGGAAAACGCGACCGACAAAGAAATCGCCGCGCTGCTCACCTCTGCCGGCCTGACCGTGTCTGGTGGCAAAGTTGTTAAAGCTGACAAAGGCGGTAAAGCTGCTAAAGGCAAAAAGCCTAAGGCACCAACCGTCGCTGAAATCGTCGCTGCTGTGAAAGAAGAAGACGAACTGGATATCTCCGGCGTCGATGAAGACACTCTGCGCGAAGCAGTTGTCAAAGCCAAGCTGTCCACCGCTAAGAAAGCGAAAGCGCTGGACGAAGATGAACTGCGCGAACTGCTGAACGATAACCTGGGTGGCGAGTCCGAAGAGGACGAAGACGAAGAAGAAGAGGACGAAGACGAGGACGAAGACGACTCGGACGACGAAGATGAAGACGGCGACGACGAAGACGAAGACGACGAAGACTCTGATGAAGAGGACGACGAAGACGACGACGAAGACGGCGACGACGAAGATGAAGATGAAGAGGACGACGAAGACGAAGAAGAAGACGACGAAGATGAAGACGAGGACGAAGATGACGAACTCGACCTCGACTCCCTCGACGAAGACGAACTTCGCGCCCTGGTAATCGAACACAAGCTGGCCACCGCCAAAAAGGCGAAGAAGATGGACGAAGATGAACTGCGCGAACTCTGCGAAAGTCACTTCGGTGGTGAAGACGACGAAGACGAAGATGAAGACGAAGACGACGAAGACTTCGACGATGAAGACGAAGACGAAGACGACGAGTAATATCTTCTGACCGGCGCGCCCCTCTAGTTCTCTGTGAATGAGCGAGGGGCAAATATTCGAGAAAACTTTTCGAATATTTTTGTAAAAAGTTTCAAAATTCCTTGCAGACGTATGTTGAATATAATAATGTACGTCTACAGGGAAACAAACCTGAACAAATTTATCTTTTCATCCAGCGGTGAAAACGCCGCATCAAAAACAAAGTAAGGAAATCGTATGTCTAAGAAAGCAATCAGCGGCCTGAACAAAGAAATCCGTGCCCTGGACAAATCTGAAAAAAATCTGGTTAAAACTGCTGCCAGCCTGACTAAAGAAGCCGAAGCGATCGCACAGCGCCGCGCCGGTCTGACCGCTCAGGTTGAAGCTCTGTCTGCTGACGGCGCTGCTCCAGCTAAAGCTGCTAAACCAGCGAAAGCTGAGAAAGCCGCTAAGCCTGCTAAAGCAGAAAAAGCTGCTAAGAAAGCAAAAGCTGAGAAGCCTGCTAAAGCTGAAAAAGCTGGCAAGAAAGCTAAAGCAGAAAAACCTGCTAAAGCTGAGAAAGCCGCTAAGCCTGCTAAAGCAGACAAAAAAGCGAAAGCTGAAAAGCCAGCCAAAGCTGATAAAAAAGCTAAAGCTGAAAAATCCGCTAAGCCTGCTAAAGCAGACAAAGCTGCCAAGAAAGTGAAAGGCGATAAAAAAGCCAAAGGCGGCAAGCAGAAAAAACAAGAAGAAGACTTCGACTTCGAAATGGAATAAGCAAGTAATCGCGCACTAGCGGTCACTTGATCGAAAGGGCAGCGCTGACGAGCGTTTGCCCTTTTGTCTTATCTGCACGAATTTTTGAGGTAATGCCATGTCTGCCGAACATCTGCTTAACGACGACCTGCCTGACGATACTCGACCGTCAAAACAAACTCCAGAAAAACCTTCCTATTACGACCTGATGACGCTACGCCTTGAAGCTGGTGCTCGTCTTGCTCGCTCTCTCAAAACCCTGTGTGATGCTAACGTGATCTCAAATGCCGTCAATGAACCTCTGCTGAAACAAGCTCTCGATAAGGCAGAGAAGTATTGGGCTGAAATTTGCATGGGTCAAATACCTGCATCCGATAACGGCCTGCTGAATGACGTCAAGCTCAGGGACGACCTACCTGCCTGTGTCGAAGCGTTCCGCATTGTTGTGATGGAACATGCTCAACGTGAAGCATTGGAGCGTGAGTGCCGTAATATGATTGACCACGTTGGTGGCTTCAAACTTCTCACTCAGCCTCAAGTGCTGCATATCGAAACCAAACACGTCTGCAATGGGGATTGCGATCATGACTCAGAAACTGTCTGAACAAATCAACCGCTATTTTAATCTCATGGAAAAAATCCGTGAGCAAATGTACCGCGTCCTGCCTGTCAGTGACCGCTACTTGTGTGTCGTAAGTTTCAGCACACAACTCCAGGCACTCCAGTGTGTACTGGTAAGCAAAGCATCTTTGATGGAAGCAAAGCTGATCGAAGGTCTGACTGGTCAGGAGCTGGTAACGTATGGCCAGTATCTGCAAACTGCCGAGCAGTGGGTTGCTAATGGTATGCAGGACGATTATCCGTTCACCCAGGATAAAGACGTGTATGCCGAATACCGCAGCCTGACGCGTGACGAATCCCAGCCTGTGCCTGAAATGGATGACGAAGAAGACCTCGACATACAGGAGCTGGATAATCTGCGCACCTCAATTCTTTGTGCGGACAAAGCCACTCTGGTGCAGATGTACGTAGATGAAAATCTCGGCACAAAAGGGAAAGCTGCCGACATGGATGCGGAGCAATTGCAAGAAGCTCTGTGTGAGCACTACGGTCTTAACCCTGATGTTCCTGTCAGACTCGTCGATGTTGTTGGCGAAATGGTTAAACGCTTCGAAAGCCTTCCGAATCATGCTGCCCTCAAAGAAGTTGACCTCTTGACAAAGGAAGAACTGCTTAGTCTTGCAGGCGCGTGGGGTATTGAAAAGACCGCACACGAGCACACCATGCGCTCTCTTATCAAGGGCTATCTGCTGCGCCGTACCTAATTCAAACTCTGCAAATAACTGGACAGATTGCGGGTATATAAGAATAGTCTTATGTGATATAATAGCGTCAGACAAGCAGTGTCTGAAATTGCTAATATCGAGTAGTCCACACGATACTCACTCAGGAGAATACGAAAATGGCCAAAGCGCCTAAAGCTGCCAAAGTTAAAAAGAAAACGGGAGATGGGTCCGAACAAGAAGGATTCATGATTGCCGAAGGCCTTGATGGTATTCGTCTAAATCCCGGGATGTACATGGGGGAACGCGGTGCCGATATGGCTTACCGTGCGGTTAAAGAGCCAGTCGATAACGATTACGATGAATACATCGCAGGTCGAAACAAACTTATCGAAGTGGTCATCGACTACGATAACGACCTGAACGTTGTTGCCGATATGGCGAAAGGTATTCCGACTGACTTCAAGAAACTGAAAGACGGTTCGAAAGAAACGATCATGACCGCAGCATTTAGCCGAGCACACGCTGGTGGTAAGTTCGATGATAAAGCATATAAGACCTCTGCTGGTACTCACGGCGTAGGCGTTGCAGCACTGAACGCAATCTCAAGTCGCCTGCGCGTATGGTCAATGTACAAAGGCGGTTGTGCGTATCAGATGTGGGAGTGCGGTGTCGCCAAGTCTGGCAAAGACCCGAAACAGGTTAAAGCAGTAGACAAAGATGTTATGAGTCTGCTGCGTGAAAAGAAACACAGCAAGTACGGTACGATTGTCGCATGGACCCTCGACCAGACTGTTGTGTCTGCTGACGTACAGCGTGGTAAAAAGCTGCCGAAGAACTATCGTCACGCTGCCCCAGACCCAGCACAGCTTGGCTCATGGCTGCGTAACATGTCTATGCTCAACCCGGGCCTTGAAGTGCGCCTGACGTTGATCAAGAAAGGCAAGCGCAAAGAGTTCACCTTCCTCAACAAGAAAGACTTGGTGCACGTTGTCAAGACGATGGTTGAAGAACGCGAGCTTGGCTCAGTTGGTAAGCCGTTCATCTTCAAGAACGACAACATCACCGCTGCGCTGACGTGGACCGACCATGCAGACACAGACAACTTCTTGTCCTTCGTTAACACCAGCCCGACAATTGACGGCGGCTGGCACGTTGTTGGTTTCCGTGACGCGCTGTTCGAAGCGATCAAACCTTTCATGAAAGAGCAGAAAGGTAAGAGCAAGAAGAAGCAGGGCTTCAAACAAGAAGACTTGCTTATTGGTCTGACTGGTATGTTCGACTGGCGTATGCACGGTGCTCAGTACACCTCGCAGGTTAAAGACAAGCTGGCGAGCCGTGTCGAAAAAGAAGTGTACGAAATGCTGAAAGATGCTTTCGTGAAATACTTCAAAGAGAATAAGAAGGTCGCAACGACGATCATCAAACGCGCCGAAGCGATGAACAAGGGACGTGAAGAACTCAGCGCCGTCGTGAAGTCTATGGCTGACACGAAGAAGAAGCTGAAAGGTAACTCACTACCCGCTGACCTGATCTCTGCGCTCAAGTGTAAGCCGCATGAGCGTGAGCTTATCGTTGTAGAAGGTGACTCTGCTGGTGGTACTGCGAAACACGCACGTAACCCTGACTATCAGGAAGTTATGCTTGCTGGTGGTAAGCCGCTCAACGGTCTGAAAGCCTCACTGGCTGACGTGCTCAAGCACAAAGAAGTGCAGGGCATGTTAGTGTCTGTCGGTGCTGACCTGAAATCGTTAGACCCGAAAGCAGAAGCGCCGAAGTTAAGCACGAAGAATCTGCGTGTCGGCAACCTGCTGTTCCTGATGGATGCTGACCCAGACGGCTTCCACATCGCAACGTTGTTCCTCGGCGTTATCTATCGTCTGCTGCCTGACCTGATGAAAGAGGGCCGCGTGTGGATCGTAGATGCTCCGCTGTATAACGTGATGCACAAAGGCATTCACTACGGCGGCATGACGTTTGAAGAATGCCGAGCGAAAGCACCGTCTGCTGTAAAAGATAAAGAAATCGTTCGTGCAAAAGGTTGGGGTGAAGTTGAACCTGACGTGCTCGAAGCGATCTCATTCAATCCGAAGACTCGTCGCTTGATTCGTGTGAACCCGTTCACTAGCGTTGAGCAAGAACGTTTCTTCCGTGGTGTGCTGGCAGAAGATGCTGTCCATCGTCGCCGTCTGTTGGGTCTGGAGGAATAGCATGTTCACGAAAGAGAACTTGTCGAACGGCACCGAAGTTCGCTTCATCGATCTGGGCGCTATTGAGCCGCGATTCGAAAACAGACTCAAGAATCTGCGTACCAGTTATGTGCCACCAGAGACCGTGTCCGTTAAAGATAAAGACGGCAACGAGTTGGATCCGGAACTTGTCGGCAAAGAGATTTGCGCCAAGTACGGATGCACTGGTCATACGGTGTCTGCGCATCGTATTGTTGACGACAAGCCTGTTGAGCGTGTGCAACTGCATATACCTCAATCAATGCTCAGTAAGATTAACGCGATTGCCAAAGGGGAACAGTAATGGCAGTTAAGCCAAAGAAAGTAAAAGTCGAAAAGAAATCGACTGCGGTAGCGAAGCCTGCAAAGGTCAAGTTGAAATCGAAAGCTGTTGCTGTCGATGACATGCCGAAAAAGAAAAAGAAGAAAGGCGAAGTAGCAACAACCAGCACAGGCGCTTCATTGTACCCGATGCTGGGTCAAGATGAATCTCTCATTCGTGACGAGAACCTCGCTGACTACACACGACGCGCTCTCTTCCAGTACGGCTCTTACGTTGTTGAAGACCGTGCTATCGCTGACTATCGTGACGGTCTCAAGCCTGTGCACCGTGCGTTACTTTGGTCGTTGTGTGACTTGGGCTTACGTCCAGGCGGAGCATTCAAGAAGTCTGCGCGTACCGTTGGTGATGCGTTAGGTAAGTATCACCCGCACGGCGATGCAGCCTGTTACGGTGCAATGGTAACGATTGCAAACACAGTGCCTCCTGCTGTAGCTGGTCAAGGTAACTGGGGCGACCCTGTAGCACCTGCCGCTGCGATGCGTTATACCGAAGCGAAAATGAGTAAGTTCGCAGGTAGCTTCTTGCTTGACCCTGACTACCTCGAAGTAACGCCGATGGTAGACAACTTCTCGAACGATATGAAGATACCTTTGTATCTGCCAGCGCTGCTGCCGTACATGTTGTTCAACGGTAGTGTGCCTGCACCAGCATACGGCGTTAAGTGCGGTAACCCATCGTTCAGCTTTACGTCTGTTGCGAAAGTCGTGTGCGATATGCTCAACGGCAAAGAGTACAGCGCGAAGAAACTGGCAGACACGCTCAAAGTTAACCACGAGTACGGTTGCTTGGACATAAGCTCAGACGAAGACTATCTGGCGCTCATGTCTACTGGGCGAGGTAAAGTCACATACGAACCGCAGATGAAGATCGACGAGAAGGCGAAGACGATCACGATTCAAACGTATGTGCCCGGCGGTATGTCAAACAACTCCACCATCACTAAGAAGCTGGAGAAGATTGCTGAATGGCCTGGTGTTGTATCTGCATCAAACGCCAGCTCGAAGAAGAACAAAGATGCAGGCCCGTGGGGCGCCGCGTTTGCGATCAAGTGTCGTGGTAGCGAAGACCAATTGTATGAACTCGCCACCAAGATTCAGCGTGAAGTAACGTCGGCCATCAACTACTCGCTCGGTGTGACAGTTCGACGTGCTGATGCCTCAAACAAGTTCATGTATCTGTCTTATGTGAACTACTTCAAAGCATGGGTTGCGTATCGCGTTAAGCTGGAAACTGCGATGCTCAAAAACAAGCTGGCCAAAGCAGAACGGCAGTTGTATCTCAATGAGGTATATTTGTGGGCTGTGGATAACATGGACAAGTTGCTCAAAGCTCTGCCTAAAGTTCTTATGGCTAAAGACCCTGATGAAATGCTGGCGAAGATTTTCAAGATTAAACTTGAAAGCGCCAAGATCATACTCGACCGTCAGGTTCGTAAGTTGGCAAGACTCGAACGTGCAGCATTAGCCCAAAAAGTTAAAGAGCTGAAGGCCGAGATTGCAGAGTACAAAGGCGGTCTGAAAGAACCAGGCAAATATGCCGCTGCTGGTACTGCTGCGAAAGTTAAGGCTTATCTCAAGTCTCCAGACGACAAGCTGCCTGTAAGTCTTTGAGAAATCTGTAAATACAACTAAGCATATTCCTGGACGAAATGCGGTTGTATCAGAATAGTCTTATATGATATAATGGTACTGTTGAGTAGTGCTGTCTATGGGGAAGTAGGCAGCCTGCTCCTAACTTAAACTGGAGGAAAGTAGCGTCACAGCAAAATCACAACTCAGGCATTAAAAATAAACCGAGCTTAAAAAGCCGAACCGCCTGACCTCGGACATATAAACTGAGGCAGAGCAATACTATAATCGACCCAAGTAATGCTAATATGATATCGTATCGGCATTCGAAGTGTCGCTAGGACTGGCAACAATGGTCCTCAACTCTTAATGAAGTTTGGAAATCCATAGATGAAAAATCAGGTAAGCAACCTTAAAGCTGGTTTAGAGAAGGTTAATGGAACATTGGCCTCACTCCGTTCAGGCACCAATTTGAAACGCCAGCACGTTGTTGATTCATTGGGTCAGCCGACCTCTGTATTGGCAGACCTGACCAAGGCATTAAAGAGTAATACTTATAAGTCGTACCCCGATGTACTGCAATTGCGTGATTCTGTACGCGCAACCTGCACCACCTGCCTAAGCCTGTCAGAACAAGTGGCCGCTAAACGCATTAAGCCACGCGAACTGATGGAAAAGCTCGGTGAGATTGTGAAGTCGTTTGAAGCCGACGTGTCGTTGGCGAAGTCTTGTCTAGGTTATCTGCCTGAGTCTCGCAAAGTCGTAACGCTCGACGATGTGAAGATGAACGCAGACGGTAGCACCGATCTGGATTCATTCCAGAAAGTTGCGGAAGAGATCTACGAACAGGAATCGAATGACAAAGCTGTACGCCGTGAGCAACGCGAAGATGCTGCGACTGCTAAAACAAGTCGTGTGCTCAAGCGCCTCAAGGACACGTACGGACACAAAGTCCCGAGAACGTTCAAGAACGCTATTCAGATAGTCCAACTTCCTGTGATGGCTCGATTCGGTACACTCGCCATGAGTCCTGAGTCGTTATCGCGTATGGGTTTCAAAATCGAAACTGCTGGTCTGCACTCAACCCCAAGTTCAGACTTAGGTATCATCTTTGAAAACCAGCTCCTGCTTTTCTTCCGCATGTCTGACGCGAAAGGTATGGCAGAAGAAGCCGCGAAGGATCACAAGATGCTCGATGGTACCCTCGTAGAACGCAAACGTCTCCAGAAAGAACGCAACGCAGAACGCCGTGATCTCAAGAAGCTCAATCAGCTTTTGGAGCAGGCGAAGTCGCTGAAAGCTCGTCGTGCTCTCCGTGAACAAATCACAGAGACACAAGAGAACATCGACGATATTACTGCGAAGCTGGACTCTATGGAAACGAAAGTCCGTGCGAGTAACTCCAAAGAGCGCGTGTATCGCCAGATGAAGACCTCAAACGATCACGCGATGTTAGACTACCTTAACCCTATTGTCGATATGCTCAATGAAAAAAGCAGTTCCACGCTCGGTCTGTTCACCACCATGCCGTTACGCGGCGTGATGAAAGACAGCGATGTGCATTGTGCTTGGCTTATGGAGAAATCAGCTATCAACTTGTTGCTGCGCCACACTGGCGGCGACGTGAAGTTGCAGAACTGGTTCCTGCCGTGGACAAATGGCTAACAACGATAACCGACTACCAGCGGTAACGAAAGGTGATTTATCGCAGTGTATCATCTGCATGAAGTTCAGTAGATCGATTCACTATCACCATACCGTTCCCCGCTCACTGGGAGGCGAGCTTTCGCTACAAATCCCAATAGACGGTGACTGCCACACAACGCTTCACGCAAAAGCAGAAGCTGTGGTAGCGAAGTTAGCAGGTAACCGTAAGCAACCTATCGGTACGTTCTGGGATGACCCAGACGCCGAACGTAGAGCACAAACGTGGCTAGACATTCTGGTAGATGCTATGCTCAACCCACCGGTACAGCCTGGACAGAAAGAAGTCCTGCTGCCGATGATTAAGGTCGACATGGAAACCAGACATGCGCTAGAACTTCTAAAGCGCGACACGCCTGGCATTACTAATATGAGCCAAGTGTTGCGGTACTGCATTGAGACAACATTGAAATCAAAGGGGTTAAAAAATGGCGAATCCAAAAGTACGCACTCTGGACATCAAGGCACTCGTAAAAAGCGAACTCACTTGTGGTGACTGCCGCGGGCTGACTCGTGATGCCTTGTTACCGACTGCCGAAAAGCCGTGTGCTACACAAGGTCAGTTAGCAGATTCTAAGATCTGCAAACACTATCGCTCTGACAGCCAATCACTGACCGAGCTGATGACCGAGCACGGCGATACGCTGGTGGCTCTTTTCAACACGTTCCGTAAGATGTCGGACAAAGACCTGCGCGTTGTCGCTGGTATGCTGCTGTCTGAATCTAAAACTCGTCGTCATGGCGTGAAGATGGGACAAGCTGTATTTGTTCGTTATCGTGGTCGTGAGACACGCAACTACCTGAACAACTTCATGGCAGCGCGTGTGCTGGACGTTGACGATGATTCGATTCGCCTTATTTCCGAGAAAGGTGATATCGTTCTGACTTACGCCAATAACGGCTTCAATGGTCCGTCCGTATATACGAAGAAGCAATTTGCTAAACTGCGCACAGAGATGATCAAAGCTGGTAAGCTGATCGACCCTGAGCAGGAGATCAAAACCGCTAAACGTAATCTTCCACAAGAAGACAACGTTAACTTCTCCGCACCAAGTTCACTCGATGGCTTCGCTATTCCTCTTATGGAAGATGTGGCGAAAGGCCGTGGCGGTAAGCGTAAGGGTAAGAAGACTCAGACGCTGGTGGACATTGTGTCTATGATCGAGAACGGTCACGACATGGGTGCAGAGCAGGACGAGTCAGGTGTAATGACTCTTGGTGGCAACTCCTACAAGTCTAAAGAGAAGAAAAAGAAACTCCGTGTCGGTAAGAACGGTGTTGTCGAACTCGGCGACCTGTAATTTAAGATCTAAGCAAAGCATACCTTCAAAACTATACGAACAGGATCTCGGAAAACATGATCACAGAAGAATTAGGTCTTAATGCTTATCTGGCACAGCGTCTGGGAATTGAGGAATCCTCAGAGGCGTTCCAACGAGTATACGCTGCAACGATTCGTTATATTGGCAGCGGTTATAATTCCATCGCGGGCTATCACCGCGACTTGCAAGCAGCCGTTGATTTTAAGCAGTACGAATTTACTGCTCCTGACTTGCGTATTGAGATATCTTCCATTTGTCGTTTCACGTTGAAGATGCGTTTCTTCGTGCTGGCTGTATGCTTGCACAAGAATCCGAAAGAAACAGTTTTGAAATACGCCTCGTATGGCCTGTCGAAGCGCGAAGCCGTGTTAGCATGGAACTTGGTGCTGAAAGACGATGCGAAGCGTACACAGATTCGTCGTTGTGCGAAAGCGCGAGCGAAGTCCAAAGGTGGTCTTGATATCACTATGGTCAGTAGCAATGAATTGCGCTTGCGCCTTGAGCAGTCTGCTAGCCTGTTCGGTGAGATTCACCGCAGCGCCAAGCGTCTGTGCAGAAAGAAATTGCAGTGGGTGTCAGTAAGCCACAACATTCCTATCGCGGACCTTACCTGCGATATCATGTGTAAGGTCTTGCTGTCGTATTATCAGTCTCTGCCTAATCGTTTTAGTGAGGGCCACCAGCTTAACTACTTACGTGCGTCACTGACGAACCGCATTAACAACATGAACAACTACTACGGCGCTGAGAAGCGCAAGCGTATGAAGAAAGTGGGCGAAGACAAATATGAGATCGTGGTTATGTCTGACAATCAGATGTGGCACAATCCAGAAGATGATTCGTCTAACTCTTACGAAGACATGTTGGGTGAGGATGCTCGCGTACACACCGAGCAGATGGAAAACAATCTGACCATCAATCGTCTGCTGGAAGATTCAGAAGGAACGAAACGCCACAAGCTGTATCAAACGGTACTCGGCCGTGATTGTGCTGAGTTCACCGAATATCTGCGTGAGAACGGAATGCTTAAACAGACCATGACATGTGCCACTCAGTGGATAATGTCAAAGCCTACGAAGTTCATACGCAAGACTCTGGCCAAATGGTTAGAGGTTAGCGTTGACGCCATAACAGGTGGTCTGGAAACATTACGTGGTTCATTACAGGTAGCATGAGGGGTCACCATATAGTTATGCAAGCATCAATCATTAACACTGACGTAGAGCGTTGCGCTCTCGCCCTGTTCACTCGTCCGCAGCTGGACGAGGACTATAAGCGTACCGTGTTGTACCTCGTGTATAAGACTGTAAATCGTAATGGCATGATGCAAGTCAATCGTCTGGTGTTTGAACTCAGCCAGAAGTATGGCCTGAACAAAGAAGATGTGAAGTCTGCTATCAGTGCGCTCAAAGCGCCTGCGGCATTCAACTCGCTTTCTGTGTTCGTGCCTCGTGCAGATCTGAAAGCTAACCGTGTATGTCGTGTTAATTCAAACGAAGCGATTGATAACTGGATCGCAGAAGTAGAATCGACTCGACCTCATATCACCCGCTTGTTGCAGTAGGGGCGTAAATGGAAATGTTTTCGCTTGGCCTGGAAGTTCGGGCCATTCGAACAGTAACGAAC